CTTCTGCACCCTGGGCTCCAGTGTACCCTGTACCACCTCCATCTGCACCCTGGGCTCCAGTGTACCCTGTACCACCTCCATCTGCACCCTGTGCACCCTGGGCTCCAGTGTACCCTGTACCACCTCCATCTGCACCCTGAGCTCCCTGAGCACCAGTCTCGCCAGTACCGCCCCCATCCGCCCCCTGGGCACCCTGGGCACCAGTCTCGCCTTGGGGTCCTAGATCGCTAGTATTAATTGTGCCAGCCATACTTGAATGATACTGACAAGCATAGTATAAAGTAGGTGCATTATATGGCACCGCAAATCTTATACTACCAACCGAAGCTCCGTTGTTTGTTACACCTGTGTTATAAATGTTTGCAGAACTGTAACCACCAGGAACTGTTTGGATCCAAAACGGGTGTCCGCCGGCGTTTACATTAAATATGTACGTGAATCCACGCAATAATGCTACTGTTGGATTATTTGCACCATCAATAACGTATCCAGCGAACCCGCTGTTTGTTACAGAATATGTTCTTGCACCCATATCACCTTGTGCACCCTGGGCACCCTGTGACCCTGCACCCTGGGCTCCCTGGGAACCCTGTGTACCAGTATAACCAGTACCGCCACCAGCAGCTCCCTGGGCTCCCTGGGAACCCTGGGCACCCTGTGTACCTGCGGCCTGACTACCTGCAGCACCCTGGGCACCCTGTGCACCTTGTGGACCATTAGGTTCACCCTGTGCTCCCTGGGCACCAGTATATCCTGTGCCACCCCCACCTCCGCCAGTAGCAAGAATCATTATAGGAGCCCATGGACTTGTTAGTTTAATAAGAATATCTCGTATAATATTGTTAGAATAATCACATACAAAAATATTACTAGAAACTGCTGCTAATCCATAGGGTAGATTAAATCGGGCACTTAATCCTAAGCCATTTTGATTTCCTTGAATGCTTCCCGCAAGTGTAGTAACATTTCCATTAGTATCAATCCTACGAATACAATTATTCTGAGAGTCGCCAAGATACATCACATCAGCAGAATCAAATGTAATACCCCATAAACCGTTAAAGGATGCGTTTAACGCTGGTCCATCTCTTTGGCCTGAACTACCATTTCCAGCAAACGTTGTAACATTCGACGTAAGAGGATCTATTCTACGGATACGTTTATTTAAGAGTTCTGTCACATATAGTATTCCATCAGATTTAAAAGCAAGTTTAGTAGGAAAATAAAATTGTGCATTACTTCCAGTACCATCGGCAAAACCCAACGTACTACCAACAAAAGTTGTAACAGTTGCCGTTGATAGTTCAATCTTACGAATATCATTATTCTGCTGCTCAGATACATATAAGTATGTACCAGACGGATCAATAATAACATCATTTGGGTAAAAGAATAAGGCATTTGTTCCTATGCCATTACCGAATCCTGGGGTAGTACTTCCTGCAAAGGTTGTTACATTAAAGGAAGTATCTATCTTACGAATACAATGGTTATAAGTATCTGCAACATAAATATTACCAGAAGAATCAATATCTAATCCGCAGGGTGTGTTAAATTTTGCCGAGATACCTTGTGCATCTTGATATCCTACTGGAAAACTTCCTGCTAATGTTGTTACATTGCTAGATGTATCTATTTTTTTAATTAAACCATCATAGCCAGTACAAATATATAGATTTCCCGAAGAGTCTGCTCTAATACCAACAGGAGAACTAAACCCACTCGCACGCGTGGTAACTACTGCATAACTTGCAGCATTTGAATCAACTATATCATATTTACTAAGTTGACCTGATGTAAGATTTAAAAATAAATCACCCGGCGAACCTGCATGATTTCCTGGCCCAGTATACCCTGAATAGATTTGAGTACCTATAAAACCTTGAGATCCTTTTTCACCTGTGCTGCCCTGAGCCCCTGTCTCCCCCTGAGCCCCTGTCTCCCCCTGAGCCCCTGTCTCGCCCTGAGCCCCTGTCTCGCCCTGAGAGCCTGTATTGCCCTGAGAGCCTGTATTGCCCTGAGAGCCTGTATTGCCCTGAGAGCCTGTATTGCCCTGAGAGCCTGTATTGCCCTGAGAGCCTGTATTACCCTGAGAGCCTGTATTGCCCTGAAGACCCTGCAAACCTTTTTCATTTAAACCAATATAAGGCAAAACCCTTCGAGAGGCTACCGCAAAGCATGCAGTTAATAATAAATTTCCAGAAGCAAGTGGCGACCATGTAATACCGTCATAGGAATAAGCCATTCCAGATGTTCCATATCCACCAGCAATCCAAAGCGAACCATTCCATGTAACGCTTAATACCTCTACGCTAAACGGTGAGCTACCTGTTGATGGTGTCCATGCCATTCCATCATATGAATATGCTAAAAAGTTTGTTCCGTATCCCCCAGCAACCCACAGCGAACCGTTCCATGCAACACCATAGCATATGGTTGTAAGAACAGAATTTCCAGAAGTCGACGCGGTCCAATTTATACCATCGGTACTGTATGCTATCTGGCAGCTTCCAGTACCACCAGCAACCCAGAGTCTTCCATTCCATCCTACAGAGAAACATGCGTTAAAGGGGGATGTAGTTAAGCTCCAGGTTATACCATCGTACGAGTAACATAGCGAATTTCCTGCCGAATAGCTAGCTCCACCAGCAACCCAGAGAGAACCATTCCATGCAATAGAATTACAGAATTGTGTAAGTATTAGATTACCTGATGTAGAAGCCGTCCAGTTAATACCGTCTGTACTGTAAGCGAGTGTGTCTACTCCACTACCTCCAGCTACCCACATTGACCCATTCCATGCAAGTGTTCTGCAGTCAGTGACGAAAACAGAATTAGCTACTGTCCAATTAATTCCATCAGGACTATAGGCTAAGGTATTGGGACCGCTACCACCTGCAAGCCATTGTACACCATTCCATGCGACAGCAATTCCCGTTGTAAATAGTGCAGATCCAGAAGTCGACGCAAACCATTTTAGTCCATCATAGGAATATAGTATTGAACTTACTCCAGACCCTCCTGCTACTGTAAAATTATCAGTAATGGCTGTACCTACACTAGATCCTATACCGAAGGTCCCCTCATACCGCCAAAAGGTAATTGTAGGAAGTTCACTCGGTTCAGAAAATCCCGTAACATGAAAAAAGGTAAGGATGCCTATATCAGTATCTAATAGCCACGGATGCACCGCATCCGAACTTTGTATAACAACACCTGTAGAAGAATATACTGTATATTGATAGGACCCAGCCGGATCAAAAATACCAGGGATAATCTGCGAAAGGGTGTTGGTTGTCGACTGTAAGGCGGGATTTGTTCCAGAGTAATGATACGAAAACCCAGGTTTAATCGATGCAAGTGTTAAATTGGTGTACTGTACAATGTGAGGATATGCTGTACTTACATATCTCTGTCCTCCTCCAGAATACCCCATATCCTGAACAAGGTCAGTGGGGGCAGTCGCCGGTACTTCTTGTGCAAAAATCTGCAGACCAGGAAAGATTTTAGGTCGTGCACTAACTGGGACTTCTTGGTCTACAGTAAGACCGGGGTAGGCGTCTCCTACACCTGAATACTTCTTTAACAACAACTCCACCTTCTCAGGGTCGTTGGCCATTCTACATGTATTCCGTATAAATATAAACATACTAGGGCATTGCCCTAGGATGTGTATATGTTTAGCACCATCCATTAACTGAGTGTCGCGCTCACCGTGCTAAAGGTGAATGTTTCAGCCATAGGCAATCCAATACGGCAGTACAGGCGTATCTCCATCCCTGAACTAATGTTCAGAGGCTGAATCTTAACACTGAAGATTGTATTATAGCCATTTACTGTTACTAAGTTGAGCCCCCAGTTCGGTGTAGAAGTGTACGCCGCAGGGAGGAAGTAATTTCCAGAGGTCAGCTGAGTTCCTGATGTTGAGTTTCCATTTATCCATGCCGAAGAAAGCTTAGATGCATTGGTTGGTGAAGAACTCGTTGTATCTTCAACCCTGTAATAGAGCTGGATTGGCGTAGAACCAGCATATGCCAGATTATTTGTTCGAGTTATAGATGTAGTATTAACGGTGAAGGAGAGGGTTCCATAGACGCTTGGATATGCAGGAGTTATTCTCCAGGCGAAGGTTGCATATCTATATCCTGATGAAGCGATATAGGAATAATCAGCTGAGTTTGTATCTGTAGCATCGTATAAGGATGCCATGTAATTCAAGTAGGCGTAGGACTGGCCAGATGGAGTAGTAAAGGTTCCATTAGCAACCTGGACTTCTTCTAAGCTGCTTATATCGGCTGTATTATCGTATGCTGTATTCGCATATGGAGTTCCAGAGGCAGTGTAGGGAGGAACATTCGCTGCCCCAGCTACACCAGAAGATACCCTGAATCCTATCTTAGCTACACCTGCAGTTAGAGAGGGAAGCGTCTGCGGCAGAGTAGAATATACCAAGGCGACTGAAGGCCCATCGATGATAGTGGTTAATGCAGTAGCATCAACAGAAGCAGAAGCTCCATATACATTATTTGCTATTCCAGATAGTGTTATAGTGTTTGTGTAGACTGAAGATAAGGAAGAAGATGTTATGCTTGTATTACTGCATGTTATAGAACTTGCAAAGGCACCCGAGCTGAGACCTGCTACAATGTTCGTTAGATCAGTCTCAGAGAATGGAGTTATCGCCACGGGACCAGGTGTATAGGTGAGAAGAGGAGAACTATAGTAATAATTCCCCATATTGCTCAAGACAGTTGTTACGGTATAGACCGGTGTTCCAGCCACGACTCGTACACCAGAGACCCAAGATGAATAATTACTGTTAAAGGTGATGCCAATACTTGTAATCGTAGGAGGTGTTGATATGGCAGTGTCGCATTGAAAGGTGAAGGTAGATGAAGAATTTGACGCTGATACTGATAGAATGTAATAGTAAGGAGAGGCAGTAAAAGTGGATGAACCAATAGTCAAGGTGTTAGAGGAATTTAGATAGAACCCAGTGCTTGGTGTTATTCCTGTGTAATGGTCGTACACTGAGAGTGGTGTTAGGGTAAGATTTGCAGTTGTCTGGGCGGAAGGCGTTGTTGCAGGAAATCCGTCGAAGGCGACCGTTGGCCCAGTGGTTATTCCATTGTTCGAGAGGCTCACAGACAAGCTCATGATATTTGTTGCCGATGAGCCACGGTTTGCTACTCTATGGATTGGTGCTATGAAGGGGCTCGATGTCCAGTTGGTTGTCGAGTTCACTAGACCTGTTACAGTGGAACCGGTTCCGATGTGTTTGATTGTCCCATGTGAGTAGTATCGTGCAGGAAAGGAAAGAGATCCTAAGGCTGATGGAGAGAGATTGCTTGTTGTGGCAGTTGTTGTTGTAGCTGCACTTGTTCCATTTCCAGAGTTGGTGGCTGTCACAGAGAAGGAATATGTTGAATCGGGGTACAGAGATGTTGCACTGTAAGATAGGCCTGCAGCCGTTGCTGTATGTACAGAATCCGCAATAGGACCACCGTAGCGAAGTGTAGAACCAGAGGAATAATAGGATACAGTGTAATTTGCGATTGTAAGCATGGATACTGGGTCAGTAATATCATTGGAGAGGGGGGCAGAATAAGATACTATTGCAGAAGAAGAGGTCAAAGAGCCAATTGAAAGAGAACGGGGTGCACTAGGAGGGCCTGCTGATACAAAGAGCACAAGCTGTACCGTCGAAGGATTTGAGCTTGGATTTCCATTCTTGTACCATGCTGTAAAGGTATTGTTGCTCGATGCAATAATATTTGTCATGCCAGTGTTATGATATACATACGCGGAACGTGGAGTATCTTCACCAGGGAAGATAAGCGATTGAATACCGTTAGAGCCAGCTTGTTTTGATAAGACGACACCTGTGATGAATGAAGAACCATCGTGATAATCAACAAACGATGTAGATGAATTGGAGAATAGTACTGTTGTTGTTAGAGAAGGACCGCTTACCTCATAAGAGAGTGTAGATGTGATTGAGTTAATAACAGGAACCCAAGAGCTGAGTAGGCCTATGGGGATCTGAGAAGGGTATGACCATGGGATGTAGATATTTGTAGTCGTCGAGTATAAGGAGCCGAAGGAAATTGCTGGAGGAGGATCGATAACATTTCTCTGAAACCAGGAATCAGTATAGATAACATTCGATAATCCTGGAAGCCCTTGGGCTCCCTGTGCTCCTGTGTTTGTAGAAAACCCTGGAAGACCCTGGGCACCTGTCTCACCTTGTGCACCTGTTACTCCTTGTGCTCCCTGGGCTCCTGTATTTGCGGCTTGACCTTCAAGGCCCTGTGGACCCGTGAATCCTTGGGCTCCCGTTGGCCCTTGAGATCCCTGTGCACCTGTGTTTGCTGCAGTTCCTGCAAATCCTTGTGCACCTGTGAAGCCTTGTGAGCCAGTTGAGCCCTGGGAACCCTGGGCACCAGTTGATGCGGCAGCTCCATGAAAACCCTGGGATCCTTGAGACCCTTGTGAGCCCGTGAAACCTCGTGCACCTTGGGCACCTGTAGATGCGGCTAGACCTTGAAGACCCTGTGCCCCCTTTGCACCGGTTGTTCCCTGTACTCCTTGAGCACCCTGTGCACCAGTGGATGCTGCTAGACCTTGGAGACCCTGGGCTCCTTTCGAGCCCGTTGTTCCCTGTACTCCTTGAGCACCCTGTGCACCAGTGGATGCTGCTAGACCTTGGAGACCCTGGACTCCTTGAGAGCCAGTGAATCCTTGAGCTCCTTGAGCACCAGTTGCTGCTGCCTTACCGTCTACACCCTGTGCACCTGTTTCACCTTGAGAGCCAGTGAATCCTTGTGCTCCTTGGGCGCCAGTTGCTGCTGCCTTACCGTCTACACCCTGTGCTCCTGTTTCACCTTGGGACCCAGTATCTCCCTTGAGACCCTGTGCTCCAGTTGATGCAGCATAACCATCCACTCCTTGGGGGCCCTGTGAACCAGTATCTCCCTGTGAACCAGTATCGCCCTGTAGACCTGTCCAGCCAGTTGGACCAGTTGTCACAGAGGTGATATCGAATTGATTAACAATTGTAGTTGCTCCTGTTGGCCCAGAAGCAGAAGGAGGTGCTGATACTGTGATCTGTACATTATTTGTTTCTGGATTGATAGATAAGGTTGTATTTGTAATAGATGCACCTTGTGGACCTGCGACTTGGCCGCCCACGAAAATTAAACTTGCTGTAGAAATATGAGCATCTTTAAAGGGGAACTCAAGGGAACCGAGTGTAACATTTGAATGGGAAGGATAAATAGAATGATTTAATTGATAATATGGACCAGATGGTCCATTTACAAGTGGCAATGGCTCATATAATGTTGGCCCCGTTGTTCCCGTAGAATTTATCGAAGTAATCAATAGGTTATTCGTTTGAGGATTTACTGATATCGTTGTTGTTGATGGCCCTGAAGGACCAGAAGATCCAACGAACACCAAACTATTTAACGACAGGCTCAAATCCTTAAAAGGATGATCAATTGTTCCTAAGGTAAGATTCCCTTTTGTTGGAACTAATGAATAGTCTACTGCATAATACGGACCAGTTGGTCCCACTATGATAGGAAGAAATCCTGTGGGACCCTGGGTACCTGTAGGACCTGTGGGACCTGTGGGACCTGTAGGACCCGTTCTTCCTGTAGGACCTGTTGTTCCTGTGGAACCCGTTGAGCCTGTGTTTGCTGCTTTTCCATCAACACCTTGGGGACCTGTTGGTCCAGTGTAGCCTGTACGCCCTGTTGCACCTGTTAGAGATGCGAATGCAGGTGTTCCTTGTGGACCCTGTGTACCTGTGGGGCCCGTGTATCCTGTATATCCTGTTGCACCTGTTAGAGATGCGAATGCAGGTGTTCCTTGTGGACCCTGTGTACCTGTGGGGCCCGTGTATCCTGTATATCCTGTCGCACCTGTGTTTGCTGCTTTTCCATCAACACCTTGTACACCCTGTATACCTGTAGGGCCCTGAATTCCTGTTGCACCTGTATTTGCTGCTCTACCGTCAACTCCACGCGGACCTATAGCACCTATGTATCCCTGAGACCCTTGGGCACCTGTTGCACCTGTATTTGCTGCCCTTCCATCAATACCCTGAGCACCTGTGGGGCCCCTAATACCTGTAGAACCCGTTGCACCTGTGTTTGATGCTTGGCCACCAATACCCTGGGCACCCACGGGCCCTGTGTACCCTGTATATCCTGTTGCACCTGTGTTTGCTGCCTGACCACCAACACCTTGTACACCCTGTACACCTGTAGGGCCCTGAATTCCTGTTGCACCTGTATTTACTGCTGTTCCTGCAACTCCTTGCACACCCGTAGGACCTGCCGGCCCTCTTACATTCGACAGTTGTGTAACAGTAATACGAGTATTTTCTATATTGGGCAGAACGGTTATTGTTTTTCCCGCAAAAGAATGCTTATACTGTAATTGTACGGAGCGTTGGGGCAGTAAGACAACCGTAGTAGAAAAAGAAGAACCCTGAAAATTAATTGCAGACGATTTAAGTACATCCATGCCATTGTCCAGTGCAATATAGATTTCGGGCTGTGTAACATTTAAATCCATTGTACTGTTATTAGTGACAACCTGGCCTGACACTAGGATAACAATAGTTTTTGTTAATGAACTATTTATGAATTGACCTGCAACAATGTCATATACCACATCTCCAATAATAGAATTTGCATCAAGTGCATCAAAGTATATAGGAGTAAGCGTAAATGCAACAGCAGGTGTACTATTACTAGTAGAAAGATACCAGGTCTGAGTAGGTAACGGTAGAATAGGTAAGGCTGGACCCGTTGGACCAAGGCTTCCCGTTGGACCGAGAAAGCCCGTCTGCCCCCTTACATTCGAAAGCTGGGTAAAGGTTACGCGAGTAGAGGAAGGACCCGCAAGAATACTAATACTATTGTTTGGTGCAGCAAAGTAGTGTTCAAAGTATACTTGTATGTAAGTTAAAGGGGGAATGATAACAGTCGAGGTAAAGGTAGACCCGTGGAAGTTTACCGCAGAGGATGTCATTATAGGATTAGCAAAATCCCCATTCTGAACAATAAAAATTTCACATTGTTTGTAGTTCAAATCTAATACACGATTATCCGTAACAACTTGACCAGAAACTAAGACAACAATTGACTTTTGACTAATATTCATTAAACTTCCATATGGATGTAGACCTCCACCAGGGGTGTACATCATATCATCAGAACTTAAATTATTTGCATCTGCTACGTTAAAGTGGATAAGGGCTGGAATTGACTGTAATGCTTCAATGGGACGATCTAACCACCAGGTCTGTGAAGGTAAAGGTGTAGCATCCATCGCAGGACCCGTGGGTCCAGGCATACCTGTTGCTCCTAGACCCGTTGGCCCTCTTACATTTGATAACTGAGTAAAAGTAGCACGTGTATTGGTTAGACCAGACAAGACATTTATTATTTTTCCTGCAAATGAATGCTGGTACTGAAGTTGAAGGGTTGACCCTGGAAGTAATACAACTGTTGTAGAAAAGGAAGACCCTTGAAAATTAATTGCCGATGACTTGAGAACATCAATACCATCTAAGAGGAGGTAAATTTCTGGTTGTGTAACATTTAAATCCATATAAATATTATCTGTAACTACTTGACCTGACACTAATACAACTACATTATCTTGACTGACATTTTGCAGAAGTCCTCCAGAATAGGACAAATCATTGCTAGGGACAGAATGTGCATCTTGAATATCAAAAGGAATTGAGATAAGAGTTAATGCATCAACAGGAATATCAGTACCCGCCGAGCGATACCAGGTCTGAGTGGGTAAGGGCACAATAGGTACAGCTAAACCAGTAGGACCTTGTAAACCTGTTGGACCTATATTTCCAATCTGCCCTCTCACTGCCGATAGCTGAGTAAAGGTTACACGAGTAAATGAGGAACCTGCAAGAATATTAATAATGTTAACAGGAGAAGGAAAGAAGTGTTCAAAGTATACTTGTATATAAGATAAGGCTGGTATAAGTACTGTGGCGGTAAACGTAGACCCCTGGAAATTAACTACAGACGATGTCATAATTGGATCAGCTATATCACCATCCTGTACAATAAAGATTTCACATTGTTTGTAGTTCAAATCTATGACTCGATTGTCTGTAACAACTTGACCAGAGACTAAGACAACAACTGTATCTGTTGTAGTATTTGTTAACCTTCCATTTGATGAAGTATAGACTACTTCTTCAGAATCAAGATTATCTGCATCTGGATGACTAAATTTAATAACAACAGGAGTTGATGTCGATGCTGCTATAGGGGTATCTAGCCACCACGTTTGTGCAGGAAGAGGAATCGCGGGGAGGGAAGCACCCGTTGGTCCGAGTAAACCTGTTGGACCAACTGAACCCGTTGCACCTCCACCAGAAGAACCTTGAATAGAGACATAAAAGAATTCGTTTGCAGTGGGAGTATAAGGAAGATTTGTTAAAGGGGTTACGCTATAGGTAAAGGAAAAGGGAGTTGAAGAAATAGCATGTATTTGATAAAAATAAGATTGCGGGTGTGATGCTGAAGATAGTGCAAGAATACAACCAACAGAATATGCTTGCAGAAATTCACTTTGCAATGTACCTGCATAATCTTCTGTCGACAAACGTATTGTTGTAGAATAATTTAAGTCTGATATTTCTGTGTTAAAGAGGCCTGATGTTGGTTCACGAGTAACAGTAGAGTATTTGTAAGTCAATGTAGTAAGCCCCCCACCACCGCCTCCACCTGGTGCACCTTGTGGACCTGTTGGACCAAGTGAACCTGCTTTTCCTGTTGCACCAGTATTTGATGCTTGACCGCCAAGACCTTGTGGACCAGTTGGACCCCTCACGTTAGATAGCTGCGTAAAGGTTATGCGGGTATTTGTTAGACCTGGTAGAATGGTTATTGTCTTTCGTGCAAAAGAATGTTGATACTTTAGCTGAATAGTATCATTAGGTGTTAATACAACGGTTGTAGAAAAGGAAGATCCCTGAAAATTAATTGCCGAAGAACTCAATACATCAACCGATCCATTTAATACAAGGTAAATTTCGGGCTGTGTGACATTTAAATCCATCGTAGTATTATCTGTGACCACTTGTCCAGAAACCAATACAACGACTGTATTTCTACTGATATTTTGTAGAATACCCGTTGTAGAATCAAAACTCAAATCAAGAGTAGATACAGAATTTATATCTTTTTTGTTAAATGTAATAGGTGTAATGACCGATGCATCTGCTGTAATGGGTGGTGTGGTCAAGTCGAGATACCATGTTTGCGTAGGTAAGGGTACAATAGGTACCCCCAGCCCAGTGGGACCTGTAAATCCCTGAGAGCCTTGTACTCCTACACCAGGAGGACCCTGTGGTCCCTGCGATCCACCTCCACCCCCACTACCTCCACCCGCTGGGCCTGCTGGGCCTGCTGGGCCTGCTGGGCCTGCTGGGCCTGCTACACCTTGAGCACCAGTGTATCCTCCGCCAGAACCAGAACCAGAGCCAGAACCATGAATAGAAATATTTAATACTTCATTGATGGATGGCGTATAGGATAATTGTGTCAATGCTGTAACAGTATATGTAATATAAAAGTTTGAAGGAGAAATAGATTGTATTTGGTAAAAGAAGGGTTGGGGACTTACAGAGGAAGAAATAGTGATTATACAGCCAACTGTATATACTTGTAAATATGCATTTTGATTTGTACCTGCTAAATCTGTTGTAGATACGCGTATTATAGTTGAAGAATTTAATTCAGATATATCTGTATAGATAAATCCAACACGAGAATTGTGAATATCTGATGTATATTTATAACTGAGAGTGTTCAATCCTGCACCGGGCGAACCCTGTGCTCCTGTGGAACCCTGTGCTCCTGTGGAACCCTGTGCTCCTGTGTTTCCTGTTGAGCCTTGAGCACCCGCTTGGCCGGGTGTACCCTGTGAACCACCAGAACCTTGTTGCCCTACCCCTGAAACTCCATTACCATTATTTAATTGAGTTGAAAATATGGTTCGAAGCCTTCGCAACTCCAATAGTTCTGTGGGTAATAGGCCACTCAAGGACATCTACAGTAGTTTGCCTTTTAATTCATCTCATAAACCCTGCTGAATAATAGGCAAGCATGACCCATAAACACGATATAGTTCCTGTAAGAGTTCCGCTGCACCGTTGTTCCTTTTTGTAAGAAGAATATAGTTATATTCTATACACTTATGACGGAACTGGCGAAGAAAGGGGTAGTCCTTTTGACTATAGACAGCATTATAGATTCTAGTTCGAAGTAAACTATGAAAATGGATGGAATTATATTCATATACATCTTCAATAAAATCAAACAAACAATCTGCCCCATCCATATCGAGAGGATTCAAAATACACCGTTTCATGGCATATATAGATAAAACTTGACCATACTCATCAATAAAACGGTCATGATTAAATCGAACCGTTCGATAATGGGTAATAGCCGAAGAGAGAGGAAAGGTTCCATGAGCGAAGCCGTTCCATACCGATATAAGTTGTCCCAGAGAGAGAAAGAGATTTGTAAGAGGATTCTTCGGATGAAGGGGACAGGCAAACCTCCCTTGACCATGTAAAAGGGATTGTGTGATCGAGCTGTGTAATGTCTTCTCTTCGAAGGAATAAATGTGTCTACTCTTCCAATCGACAATATAAATAGGTTTCTTGATGGGTTCAAGGGTAACAATGTCATCCGTTGTACAGGAAACAAGTCTTTTGAACAGCCATCGAAGGACAAACTTTCGAAGAAACCAGCGAGCCGTTTGAATCTTAGCTAGTTCCTTCTTCACCTCGTGGGGAAAGGTCGGTCCACCAACTAAGATGTTCTTTTTCGCCTCTTGAACTGTGTGTTTGATTGATGCATGAGTTTGAAGAGTATTTGCAACCGTTACTCGGACAAGTATATCTTTTATCCGTGGAGCCGCGACTAGAAAAAGAGACTGTCTCCGCTCAAAAGAGAGTATCGGGGACATACTTCCCCTTCACTTCATTTTTTATCGAAGAGATATAACTCATCACCTTCAATCATTCCCTTGACGACACCTAGAGAATCTCTCGCAAGGCCATCCTTTCCCACAAAGTAATTAGTCCCCTCGATATCCTTAATTCTAGACACTTCCTCGTAGACCTTTGTATCGGAATCGTGAAGAGACATGTGCTGAGGGCAGCGGTTATGTCCAAGTAGGCACGGAGCACGACAGAGTTGGATGATAAGAGAGTTACTAGGCACGCTATAGCAACAAGAGGTCTCCTCAGGCATGTCAACGTCAAGAAGAGGAATTTTGATGTTCTTCCTTACCTTTGACCACAAGACCTTCGGATCTTCTCGGTTACGTGATGCTATATCTTCGACCAGCTTTTGTGCAGAGATCATAAGAGACGTCTCAAAGAGATTCCAACACTCGGCAACTACAGAATAGGACATGCGGACGAGCTGAGGAGATATACTTACGTTCAATTTTTAGATGCCTCCTCCGTCGGTATGGGGTCCGCCTCTATGGAAGGTTCTCCACGGAGTTGAGACAGTGGCAAAGGTGAGTTCTCTGCAAAAGGATTCCGATAGGGAAGGGTTATGGCTTCTTAGCCACCTAGAGTATATTATCCCCTGTAAGGAATGTATAGGACACTTAGTTCAGTTCAGAAAGAATAACCCTATTCTAAAATCGTATCCTACGATTGGAGAATGGGTATGTGCCCTCCATAATTCAGTAAATGAGAAGCTAGGAAAGGAGTCTATCCCCTGGTCGCTATGCACCACTTCAACGGTAAAAGAGGATTGGAGAGCCTACGTAGACTCTATAAAAGACTCAATTCAACTCGGCCTGGTCACCGGCGATAAATTACGTGAGTTCAACCGACATATGCTCTTATGGATCCAGTATACCTACTGACGGAGCGGTCCAGGGTCACTGCCAATACATACAATAGGATTATCGGCAGCAGACGGGCTTATAAACCCTTGGACCAGTCCAAGGATATCCGATGCAGGGATTCCACATGAGGTAGTAAGTACACTATAGAAAGAGAATCCTAAGAGGAAACAATATAGGATGGGAAAGAGAGACTCGTATATAGTATCTTCACATGGACTGAAGGAATAACGAAACCAGAGTAGGAGTCCTAAAGAAACAATGCTCAGTCCAAGAATCGACCCTGTAATTATCTTACGATTGTTTACCCGTATAGCAATCTGATCCTTACTCGATGCATCAATACTAGCATTATTGGTAGGTCTAACCGTAGGTGTCGGTAGTGCATAGAGTGTTGATGCATTTGCAATTAAGAAGCCGAAGAAGAAAAGGATGTGAATGAGCCAGCCACTTGGGCTGCGACGCTGGTCTCCATTCAGGCGTTCCTCGGGGGAGAGGTAGCACAACTCCACGGTTGCAGCCTGTTTCTTTTTTATCTTCCCATTCAGCCAGACGTAGGGATTTATAGTGTCAAAGAGGGGCATTGTGTCGCTGAATGATTCTTCAGAGATCATCGGGAGTACGAGCTTTGCCACATACATGAGCGGGAGTAAGAAGGCCGAAAGACTCGATAGGCTTGACCAATTCAGTAAGCACAGAAAGATGGCAACAGCGGGGACAAAGGAGAACGCGATGCCAGCGATATTCACCCCTGTTGCATTCCATATAGACCATTCATTATTAGCAAAGAAAGAGATTGAGGGAACAATGAAGAAGTGAGCAAGAGCTAAGCACAACATTCCAATGTTCATCGTGAGGATGCTCACGAAGAAGAAAAACCCGGAAAGTAAATGTGGAAGAACTAATAGTCCATCTTGCAGTGAATCTTTTATGGAAAAGAGTTTATCCAGGAGGACATCCATCTAATTCGTAGAAACACATATATAATCCATGCCGCTTCGTGAAACGAGGGGAGGAATAAAGAGCATATCAACACCAGCTTTTCCGAATAAGAGGAAGTTCTGGTAACATAGGGTGAAGCCTACAAGTAAGCCTGCAAGTACAGATAAGATAACCCCCATAGGAGTATCACAAGAGTTAAGAAGAATAAATATAGAGAATAAGATAATACACATGCATGCACTTCCAACACCTAGGTACGGACGGACACTGTAAGAGGATCCTCTCTCAGCACATTCTTGTGTAAAGAGTAACATGGATTGAATACAGTAGGCAGAAGCAAATGCTACGAAATAGAGTGCAGAGTTCGGAAAGGTAACAGATATACCATTGTCGAGTAAATACTTAAATTTAGTCGACTCAGAACCCTGATACCTACTCTTACATTTCTCAGACTTACCCAGGGACTTAGCCTGTTGAACGCTTTCAGCAGTCTCCATATACGATGCCACACCCTTCAGTGCATTTTGTATCAAGAGAGCCTCGCCGGAAGCCAGCGAAAAGAGGAATACAGGATAGTTGAGTGTAATAAATGATACAAATAAACTGCCCAGAGTAAAAATTGCAGGAGAGAACATCGACAACTCGGCAAATCTATCCTGGACTGGTTCAATGAAAAGTGTATATAGGACGGTAAAAGGGTTTTCAGAACCGGCGCCAGGCGGGGGGCTCGACATATCTTCTGTATGCAAAGAACCTAAAGGGTGCGGTATCTTCTTTTACAGGAAGATGGGTATACCCTCGTATTTTAGAAAAATTACAACAACATATTCACACATTGTACAGCGTATTCTCCCCTTCAAGGCGAACACCCTGTGCTTTGATTTTAATTGTCTTATTTACAGGTGCTTGCAGTCACCTACCCTTCGGCCATTTCCAGGATATACGGATCCTCATGATGCAGAGGTCTGGGAAGCAGATCTGTTAAAGGAGGTGACAGCGGCTGTAAAAGAGGTGTGGACATCAGCCGGTTCCCCGCCCAACGTGTATATTGCGGTTGACGGAGTTGTCCCCATGGCTAAGATACGTCAGCAGCGTGTCCGTCGATTCAAGTCGGCGTGGCTGTCACAGCAGGAATCCAAGGTCTCCTGGGACAAGAACGCGATCACTCCTGGCACGGCCTTTATGGATAAGCTAACGGTCGCTTTGCAGGGGGTCGTCAAGAAGCACGGGCCGAAGTGGACACTCAGTAGTGTACAGGAGCCGGGGGAGGGAGAGCACAAACTTCTTGCTTTCTTGCGTAGAACTCCAGCACTCTGTAAAAGCCCTGTCGTGGTCTACGGTCTCGACGCCGACCTTATTTTACTCAGTATGATTCTCTCGGAAGAAATGTCCCAGAATGTCTGGCTCATGAGAGAGAGGCAGGAGTTTGAGAGTGGGCCACGAACTGTTGCTGACTCCGCTGACGCCACGCAACAGTACTCTTTCTTGGACATAGCAGCCCTGAAGGAGAAGGTGCATGTTACATCGTGGCTGTCCTGTATAAACTACGTAACCCTGATGTCTCTCATGGGAAATGACTTCCTGCCTCACAGTATGACGCATAAACTGGGCGATGATGGGCACGCATGTATTATGAGAGAGCTTCTCTCCATGTCTGAATCTGATGCGTGGTTAGTTAGTGCGACCGGCTCACTCAATCTGGCTGTGTTAAAGGGTATTGCTGGGCGATGGGCAACGGAGGAGACCGAGAGGATGTACCGAATGATTGAGAAGAAGCAGAAACAGGCTCAGCGGGGAGTTCTTCCAGGGATGAGTGCAATTGAGGCTCTTCCTCTTACCTGGAATGTGGAGAAGGAAATGCTTGTCCTACAGGGGAGAAGGCTAAGAGATGACTGGCGTTCAGTGTACTGGGGATGGATGAATGAGAATGTCGATAAGGAGCATGTCTGCAGAGAATATGTTAAAGGGATTCAGTGGATTCTTGCCTATTATACGGGAAAGCCTGTAGATACTGAGTGGATGTTTCCGTATTGGATTCCTCCTCTGTGGGGAGATCTTGCTCGCTGCTCTTCTCTTCCTCTCGAGTCTCTACGGGCATCTGTGCCTCCCAGCCCCCAGGAACAACTGGCCATGGTCTTGCCCCTGCACAGCTGGGGACTGGTTCGTGATGCTCGACTCAAGACTCTTCCTATCCTCTGTCCTCAGGCGTGGCCCGTATCGTTTGGCTTCTTTTCCGCCGGGCGTAAATGGTTCTGGGAATGCGAGGCCCGTATCCCCTCACTTACTGCGGGAAGGATACGTGAACTTTTGAGTGAACCTAAGTAGTATGGGTAATACTCATGGTATTCCCGAGGCACACGTCAGAATATATAACAATACAATGGCGATTCAAGACCCTATTACGCGAGTACAGATGATACGCACTCTCATTCGCTCCCCCGAGCATATCGAATCGATGAAGCAGGCTGGTATCTATGGGAAACTTCTGCACTTCATACAACAGGTTGAAGCTGGGAGTGCGACTTCGCCTTCTCAGCAGGGACAGCAGAAACAACAGCAACAGCTGCAAGGGCAAAAAAAGACATCCACTATAGTCACCACAAGTGCCGGCCAGAACATCCAAACCAGTCAAAAGGGAAACGAGCGTGCCATGAATTACTTTTCCGCCTGCCTTCGCATCCTCCAGATCGAAGAAGAGGTTGCTGTCACCGTCGATGGGCTGAAGGCTGCCTACAAGAAGGCCGTTCTTCGTGCCCATCCAGACAAGGGAGGTTCCGAAAAGGAGTTCGAGGCAGTCACGCGGGCCTACGCCTATCTTGGAGAAATTCTTGAGCGTATCCACGGGGGGCGTGCAGCCGAGGGCAAGGTCGAGGCACCCACAGCCCTCGCCAGCAATCGTGCCACCCACGAAGAGAAATGGAAGATGGTCGAGCCCGTCCGTCTGAACCCAGCCAAACTCGATGTGAAATCCTTTAACGATATGTTCGAGAAGACAAAGATACCCGATCCCGATGAGACAGGGTACGGGGATTGGTTAAAGGGTGGTGATTCGGCTGCGACAGGTCCTAAGTTCGGGGGGAAATTCAATCGCGACGTCTTCAACAAGGCGTTTGAGGATGAGCAAAAGGGTCGTGGATCTGGACCAAAGCAGACAGGAGCAATCGTGGCCCAGGAGATGTCGATGGCCTCTCGCATGGGATATGGAGTCGAACTAGGTCGCACGGGACGGGATGATTACACCGTATCTCCGAATGAGAACGGGCTGAAGTTCACCGATCTGAAAAAGGCCTATACAGACTACTCCACCTTCAGCCAAGATATTGCAGGAGTCCGTGTGGATAATCGCACCGTCCAGCAATACCAGGCAGAACGAGAGGCAGCCCCCGTTGTCTTTAACGACACGGAACGAGAGCAACTCCAGGCAGCAGAGAGACAGATGGCCCAGGCCGAGGAACGTCGCAAGCTCCGTGTCGCCCAGGAAGCCGTTGAAGAGGGAAGTTACTTTGAACGGATGAAACGTCTTGTTATACGGAATTAGTTCCTCTAAGCATATCAGATAGACATGAAGACGGAGGTCGTTTTCATCGGCATAACTATGGTATTCCTTGGGTGTGTTATACTCTATGAATACGGAAGCCCGAAGGCCAATCACGGTCGCGTGGAAATCACCCCAGAGACTCTTACCATCGGTAAGACAAATCCTACCCTTTGGCTGTTCTACAACACATCCGATGTGAACTCTCGTCACTGGCTTGACTTTGGTGCAAGGTCATCCTATGCAATAAATATTCCTCTTCTCAACCTTCTTTACGAGCGTATCATCCTGATGAATGGAAAACAGTACAATGTTCGTGTGCTGAGTGGTCTTTCTGCGGTGGCAGAAGTCTTAGGTGGATGGGAACATCTTCCCTCGAGGCTGCAAAAGGAGAAGGCAAGGATCTATGTTGCCGAGGAGGACTGGATTCGTGCAGCAATTCTCGCCAAATTCGGTGGCCTGTGGCTCTCTCCCTCTGTAGTGGCCCTCCGTCCCTTTGGTAAGCTACCCAAAGATAGCGTAGTAACCTTTGGCCAGGACGCCGACTCCGGGTTCAATTGTATCTGGGTACCTACCGCTGGTAATCCCATATTTATCGAATGGGAGAAGCGTATCCGTCGTCGTCTCGAGCAGCAGACTGGGGGCTTTCAGATCCGTGGAGATTCGGCTAGCGATTGGCAGGAACTTTCTGATAGTGAGTATGCCAGTGGCCAGATCCTAGAGGTGAGGCCTCTGGAGGAACTGTCAAGGAACAAGAAGGGAACTAAGCTTGAGCTGGAACATATCTTTGCTACTGGTACCGAGGGACGTCTACCGTTTGAAGTACCTTGCAACGCAAAGTACATGGTAATTCCCTACCACGACCTCCTCGACAGGAGTGCCTGGGGCTGGGTTCTGAGGATGAGCGAGGAACAGATTCTCTCGTCTGACCTAGCCCTGAGCCATATCTTAGCTAAGAACTAAACCTCCTTAGTCGAATACGACTCCTTAGTCGAATACGACTTCCATATTCGGAGGCAGGGTACACTCAATATGGTACCAGAGTTCCTTGCCCCTACATGATTTTTCCACATACGTCAGATCATATCCATGTGCCTTGAGAAGATGCCGAAGGATGCGAAAGGCACTGACATACGTAAGGGCTTCATTTCCCGCAGCAGCCTTACAGGGAGTGTAATAGGGGACGATCTCAGGAAGGAGTTCTTCTGCTACTCCAAGGCTACACCCCTTCTTCGTAAACCAGGTTGTATCACCAAGTCCTCGCAATGAATATGCCATTAGATATCGTTCAACAAGATCTAATGGAGGAAGTTCCCTAAACACCGGTGGCATGGCCTTAGTTACTTAAGCACAACAGTCTTTACGCAGGATGCATAGATATAGTTAAAATAGTTAATCATTTGCTGTTCGGTCAGATCCTTTATACTATAACATCTTGCCTGAGGGAATCCCTGCTCATCCAGGAATGCACAGAGTCCCTTGAAGTCGCCCGAGTCGTCCATCAAAAAGAAATCATTCTTCGGATCCTTCGCCAGCTCCTTCAGCCGGTCAATCTCCATGACAAAGGTCAGCTTACCAAGGATGAGGTACTGTGTCTCATATCTCGGAAACAGGATATTTGCATAGGCCGGCGTATAGTTCTCACGCAGCCAGACACGCTCATTCTCGTGCATATACTTCTCGTCATCATATGCACCACGCTCCTTCATTATAGCATGAAATCCATGCTTCTCATAGAACTGGGGAGTGAGGAAGCGAGGTCCCAGGCGATTGATATCCCTGTTACGGATCAAGCTGAAATTACTGTTCCCCTGATTCATATACTGAATATATCCCATCATCGGAATCTTCAGCATCTTAGTCTTCAGGCATGTCTGTAAAAGGAGTTCCTGGTCGTCGTTGATTGGAAGGAACTCGGAATAATTTCCAAGAGAAAAGAGAACATCCCTTCTCCAGATTCTCGGGTGGTTGGGCATCGAGACCAGGTGACGCATAGTAATGTTGTTCACCTGGGGAGTTGCATATACATTTGTCCAGCGTCCCTTGTACTTCTCGCAATAATATGCCCCGTATCCTAGGGCCATGAAATCCCCATACCAGTAATTCTCTCCAGACTCGTAGATGTTGATGAAATCAGTGTAGACGAACCCCACGTCAGGGTGAGCCTTCCATGCAGCAGCAACTGTGCTATACAGCTCAGGTACGATCTCGTCATCGTGATCTAGCTCTAGCACGTACTTGCCTCTGCAGAGAGACGCTGCCTCATTCTTCACATTTCCAATATTCCCACTGTTCTCGCTCCTCCTATACAATCTTACTCTCGGATCCCCCTTGGTCAGTGCACGAAGATACTCAAAGTGAGTATCCTCTGGAGAATCATCGAGGATCACCCATTCCCAGTCAAAGAATGTCTGCTCCTTGAGAGAGGTATAAGGCCGCTTAATCTTGTCATAGGAATTGTAACAGGTGGTGAAGGCAGAGAAGACAGGGCGTGTAGATTCTCTTGGATTCAGAACATTGTGAATAAAGCAGTACTGGATCCCACGGTACACCTCACGAATGTCCTTAATTTCACTGTAATGAATCCATCTTGACCTCATCCTATCGCAAATCACCGCATTCACGTCGGCCCAATACTCAGATTCCTTATCTCCATAGGTGACAAGGATGGGATAGTTTGTACCATAGAGATGGGCTAGGAAATCCTTGTGGGAAATGATACGAAAGGAACACTCCTCTGAGGGGTCCTTCTTTAACAGAGCATCGATGTGTGCATACTTATCATATCGAAAGAAAAGTACGTTTGGGAAGGTTGCCATCTAGCCTTAGATGGCCACGGGCCTTTATGTTATGGTCATTCACCTTCCAGCCCTCCACAGGAATCTAGAATATCCACCGCGTCCATCCAATGTTCTCTCCCCTGTTGAATGGAGATCCAGCCGAACATCACAAACTGTAAAATGGAGTATCGGTTCTCAGGGTTGGTACTGGGGAAGATAGAAATAGATTTTTCAATCGCCAGTAATATATCATCTAGAACATAGCCATTCAAGTAGAGGGATGTTAGATTATCTCGTATAGCTGTGTACTGTTTAGTATAGAGGGCATTGATAAGTTTATTAATGAACATGGTGGACGATGGGATAAGTCCTCGTAACATGGTAAGTGCTTCTTCTTGCGTCTTACCCTCCTTGACATATGCAGTATATAGCTTAAGAATACATTTCATGTCGTGGAGAGACGTAAAATTACGGACACAGATGTCAAATACGGGACTTTCTGTAGTAACATCGGGGATTTGATAGAGTTCAACAAATCTTGGGAAGGCATCAATAGGACTTATAGGCTCCATCTCAATACTGCAACAACGGCTTCTTAGCGGCTCGATCATATGAGAGACACTGCGACTTGCAAAGAGGAAACGTGTAAGATGGGCAAAGGTTTCCATGGGACGTCTGAGAGCCTGTTGGCTGATCAGTGGGAGGGCATCGGCATCGTCGATGACGATGAAACGGAGAGAGTTCGGCTTTGCGTGACCCCTCTTACAGTAATCATTAATCTTGTCTCGGATGGTATGAATGCCCCTGTCCTTCTCTGAGCTCAGGTATAGTACTGACTCGACCTGGAAGGGTGCCTCTGTCTTGAACATGTGAATGCACTGTTCGAGGAAGGTGGTCTTTCCGCAGCCTGGGGGACCTGTAATAAAGAGGTGAGGAACATTAGAATAAGAATCTCGTATTGTTTGGAAAAGAGCATCTTGGCCAAACAAGGGGTGGCGGTCCATCTTACAGGTACTGATCTATGGTATTTATGCCTAGTCCGCAAAGACTTATGCAGCATTAATCACCATCCACTGAACAATAGATGTGTCAGTTCCGCTAGAGGAAGTAATAGTAAATGATGCTGTTCCAGGTGTAGTGCGAAGTATTCCTTGCGTCCCCCCTACGGTTTTGTACGTAACAAACACATAAGAACTTGGTGTGCATGCTCCAGTAGAAACAGTACTTGATCCACCAACGAGAGTTGTAGTTCCAACTGATTGAGAAGATAGAGCTAATTTACTTCCCGTTATGGTGCCAGACGTGCTAATCGGCTGAGTGGTCGACCATGCATTCTGGGGCTGAGAGCTAACCGAATACTGGGCAAGAAGTTGGCGAAGATTAGTTACATCAGACGCAGAGGACATTTCTATAACGGTCTAAACATTTTATGATTTACTCAACAAGTATGCCAGAATCGCTATATGATGTTCTAGGTGTTTCTCGTGATGCATCAGCTAGAGACATTAAGAAGGCATACTTTGAATTAGCAAAGGTTCAGCATCCTGACAAGGGAGGTAGTGAAGAGAAGTTCAAGAAGATTCAGGCAGCGTACGAGATTCTAAGCGACGATGACAAGAGAAGACATTATGAGATGACGGGGAGCACACAGGAGCAGCCTCCTAACCCCTTTTCTGGAATGGGTGGAATGCCTGGTATGCCTGGTATGCCTGGTATGGGTGGGATGCCTGGTATGCATTTCAATATGGGCGATATCTTCGGGAACATGTTCGGAGGTCAACGGCAGCAGCCTAGCAAGAGACCCAAGGGAGCAAATAAGGTGCATGAGCTTCCCCTGTCGCTATCCGACTTTTACAACGGAAAGAAGATGCGTATAGATCTGGATCGTGAGGTATTCTGTAGCCCCTGCAACGGAAAGGGATATCTTAGCATGAAGACGTGTAATGAGTGCAGGGGTGCAGGCATGAAGGTAACACTTATGCAGGTTGGCCCGGGGATGATGATGGAAAATCGCAGTCCTTGTGGGGCATGTCGGGGTGAGGGGACACTCAAGGCAAATCCTTGTGGTCCCTGCTCTAGCCGTGGTGTAGTCACAGGTCAGAAGGTTCTTACTGTGAATATTATACCGGGTAGTTCTCTTGGTGAGACTATTGTATTTCCGGAAGCGTGCTCTGATTCCCAGGAGGCAGATAAGCCTGGGGATCTGCATATTCGACTGACTGCTGCCGACGAGCAGCTTGATGTTCAGAGGGATGGGGCGAACCTTCGTGCATCATTTACCATTACGCTGACGGAGAGCTTAGTGGGCTGTGTAAAAAGGGTTCTGCGTCACCCTGGCTTCACAGAGGGTCTGGATGTGCCCATTCCTGCCGGTACGCAGAGGAAGGAAGAGGTGATTCTTTCGGGGAAGGGTATGCCTTTTGGGCCTTCTACGCCGGATAAGAAGGGGTTCGGGGATCTCATTGTGCTCATTGATGTGAAGGTAACGGATGCAGAGAGGGAGGCTTTGAAGAGCCACTCTATGGCTCTGCAAGGACTCTTTAGTCAAGGACGTGTGCCTTCAGATTCGACTGCTCCTGATTCTGCGGAAGGCTCTTAGATGGCCTTGAAGGAAGGCAGACCAGCCTTGGAATAGTCTTCCAGTAACATGCTTGCCTGGCCGACAGGGGCAAAGCCGCCACGCTGGTTCTTGCGACTGCGGCTACGGCTCTTGTTGTTCTTATGGCTCTTGTTATTCTTACGGCTGCTCTTGTTCTTACGGCTCTTGTTGTTCTTATTCTTACGACGACCACCCTTCATCGGGGCCGGTGCTCCGTGGTCACCACCAATGACCGTGTAGGGTACCTGTGGGCCAGTTGCGTGCGGGGGAGGGACACCTGCACCGGCATAGCTATCCAGGAGAGTGTAGGACTGGCCCACTGCAGCGGGAGACAGGCTACCACCACGCTGGCTACGCCTTCTGCGTCTAGAGCCACCGCTCTGGCCGTGGGCCTGTGCCTGGGAAAAGTGGGCATCGTACTTCTCCAGACCGGCCGCACCTCTCATGTTGCTTTCCAGTACACCACTGTACTCAATGGGGGCACCTACAAGAGCATCGCGAAAGCCACCGTGTTGATTGACGTGAACCCTCTGAAAGGTTGCCCCCTGTTCCAGGGAGGCATCCCCACCACGCTGTCTGCGTCTAGACTGCTGTCTGCGCTTGGACTGGCGTCTGCTTCTGCTTCTGCTTCTGCTCCCAGACTGCTTCTTGACCATTCTACCTTTCGCAACTATTTTATCCTGGCTGCGTAGAATGGAAGCCGAGTGGATGAAGCAGATTCCGAGCAGTACGATCTGCAACTTCTTTTACTTCTTCTTCGTGGTATACGCAATCATCTTTACCCTGTCGATTATTAGTGTTATAGGGACGGCCATGTCTGCAAAGGCGAATACGCCCTTACTCATGTCCCTGCTTGCTAATTCTATTCTGACATCGTTAATTGGAGGAACAATGATGTTATTTTATTATTTAATCTGCGACCGGGCTCTATTAACTAAGCAGTCTATTGCATCTACGGCATAGTCCTATTGCGTAAAGTATTTTACTTTATAGAATAGAGGATGGGTTGGTTTACGTCAAAGGGTCCATTACCAACACCTGGTCAACAGCCTAGCCAAGATACACTAGTAAAGGTTGCACCATTTACAACATATTTAGCAACCCTTCACAAAGGACTGGCTCCTACACTAGAAGGCAGCACCTACCGTACAACTGAACCCTATTCGCTGGGTAACAATTTACAACTAGCTGGTTCAAAACTAGATAGAAATATTTTAGGAACATATGAGGCTACACTTACATTCATGAGTTATTTATCAAGATTAATCTATGAAAATAAGCCTAGAAATATATTGAAAGCATTTGCACTACTTAATTTTTGCCCAATTACATTTAATACTGGTCTGAGTGCAATAACTGGGATGAGTTCGGCAAGATATCAGGATGCTAACTTGTATAGAATAGAGAAGACCCCCAAGGACAAGATTCCATCTGGTTATTTACTATACGGTCAACAACATGACATTCCAGTATCATTAACCGTGTTTGATTATACTAAACCAGAAAATCCGTCAATTATATTCAAGAATAAGAAAATTTTAGTTATTAGCTTTCGTGGCACTCTTTCAATAAGTACAGCTATAACAGACTTAAATATAGCACTAAAAAATCTCTTTGAATTATATGGCGTAGACCAGTTTAGAGAAGAATATGAAGAGGTTGAGCGCAGAAGAAAAGAATCAGTTACAGGGTTTATAACAAATCCATTTGGAGCTCATAGGGGATTTGTGGAGGGCCTCAAAGATATTTATACAGATATAGTAGCGAGACTAGAATTATTATTAAAATTTCATCCAGATGTGTCAAATATCTTTATTACTGGACAATCTCTAGGAGGTGCCTATTGCAGTCTAATGGGTCTTGGATTAGCACAGATTAGAAAAAATAAGCTAAAGGCGGGCGGGACTATGCCACCAATACATGTTATCTCGTTTGGTGCCCCCAAGGTATTTACTGATTATGCTAGAAATGTATTCAATGGATTATTACTAGAAGGCCATTTAACATTAGATCGTGTGACAAATCGTCCAAAAAATCTTGATCCGAGTCTTGTATTTACGGATGTTGTGCCATTAATACCAGGTCACCTAGACCACCCAGGATTTATGATATTAAAAACGGAAGGACTTATCAAAAGTACTCTACGCACTACAGGCCGTACAAAACATATTCGCAACGTTCGTTCTGAATTAACTGGAAATTCCGAAAGCTCAGGTTCTTGGACATCTACATTAGCTAGATCACTGCCAAGTGCATTAAAGCTAAGAAATTATAATCCTCTTCCCTATTACCAAGAATTTTTAACTAAGTTTTTGGATGGGCAAAGTGGAGCGATCAGCCCAAAAGAGTATAAATTTCTCATAACAACATTGCCTATGGGAACTGTGCGTTTTACACTGTCACGGCTAACAGAATATAAAATCTTATATCAAAAAATATTAGATATTACAGGTAAAGCTATTGGAATTACATCACAAGAAGTGCAACAGGGTGCTGAACAAACTGCTATTGCTGCCGAGGAAGTCGCTAAACAGGCGAGTGCAGAAGGAGCACCCGCTGCCTTAATTACAGCAGGACAGGCAGGAGAGGCAGAAGAGGGCGGAGAGGGCGAACAGAAAGGAGGAGGAGAAACGAACACTCAAAAATATAAAAGTCTAACCGTGCAAATGCAGCCAAATCATGTCGTATATTCTTGCTCAATGATTACAGTACCCTTAGTATTGGCAGGTGTTACATGTCATTTAGGATATATGGGTGTAGGGTATTTAGGAGTATGGCATAATGCTGGTTCCAAGGGAATTGTCCAAAAAAGCAGAGATTACGATAAAATAGCTACTCTCTATTGCACGAATAATGGACGATGGACATATGTACCTGACACAGATGAGATGTACTATAATACTGATGTTAAACATATACAAACAGCAGGAACAATAGCTTCACCGGGTCAGCCACTAACAACTATTGTAATATATCCAGAGGGTGCACGAGCAAAGAAGGGTCCTAGATCAAATGCTGGTACAGCAAAGGGTCCTAGACCAAATGCTGTAGCTAATCCTGTAAATGCTTCTGCTTCTGCTTCTGCTCCTCCCTTGGCAAAAGAGACTTCTCCAAATACAGGAAATCGTACTGGAGGAAATACAGGCAATGGTACTGGAGGAAATACAGGAAATCGTACTGGAGGAAATACAGGCAATGGTACTGGAGAAAATCCATCAAACCCTGTCATAGGGAATAATAAGGCAAAAGGTGTTTCTGCAGGCAAGGTTAGTGCAGATCCGGTTCCTGTGGGTCTTGGTCTTGGTGGGAAGCGTAAGACTAAGCGTAAGGCGGCACGGAAGTCGAGAAGCAGAACAAAGCGTGCGGAAAAATAAGCAAATATCATCCCATTCCTCCCGACAGAAATGTCTGCCCCTGCTCCTCCTGCCGCTGCACCCACCCTGCCTAACCCGTCGACCCTCCTGCAGGCGAGCAAGCTCGCCATGGCCGAGGACAAGCCCATCCACCTTGACTACTTCACCGACACCACCACGGGTAAGGCATACATGGGTGAGGACAGTGAGACCAAGGAGAAGATGCTCGTGAAGTCTTCCGAGGAGTTTACCAGCCAGATCAAGAAGGTGTACAAGGTGGCTGATGATTTCATCGTGATGACGGAGAACTCTATCTACATCGTGAGCGGTAAGATTCAGCGCAGGAGAATCCAGGCTGGGGCCCTCGCATCTGAGTAAGAACAGAAGGACAGAAGACATAAACACTCGCCATATGACGTCTAGAATGCAAGAAGCAGAAGAACCAGTCGATGTCCCTCTCACAGAAATGTCGGCAAACGATCTGAGGCAGTTAAAGGGGCTCTATGAACAGTCACGCACACACTACTTGACCATTCTCAAGGACACCTCCGCCCTCAAAGAGGGAGACATCCTCGCAGTAAAGATGTGTTTAGCCGAAGTAGAAAAGGAAATCAACGATATTAATATCATCATCGCAACTAAAAATTGATGTATCCTTAAGTGCCATCCCTAAGTCCGACCCCCATGAATCCTGCATCCCTTGTTATAAGCCCCCTCCGTATTTCCACGATGGTGGTTACGGGGCATCTCGGGACGAGCATATCCCTCCAGAAGCTCCTCGATTACTTCCACGAGAAGGCAATACCCTTGTCGTGGCCAGGCGAAGGCTTTCTCAAGGTGGAATACAAGCCCATCTTTACCGTCGCCAAGGATATCGTATCTAAGGCGAGAGCAAAGGCTGTAGAGAAACTGATTATAGGGACATGCTCGAGAGACGAGCTGACCAATCGGAAGAAGTCAAAGAACATCTTCTTCAATCAATCGACCCTAGTTGTCCGCAAGCAGTGCAGTACGGTCGACGGTGAGCCTGTGTACAAGGAGGTGAATATCAAACTCTTTAAGAACGGGGGCGTACAAATGACAGGCATTCCCACCGACGCCTTCGCCAAGGAGACCTTTGCCTGGCTCGTCAAATCCCTCGGCGAGTTCTCCGTCCCTGTCCTCGAGGGCAAGGCACAGCCCCACCGTTACAGTATCCAGCTGATTAACAGTGACTATAGTGTCAACGGATCAATCAATCGCGAGAAGCTGCATGAGCTTCTGGTGAGTGAGTATAACCTATTCAGTTCCTTCGAGTCTACCATTTACCAGGGGTGTGATACGAAGTACTATTATAATGAGGCAGCCCCCAAGGAAGCCATCGAGGGAGTCTGTCCCTGCGGCGAGACCCTGTGTGTGGGGAACGGCGACGGTACAGTACTCGGTCAGTGCAAGGAGATTACCATCAGCCCCTTTCACACAGGCTCCATCATTATTACAGGAGCACGCAAGTTCGTACAGATTGAGAAGGCCTACACCTTCATGAACGCCATTCTGCGAAAGCACTGTACAGAACTTATCAAGCCATTTCCTGCATGAGAGAATTCATCGCCCGCTTCCAGAGAGAAAAGAGGATCTGCTTCACATTCCGCTCAGGAATATATGCCTGGGTATCCGACGACGTTATAGAAGACCAGAGACTCACCTCCTTTTTCGTGAGAGGTACCACGTACTGTAAAAGGAGAAGGAACCAGGTCACTCGGTCCCGAATAGGTGTCCCAGGTTCAGTAAGAAGGCTATATAGGGTATCAGCGTTGTCCACGTGGAGAATCTTTGACAGAAAGCGAGTGATCTGCGTATTCTGGGAGGAACCTTTGCCCGCCGTGGGCGCGCACTGTTTGAAGAAGCGAATGTCTCCGCGTCGAAAGAGGGTGTCTAGGGCAGGTACACGGAACTTCACGATGCTCTGAAGACGATCCGTTGTCGTAGGAACGAAGGGGACAAGGAGAAACTTGTTGAGGATCTGAGGGTGAATGTGTGAAAGAGAATTACAGATAAAGATAATAATTATCTCTGTCGTTGGCTTCTGTAAAAGGGGTCGCAGTGCACACTGGGCTTGATCAGTGAGTGTCTCCGCCTCGTCGAAGATAATTACCTTTGGTGGGATCTTGCCCTGGCTGAAGAAAAGACTCTGCATCCTACTCTCGACAAAGGGGTAGATCTTATTACGAATCATATCGAGGGAACGCTCATCGCTACTGTTCAGGAAGAGTAGACTTGAAAAGCTGTTCGTTGTCTTTCCGTGGATAGCCATGGCGAAACTCTGGGCAGTGGTCGTCTTTCCCGAACCTGGGGGGCCGACGAACAACATATGCGAGATGCATTCTTGATGATTTAGCATGCATTGTAGTACTGGGGGGAACTCGTCCCGCTTTAATAGAACCGCCATCTTTCAGATGGTTACTCGCCAGGTTTAGGCGGACCTATAGTAGTAATGGAGATGGCAAGTGGAACTCCCGTTCTTGTCTTCGATTTGGATGAGACGCTTATTGCTTCTGAAAAGGTATATGATCAAACAATTATGGCATACAGACTTACAGAAATTAAAGTAAATGAAAAACTTCTTGAAATCATTCACACGGCAAAAGGAAAGGGGTGGCAAATCCTCTTACTAACAAACAATGAAAATGCGAAAGTTATCTTTCATGGAGAAGAAGGAAGATTTGTAGATGTTTCTTTAGCAGAGATAACTAGAGTATATACTGAAAAGTACGGTGCAGTTGAACACCTATTTGACAAAATACTTACAGCCGAGAGGGGGAGAAATTCAGTAAATAATAGTAATTCAGTTAAACGGACATATCTAAAAAAACGTATAGACATTCACTATAAGGATAAGAACGGACAGAATCGTGCACGCTACTATGCAAAACCTGTAAAGTCGCTACAGGATGTTCGTAGCATGTTAGAACGCGATATTAAAGGGAGTGATGTATACTTCTTTGATGACGATAATGAACATCAGCTATGCCATGAGTCTAAGTTCATTCATATCACTCCTCCATTTGGCAAAGGAGATGATACAACAGACTATTCCATAGTTACTGCAAAAGGGGGACGAAGGACAAGGAGGAGACGCAGAGGCAGGCGGGGGTCTAAGGGAAGCAAAAGGAAGTTAAAGGAATTACGACACAGCATGTAGTAATGGAAGCTGCTCCGAAGGCAAAGAGAGCCCCTCGCAAGAAGCAGGATACTACTGCGAGCCCTGTAGCCAAGCCAAAGAAGGAGAAGAAGCCTGTAACCGTGGTAGCAGTTGTAACGCCAAATGGAATCGAGGGGTCATTCTCTGAGCCGAGGAAGCCCCTCATTGTGCACCTGCCCTTCAATAGTAGTGACATTAATTTTACTGATTCATCTACACTCAGATACGATCCTCAGCCGCCCCAGCAGCCTGTCCCCTACGAGGATGAGTCATCTAATGTGTACTTCCAGGTAGAGAGTTCTGAGGGAAATAATGCACTAGCAGCACCGACTACACAGCTGCCTTCGGCTCAGCCAGAGCCTCCTAAGAAGGTGGCGGAAAAGGTTGAGCCTTATCAGCGTACCGTTGTTCTTGCATGCTATGCATCGTCGCCTGGTAAGACCTTCCCCATTCCTAAGACAACTGAGATACGCTGCTATTGGTGTGCCCATTCCTTTGACAATGAGCCGTGCTTTCTTCCTGTAAAAGAGGAGTCTGGTGTCTACTCGATCTATGGGAACTTCTGTACTCCTCAGTGTGCTCTTGCATCTCTGTTAAATGAGCATCTTGATTCGCATGTTCGCTGGGAGCGTATGGCTCTGCTTCATCGCATGTATCGGCCAAAGGAGGCTGCTGGTGGTCGTCTGTACCCCGCACCTCCTAGAGAGAGCCTCATTGAGTTTGGAGGAATCTATACCTACGAGGAGTTTCGTGGACACATTGAGAAGGGATCGATTCGAGTGGATATCCACAAGCCACCGCTGGTCAGCATTCTTGGAGTCCTCGATACTAAGCCCATTGATTTCTATGACTCTTCTCTTCAGAATACTCTGGCACAGGGATTTTCGATTGATCGGTTCAAGGCGTGGAGTGAGCAGGGAGGTGCCCTGAGGCTGAAGCGTAGTAAGCCGCTAAAGGATATGGATAGTACCCTGGATGCATGTATCCAGATTAAGATTAATAGGAATGTGCGTGAGACCTAAGCAAGGACAAAAAATTGACGGGTCGGCTTTCGCTAAATCTAGTCCCGAACTTCATGGACACTAATTGCGGTGTCTCTGTTAACCTTTCCCAGCTGCCTAATTCAACTACACCCCTCCATATTGTCTTATGGAAGGGTGTCGACAGTGCTAATCCCACCGTAAAATCTCTTGGCAGCCCTGCCCCTGTCCCTGTAGCGGCAGTTTCACTGGAAAATGATGAGACTATTAAGCGCCTTCTCCATCGTATTACAGTTCTCGAGTCTATGGTGAGTGGACTTCTCGAGACCCAGAAGTCGTCGATCTGGTTTCCCCAGGGTCTGCGTCCTACTCCTGCAGGCATTGAGGTGGTCTCTCGCCGTGAGAGTATGGGTGGAGAGTCTGATATAGGTACAGTACTGTCACAGCTTGTCCGGCCTTCTGACATTCGCACGGTGTCCATTGCACCGGTAGAGATGCATTCTCGTGCGGCTACAGGGCCTGAGCCTGAGGCAGAGGAGACTGATGCTACGGAAGGGCTAGAGGAGGAGGCCGCAGAGGTAGTCGAGGAGGAGGTAGTCGAGGAGGTAGTCGAGGAGGCTGAAGAGGTAGTCGAGGAGGTAGTCGAGGAGGCTGAAGAGGCAGTCGAGGAGACAGTCGAGGAGGAGGCAGTCGAGGAGGAGGCTGCAGAGGAGGTAGTCGAGGAGGCTGAAGAGGCAGTCGAGGAGGAGGCAGTCGAGGAGGCTGAGGAGGCAGTCGAGGAGGCTGAGGAGGCAGTCGAGGAGGTAGTCGAGGAGGCCGCAGAGGAAGAGGTCACAGAGTATAAGGAGATTCAGTGGAAGGGCCAGACATACTATGTGGATGGCGAGCAGCAGGTATACGAGATGGATTCTGATGGTGATCTCATTGACACTCCAATTGGCGTCTGGAGAGAGGCAACCCAGAAGCTCGTCAGGTACAAGGCGGCCCCCTAAAAATATAAGTAATCTTTAGAATGTTCTGTTGGCCAGTATATATCGTCGGTGGATTTTTCATAAGTTTACTCCTGGTCGATCTATTCACTTACTCCTGGACATCTCTTCCCTATCACGCCGGTCTAGGAATAGGATTCACGGGTCTGTACTACCTCTTTTGTGTATTCTTTGGAAATGATATCAGTATGGCAGTACTCTTTGTCCCTATCGTCTTTATTCTTATGTTCTTCTTTTCTTCCTGGATAATATACAAGAATATTCAAGCAAATCACTGTTGCATGACCTGCAACTCAAATGCCCCTTCAGCCCCTGCAAATGATGCATTTAACGAATTCTGGGCATGGATTGTTCGTAGTCTAACTCCTCCAAAACCTATCAAACCAAAGTGTCCTAAAGATGTATAGAGAGTATAAACAATGACCTTCCTGCCTTACTTGGTGTATGCAGTGAACTCTCTTGCCTATGTTAAAGATGCGGTTCTATTTTTCTGTGACTGCGTCTATGAAGGATATACTACGAAACGCTGGATCTTTGCTGAGAGGAACACGTATCCTGTAATCCTATCGTCCTCGTGGAGAAGCGAGCCACTTATGCTAACGTATGATCCCGCCACGTTTACCTTTGGCCAAGGGGTAGCAGACAAGGAGACACTTGATTTCGTGACGGCAGAGCTAAAGACTCCTTCGATGACCTACGATCTGAGTTCCTTCTTCTATTCTGTTAAATGGTATTCGTCTGCCCCTGCCCCTAGTCTCTACGAGCTTGTTCTATTGTTTTTACTCCACGAAAAGACATGCCTTTCCATCGATATGCTTAACTCATATACCCTTCACATTCTAACGTCTGATGCAGAGGAGGTTGTCATCGAGCTAGGTTCGCCCCTCGCTAAGCAACCGTTTGGAGGATTCACGGAGGTTTCGACCGAGGGTCTAAAAGTTGATTGATAGATCTAAACCATAAGCGGTCCGACCATGGCCACTCTTGACACTCCTCTCCCCTCTGGCGGATGGAAACTGTATTTCCATCCAGCAAAGGAAACCCGTTGGCATATGGATACCTTCAAATGTATCTATACCCTTCGTACCTTCAGAGATCTTGCCAACATCTTTGCAGCCATTAGTGCAACAGATTGGTCTCGTGGCAAGTTCTTCTTTACCCCCGCCGACATTCCTCCACTCATGGAGAATGCTAAGAATATTCGTGGTGGGTCATATTCAATTCGCATTGAAAGGCCAAATGTAGGTGCGATCATGCAGAGATATATGGTGGCCGCTGTGCTGAACCAGTGTTTCACCTCCCCTGACGACACCCTGTCGTGTGTGCGTATTACTCCCCGTCGCGATTTCAATATTCTCCAAATATGGAATCGCGATTGTGAGAAGTTCTCTAATCCCCTTGGTCTGACTATTCTAGATCCTAAGATTCCACCCACAGAGGTCAAGTATGTTCCTCATGTGGAAAAGAAGATTTAAACACGGGTAACCAGAATAACCCTATCGGCTCGCATATGGTCAAAGTCTCCGTTGAGGTGCTTCAATAGGGGATACTCATATATCTCTCCAATCTTCACAATCTTTACATCATTTGACATGCCATCAACTACACACTGAATAACATCTCCTGCCTTCACCGAGCTAAGCCCAGTGAATTCAGGTCGTGATACGGGATGATACCATTGATCAAGTGTATTCTGACCCCATGCAAGTATCTTTTTGAAGGCGTCTTTCGTGGAATACAGCGTGCGAGGCATTCTATTAGGTCTGTTAAAGTATATTTAGACCCTACATGTACTCTTCAAAATAACTCTTCGTGCCAAAAAGAGGCTGTAAGAGGGTTTTCCACTGCCCCAAAATTCTTTCTTTTGATTCAGTAATATATCTCCACCGTAGATCTGAATGAACATCTTCAAAGGTTTCTAAGGTCTGAATGAGTTCATCAAAGGAATCATAATAATATAGGCCAGGTAGGTTCAGCCAGTCGGCAGAATCAAGCCATACATCCATTTCATCGGAAGACACATCATTAATCCTCTCGTAGATGCTTATAAACTCCATCTTACCCTCTGCCACAAGCTCCTTATAGAATTGCCTACTCGGAAAGAACAGGGGTACACCTGCCCAGTATTGTTCAAAAATACTCATAGTACTCATATCATATGGAGTATGAACCAGTCCACGGAACTCGTACAACTGTTTCCACGTATATCCAGGGCCCGGTTTTTTAACTAGGAGTGGATGGGATGGAAAGATGCTTCCACAATTTCCACTATAAATAACAAACTCCTTCTTCTTGGGTTCATACACGGCATTTGTATAGAGACATAGAGAGGGTATATGGGTTGACTCTATTCCTGCCTTACTCAGGAGGTATTTCTGATCCGCTACATTATTTGACACAATATAAAGATTTCTTCTGAAGCTGTGCAAAAAGGAGTTGAACTGTCTAAGCATATAGGTATCCTTTGTTAAGCAAAAGGGTTGGTCATATCTGCACGAATTTACAATAATAATTGGTTTGCCATATTTTTCATATAACATGGCAAATACAGGAGTATGGGTTACAATGAATCCGTCAAAGGTTCGAAGGTGATCGTCGTATCTTTCCTGGAACAGACGAATTCTCTCTTCAGTAAAATCCGTCCATTCGTCTTGATTAATGTGAAGGACATCGACTTCTGGTTTCTTAAAGATCCAATTATGCTCGCTAATTGACCAGTTCGTAATGCTGACCTGGTTTCCATATAAACGGTTAAAGATGTCACGGACATCCTCGATAACAGACTGATGCAAGTCAAGGTTGAAGAATCGCATTAGTTTGTGATAAGGGGGTTACTTTAGACCAGGAGATTAACGAGAGTCCTTGTTCTTCAGCGGGGCGAGCACAAGCTTGAGATCGCCCAGGTTGGCCACAGTGTACTTCAGAATGAGAGGATAATCATTCTTCAGGTACATCTCAATGGACGGGCAGAGGCTCGTGCACTTGGTAAAGAGAACCAGGTGCTTGAGCTGGAAGATCCCCTGAACCACCTCGTTGGTGTTCCCAGACTTGTGGACCTTCATTGTATTATTGTTCTCAGACATGATAGTCTCCTGCTCAGCGAAATCACCCTCGCAGCGGAAAACCAGGTCAGTACCAGCGGAAGTGATCTCCACATCCAGCTTCTCTCCCAGAGTGTTCATGTCCCTACAGATCTTCTGCAGATCCACTGACGGCATGTGAATGATATTGCTGAAGTTGAGGTTGGGAATCTGAATCTCGTCAATATTGGTGTCAAAGAGCTTGAGGAAGTAGTTCGTGACCGTCGACTTCTCCGCATTCTCCATACGAATGCCGAGCTTGTTGGGATTGGACGCAGGCAGGTAGAGGGTGAGAGAATCATTGTTGCCCATCGTCTTGATCAGCTTGAACAGGTAGATCATATTCACGCCGAGGATGTGCTTGGCGGGGCAGAAGTAGTTCTCAAAGCGGTCATGAAATAGACGCAGATAGACGAGGACCGTGTGAGTCTCGTCAACCGACATCACCTTAATTCCGGTGGAGTCGATCTCTAGATTTGCCTCAGTAAGGATCTCCTTCAGAGCCTCAACAAGTGTACGAAATGCTCCAGCCTGCACAGTACGAATTTCTAGCAAATTACCATTTTGATTGGCCTTGGGTGCACTCATCTATAGCCCGGAGTCTATCTATCTTTAAGCGAATGTCCGCGTCTTTTTTTTCGTCCAGTCCTCCTACCCCGTACCGTCCGGCTTCTCTTCCTGGTTAAGAGGCGGTGTGCTTGACGAAAGGCAAGAGGGAGAAGAAGCCCAGCATTTTGCACACCATGATATACTGAAAAATAGTAGCCGCCTTTTTGAGGTCTAGGGTCACCCACGGTGGCCAAAGGCATTTAGTTACAGGGTAGATTTTAATAGTCTAAAGAATTTCGGTGAGAGGTGTCTATATGCAGATCACTTACGTGGCTAGTCCTTCTACAGCTGAGCAGAACTCTACCTACTACACACTGAAGAGCGAAACGCCTGGGGCTGGTTCTTCCTCCATTTCCGATCTGTCGACGGACAACTACCCTGCCGACCGTGTCCCTCTGAAGGATTCGAACGGATATGATCTGCCCAATCCGGCGAACCAGGTAATCTTTAAGAACCAGCCTGTATCGTGGTGGATTGCTGGGATTAATTCTGGTTCTATCGTCTACACTCCCGAGAGTAATACGGTGAACTGGTCCTATGTGGTGGGAGAGACGCAGTACCACATTCTCTTTGAGATATCCAGCTTCATGATCCCCAACCGTACGGACAAGGTGGACCGTGATCCCACGACAAAGATGACCACTGTTACCCTAAAGGATAATGGTGTATTCAATATGACGCAGAGTTACCAGGGCATTTAGAAAAGTTGAACTTACCTAGACTCCGTAAAAGGAGTCTAAGATGGACCCAGAAGATAAGCTTTATGGCGAGTTTCTCGACATGATGCTTCTCTTGCGTGATGTTGCATATGAATTCAAGTGTTACAGTGCGAATAATATCAAAAAACTTATTGCATCGAAGATGAAAGCGGTTAGAGAGGTAAAGGCGTTGAAAGCCCTGTATCGGCTAGAGGAGGTAATTGGTAACCTAAGATCATCATTTATTGAAGCGAAAGCCACTGCTTCTGCGACTGCTACTCAGGAGGGACAAGCACCCGCACAAGGTTTCCATTCGGCATCATAGCAGTTGCCACATTCGGATGTTCTGTCACATGGTTCGCTTCAACGGAGAGTAGGCATTGATTTTTATACTCCGCAAGGTAAACTCCTCGGTCGAGAATATCTATTGCCACTTTTACAGACTCTGCAGAGAGATCGCCGTGCCCGACGAACTCTTCGAGAGGAACGAACTTCCTCACCTTGGTATTTGACAAATATACCCTCCAGGTCCCGTCGCACTTCTGTACTGTGGGATATTCATATGCTTCCTCCACAAGAAACCAACCCTTCTCTACGTCACCACTCGTTCTCGTGACATGGAAGAGGGTATTCTTCTCAATGATCTCTTCAAGAAGAGATCCGAGTCCGTCGATATTCTTTGCATCCCGAAGAAGAACAATTTGATTAAGGTGCATATACGCCCTACAGTCACGCAAGGCCCAATGGTGGTGGGCCTCGCAACTGATAATTCCAAAGAGATGTGCAATAGAGACGTAGCGAGTATCGGGCTGTTGACAGTATTCGCAGATCGTCGGTCTCATACATAGAGAGTGCGGCACGAGGCAATTTGTCATAGGATCTTCCATCTGGGACTTATGTGGGAGTCAGAGGTTTGTTCACTTTTTTCTTTAGGAAAGTAGATGAGTTATAAGGTAGTTCAAGTAAACGGCCCAACTGGCGACCCTACAGATGTATCCAAGCATATAACTGATGGATATACTCCTGTTGGAGGAGTTTCTGCAGTATTCAGTACTCGTGATAATTTAATGAAGTATTTTCAAGGTATGTACAAACCTCCTGAATCTAGAGTAATCGACTCTTATTATAGGGATCCACCCCGCGCCGACAGTCCCGAGCAGCTGGCGGGATGGGCCAATGCGGTGAAGAGAGATGGTGCCGCCGCCTTGCGGAGCATGCCAGGTAGTTCTGCTCCTCCTGCTGCAGCTAAGTCGCCCATCAGTATAACAGTCGGCCCAGGTGGTAGAAGAACCAGGCGTAGCCCCCCCACAAAGGGCAAAGGGCGTTAAAAAAGTTGATTGGGCAACCCTCCCCCCTTGCTAGTCCTTCCATGTCTACTATGGCCGTTGCACCCGTGTATAAGCAGTTCTCCCACCGTGAGCACATCCTTGAGCTTCCAGATACCTACGTAGGGTCTGTGGAAACTCACGATGAGTGGCGTTGGGTTCTCGACGGCGAGAAGATGGTGCATCGCAAGATCGCATTCAATCCTGGCTTCTACAAGCTCTTCGATGAGCTCGTGGTGAATGCTAGAGATGCTCGCATCCGCTCGATTACCTCTGCCAATCCGATTAAGCACATTGCTATCACGGTGACTGATTCAGAAGGTGCTCTCGTTATCTCCGTTGAGAATGACGGCGACGGTATTCCTATCGAGAAGCACGCCGAAAAGCAGGTCTGGATTCCCGAGATGATCTTCGGTCACCTTCTCACGAGTGGGAACTACGACAAGGGCGAGGAGAAGATTGTCGGTGGTAAGAATGGCTACGGTGCAAAGCTGGTAAATGTGTTCTCTCATGAGTTCAAGCTCGAGGTGAGGTCTCCTAAGGCAGATGGAGAGGGTCAGAAGTACACCCAGATCTGGACCAAGCACATGTCCGTCTGCGGCAAGCCATCCATCAAGAAGGACAAGGGCAAGGGCTTCGTGCGTGTCACCTACACACCCGACCTGAGTCGCTTCGTCGGCTTCAACAAGGAGACCATGATGAACGTTCTGAAGACTCGCACCTACGAGCTGGCCGGCCTCTGTGGCAAGGACGTCAAGGTCTCTTGGAACGGTACGAACGTTGCATCCAACACCTTTGAGAAGTTCGTCAAGCTCTTCCTCCGCGAGGGGTCCACCAGTCTCGCTTACGAGTCGTGTGGCCCCCGCTGGGAGATTGCCTCCGTGCTGAGCCGTTGCCTTTACGACGACGAGACCGGCACCGACGACGGGGCACGGTCGGTGAGCTTCGTCAACGGCATCAATACGAAGAAGGGCGGTAAGCACGTCGACACTGTGGTCCGCTCCGTCCTCGGCGATTTCTGCGAGGCCGCCGCCAAGAAGAAGGTCCCCGTCAAGGTGGCCCAGATCCGGGACGCCGTGGTGTTCTTCGTGAATGCCACCATTGTCAATCCCTCCTTTGACAGCCAGACGAAGGAGACGCTCACCACTCCCTCTGCCAAGTTCGGCAGTGTCTTCAAGAGCGAGAAGATGTCCGATTCCCTCATGAAGCTCGGCCTTCTGGAGGAGGCCCAGGCCGCCCTCGAGGCGAAGAGTGCCAAGGACGCAAAGCGTACCGATGGCTCCAAGAAGAAGACACTCCGTGGTCTACCAAAGCTGGTCGATGCATCCTGGGCAGGCACGGCCAAGAGTCCCGAGTGCACACTCATCCTCACTGAGGGAGATTCAGCTGCGACTTCTGCCATTTGTGGTCTGACTGTCGTGGGTCGTGAGAAGTTCGGTGTGTTTCCCCTCCGAGGTAAGCTGCTAAATGTGAAGGACATCTCTCAGGAGAAGTTCAACAAGAATGAGGAGCTCACTGCAATCAAGGCCATCCTCGGCCTCAGGCAGGGCACCAAGTACAAGGACAAGAAGGAGCTCAGGTACAGTCGTGTGATGATCATGGCCGATCAGGATCATGATGGTTCGCATATCAAGGGTCTCCTGATGAATCTGTTCCACACCGAGTGGCCCGAGCTCCTTCAGCTCGGCTTCCTGTGTTCCCTGGCCACTCCACTTCTAAAGGCATCTCGTCGTGGCGAGTCAATTTCCTTCTATAGCAACGGTGAGTTCGACGCCTGGAAGGAGACACACTCCACAGCCGGCTGGACCATCAAGTATTACAAGGGTCTGGGTACGAGCACGAAGGAGGAGGCTCGTGAGTGGTTCGAGCGCCTGGCTGAGATTTACTACGACTGGGACGCTGTGAGCGACGAGTCTATCTCACTCGCCTTTCACAAGAAGCGGTCCGATGATCGCAAGACCTGGTTGGGTGGCTTTGATCCCAAGCGTATCCTAGACATCGGTGCAGGGGGGCGTGTATCCTACACTCGCTTCGTCAACGACGAGCTGATCCACTTCAGCAATGCGGATAACGTGAGGTCTCTGCCAAATGTGATTGATGGGCTCAAGCCGTCGCAGAGGAAGATTCTCTTCGGCTGCTTCAAGCGTGGTCTTCGGTCAGAGGTGAAGGTGGCCCAGCTTGCAGGCTACATTTCCGAGCACGCCGCCTATCATCACGGTGAGGCATCCCTGTGCTCGACCATCGTGGGCATGGCACAGAACTTTGTCGGTAGTAACAACATTAATCTCCTGGTGCCCCAGGGTCAGTTCGGCTCTCGACTGATGGGTGGCCAGGACAGTGCATCGCCGAGGTATATCTTCACCTTCCTGGAGCGGATGACGGATCTGATCTTCAGGAAGGAGGACATGGGCATCCTGACCTATCTGGATGATGATGGTATGTCGGTTGAGCCGGAGCATTACTACCCTGTGGTGCCCCTGCTGCTGATTAACGGGTGTGTCGGGATTGGCACGGGCTTCAGCACGAACATCCCCCAGTACAATCCCGTGGATGTGGTGGCCTCTCTGCGTCGCCGCCTGAGTGGGGAGGTTGCCACTCTTACCGACGTTGCACTGAAGCCGTGGTGGTATGGCTTCAAGGGTCCCGTTCTCCCTGGGGATTCTGACGGGGCGTGGATTACAAAGGGTGCCTATACCTTCTCGGATGCCCAGAAGTCCATTACGGTGACTGAGCTTCCTGTGGGGACGTGGACGAAGGACTACAAGACCTTCCTCGACACCTTCTGTACGGCGTCGTCCAAGGAGGAGATGCCCACGGCCTTCGGAAGCGATGGTCAGCCGATTCTCAGGTCGTTTGATGATCTGTACACAGATGAGGAGGTCAAGTTCGTACTGTTCCTGTCAGAAGACTATTATGAGGACTGTAAGGCTCATCCTGACGACTTTGAGAAGCGGTTCCGTCTGGCGAGTACGTGGAGGACGAGTAACATGGTTGCCTTCGACGGGGACATGAAGATTACCAAGTACACTTCACCGGGTTCGATTGCTGAGGCATTCTACGGGCCTCGCCTGGCGGCGTATGAGTCGAGGCGTATCAAGGAGATGGAGCGTCTACGGGCGGAGGCAGTGGAGGCAGATGCAAAGGCCAGGTTTATCCGAGCCGTGCTGGAGGGCAGCCTGGAACTACGGCGGGCAACCGACGAGGAGATCGTTTCCGCCCTGAAGGACCATTCTCTACCGGCACTTTCAGGGGATGCAGGGTCCGTGGATGGCTATGACTATCTACTCCGTCTCCGTATGGACCGTGTGAAGGCTAATGCTATTGTGGATGCTGAGGAGGCGGTGAAGAAGGCAACTCAGGCAGTGGACCTACTGGAAAAGACTACGGCATCTGAACTCTGGCTCAAAGAGTTGGATGACTTTGAGGCAGGGTGGGCTACAATGATGAAGGCTCGTGTACCGGTTCCGAAGAAGGTGAAGGCACCGGCAACCGTGCAGAAGAAGGCAAAGGCTTAGAGGAAAGGTTGCGTACCGGCCTACGAAGTAGATCGCCAGCCAACCATTCCTCTAGAGGAAAGGTTGCGTCGCCCTGTACGGAGTACAGGGCCAGGCAGCCGTTTAAATAAACGGCTGCGTACCGGCACACGGAGTGTGCCGTTAGGCAACCATTCCTTACAGGAAAGGCTGCGTCATCGAAAGGCTGCGGCTACCGGCACTACTCAGCTTCACGGGGTGAGCCATAGGCACCGGCAGGGTATCAATATCCTTTAAATAATATACATAATGGTCTACTGCAGAAAGAATATGCGGGCCAGACCAGTTGACCACAAGCTGATTTAACTCGCTGACTTGCCCGGGAACGTCTCTAGGGGAATTCTTCGCATACTGATAATACATGGCACGCATAATTATTTTTAATTCATCGGCAGACTGGTCGTCGATGATATACCCCTTCGGCTGGCTTTTATCGTACACATACCGGCGAATAGCCGCCTGAATGGCTGCAACATTCTCCTGGGAGAAGAATGCGTCTGATACCGGCGACCTCTCCCAGGTTCCACGTAACATATCGGCCTGAAAATTTGTCTCTACCGACTGCTGGAACTCGAAGCCAGGAAAGGAATCGGCCTTACGGCCATCACCTAGAGCGGTTGCAAACGATGGGCTAGAAAGATTCACACGCCCGTTTCCCTCCATCTAACGGCTGTAGCCAGAATTTTTTTCTAAGTAGGAGGTATAACAAAATGCCTTCTGTTGCTCCCATGACTGCTGGTTTCAAGCAAGTGCCTGCCGGCGGTTACCTGACGATCATCTCCACCATCCAGCAGACCAATGTGTACTCTGGATTCACCAAGAATGGCTCTGGTGGTGCGTTCACTGTATCTGCCCCCACGGTCTATCCCTGGGCGGCTGGTGGTGCCACGAGCAACTTCTCCTCCCTGCTGACGTTCGGCCGTGTTCTGAAGGATATGGGCACGCTGCAGGTGAGCAGCTCCCGTGTGTTCCGCAAGTTCAAGGCTGTGGGCCCCGCCACTGCCAACGGCGGCGGTGACCCCCCTTCTGCCAACGCTGACTTCGGTACCTTCTACCTGGAGACGGTGGCTGATGGTGGTGACGTTCCCAACGATAAGGTGAGCCTCCTGGCCCGCAGCTTCTAAGACTTAGGCTGCGGCATAAGCCAACAAATCCCTATATCGTGTATTGTAGTACACCGTACAGTGGTTTTAGAAGAAAACTTTAGTACACCAGAATAGAATGGCTATCGGCTTTAGTTGGGGTGCAACAAGCCTGTCTTATGCATTCATCATGTATGTATTAATAAGTGTATGCCTAGGCATGTACCTTATTAAGTACATGTATACACTGAATAAGCAAGTTTCTGCACTGATTATTATGATTCTCTTAATTCTTGTCTTTGTGTTCTTCGGCAAACGCTGGTTCCAGTACGGACAACTAAAGGGAAGTGCAGAATGGACTAAGTCGAATGCCCTTGCACAGTCCGGCTCCGTTGCCTCTGTTGCAGCCCAGTGTGGCGAGACCTCTGCAAGCGGAACAACCCCTACCGTATGGCCACCGGTCGTAAATCACTGCCCCGACTTTATGACAATAGACGGCAATGGTGCATGCGTTGATTCCAATAAGATGTACGGACCGAAGGCATCGATTGGAAACACTAGATTCTCGTACACGGGGACTATGAATGTCTGTAACTCAGTTACAGGGGCATCTAGCCAATACCTGCGTTGGGAGGGTGTGGTACAGGCCGAGGGCTCGTGCAACCCTGGCAATATTGGAAAGCCCCCGTCGAATTAGTTGGTTTGCCCCTGTGGGCCCTTGCCCCCCTGTGGGCCCTTGCCCCCCTGTGGGCCCTTGCCCCCCTGTGGGCCCTTGCCCCCCTGTGGGCCCTTGCCCCCCTGTGGGTCTAAGAAGGCATGAATACTATATGCAGTATGGAATCAAAGGCCAAAAAGACAATTTCCTTACACCCTTCCATCGAATCAAAGATCATGGAATGGTTTAACAAGAGAACTACCCCCGCAGTCTTTCTCATAGGTCCACCAGGTGTCGGTAAGACAACTCTAGCCTATCGTGTTATGGAATCTATGGGCTTCCGTATTAGAGAATTTAATGCATCTCATACTCGAAGCGGGGCCTGTTTTCGAAAGGTCATCCTTCCCCTGTTGGAGCGAGGTGGTGTAATTAATATGATGGAAACAGGTAAACAGGGAGGACTAGGTGTTATTCTAGATGAGATTGACGGGCTCAGCAGTGGTGAAAAAGGTGGATTACAAAGCCTTCTTACCTATTTACGTGAATGGTCTCCTCAGAACCCAGGAGTGCCCTGCATCTTCATTAGTAATACTATCCAACAGCGTGTACTTCAGGCCATTTCTCGTTACTGTCTAACGTTCAAGGTAGACTGTCCCGAAGAGCAACATGTGAAAACTCTCATTGGATCATCAGTACCTGAACAGTGGAAATTAAGGGGACTCGGTGATCTGAGACCCCTTCTCAGAGGAGAATACTCTAACGAAGAGGATCACGATGACAATATGCTCTCTATTCCCGAGGGCGTCGTTCCCCTAGCAAAATGGTCACTATATAATGATATTGACCCCTTTTTAACATTAGAGATGGAGAACAATGATAGTAATTTAGCAGGACTCGTTATCGCAGAAAATATTCCTGACCGACTTCATGCTGTAAAAGGAGATACACGGGAAGCATGGGATATCTATATGAAGATGTTCAGATGTATCCAGGAGTCAGATTATGCCGACTACTGGGCCTTCTTTTACCAAACCTGGCGTCTTCTCTCTCTCAGCCAAGATGTAAAGATAAATACTATGAATCTCTTTCTTTCCAAATATGCCCCGTTCAATGGAGAGGAGCCATCGATCGATAAGATCCGTTACACTCCTGTTCTAACCAAGCAATCGGCACTGTTCAATGTATGGAAACTTCTCTGTGAACTTGCCGATGCAAAGAAGATTCCTATACGTCTGTCGCCCTTTACACTGATGCTTGAAGCAAATGTGGAAATGGCACTGGGCACGGGTGGTAAGAAACAAGATAAACGGAAAAAGGCGGATAATATGCGGCTATATACACCTGCCTAACAGGCCCAATCACAAAACTGGACAACCTGTAGCGGCACCTTTCGTCCAATTCTCTGTGCACGTTGAATGGCTTCGCCGTATATACGATCCATAATAAGAATATGTGTTGCCGACAATAAATCAACTCCCACGGTATCAGGTGAGAAGCAGAGGACACGAATCCTCTTCTTAGTGAACTCAGAAACCAGATTTGATATTGCCATCTTATTTCCATGTAAGATATCTACGTCGTCTCGAAGACTCGGTAGATTATTTACAATATATGTATATACTTCTTGTACATTGCGTGCATAGAGAATATATTGGCTGTCAGTGTCAATCCCTCTGAGGTACTCCACGACCGCCTCCATCTTTGACAGCTCCTTGGGACGAACTCCCGTATCTATCTTAATGAGTGAACTAGGTTGAAGAACTTCTTTGCAGAGAGGACAACTATTTTTTATGGTAATCCATGTGGCTATACAGCGACCACAGAAGATGTTCATGCAACAAGGAGTTACACAAGGTACATCAGTAGAGTCATAGCATATACTACATGCCTTCGTGTTGAGTCGTTCTATACGATTTGTATCAAGTCCATCCAGTAAAGACTCCATCGTAGTAATTCTTGGATGTATACTCAACACTGCCTCTTCAATACGCCCCTTATTAATAAGCTCCATTGTCTTCGGATGTGCATACCTACACTGAATTAGTGTATACACGGGTTCTGGTAGATTCAGTGAACGTTCAAGTGCAGACTCCTCTGATTTTACTACATAATGACCTCTCAGGGGGTGACTGTTCTTTGTTAGAGGGTGAAAGAAGGGTTCAGATGTAGTTCTAAAGAGAGTCAGGGTAGGGTGCTGGGAAATCGTCTCAGTAATATATTTCTGGGTAGGTCGACTTAGACCTGTAATATAGTGTTCTGGAAGCTGTTTTACCACGTGGGAATGAACTTGCTGGTTTGCATGTATGATATTCTTATATCTTGATGTAATTAACCATGTCATTTTTGCTGGTAAAGGAATACATACCGATGGAATTCGAATCATATCAGCCTCATCATATATAATACGCTCCCATGTCAAATTATTCTGTAAACGGTGGCTCAAGCCCTGCAGAAGAGTGTTGCTTACCAAGGTAAGATGTGTATGTGCAAGCTGTTCAAGGCAGTTATCAATATCTTTGAGAGAACGCAGATATGTGCATGAAAGAGTTGTGGTTTGAATCTCGGCCTGCCACTGATGATAAATACTATGCGGGACAACGATAAGAGTATTCAGAGAGGTATCGACACGGCTAAGACTGAAGAAAGAAGGGGTGCTCGAGCCATGGAGTCGGTTAAAGGGATGTGGTTCGGCCACTGTGGTCATTTGGCTCACGTGGGCTAACGTGGTGAGTGTCTTTCCAGTGCCGGCACGTTCTCCTAATATTCCATACGATGAGAAGATACGTTCATTTCCAATTAGGAGGCCTGTCTGCGAGGTTGTTTCGAGTTCCTTCATCCTTCGTAACGAAGAGAGTTGATGTGGATAGAGGGGGCAATTAATATGCGGAGGTTGAACCGCAGGTAGATCAGAATATGTCCTTTCTATTCGATCCATAACATCAATATTACTGCAGAGTACTTTAACAGATGTCATTATTCTTGTCTGGTGCGTCGACCTTAGGTCTGGTCTACGCACTTTCATAAAATGCCCTGAGGGGGGCTGATCTGATGAACTGGGATAGTTTGAGGGAACTGAGTTTAACGAATGGATTTTTTCCATCTCGCATGTGTTTCTTGTTGTATGTATTGTCGCTGTGACTCATCACCAGCATAACCTGTAAGGGGTCCAGTTGTATGAGGGGTGTGGTGTAATTCACCAAGAAGGAGCGTTCCTCGGCGAAGGCCACTGTTTCATCGTAGGAATGGGTATTCGCATACTCCTTCTTCCAGGCCATTGTTCCGTTTGTTGCATGGTTTTCGCCATAGGGACCGAACTTGTAGATTTGTTTTACATCGGTATAGTATAGATATACTTCGCTAGATCCTGCTACCTGTAGAGGGCTAGATGTGAGCTTCTTTACAACGTGACTCACTCGCTTAGGGCTATAATAATCATCATCATCTATGGCGACAAGGATCGACCCCTTGGCCTCGCGGTTCAAGATGTTTCGCTTTGCACCGATCAGAAGTTTCTCTTCCAGGCGGATGTAGCGGATATTTGGTATACCCTTGGCAGCTGGACCGTCAAAGATATCTTTTACACAATCCTCTCCATCATCTAAGATGATCCATTCCATGGAAGTCAAGGGATACTCTTGTGCCTTGTAACACTCTATAAGAGAAGGAAGAAACCTGCGTCTATTATAGGTGGGTGTTAGAACGGATACGAACTGCATCTAGGTGTGTAAGGGAGATTTGTTTAAGACGTGGCTGCTGGTTCTGCAGCTGCAGCTGCAGCTGCAGGGGCTGCTACCTTAAGCACAGTGGGTGCAGGTGGTTCCTTAACAGCCACCGTTGGAGGAGGTTCAGGGACTTTTTCAGTAGGACGATTTCTTCCTACAGTCTCATAGAGAGGAACTGGTGCCTTACCCAAGGCACGATTAATCAAGCCCTTAATATCTCCTATAGAATCAACCCTTGCCTGCTTCATCTCAGCCCTTACCATCTCTATCATCGGCTCCAACTTAGCTGGATACGTGAAAAATCCAGGATACTTACTGATAATCGAATGATATTCAGAAGGATACAGTGGTAAGAAAGAGTATATCTTCAGGGGATGCATATTTAGGCTATTGGGTACACCTGCCGATGCAACCCAGATCGACCGAAACATGTAATAAAGAATCAATAACCAACCAAGTGACGACTGGCCAGCAATCAGCATCCATGTAAAACAAAAGGCAAGAATTCTATATGGTGTTTCTTTCCATAACATATCATTCGCAGCAAAGGAAGCAAAAATAAATGCTAAAATAAAAAATAAGGCGTCCCATACATTTCCCTTAATCGCATCCCACATACGATAAAATGTATCCATAAAGGGTTCATTATCAATAACTTCAATGTTAAAGTTGTTAAAGGCATTTGTTAGATATGTATTTGTCTTTCCATAGGTCGAGTTATCTACAGGGGGTGCCCTGGCCGTATCATATCCCAGATTCACCCAATGATTTGACTGAGTAAACGGGGGCGTACATTTATTCGAGGAATTACTCGAACAGACGTACAAAATTCCTGCATTTGGTTCATCAACTATATCACCAACTGCATAACTATTAGAAAAATCAACATCAGGATTGTAGTTCTTCACAGTCGAACTTACTCTTGTCCACTGCCACACCTGACTGTTAAAGGTGAGATACTCGCCGTCCTGTTTCTGAACAGGGTTTATGTTCGATTGATTGGAAGAAGAAATTGAAGTATACACAAATCCATTGTAACGGACCTGGTCGTTTGATGAGTATAGTCTATTGCTATTCCAAAGAGAAATCTTACTATCATCAATGTTCGATGGGGTAGAACCAAATAAGCTATTTGTTACCCCGCCCTCGAATAACTCGTATTTATTTACCTTTTTTCCAGTAAAATATTCGTATACCCTCCCTGGAACCCCTTTAACATATGTTCTAGCCGTTGTATACCCAGGGATATACTCCATCTAGAAACAAACAGCATAATTTATAGGTCCACACCGACCGAAGGGTACATGCCGACCTACAAGCCTAAGTGGCATACTTCTTACTGCCCATACCCGATTCAATGTTAAAGAAGTTGATATTCTCAACATACACATCAATTGTATAAATGTATGTCGGTAAGGCTCCAAGAGGAAAGATATCCACATCAAGCTGAAGTTTATTGATTCGGCTAGAATTAATGGACCCCGCCGGTTGTGGCGTCGGGCTGTGTAATTCAAAACTATAGACAGGAATTCGCCGATTAGACCCTCCAGATAGATACTTGTATTGAGTCACATCAGTAAAGAATTGAGACGTGTTCACTTCCTGAATCTCATTTCCATCGCACAGAAGCCGCATTGATGCAATAATATCAAGCTGTGCTCCAGGCACGGTCACTCCAGAGGAATACGGTACAGGGCCAGTATCAGATTGGGTAATCTGCTTCGGGCGTGTGGGCCAATCCCACCAATTTGTAAAATTATCATGCTTGTTACGATAATAGATGCTATCGGATCTTCTCGGGAGAAGCACAAGCCGTGTAATAGGGTTATGTACATATAAGTCCAGAAGGCTGTGATTCACAATCTCATTAAAGGCAACATGCGTCACCTCACGGATGACATACGACAGTGGAGTAGTTGCAAAAATGTTCTGTTCCTTCTCAGGAAGAAACACGTAAGTTGTATATAACGTAGGATTGAAGGTCCAGCGATTCAGCTCGTCAGGATTCACATTCACATCCGTTAAGAACTGACGGATCTGTGTATCCGTGTCAGGGATATTATTATAGATCGGTCGATTCGGATTACTCTGGATGCTAGCCGGGTTCACTGAATATCCAGGTGCCATGCGAAAACCATTTGCATCAAGTGTGGTATATAGTTCACGAGCCGGTCGGAAGATCACCGTTATAGTGACGGGGTAGACCTGCAGTCCAATAAGCGGAAGTGCCTGACCCTCCTCCGTAAACCAGAAGGGAATCGGGACATATACCGTATACCCAGGAATCGACGGATTGTTCGTCTGTGTTGTCGTAGTCTTATCACCAAATACAGTCGGATACAGAGGAGGAATTACCGTAGGATTACCATAAATCCCTTTAGCAGGTTCAGTAAGCTCGGGAATATCTCCAACCAGCCTCTGCCATTTCTCATAGGCATCCTTGGGTAAGTCAAGCATCGCCTTCGCCATGAGATACTCACCCGTAAACTCCTGAATCTTATTGGGACCCACAGTAACATAGACCGTATCGATAGCTAAGGCACCCACCGCATTCACCCATTGAAACTCCTGCTCTAACCGACTGCCCTGGCCCGGATCAGGAAAGAGATTCTCTCCTGCCGATGCGAGATGTTTGCTAAAGATTGGGGGAAGAGTAAACGACACGTACATATCACTCACCAAGTCTCCCTTACGATCCACCTGTGTCGAAACCTGCACTGTCCTGTCATAGGGGTAGACCGTGGCCCCGTCAAAGGATTTCGATATGGTTTCCAGAGAGAAGTGCGTATACTTCTTAACTACCTTGTAAAAATAGGTCATATCTGGATTTCCAGATAAGATCACATTTTGTGTGCCATAGGCAATTAACCAAATCAGACCCCCTCCAGGCATTCTTCTTTACACATGATTATATACCCTTTATGTGTTAACGCTGCTGTGTCCACCATGTATCAATTAAGTAGGGAGGTATTGTCATATTGTGCGTGTCCATCTGTGTCGAAGGGCCCATACTCATGAGGGCCTGGATCTCGGAATACCCTACAGCATAACTGTAATAAATGATGTTGCTGACGAAACCATTCATAGGTCCGTTGATGATGAAGTTGTCTCCAATGGGAATGCCACGGAAGATGCTGTTTCCAGAGGAATTGTCAAAGTCGCTCGTGGTCGTCGTCTTGAATGAGGGGAGCACCATCAGAGGCTGGTAGTTCTGATATGCAATTGTTCCATCCAGGACCAGCTTGTTCGCCAGGTTTCCATTGATGTAGACACTGACCGTGTTATTCGACGACAGAATGATTGCAAGATGGATCCACTTGTTCACAGGGATCTGTCTCACATCGACCTTATTGAACCAGCCATTGTAGGAATTCATGACTACACGAAGGACGGGGTCATTCTTCTCATCGGTGGATACGAAGACACCAGGCCCACACAGCGGGAACGGGCCGGATTCATATCCCTTGTAGAAGACAGTAGACCACCCAGGAGGCGTGGTCTGATGTGCAAAGGTGGTATCTTGAACATAGATGAAGGTAGAGTAGGTAAACTCAATGCCGGTTAATTGATTTTGCGATACAGGGAGATAAACCGCCTGGGGATTGGAAATGTCTTGCTGAAATGTCTTAGCCAGATTCGTTGTCATGGGATACACGACAATGCGTGTCGTACCGTAGCCAAGGAATGCCCTCCATAAGACTTCGAAGCCCATGTACAGAATATATACTATGCCCACCACGACGACAGCGTATAAAATCTGGGGGAAAATCTCAGATGTTGATACTTCCATTCTACTGTGTGTATCAAAATCTTGTATTCACTCTCTAAGTACTCGCCGTTCCCATACTTAAATCAATGTTAGTATTGAACAAGCTGGAGAAGATAGAACCAGAGGAAGCCGTTGCAGGGCCATTCTGGTAGATGCTCCACATGATATCAGGAGTGAGTGCATAGTTGTAGTAGTCTGTCGTGGAAAACACACCATTCAGGATGCCAGTTTGCTTCGTCTGGCTCTGTCTTCCAACCGTAATTGTTGCCTTGCCATTCGTCACACCCAGGTCATTAATTCCCTTGTATACGCAGGAACGGCTGAGTTTTCCGTCAATATATACATCCAGAGTGGTACCACTGGCAACCACACCAACGAGGACCCATCTCTGGTACTCAATGCCATTCACAATGTTACACTTATCCGTGGCAGTGTAAGGACTGGAACCGGCTGCTACAGGGGTGTTAATGCCATAGGGGCCAACCGTTCCATCGGCAGCATCGCCGGTTCCCTGATTCACCACCAGGGTTCCGTTTGTGGGCGTCAGACCAATGAATAGAAGGGTCTTTGCAGAGGATGTTATATCAAGAAGGGGGATAGTCTGTAGGCCAGACGTCTGCGGAGATGTGCTATAGATGCTGACCCACATCGTCACAGTGTACTGGCCACCCGATGTCAGACCAGACGCATTTGCAAACTCTGCTACCGCAGAGTAAGATCCAATAGTTGCCGGCTTCGCTGCGTCGCAACGAATTACGCCCCCACTCTTCAACTGTGTCGCATCGAGAACGCGACTGGGGATGATATTCAGACTCGACTGAACCGTGGCAGAGCTATACAGGAATGTATACATGTAATACAGTGCGATCAGGAGTACGATGAAAAATGCAACCCCTCCAATCATTCCGGAGGAAACCGTCGGCATACCCATGTTTTTAAAATTCATTCCTGTCTGTCCAACCTGACTCATTCTGTAATAGAAGGAGAAAGCCTAACTCACAGAAGTTGCATATACGGAAAACGGATTGGGAGGATGAACAGGGGGCAGGCCTGAGCACGTCCCAAGAATACACGAGGGGATGTGTAAATCGAGCGAGAAATCCATTTGATTCTGTGCATAGGGTAGACCAGTACTATCAACAAGCTGTGCAACATCGTTTGCAACATCATCAGATGACGTGTGCCCAAGGGTAGATGAGAATAAACCGATCTGCCCGACCCAGCCATCCATTCCTCCAACCATCCATGGATTTGTCGCATATGCCGGAATCGGAGAGTACTGAAGATATGTACTTGCAACAGAATCAGCTCCATAGTACACATCAATACGGCGTCCTTCTTGTGCTATGGTAATTACAGTCCACTTTTGGAGGGGAATTGCCGGGAGAGATATAGTTTCTATGTGACGTGCATTATTGCTTGCAGTCTGAATGGCAAGTACAGTCGATACGAATGGCTTATCCGATTGAGCCAGGTAGCCGGATACCAAGAGATTTACAAAACTGCCCAACGACACGAGAGGCTTCAAATAACTGTCAGCGGAACAGTTGCTGCAGTCATTTCCCGATTTACACGTGCACGATGTAAACGAATAGTCAGTACACGACTGCTTCAGCTTTGTTGTGTCTGAAGGATCCGTGCAATTAATGTTTGATATGGTTTTCGGTGCAGTATTTATGTATACTGCGAACCGCAGAGACGATGGTGTAGTCATATTCCACGGAAGACTCTTATTAGGTAAGGCCTCTGTTAAAGGATCGGATAGGGTGTACATTTTCGTTGACTGTGAACTGCGTTTCATATAGAGGAGTGTTAAAGAAGTAACTATCGTTATAACAACGAGTACTATTACGATAGTTAGTATCGTCATATCTATCAGTATTATGCATTAATTAGTTCACGTATCCTTTGCTAGCTAGATGGGCTAGGAGAATTGGCCCAGAGCTTAGTTAGATCAACGTTGCCACTGGGCTGGCTGAACATACTGTTTCCACACGAGTCTGACCCCGACCCTGGAGTATACTTAGGCATTGCGAATCGTGTTATAGGGGTCAGTCCAACCTTTACACCCGCAAGTTCTTCTTGGCGTACTGGACGACCCCAGAGCATCAGTGTCTGCACATAGCCGCATTTTCCTGGGCGTGTGTTCGCATAAAACACCTGTTTCTGCCCAGGATGTATCGGATTCGTTCCACCCACCGATGTCTGAGATACCTGCAGACCATTGTAGTAGACCGTAAAGATATTTGTATCGTACGTTATCATGATACGGAAGGGAGTGTATAGGGGAATATTTTGTATAGGAAAGCTGCTACGTTGCACAATGCTACCGTCACTAGACTTGAGGAAATACGTTACAAGGATATCATTTGTAGTATCATCGACGTAGCATATCATCGAGACGCCGACAGGGTTAGAAGAGAATTGGGTCGCTATTCCATTGGCGACGGCACCCGCATGGAGGGGAGATGTGGCAGGGTTGAATGGGGTCGTTGAGCTGTAAAAGATAAGACGATCCAGCCCAGACTTTCCCGTTAAATCGGTTAAACACATGTCGGCGGAGACCGAGTAATTGTTCTCAAAGGCGTAATTAACTAAACTATCTCCCATAACTGCTGGGTCTGGGGCGGGAGTTATTGGCTGAATTCCTGCATTCCAATACATCGAATAGTCGGTCGTCGTTACAATAGGAATGACTCCCTTTCCTCCTGGGACGAACTGAAATACGGGGTAGACTGCATAATGGATGAGAATTAGGATGAGAAAGATGACTAGACCGTATAAGAAGAAGTAGAAGAAGAATTGTAGAGCGTAGCCACCGGAAGAGCTACTAGTCATTGCCGTGCTCACACCTGAAAAGCTTGGTAGGCTCGGCATGCTTGGTAGGCTCGGTAGGCTTGGTAGGCTTGGTAGGGTCGGCATGCCCGAGAAGAAAGAGCCCGATGTAGGAGCCGAGGTCGATCCAGAGAAGAAGCTACCACCTGTAGCTTGACCAAAGGGACTTTGTAAAATAGGGCCAAACTCTTTGGCATATTTTGCAATTATTCCTGCCCTCTGATTCGTCGCCATCTGATTTAGACGTGTTTTCTCTTTTTTACAGTGAACGAGTTGGACTTGTAATTATATCCAATCTTCGAGTAAAATTTACGTGTCTCGTTTGCCTTACAGTCACGCAGCTTCTCTCGCAGGTAGCAGACGAATGATACACGGCTAAAGGGTTTCTCGGCACCCAGTGTCCCTGTCTCCAGAGAATCCTTGTGGATCCGAGGAAGCCCCTTGTTCGCCTTCTTATCTTCCTCTGTCTCATACAACTCGGTATTACAGTGCCATTGGTGTACATCCATCGCCAGGAAATCTCCCGTACGCACATTGAACCCGATGCCGAACTCGGGCATCAGCGTGTAGCCACCGTGATAGGAACCACGTTCAATGACTGAAAGATTGCCATACCCGTCCTTGAAGTCACCGTCGTCCTTGTGCAGGGCCGTTCGGAAATTTCTGTTAATTGTCACCGAGGAAAAGGAAGTGTCTGTTATATGGACCATCGGCATTTGCTCAGCAGCCTTCTTCTGCAGGGCGTATTTATCCGGGACGAGGGATTTAAAACATCCATCAATGGCACGGATGAAGGGCAGACCGTGCTGATAATACTTCCAGTACCGCATAGTGTATGATGTAATACGACAGGGCAGCTTCATGAAGGGAGTCGCATTGAAATATCCTAGGACTGAGCTAAAGACGTTATTATTCACCCTCATCTTTGACATCTTTCCTCGGACCGTCTCATTCGCCGACCAGCCGCTGATATTCTGGGGCTTCCTTGCCTTCCAGTACTTACTATCCACTGCAATAGGTCCTGCTGCTGCCCCTCGGTTTCTCGAAGGGCCTGCTGCGATCCAGAAGGCCTCCCACCCTATCTTAATCATTTGCGGGTCGATGACCTGTTTACGCAGCTTTGCAATGAGTTTCTTTTGACCCCCTATTACTGCATAGACATCAACATCTTCATCGAAGATCTGGTATCCCTTGCCGTCAAAATGGGCCCCCTCCTTTGCCTTTATTTCGTCGGCAGTCATCTTGGCTTCTACCACAACTTCTTTTGCCTTTTGTTTTATGGGATGGGCTGTTTTCGGGAGAGCAAGCCCCGTATATATCTCTTCTGGTATCTTACCCAGAGACATCTACTTATTACTCATAAGATAGAATAATACACCACACGAGATTCCACCTAGGGCAACCCCTGTAAGAAGCCCCTGGGTACGAGCCTTCCAGTCTCCCTCGGCAATATCATCGGCTGACCAGATGGGGGAACGGCCGAGTTGACCGAGACGTCTGAGATACTCGAGTGTCTCTTCTTCCGTGAACTGCTTCTTATTCAGACTCTTGCTCACTTCATTGTGTAGGAGCAGGGTCCATTTGAACAGGTCTCTGCGTCTATCGAGATGGGGTGTAATAGGGTACTTCTTCATGTGTTCAACATAATGGTCTCGGCAAATGGGACAGGGAATGAGGTAAGATAGACTCTCGAAGAATTCTCTCGCCGCCTTCTTGTGGCCGTGAGAGGGTTCGGCAGGGTAGCCGAGGGCAGCGATATGGATTGTGTTCCAGAAAAAGGGTCCCCATGTCTCGGGAGGGATATGCATTCTATTTGTTGACCCGTTTCTTCGTATTAGAATGGACGCGTCTAGGACCAAAGGCCCTCGGTCTAAACAACGCAGCCCCTACTATACAGGGCAATGTCTTACATGTACAGGGGTCAAAAGAATTTCTGCACAAATTGCGGGGGCAACGGTCACACATTCAAGGGGTGCATAGCACCTGTAACAAGCTACGGAGTAATCATGGTGAGACCGTCAAAGTCGTTTGTTCTCGAGCAGAGCCTCACCTCTCCAGGGAATGTAACAGGGCTCGAGAAGGAGAATCTGGAGTTCCTTCTCATCCAGCGTCGAGACAGCCTCGGATTCATTGAGCTGATCCGAGGGAGGTACAAGGTCAATGACGTGGACTATATCCGCCTCCACCTTGGCGGAATCACCAAGGACGAACAGCAACGATACAAGGATGGTCCCTTCGATGTCCTCTGGAATAGTATGTGGGGACTCAATCATTCCCATCTCTACAAGAACGAGTTCGAGACTGCCATGGCAAAGTGGGAGCAGATTCGTGCCGGCGTAACTGATGCTGCAGGCCGCACGTGGACGATGGATGAGCTCATTGCCTCTGCCCAGCCACCCAAGGAGACTCCAGAGTGGGGATTTCCCAAGGGCCGCCGTGATGCCCAGGAGAGCGACTATATCTGTGCCATGCGTGAGATGGAGGAGGAGACCGGCGTCAAGGAGTCAGAAGTTATCTGTATTAATAACATTGAGCCCCTCGTGGAGTCTTTCTTCGGCAGTAATCACGTGCACTACTGTCACAAGTATTTTATCGTCTGGGTACCACCCACCCTTAACATTAAGTTCAATGTAGACAATGACCATATGCGTCGTGAGATTGGAGACATTCAGTGGTTTTCCGTAGACCAGGCCCTTGCCCATCTACGCCCTGAGAATCTCGAGAAGAAGGAGGTGCTTCTTCGTGCGGCATCCTTGTTCAGAAATCTATGTCCCTTTCCTATCCATAGATAGAATGGCGGCCGTACCCGAAGGTAAGGCTCTCCTCGAACGATGGAGAACCGCCATCGACATTAAAGACCAGTATGATGCCCTGGAAGAATTATTTAAGAATAACATTTTTCCGTCAGAGGATCACCCAACATGGGAATCAGAGGGGGGTCTCTATCCGGACCCGCACTTTCCACGTCCCACAGATGCTAAGGGCGAGTGGCAGGCGTGGTATGCAGACACAGTACGCAGCGTCGCCCCAGCAGACGACTTCCTCCCCAAGCTCCTAAGAAAACGGGAGTTCCAGGAGAGTCTACAGCCCCCCATCACTAGCCTCGATGTTGATAAGTGCCGCCTCTCTGAGGACTTTCAGATCACACCTGTACAGCGGTTCGTCTCTCGTCTCTTATCCCCCCGCACTCCTTATAAGTCCGCCCTTCTCTATCACGGTGTAGGTGTAGGTAAAACGTGTGCAGCCGTTACGGTATGTGAATCGTATCTCGAGATGTATCCCGATACGAAGGTCTGTATTATTGCTCCTCCCAACATTCAGGAAGGCTTTCGCAGAACCATCTTTGACATAAATTCCTTGAAGCAGGGGCCAGAGGGAAATACTCACAACGGGTGCACAGGAAATATCTATCTTTCGCTGACAAATAGCTTCAACGAGAAGAATCCGAAGATCATTGACACCCGTGTAGATAAGGCAATTAATTCTCGCTATGAATTTTTCGGTTACACCTCCTTTTACAATCACATCCAGCGTCTCCTGAAGTCACTGGAAAAGAGGAAGGCGTCAGAGTCTGTCAAACGTGAGGTCTTACGCAATGAGTTCTCTAATCGGATCTTCATTGTCGACGAGGCACACAATTTACGCGACAACCCCGATGAAAAGGAAGAGGATGGGAAAGACGATGCGAATGAGCAGGAGACGGCAGAGTCCCGTGCAGGCAAGAGGTTAACTCCCTATTTGAGAGAACTGCTATCGGTCTGCGAAGGAATCACCCTGGTTCTGATGACTGCGACCCCCATGTACAACTCGTACATTGAAATCATCTTCTTACTGAACCTCCTCCTGTTAAATGATAAGTTCGCCACCCTCCGTGTATCAGACATCTTTGAGCGTGACGGTTCCTTCACTGCATCTGGCGAGCGGATTCTCGGGAAGGTGGCTTCCTATTACATTTCCTTCATGCGTGGTGAAAATCCTCTGTCCTTCCCTCTCCGCCTGGAGCCCCCGCTTACTCAGAGGATGGTCGCATGGCCATCAAGGGATCCCAAGGGGCAGGCGATTCCTGACAACGAGAGGGAGAGACTTCTTCCTAACGTGAAGGCCGGTCTCGACAAGGGTGGTCTGCCCTGCGTTCCCTGTCGGCTCACTCCCGAATCAGAGGCCTTTTATAAGGCAGAGGCAAATGAGATTGTTCGCCACGAACAGGGTCTCGGCATTGTCGCCATGGATATCTTAATCCAGGGAGGTAATTGGATCTTTCCTGTGGAGGGTACGATTCTGCGTGAAAAGATTGGTCAGCGAGGGTTCGACGGGTGTTTCCAGAAGGAGAAGCGTGGATCGGCCATTACCTTCAGTCCCCATGAGGGCGAGGATGCGTCCTGGCTTCTTCGCTCCAATATTGAGTCGGCGAGTGGAAAGGCAGCGGCCGTCCTTGACCGCCTTGCAGCGTGCAAGGGCGTCGCCTTCGTCTACAGTCGTTTCGTCCCCTCTGGTGCACTCACCTTGGCATTAGCTCTGGAAGCGAATGGCTATACCCTGTGGGGACGTGACGTGGGCTTTCTCTCCACGGGCATTCAGGATGACCAGGGGAGACAGTGTGCACTGTGCCCCTCTAGGGAGAGGGGGCACGGAGGCGACCCTTTGTCCGCCGCGGGCGGGCATGCCTTCAAACCAGCCAAATATGTCCTTCTGACCGGTTCATCTGAGCTGTCTCCTAATAATGCAGGCTCCATTGATGCTGCCCGCCTGCCTAAGAATCTCTATGGCGGTGAGGTGAAGGTTGTCCTTGGTTCCCAGGTAGCCGGCGAGGGTCTTGACTTACGGTACATTCGTGAGGTCATTGTCTTCGATAGCTGGTATCACTTGAATAAGCTGGAACAGGTGATTGGCAGAGGTATTCGTAATTGCTCTCATGCACTCCTCGATCGAAAGTTCCGTAATTGTACCATTGCCCTGCTGGTAAATAGTTACGCATCAGAGCCCGAGGCCGAGACGATTGATATGTATTCTTACCGCATGGCTCTGGAAAAGGCCATCCAGGCTGGCAAGGTTCTCCGTGTACTGAAGGAGCATGCCATTGATTGTTCTCTCAACAAGGATTCCATCCTTCTGAAGGGTATTCCTCCTATTCCTAGCATCTTCGATAGCCAGGGTATCGAGCGAAAGAACGTGGACGTAAATGATGTACCATTTACGGTGATGTGTGACTGGCTAGAGGAGTGCGACTACGGATGTCGCTCTGGCCGTGGAGATCCTATGCCTCCACCTCCGTCACTTGATCAGCAAGATATTACGACATACGATGAATATACGGCGAGGTTCCATATCCATACCATTCGTTCCTATATCCAAGACCTCATTGCAAAGAATGAATACTATGTCACCTTCGATAAGATTCAACAGCAATTCGAGACGATTCCTCGCACCATGTTACTGTCTATTCTGAATGACATGGTGAACCGTGATACCTTTCGCATTAAGACAGCAAACGGTTCAGGGCGAATTATCTTACGTAACGGCTACTACCTGTTTCAGCCTGATACTATTGCGGATGAGTCAATTCCTATTGCAATTCGTGTACGCCATGTACCTGTTCCACGTGATGTCTTCAATCCGACGGTCTATGGAAAAGTGAAGGAGGAGAAGCCTGAGGCGGTGGGTGAGCAGACCTTTTCTGTCTTAGCACCGGCAGATGATACAAGCGAGGCACTTTGGGAAGAAGTGAAGGACTGGGCATCTGATATTCAAAAGGGCAATGCTAGTACAAGCGTTGTCCCTGACACTGTGTTATATGAGCTCCAGCAACTGAAGGCGAGTAGTGGCATTTACGAGGGACAAAAGGAGAAGTTCGAGAAGATTCTTTGGTTGTACGAGAGTATTGCAACAGATGCGGAGATGCGGAAGAGCTATGCCATGGTTGTGTTAAAGTATGTCTGGGATGAGTACATTACCACGGCGAAGAAGAGAGAACTTCTGGCTGGATTTTCTTCCACAGACCCTGTGCTGAAGGCGGTGGCTGATGATTCATACTGGACTCTTGAGGGTACTACCTACCTACGTGTAATCAATACGGAAACGAATGTTCTGGAGTATCTGTGCCCTGAACTGTCTTCAGGGTCTTCTTACACCGTATGCTCCCCTGCGATTGTTTCGGTATTGGCGAGAGAGAAGGGGCGTGATCCGCTTCTGAAGACTCCTATTACGACGGCTACTACGGGAATTAACTATGGATTCCTGATCTATAGTCCCAAGAAGAGGAGTCTAGTCTTCAAGAAGGGGCGGCCTCCGCTTGCAGGAGGGAAGTTGCAGCGTGGGGCAGAGTGTGCGAATAATAGTTCCACCAGCTCGGAAATTGAGGCACTCAAGCAATATGGTACAATCTTGCGTCGTGCAGGAATACCAGATATGGGGCTAAATACGAATGAGCTGGCGAGGAGGACTATTGAGAACAGTTTACGTGTGTGCACGGTGGTTGACCTTACTCTTCGTATGATGGATGAGCTAAAGGTGGATGGAAAGCGGTGGTTTTATAGGACTATTCAGTCGCATTTAGTGGGGCATCCTTTACGTTAGGACCCTCGGACCTAAAAATGAAATTCTACTCCCCAATAGAGTTAGTCCACATGGAACAGGATGCCATTTTCGAAGAGAAGGTTTCTCTCTCCGCAAAGGACATGGTTGGAGAGATTCTCTCCTTTGACGACTTGCTTCTTCGTAAGATGAGGAAGCAGATTGAGGGCAAGTGTACTAAGCACGGCTTCCTTATCCCTGGCTCCCTGAAGCTGCTGAGTAGGTCTTACGGGTACATGGAGAAGGGGACGTTTACGGCAGATAGCTTGTACTACATGAAGGCACAGGGGAGGGTGTACAACCCTCCCAACGGCACTGTAGTGGAGGGTGTGGTCATGAGGAAGTCGAAGGCGGGTCTGTACATTATCATTGAGAATGCCGTACACGTGATGGTTGTGCGTGACCTTCATATCGGTAACAGGGAGTTTGATGCTGTTGAGCTGGGGGATAGCATTCGGGTGGAGATCAAGAAGTCTCGCTTCCAGATCAATGATCCCCACATCCTCAGCATTGGGCAGTTCCTTACGGTGGTGTCAACGGGTACTGTTGCAGGTGCAGCTGCTGCTGCGGAGGCTATCGAGCTGGGGGCTGCGACAGCTGAAGAGGCAGAAGAGGAGTCTGCTCCTGAGGAGGGAGAAGAGGCGACGCCCAGGGATGGGCTAGAGGAAGAGGGAGAAGAGGCAGAAGCAGAAGTAGAGGTAGACCCCTTCAAGGCCCCTGCAACAGAGTCGATTGATATCTCTTTATAAACCGCGTACATATATCCCTAAATTCATTCTAATGACTCTACAATGAGCGACGGAGAGCAGCGAAATGATTTTGAAACCCGCAAGAGGCTTCATGAGGAAATAAAGAAATTTAACCGCACCGAGCAGGAAGAACTCTTCCGCATTCTTAAGAGGGAGAACGAGGAGGTTAGCGAGAATCGCAACGGTATCTTTTTTGACCTAACTGTAATCAAGGAGTCGACTCTGAATAAGATAAAGGAGTGGATAACCTTCTGCAAGAAGAATACCACCGAGTTCGAGGAAAGAGAGAAGGAAATGGAGCTTCTAACCAAGAGCCACGAGGGACAGAACCACTGACCTAAGGAATTTTCACATAGGTAACCTAAGATGGAGGTACTACTCCAAAAGATTTCTGAAAACCCGTCTAAGCATACGGTATTACCTATGTTTACACGTGAACTTCAAATGAACCCGAAGAACACCCTATGGGGCGGTGAGCTTCGGACCCTCACTCCACCAAAGCTTATGACGGCATTCAATTATCTGAAGGATCCCTTGATGGTTCTTGCCGGCCAGGCATATGTGTCGACCCAGGTAAGGGATAGTTCCTTTCAGTTACAGGAGAAGGCTGTTAACTCAATCCGAGGAAATCGTAAGCTCACGAAGGCCTCGATGGCCGAGGCACTGAGTGCAATGACACCCACTGCCGAGCAAACAAAGAAGGTGGCGATGATTCTCTATGAGATCTATGAGGTGAAAACAGTGTGCTTCGACGCCGATGCAAAAACCCTCTGGACTGTGCCAGAGGATCTCAGGCGGTGGTCTCCAGGACCATCGATCTGGATAGATGCTCGTTGTGAGCACATGATTGACTGGTCCGCGGCCGGTGCAAAAGAGGTGAATATGGGCGAGTGGCTATCCGATAGGGAGGACGATGGCTGGACAATTGCATGGCCCGTCGCTGAGGGATCCTTTGAGGAGATCAAGCAGAAGGTGATTGAGCGTAATGTTACACCCAGGGTACCCAAGCCAAAGAAGGATGATTGGGCAAAGACACTCGGAAAATGCCAGGCGATTGAGCATTTGCTTCGACCAGTCCAATAAAGTTGACGAAGGAATAAAGCATTTCGTCTAGTCACAGTAGAATGGAACTACAGCCGGAGGAAATATCCAAGATAAAGGATATTTTGTCCAAGTGGTTGACCACCGACACGATGGAACTAGAGTCCACGGTCACCGGACCTGTTAATGCCACCGCCTTCATGGAGGTTGCACAGCGTCTGACGTCCAAGGGATATACCGCACTTCCGCAAGAGGATCATATAAAAATTATGACCCCCGAGAAAGTGCGGTTCACCATCGTCGGTATGTCGTCCATCGAGGAATACTGTCGCACGGATGCCCTCGAGACAGCCCCCTTTGAGGCAATGGTAAAGGATCGTACAGGCAAGGAGGATTCTGCCGACCTGAATGAGTATGGGATTCGTGTTAAAGTGCGTAGGGAGCTCCCTCTCGGCAAGGAGGACGCCGATGTGAAGTCTCTCCTCCGTGGCTGGGCCACGAAGAAGAAGGCCTTTCGCATCCTGCGTCGCTGGTCCTTCCTCGGCGAGGGCCTCCGCTTCGATCTCAGCATGGTCCGCAGTACCCCTACAAAGCGTGGCGGTGAGTACGACTGGCAGACATCGTTCAGGCAGCGCGATATTACTCGCACTGAGCCGACCTATGAGATTGAGGTCGAGCTCATGCGGCCCGAGACACCCCAGGCCGACACGGCGCCCTATATGAAGACACTCATCCGTGGAGTGGGAGAGGTGCTCCGTGGTCTCCAGAAGCACCACCTCCTCATGCGAAAGTCGAAGATCCGTGCAGTTATTGATGCATACCAGGCACTGGCACGGACCGAGCGTTTCCGTGGTGTTGCCCCCATCACCATGATCCTTGATAATATGCGGAAGGACCGTGTACCCCGTGTGCCCAATATCCGCGACGGCTACAATGTGACCGACAAGGCTGATGGAAGCCGTATGATGGCCTTCACCACTGGGAAGGGAGAACTCTATATGATCGACATGACGTTCAATGTCTACAAGACAGGGCTCGTGGAGGAGCCTTTAAAGAACTGCCTCCTGGATGGAGAATATATAACGCGGGACATTGAGGGAAATCCGATTATGCAGCTCATTCTCTTCGACGCCTACATCATCGGTGGCGTAGATGTGTCCCAGAAGCCCTTTGCCGGCGACGACGGTAGACACGCTGCTATGCTAAAGTGGGTCACGACGTGGAATTCGGGTGGTGGGCCTAACATCGCCCCAGGGGTCACTTTAACTGAGAAATCCAAGATTATGGTGTCGATGAAGACCTTCAAGTTTGCAGCTCCCGGCGATAAGGAAATCTTTGAGCGGTGTAAGGAGGTTCTCGACACCAAGACGGGATACCATACCGATGGTCTGATCCTCACGCCGAACAAGGACCCCCTTCCCTCTCGGCCAGGTGTCGCCTTTCATGCACAGTTAAAGTGGAAGCCGGCCGATGAGAATACTGTGGACTTCCTCTGCATGATCGAGAAGGTCGCTGGCTCGTCTACCGAGGATGAGATCACGAGCACGATTATGCCCACGGGCGAGTTTGCCCAGTTCAAGACCCTGCGTCTCTTCGTGGGAAGCGACCTGGACCCCGCATTCGAGAATCCCCGTGGTACCATCCTCTTCAAGCAGCCTCTGCCTGGGGCGGCTTCGGCTCCTACGACTAAGCGAGGAGTGGGAGTCAAGGTACCGTACAAGCCCGTTCTCTTCAACCCGAAGGACATTCCTGACACCATGTCTGCCGTGTGCTATCTGCACGTGGAGACTGATCCTATTACGGACGACACCATTGTGCGGTGCGAGAATGATGGTGATGCTATCCAGGATAGGTCGATTGTGGAAATGCGGTACGATGCCTCGAAGGAGCCTGGGTGGCGTTGGATCCCCATGCGTATCCGTTATGATAAGACCGAGCGGTACCTGAAGGCACTGAAGACAGGGAACTACGGAGGAACGATGAACAAGGATACGGCTGCAGAGGGTGTCTGGAACAGTATCCATGAGCCGATCACTCGGAGCATGATACGCACCGGTGCAGAGCAGCCATCGGCTGAGGAGGTGAAGGCATCTGCCTCTGGCTCCCCTGGGACCGTGGCCCGTGTCTATTACAACACCAAGGCACCCAAGCAGGATCTGCAGAGTGTTCAGGGTCTCCGTGGCTTCCACAATCGCTTCATCAAGGAGAACATCCTGCTTGCGACAGGGCTGAAGGGCGGTAAAAAGGTGCTGATGGACTTTGCCTGTGGACAGGGCGGTGACTTGGTGAAGTGGGTACGCGAGGATGCCGCCTTTATCTTCGGCGTAGACGTGGCAGGAGAGGGTATCCGTGACCCCATGAACGGTATCTACAGGCGTTACCTGAACCAGATTCTGGACAATGGTGGCTACGACTCGGTCGGCACGATGGTGTTCGCAATTGGCTCTTCTGCCAAGAACATTGCGACTGGGGAGGCGGGGTCGACACCTGAGGAGGCGGATATCATGAGGAGCGTCCTGGGTAAGGTGAACCCGAATGGCCCTGTTCCGCCGTTTGTTCTCGAGAGAGCAGCGGGGCGTCTTCGTGAGGGGGCAGATTGTATAGCAATTATGTTTGCCCTGCACTACTTCTTCGAGTCCGATGCATCTCTGACTGGTATCATTCAGAACATCAGTGACTCGCTAAAGGTTGGTGGTGTGTTTATTGGCTGCTGTTTTGATGGTGAGACGGTATTCAATAGTCTGCGTGCCCTTCCCGAGGGAGGGACAAAGGTTGGGCAAGAGGGATCGACGGAGATCTGGAAGATTAAGAAGAAGTACTCGAACACCTTCCTGCCTGCAGATGCCCAGTCGCTTGGCCTGCCTATTGAGGTCGATTTCATCAGTATTGGTACATCTCAGACCGAGTACCTGATGAACTTCAAGCTGCTAACGGAGAGGATGAATGAGATTGGCTGCTACCTGATGAATAAGCAGGAGTGTGCGGATGCGGGCATTCCCTTTCCTGAGAGCACTGCCATGTTCTCGGACACGTACGATGTAGCGAAGAAGCAGAAGCAGAACTTTGCCATGTCTCCTGCGGTGCGTGAGTATTCCTTCTACAACCGCTGGTTCATCTTCAAGAGGAAGAGCACAGGTCGGCTGGGTGAGGCGGGAGCGGCAGCTCCTGGTATTCCCTCTGTGGTGGCGGCGCCTGAGGAGCCCGTGGGCCCAGCCACTTCCGTGGCACCGCCTCCACCCCTGGCTCTTGGAGGACCCCAAAAGGAAGAAGAAGCTCCTCTAGCCCCCTCAGCTGATGCGAAGGCCCAGAGTCTCGCCCAGATGCAAAAGACGAAGTACACTGCTACCCAGCTCATTCAGTTCTATATCGATTCTCCTCTCACCGACAAGCTCGGTGTCGGCGACGTGGAAGCTGTCCGTTGGCTCGGACCCTATGCTCCTGTGCCTGTCAAGGATGATGAGGGCATTGTATATCCTACTATCGATCACTACATGGCAGCGATGTTGTACAAGGTCGCCACGAATAAGCCCCATCTGGCCGCCAGTCTCTTCTCCGCCGAGCAGGGTGAGCTTCACCGTGAGTTCCTCACGGAGCGGGCCAGGAAGCTACAGACCGTCAAGGCCAAGAATCCCAAGGCCGAGCCGACCCTCACAAAGGCCGAGGAGTATCTGCTCATCAAGTCTGAGATTACAAAGGTGCATACAAAGATGTCGACGACCGACCCCGAGGGTTTATATTCCTTCAAGGGCATTCAGTTCGATGAGGGTAGATGGCTGTCGCTGAGAGCCGGCCTCCTTGCGGGAGCAGTCAAGCAGAGATGGGATATTGATCCCCTGCTGCGTAAGACAGTGGAGGCTGCTCGTGAGAAGGCGAAAGTACTCGTGTACTACACGGGAGAGAATAGTGGCTCGTACATGGGTGCAACCTTCCGTAGTTCGACAAAGACTCTGGATGGGCAGAATGCATATGGTATAGAGCTCATGAGACTGGGTGGATTTAGATCGGTGTAAGAGGGGTCTAAGATTATAGTGAGACAGAGTAGTATGAACCTGGTGTTCCTAGTCCTCTTTTTCATCGGGTGGGGTCCTATGGACGGACATGGTCATGACCTTGGATTAGGCCTTGGTCCACACGACATAGGTCAACGGCAACTCCTCTTTAACGGAATAATAGAGACATCCACGTCAACTCAGTCAAAGACGTCGACAAAGACTACCACCTCCACCAAATCTGCCTTCCCTTCGCAACAAGCAAGTCTTTCTCTTATACAAACTCAGAGTGTACCCTACACTCGTCCCAATACAAGGACTGCCGCCGTATCAAAGACATCTACACTTTCTTCTCTTCCCACCACTTCTTCCCAAGGAACCCGCACTCATACAGGGACGGCCACGTCAACGAAGACAATTACTTCCACAAAAACATCTTCTCCCTCTTCCTCCTCTTCAAAGACATCTTCCTCTTCTCCAACAGACTCTGTATCCCCACGGGGGTCCAAATCCAATTCTGCTTCTCCAAGCATGAGTTTCTCTTCAGCGGCGTCAAAGACGCAGACAGCGACAGCATGTTCGACGAAAACGTCAAAGGGAAGTCAAACCATTCTTGTTACACGGTCATCCACACGGTCAATGGGTGAAACAAAGACGGCGACAGGATCTCCATCTCTCACTCGGTCTTCTGCGCTAAGCAAGACACCTACTGGGACTCCAACAATAACTCGTTCAGCCCTAGGCTCGAAGACCCAGTCAGCAACAGCGACATCCAGTCCCAGCATCAAGGTCTCGAACTCAGAAACCCGCACCCTCCCTGGGACACGCACATCGACCTCGTCGGCAAATGGCACGCAAAGTATTCTTGCTACGAAGACCATAGCTGCAACTAAGACAACCACGGGGACAGGACGAGGCTCCCCTTCAGAGTCTACCACATCCAGTCCTTCAGCATCCTCAACGGTATCAAAGACAAGCACATCCTCTGTTACAGGGTCTGGGACACCTAGAGGATCTTCCACAGAAACAATAACTCACACGGAAACACAGTCGAGTTCATCGTGTGGCTCATTGACAGGGAGCCCAACATCTACAGCGAATCTGACAGGAAGTCCCACCGTAACAGGAGCCCCCAAGCCAACGTCGACAAGCACTGGTTCTCCCTCTAGTACAGCCTCTTCCGCTCAAACACGCACATCTACATCGTCTGTTACCCAGACCTCCTCTCTCAGCTCTTCTAAGACGACGAGCGGGACACCGTGCGGGTCTTCTTCTCCCCTCATTTCCCAGTCTCCCCGCACAACATCCACGATGAGTGAAAGTACCACAAACTCGAAGACTCCTTCGCAGTCGACAACGGTAAGTGTAACGCCCAAGGTGTCAGCAAGTGTGTCGACCAGTGTATCTCCAACTCCCGATTTTGTCACCAGAACATCGACTCGTACCCTCCTCCTCACTCTAACACAGACAATTAGCTCAGTACGGTCGACAACTATTACTCCAACAGCCAGCCAGGCAACGGTTACAGGTGTGCCTTCGACTTCTGCACTGAATACACCAAGTCCCTCTCCAACTAGGGAGACGCTATCGTCGTCTGTTAGCCCTTCTTCTCATAGCAGCCCAAGTGATTCTGGGTCTGCAAGTGGTTCCTCGAGTGTGAGCGGGTCTGGAAGCACCACGTCGACGGTCAGCCCCTCGACAACTGCTAGCCAGAGTGTATCCCCAACAGAGACAATCACATTTAGCGGGAGGACTGTTACAGGCTCTCCTTCTCCGTCTAGGACCAAGTCGGTTGTGCGAACGACCACAGGAAGCCCGAGTGAGTCTAGGACAGGCACGGGGAGTCTGAGTAGTTCACGGTCTCCCTCTGGAACGAGATCTGGATCTGTGGCTTCCTCTTCCACGGGCATGGCAACTGGGTCAGGTAGTTCCTATACAGCTTCTGTAACGGTGAGTCCGAGTCCGATGGCTAGTGGGTCTTCCGCATATTCTGTTACAGGGTCTACCAGTGGATCTAGGACTGGGAGCATCTCTGGCAGCGGTTCTGGCTCCGTGTCTCATAGTTCTACTGCCTCTGTCAGCGTATCTGGATGCGGTACAGGAAGTGGAACTCCCCGTGTATCGGCCACGACGGCGACTACTGCAACCCCCACGCTCCCTTCGACGCCAACGGGAAGTCCAAGCGTCTTCACTGCGTCAGGTCAAGCGACTCCCACCCTGGCAAGCCCAAGTGCAGCGGTAACACTAACTCCCTCAGTGACGTGGAGTGGAGCCACTGTAACAGGGTCTCCCTCTGACCTGGCCTCACCCACTCCTAGTGGTCAAGGAACGGTGACGCCGAGTGCATCGTGGGGGTCTTCATCTGGCCAAGCCACTCCTACAGTGAATACATGGTCAGGGTCTGTCTCTCCCAGCATTGGCGGCAGCTGGAGCGGGCAAACAGTCACAGGGTCTCCTTCTGGGCTGCTCTCTCCAACAGCATCTATGGTGGGAACGACGAGTCCCTCTGGCGTAGGCTCATCAACTGCATCGACTCTGGCTTCGCCAAGTCCATCTGCTTCTCTCCCATCCGCATCAGGACAAGCGAGTGCTAGCGGGATTACAGCAACGGGTGCCGTTTCTCCCAGTGGGTGGGCCACGTTGAGCGGTGCCACGATAACAGGGTCTCCCTCTGCAGCTGGGTCGATAACAGCAAGCATAGCCAGCACAGGAACAGCAAGTCCATCGTGGGCATCGGCGTCGACCCAAGCATCTCCAAGTTGGGGGACAGCGAGTCCAGTCAGTGCCAGCGGCCTGGTAACCCCATCGTCTGGTCTAACTCCATCGACAAGCAGTACTGTCACCGTTACACCTAGTCAGCTTACGGTAACCCCATCTCCTTCTTCCTCAGTATACAGTGCGACACCCCAACGTAGCGGGAGTCCATCTCCCTCACAACTTACCTGGACACCGTCCCCTTCTGCTAGTCTTGCGACTGTAAGCCAAACGATAAGCCCAACCGCAAGTATTCTAAGCCCATCTCCAAGCCAATCGGTTCCAGGCTCATTAACTGCCTCCCCTATTGCCACCACCCAACCTTTTACACTGACGATTAGCCCCACGCAGTCCTATAGCCCTTTTACTGCCACATCCTTTCTCAGCCCCACAGTAACTCCATGTGGAACCTTCACGCCGAGTAAATCTATTAGCCCCAGTCAAACGGGTAGCATATATAGTATAAGTGCCTCGACCTACGTCACTCCAACGGGAATAACACAAACACCCTCTGTATCTGTAACACGGACCATCACTCTGACCGTCACGCAAACACCTATCACTCTTACACCATCTGCATCTTTTGCCTCGCTTACATCAAGTTACAGTGGGTCTCCTTCGGCGATTGCAACAAGCCGTCCTGTTACTGCGACACTAAGTCCAACTGTCTCTATTACTCTCACTAAGTCTGTGACACTGACTCCATCGCCTCTTCCCACCTCATGGCCATATACACGTTCCATTTCATCTACTGTATCTCTAACTCTGACACGCTCGTTAACGATGACAGTATCTCAGACTCTAACACGGTCAACTTCCCTGACGAAAAGTCCTTCTCCTATTCCAACAACCTGGCCGTTCACCAGATCGATAAGCCCTACTGTAACAGTCAGTCTCACACGGTCTGTAACAGGGACACTAAGTCCTTCTCCTATTCCAACCACTCAGCCGTTCACTCGGTCTATCAGTCCAACTGTATCTGTTACGCTGACACGTTCTCTGAGTATAAGTCGCTCTCCTCCCCCCACAGTTCCTGCATCCCTTCTTGCTACTGGAACTCCCTCTGCGACAATTTCACTTACTAGATCACTCAGCCTAACACGGTCTGTAACAGGGACACTAAGTCCCTCTCCTATTCCAACAACCCAGCCGTTCACTCGTTCTATCAGCCCTACAACATCTATTACTCTCACACGCTCTGTAAGTATAACTCATTCTCTAACTGTATCTGTTACACTCACGAAATCTCCCACTATAACCCCATCTCCTGCAGTTACAATTCCTGCCTCTCTTCTCCCTACTCAGTGTGGCTCAGGAACCATTTCACGTACTACATCTGTGAGTCTCACTCGGTCAACTTCCATCACAGTAAGTCCTTCTCCAATTGCAACCACTCAGCCGTTCACTCGGTCTATTAGTCCTACAACATCTGTCACCCTCACACGTTCTCTGACTATAACCCCATCTCCTGCAGTTACAATTCCGCCATCCCTTCTTCCTACTGGAACTCCCTCAGGAACTATTACACGTACGGGGTCAGTGAGCTTGACTCGGTCGAATTCCCTCACAAGGAGTGGTTCACCAATAGCAACCACACAGCCGTTTAGCAAATCTGTTACAGGGTCTGTAAGCCCATCCCCTATTGCAACCACACTGCCGTTTACTCGGTCTATCACAGGATCTGTATCACGAACAGTAAGCCCAACGATCACGAGAAGCAGGTCGCCAATTCCAACAACTCCACCATTTAGCAGAACAGGAAGTGGAAGTCAGACGTTTACACAAAGTCCTAGTCTAAGTAGATCTACTACACTCACGGGAAGTCGAACGGTAAGTCTAACTCGTAGCCGTTCCGTTACGGTAACATCGACAAATCGCACTAAAAGTTGATTAGCTGGGTATTCTGTTAAAGGAGTCCATATGCTTCCGCTTTTAGGAACCCCACTCCAGGACTGGATGTCCTTAGCGAGAGTCAATCGACATGAACGTGATAACCACATTCATTTCGATGAGCCGACCCACGTGTATACCGTCAATGGTACCTACGAGGGATATTGCTCAATCACAAAGTTCCATCACGAGTTCTTTGGGCATTTCGATGCAGACGCCGTGATTGGCAATATGATGCGGTCAAAGAAGTGGCCGCAGAGCCAGTGGTTCGGTATGACACCGAAGCAAATCAAGGATGCCTGGGCAGCGAATGGAAAGGAGGCGAGCGAGGCGGGGACGGCCATCCACTTAGCCATTGAGATGTATTTGAACGGGTCGCCCGAGACTATACCACCATCTATTCTCGAGTCCGTAGAGTGGAAGCATTTCACCAAGTACTGGGAAAAGGATTCTCGGCGGTGGCAGCCGTGGCGTACCGAGTGGGAGATCTGGGATGATCAGCTCCTTCTGGCCGGTTCTGTCGACATGGTCTTCAAGAGTCTAACCGATAATACATATGCCATTTATGATTGGAAGCGAGCAAAGGAGATTAAGATGGAAAATCCATTTCAATCTGGCCTTGGACCATTGTCGCATTTCCCTGATTGTAATTATTGGCAGTACACTTTACAGCTCAATCTGTACCGATGGATTCTGGAGAAGCACTATGGGCTGAAGATTACGGAGTTAGCTTTGATTGTTCTGCACCCGTCGAATACCTCCTTCAAACGCTTCGTCCTGCCCATTCTCACAGATGAGATCGAGGAACTGCTCGAGTGCAGACGAGCTGCCCTGAGAAGGGGCAAGAAGGAGATTGCATATTGGGATTAGCAGTGGCATCCAGCAGGATCACATCTTCTCTTCCCGCCTGCCCATACACCACCATCATTCAAACAATGATCTAATAAGGTACGACCATCAGCTGCTACTGAATTTACTGCAAACCCACCAAAGCTCATATTTGTAAACTGAGCCTCACATGCAGCCTTATCTTCTTGACATTGAGCAAGATTGTTAGCTGCAGTTGCCTGTGCTCCTGCGGATTGGGCTGTCTGCCATAATTGACTTACGTTATCGGGGAAATTTACAGGTACATATACATATGAACTGCGATATAGGCCATCTACTTCATACTGAGTAGCAAGAAGAATATAAGAAGCAAAGTTATTTTTTGCAAGGGTTTGTCCATCGATAGTAGTAGACGTAGTACCAGGATTTAGTGTTTGTATATTATTGCCAATGTTCCACACAATACCATGAGCAGTACTATATAGTGTTGTATTTGTTGTCTTTGCATAAAGCATATAAATAGATATGCTTGCATTAGGAATTGCACTGAGATTAGGTGTTGTCCATCGTACAGTTACAGTAAATGCTGATGGGTCGAAGGTGGCAGAAACATTCGTTGGAGGAGGAATAGGTTGATCAGGTGGAGTTATAGGTGGTGGAGGCGGTGGGGGCGGAGGCGGAGGTGGTGGTAGAGAAAAACCATTTTTTACGCATCCATAAGCTCCTGATGTAGCATTTACATTATAATAGGGGGTGCCTTGATTCTCAAGAGCTTGAATAAAATAACGATCAGCATTTTGAGATGACGGTATAGTATTTGTATTCCCTGCCCTAGCATTTACACCTGTATTATCCCCTGGCACAGAAACTACCTTGTTATACCCTGTGGCGCAAAACCCAGGCGGTGGGGGTGGGGGATTCGATGTACTCTGGGTATAGGAACTAGATGCCAGAGGATTTCCACTAGGATAGGTGCACGTTCCTGTAAAGGTGTACGTACTTCCTGGCAGTAGCCCACTGTATGTATAAGACTTAGTCTGAGGTGTCACAGATTGACTCAACGGATTACCTGGTCCAGATAACTGTAATGTTATACCTGTAGCATTATCACAGCCTGTCCATGATACAGTAAATCCTGTCTGAGTAACACTACTAAACGTGACACCACTCATTGGTATATTGAGTGGATCTACCGTCTTCTGTGTAAACGTTCCTGATGTTAGGGGGTTTCCACTAGGATAGGTAGCAGTAGAAGAAAAGGTATACGCACTTCCCGCCTGCAGCCCAGTGTATGTGTAATAGTTGGTGGGGGGTGCCACCTGTTGACTCGCGGGGTTTCCTGGCCCAGCTAAGTTCAGTGTAATACCTGTCGCATTATCACAGCCTGACCATGACACAGTAAATCCCGTGGTGGTAACACTGCTGAAGGTCACGCCACTCATCGGTATCCTAGGGGCGTCTGTTGTCTTCTGCGTGTAGTTTGCCGTCGTCAGAACACCTGATGTTTCATACGTGCAGCTTGCCGAAAAGGTGTAAGTACTTCCTGGCTGTAGCCCAGTATATGTAAAAGTGTTCGTGGGGGGTGCCACCTGTTGACTCGCAGGGTTTCCTGCACCAGCTAAGTTCAGCGTGATACCTTTTGCGTTATCACATCCTGCCCATGTGACAGTGAATCCAGTAGTAGTAACTGCACTAAACCTTACACCACTCATCGGTATCCTACCATCACTTGTTGTTCCCTCAGCAGTTACGGTATCAGTCTGGCCTACGGAATTTTTCACAATTAGGGAGAATGTATACTTGGTTTCGGGAGTTAGATTATCATAGACAACTGAATGTGCCCCCTTTACACCCATAGCATCGGCAGGTGTAATCTTATAATCAAAGGTATCTCCATACTTCCCTGAATTTACATCCCAGGTAAAGGTCATACCTGTTGCCGTTATTGCAGTCGCCTTGAGTCCAGTAACTGGTGTAGGATTCGGATTTCCACATAGGGTATATGCATCCCATTGTAACGAGGATGTTGTAAATGTACACGAGGGCTTTTCAATGCACGAGGGGTCAAAGGGTGTTGTTGTTATCTGGTTCACCCTGTTATAGTCGACCTGTGAACCAATGTGAGTGTCCCAGGCTCCATATCGGTAGCCACCATCCTTAATGACATTAGGATAACCCGCACTCGTTGTTCCTGGGCAAGATACAGTCTGGGTTCCAGACCCCGTTCCTGAGGTTATAGCATAATTGTTAGACTGAGTATATGCCCGTGTTTCTGCATACTGTTGAGCATTAATAGCTACGCTCGTCACATTAGAACCAGCGTCGGCCGTCTTTATCAGAGGAGCACAGGTAGCAGTATGAGCCGAGGGAACCGCATCTATACCCTGAGACAAGGAATAGGCCTTGTCCTCGGGATAGACTACCACACCCAGGTTAGATCCAGTGCTAGGCCTTCCATCGACGATCGTACCTGTAGTCATACATATTCCACAGTTCGTTACAAAGGTCGGATCAGAAAAGGGATTTGAGGTCTTTGCTCCCTGGTAGCAAAAGTCGATCATGTACAGGAGCGATGTGTTATCGTCAATTCTAGGACCAGTGTTCGGATTTCCTAGGGCTGTGTGATACGTATCCTGTGTAGCCTTTGCCGTAGCTGCCGTTAAAATGTTTGCAACAGAGGCAATGAAGCCCGTGGGATTGTTTCCTGCCCGATCCGTATTTGTCGGTGAATTGATAGTTGTTGCAAGAGCTCCAAGGCGTTCCTCTTCAGATTGGGACATAGACCCAATAAAAGGCTCTTTTGCATGTGTAAATATACAATATAATATATATATACATACGATAAGTACTAGTCCAAGGAGTATATCCTCCATCTACTGGGGAAGTATATTCACATACGTTACACCCCAACCAGAGTGGGGTCCTTTTTGATCAGAGCCGCCATGGCCGCCGAGAGTCTGTTCGCAGGAATGGCCACAATTCGGTCAGGCCGTGTCGACAAAAATCCAACGGTGGTATCGGGGAGTTTCACTGATACAATAAAATCAAGGTCACGTTTTGTACCCTTTACCTGTGCACGGCTAATAGTTACATCCTTCGGTACAGGAGTCTCATACTCATACTCCATCTGGAACATGGATAAACGTAGAATGCGAGAGATTGCCTTTAACTGCTCAGTACTCAACATGCCATCGGGTGCCTGATCGGAGGGCACACCCAGCTCGATGTACCCCTGTTTCAGGCCGTCCAGCTGGGGGAGGAAGTATAACCCATACCTTGCCGCTCCAAGATATGCCTCCAGTTCCTCTGGAAGAGGTTCTTCTACAGGAACTCCCTGTGCGTCAACATCGCTCGACCACGCAAATTCCTCGAAGTGTTTCGGTACCTCGACCTTCTTCTTCAGCCAATCCATGCGGAGTAGTTCTGTCCACTGTGGCAGATTCTCAGGAATGATGTAAGAGGAGCCCGATTTGAACGGAGCCCGTAACGTCACGTACTGCCTTACCCTCTTTGACAGAAGCTCCTTCCTCTTCAGGGGAAATCGAACCAGCTCCTCAATAATTCGCTTCACCATATATGCATTCGCTGCCACAGATTCCCGTCCAACCGTATACTCCTTAGGAATGTGGATCAAGCACTCGGACGACTCGCCCTTCCAGACGCAGCGATTTGTACATGTCTCAGCATCCCGTAAGATACGACAGTCCATTCTCTTGAGTGTCGGCTTCCTGTCCACCTGCGGTAAACTCGAGTCCAGCCAACTCAGCACAGTCCGTCCAATCTTGATGAAAATCCTGTTCCTCTTCTCTGCAACCGAGTAATTCAGATTCGTGTTTCCATCTGCATCATATAGAATCTCATTTATCTCGCCCAGCACAGATCCCTGCACAGTAGACAGCCAATTGGCAAAGGTATACCGAAGATGTTGGTAAATCTCTTCAAAATCCCCCGAATCCATGAAGGTTTCTGTTCTCTTCGTATCCGTTGTATACGCTATCTTAGAATCAATCATCCACGGCAGATCGTCTCCCTTCTCTACTCCCGTTCCCGCAGGAAGCGAATCAGGCTTGAAGACAGGGACGAACAGTCCACCCTTCAAGTGGAAGGCGTACAAGTCAGGATATGCGGCAGACGTCTTATCCAGGCTAAAGAGATTAGCCCTCTCGTACATCGGCTTCACTGTGGGAGGAAGGGTGGCAAAGAGCGGATCAAGTGCCTTATAAAATGCTTCCACAACGTCAGCCTTGGCAATTTGCCTCTTATTCAGGAAGTGTCTCCACGATAATTCAACACTCAGATCCTCGTATATGCTTCCATCGTCGACCACAGGAAGAAAGATAAAGGCCCCGTTCTCCCTAAATAAGGTAGCAGAGACGTGATTATAGCTATCACGCAGAACAGCGTATAATGTACGTCCATCCACTCCATCAAGCTCCTTCGCCTTCGACAGAGGAATCATAGCCGACGACTTGATATCAGGAGATTCCGTATAGGCACCGAGACCCGTTGACTTGCACTTTGTGGCAAACTCCGCAACACGCTCCTTGACAATCTCTGGCCAGTCCGCAAAGGTATCCCTTGTGAATATAAACGTGGTATAATGCTCTGACTTTTTCACATTATTATGGGTGTAAAAGACGGGTTCCCAGATACGGTCCTCCTTGTAGTGTAAAAGGAAGCCCACATCGCAACGGTCGGCCATCCCTGGCGAGACACCATAGGGAGGGCACTTCACTTGCAGGGTCCCCTTTGGCCCAAGTTCGAGAATGATGAACATCACACCATTAGCGTAGGTCCTTGACCCTTGGGTCCGAATAAACATGTTGGGGTAGGTGAACAGCGAGTAGAACTGCCTCGACTCCTTTAACCGAGTACGATCGAAGAGTTTTCCATCCAGTTCGTCAAAGGTACGACTCACCGAATGAGTATCGAGTGATTCACGGCCCTTGAAGGCTAGATATCCTCTCATGCCACGGAGAATCTCTTCCTTGCTCGACGCCTTCCCTACAGATGTCTTAATTCCGAGGAGGGTGGCAAAGGTGTTAAAAAGTCTGATATTCTTGCTCAGAGGCATAGCGGGATCAATCTCAAATGCGGGGTCATAGAACTCGAAGAGGAAATTTCCGTAGTTGAGCGACATGAAGACAATAGGATTGATGATTTCATAGAGACGTTCCTTCAAGGCATCGGCACCCGTGTATCCGTAAAAGGGTGCGACTGCAGCGAAGAAGGAGTCGGCCTCGTACTTGCCCCTATTTTCCACGGCGACACGGAAGAAGCCCGAGACGCTCGGCTCCTTTGTGGTATTGTCAGTCATGATTTTCCAGAAGGTATGGTCCTGCTTCACCAGATCAGGGTTCGAGCTCTGGGAAAAATAGGCGTCAGCTGCGGCAGGGAGAACACCTATCTGAGGGCCTTGGCCACGAGTGAATTCGAGAGGGAGCTTCTCGGGTCCTGTAATATAGGTTGTTTTGATCTTCTTGTTCGATATCTTCGAATCGGATACCGAGTAGTCGTAGGTCATAGGGGAGCCCGATTCGGCTATGACGGGAACTGGGCCTGCATCTGCCTCTTCAGCGACAAGTCCCTTGTATGCAGGATAGCTTGTGTAGACGACCTTGTCCTTCAGGAAACAACAGGGAAGGTGGAATCCCTTCGGGTGCGTGGGACTGCCCTTGCCGAGGAAGCCGACGAAGGTATGTGCCTTGGGGGTGGTTCTTTGTATCACGCTTTCATCGGGAGAAATTTTTTCCTTACGGCGAACAAGTCCACGTTTGCAGAAGGGGCAGGTGTTCGGTGGCTTGGACCCCTCGTCCTTGTGTTGGCCTGTGCGAATATCTCTTGCACGTGTTCCTACGAAATCGTACTTAAGAATGACCAGCTCGTCGGCTATACACCAGAGCTCTGAGCAGGTATAAATATTCGCCTTGCCCTGGTCGAGATTTGTTCCGTAGCGGAGAACGGAGACCTTTTCGGTTTCGATGCCCTTCTTCTTGGCCACGACGGCTGGCACCTGTGCACCATCCTTGAGGGGGTACTCAATCCACTGGAGACGACCCTCAGCCACATCGGGCTTGTAGAGCTCCTTCATTCTCTTGAACTCTCCTTCATTCAGCACGACGGGCTGCTTGAGGGCATTGGCCTGGCACTGCTGGGGATAGGACTTGGTGCTCTTGTGCTCCTTGGGGTACTTGAAGAGGGAGAGATCGTACTTGCGGAGGCGGCGACTGAAGTACGTCTTTGCGGACACCTCGGCCTCACCACCTTCGTCATCAGAGTCGTCTTTCTCTTGTACAGCTTGCCTGGGAGCTGCTGCTGCGGCAACAGAACCCGCCCCTCCAACACTTTGTGGTGCCACTTCTTCCGCATCCTGTTGGACAAGGCTGCCAATAGGTTCAGATTCCTCCTCGAACTCTGGCAGCTCTCCAAGTGCATCAAGTTCAAAGCCGGCATCTATATCGTCTCCCGCGGGGGCTGCCTCTTCTCTATCCCCAAGCGGGACCTCTGCTGCATTTGCACTTGCAGAGGCCTCTGCTTCCCTCTTTTCCACGGCTTCCTCCTCTTCCAGAACCTCAGCTGCCTCCTCCAGGTCGCTCAGGTCCGAAGGAACAACCGAGACAAAGAGAGATAGAAGCGTCTTAATCCGCTGCAGAGTTTCTAGAGAATCCACACGATAGATGTGAAAGGTGTAAAAGGGGTGCTTGCCGAAGATGGCAATATCAATGCCAGGATTGTCCTGTTGAGTAACTTCACGGACCTCGGGATTGACCACCGTAAATTTGGTCATATCCGCCAGGAAAGCCCCCACACGTTCCTTGGCGACTTCCTCACCCACTCCAAATTCATCCTTGAAATACTTCTCCATGTCACTTACCGAAGTTCTTCCCGCAACCTTTTGCAGATCAATAATGCGTTGCAGGTACTGCGACTCCCTGCTCGGTGTTCTGAAATCATTCACACACTTGTATCGCAGAAACATAATAGGTCTCTGTTCCTTGATGGGCGACGATGTCTCCTGGAAGAAGGCACGAAAGTAGGGGAGAACCTTGCTCAGGCGTTTATACGAGAGGGGAGCCGCATCAAGAGAAACCCAGAGAGATAACACAAGGTAGGCATCCTCGAGGCTCGCAGCAGCAGGAGTGTAGGAGTGCTCAAACACTTCCTTCGTTGTCACGAATGGCTGAAGGCGGGGGAAGGAGGAAAAGAAGCGTCCCATCACATCGGCAAGGTGGGCGAGGTCAACGTCTCCTGAAAGACTCTTCTGCTCGACGGATGGTTGTAAGATGAACTTTGCACTCCCATCCTCGAAGACAAAGAAGGTCCCATAGACGGGAGGAACCGAGCCTGTCCCCCGTTTCACAAGCACCTTCATCATCAATAAGTCTTCCTGCGGTGTGATAGACCGCATCCCAGCCCATACGGTAAGAACCGTGGGATCATCCATCTTGGGTATCTCGCCTTCCACATATAACTTGCTAATGGGTGTGTTCGCCTTGGGGTAAAAACGGATATAGGGTATCATTTCACCCACGGGCATATCGTAAAAGAGGCCCTCGAGTTGGAAGGCCGTGCGAGGTCCCCTCCAGCCTATACGCAGATTCCTGATATTACTCACGTTCACATCGTCCTCTCTCACTGCCTCTCCAATAATACGCAGGGGCTTCGATTCCAGCAGATCATTGAGTGCACCTATCACCTTCAGACGTTCCTGGAACCGTTCCACCCTCGTAGGCGTGAACTGTTGAACGGCATCGGGGATACTGCCTCCCTCATAGTCCTTACTGTACTCGGGAAAGTAAGGCTTGAACTTTCCCTCCCAGTCAACACGAGAAATGGGACGCTCACCAGGGTAGGCAGACAGGAGTCCCGTGTATAAGAATAAGAAGATGACATACTCCTCCTTCTCTTGCCGAAATAGTACCTTCTCTAAGAGCATATCGTTCCTCGATGCACTACTCCCCACTTTTACATTGCCCGTGAGATCAACAAATGCAGGGTCTGGTTCGGATACCATACGCTGATAGGGGTTAATCATGAGAAGAGCTGTTCCGTTAAAGATATACTGTAGGTGAATAAATCTATCTTTTACTGCAGTTGGCTCAAGGATGCATTGATTTATAGGGTGAAACTCGTCTCTCTCTCCCTTCTCGATGTAAATCCTAGTGCAGAGATCTCCAACCGTATGAAAGGGGTAGATATCATCAAGGATGAACTCTTCTACTGTCCCCTCACGACCCTGAACTTTTACACGGACCACTTGATCCTTGCGAAAGCTTGTAAGTATGGGTGGTCGGATGATACTGTCTATAAAATCTCCGTAGGAATTGTCTCCCATCTATGAAAGAAACATACTAAGGTCCTTGGACCTGCACTTGGTCCGTTGCACTTGGTCCGTTGCACTTGGTCCGTTGCACTTGGTCCGTTGCACTTGGTCCGTTGCACTTATCCAATCGACAGATCAGTGCCGTCCTTCTTCGGGTCATAAGCTGGAGAATCAGTAATATTCATTCCACAGTAAGACACAGGGTGAGATTTAAAATCCTCATACTTGTAAATTCCTCTGTCTTCTGCCTGCTTGAGAAGCCATCCGAAATTGTTCCAGAAATCAGGCCCATGGCCTATACTCGGTGTTATAGCGTGAGCCATTTCATGAAGTGTTACAAACACCATGATGTTTTCATTTACAAGGCTCTCATCGTGGCCAGACCGTTGTCGGAGGCAGAGGTGCACCTTCTCTCCCTTGTTCACACTGTAACTCGTGTGTTCGGCGTCAGGAGTTGCTTCTAAAAACCGGGATGGTTCAGGCACGAAGTTACGATTCCACTGTTTGACCTGCGGCTTATCAGGGAATTTCTGTAAAATGTAGTCGTACAGGTTCTGTATCTTTCGCCTCACGGTTGCAATCAGATCCGCTGCCTTTTGCTTATCAGGCATGTCTCGGACCATGTAGGTGGAATTATCGACAGAACTCTTAACCTGGACAAGGGGGTATTGATTGGAAGATGATACCATCGTCTGAAATGAATTCATCGTTTTTTGGAAGATTGACTGTAAATCACTCATGTTCTAATCACAAGGGATGATTAGAATATGCGGATTTCTTAAGTGTATGTAGACATTTATGCGATCTCCATATCCCTGCGGTTGGTGTCGGGCTCGATGGTGGAGTTGAAGAAGACGCTGACAGGCACCTGGGGGTTCGGCGGCTCGCTACGCAGCTGCTGGTTGGCGTTTCTCAGGCTCTGGCCCACCGTGTTCACGCCCACCAGGGCGCCGGCGGACAGGAAGTTCTTGCCCTTCAGGCTGCCGGTGCCCATGGGGTTCTGCTGTGCCCAGGTGGAGTTGCCATCCTTGGGCAGGAGCTCACCAGGGGTCAGCTGGTCACGGGGGTAGCAACCGTTGGCGTTGGGCGTAGAGCCAAAGTCTGCCGGGCCGGTGATGTCTTCCAGGTTGGCAAAGCCCTCCTGCTTTACCTGGTTCGCTAAGCCCTCCTTCTTCGGGTTCATGAATCCAGCAGTTGCGGGGGGGTGCATAGCGTTAGGATTTGCTGCATTCGCAGCTACCTGCGGAGCTCCAGGCATTGCACCTGCAGCAGCATTTGGCATGCCAGCCATGCTTCCCGTTGCGTTAGCTGCCATCGTAGGCATATTTGCCGACGTAAAACCATCCTTCGTGTTCACCATTCCGCACATAGTCGGGTCAACCATATACAGACCCACGGCCAGTAACGTGATAATGGCAACTGTTAATACAATGGTACGAACTTCACCACCTGCCATTTGTGCTTCTGAAATAGTGGTAGGCAATATTTTACAGGACAAACCTGCATTAGCGCAGGGACTTGGCCCGCAAAGCGGGCAAAGGGTGTCGGTGTCTCGGACACTGAAACCGACAAACCTTATGTTTGCAAAGGCCTTTCCCCTTCCTCTAAACCCTACTCTTCATCCTCATCCTCCCAATCGGTATCCTCTCCAAACTCTCCTGCATACGCCTGCATCATCCGCTCAGCTCTTAGAAGGGCCATAGCTGCCCGCCGCCGTGCCAGTAAAACGGAATTCTTCTTCTCTTCCCTTGTCGGACTGCTAGTCGGAACGGTCGGACTCACCACGTCCTCTTGCAGCTCAATCAGCGGGACCGTCGCCTGAATCTTCTCCGCCAAAACAAACTCGCAGACAAAAGATTCCTTCGAGATGTGGAGTTTAGAAAGAGTCCAGCGACACATTCCCTCAAAGTCGGAAGATATATCACTTGTCGGAATGGTATAGCGAAGTCTGGAAAGAAGCCAATCCTTCGTCAGTGGCTTGGAAAACCAGCCGGTAGTTTCTGCCAAGAGTACCAGTATCATTTGATCACGAGTCTTTGTCAGATGTTCTTCAAGGGGCACACTCCACTTCCCCCCTTCAACAGATGATTCAACCCGGAAGATGTGTTCCTCATCCCTGCATTCACACACATAGACCTGGCTCTCCTTCGCGTAGATTGGTTTGCCGATCTTCATTATCATGAAGACGTAAAATGTATTATTCACTTTGAACGTGGCAACATCAGCGTTTAAATTAAAGCACTTAACTCAAAGGGTCCAGTAGTTATGAAATCAAATAACATACTCGAAAAAACAATAGATTCAATCATTTCATTTCTGCAAAATGACTTATTCAGGGAAAAGATTAAGCTCATGATCCTTGAACCCATGTTACAGTATTGCATGGAACGATTCTTTCCCTATATCTTATTCATCTGTGCTATAGTGATTTGCATGATTCTTTTATTGATTAGTATATTGGTTGTACTTTTACTGCGAAAATCTGCAGATGGAATACACTCGTAGGCTAGTAGATGGATTTACAGGCGATTGCAACTGTGATCGGAGATAAGGTGAGAAATTGGGTATACTTTGATAATCTGGCAGCACAGTTCTCTCGGCAGCTTCAGCAGTCCCGTGTAGCAAAGACACGTTGGGAAACAGAAATCATTGCAGACCTCAGGCAAAATAAGCTAGATAACTCAGTGATTCAAATCTCTGGAGCGAGGCTCAATGTGCACACAGAGAAACATACACAACCCCTTACACTCACTCGCCTTGAAGACCTTCTCCATGAGTATTATTCGAAGAAGCCTCTTGGGAGCAACGACGAGACCCATGAGATAATTAAACATATTCGGGCTAGTCGTCAGTATACATCGAAATGTATCCTCAAAAAAAATTGATCGGCTCCGGCGGTGCCACTAGATGTCCAAACTCATCACGTGGTATGTCTCGCAACTTTCAGCTCTGGCTTTCCCAGCAGTTTTCCGTGTCGTACAGTGACACTCTAGAGAGGAGGGCCTATCTCCCTGTGTTTGCTGATGCATTGACAGGTCTGTTAAAGGGACGGGGGTACATCATGGATTACAGGTGGGGTTCTCTCGCTGTTGCACGCTGGATCTACAAGATCCACTGTGATAACGCTCTGCGATCTCCTGTCATCCTTCATCGTAACATGGGGGAAGACAAGGATGAGTATCATGATACTATTACAGATGAGCTTCTACGTGAGTTTCTAGAGGGATGGAAACACATTCCCGACTTTAACTCGGACACCCGTCTTGGTCGCACCCTATATAACGAACTACAGAGGTTCCTGTGGACGTACATTGACATAGATGAGAGCCCAAGGGGTGATGCAGTTGCTCACTGGATGGAGGGATCTGATACTGAGTCAGATAACGGGTCTGGTGGAAAGGTCGATGTCTATATTCAGGACGTGGATGCGGGCTGGCACAAGTCCTTACGCTAATGCGTAAGGAGTTCTTGCCCGATGCCAAGGCATCGGGCTACAAGTCGTTGCGTTGAAAACGCAACGATATCGGCTTTGATGTCAAGGACATAAAAGCCCAAATCGCTACGCTAATGTGCCTAGTTCCAAGAATGGGAGTTATTCGGAAGAATTGCCATCGTTGATGCCTGCTGTTTAAATTCGGCAACCTTTTTGTCATAGGCCAGTGCTTCCGGGGAAGTGGGAGTGTTACGTGCAATATCACCAGAATTTGCAAGATTATTCGTCGGCTTCTTTCCGTAGCATGTCACTCCATACCGCAGCTCAGGATTATCAAAGTAGCCTCCATTTACCCCTGTTACTCCACACTGAGTCCTCTCCTCTTCGGGACCAGACTGTGCCTTGTCATAGGTTTCCTGAGACGTAGGATATACAGCCATCTGCCCCTTCACCCACCCGTAATTGCACCAATCTGCACCCTTCGACCAGGCCTCCTTGACCTGATCGTACGTTGCAAGCTCAGCACCTAAGGCCTTGCACAGAGGTTCAGCGTCGTAGTACGTATACTTGTTGGAGGACACGTTAAAGACCTGCTGGCCTCCGCCAGGCAGAACCTTTTCTATGACAGAACCCACGGAATGTTCTTGCTCGTGCGACTTAGGGGCAGCCTCTTGTGCGGGCGGCGGCGGAGGCGGACTGGCCACCATGTTCATACTTTTCGTCAGATCATCCCACCCCTTTTTCAGGTCATCCTTGAAATAATAGATAAGTCCTGCCATAATCAGAACAAACAGTGCCCAAAAGATATACATCATAGTTCCTGTACTCATAGACCCGACCGACGCATATGTTCCTGGCGTCGATGTATCTCTCACAGGAAGTATGCTGTTTAAAATACGTGAATTACGTGTATTCGTATTCATCTACTATCTAGTGCCTGGAAAGTATCTACTCCTTGGAAACTTAGACGCCAGACTCGGGCTTTGTACGGTTACCCCCACGAGAATTGATGTACTCACGCTGTTCAGGCGTCGTGCATACACATCCACCACTGCACGAGAAGGATGAACCACAGCAAGAGGGCTTGCACTGGTTATTCTTGAACATGAACATGTTATCAGGGCCAACTTCTCCTGCGGGGGCGGTGAGGGGTTCATTCGGAGAAGTGTATCTCCAGGAACTCGAGTTACCCGTAGACAGCTTCAGTCCATCGAACTGGCCCATGGGGTTGTACGCATCCTTGGCACCTGCCGCACCTGCCGCATAGTTAGAGAACTTCTCCGTGACTACCTGGCTTGTCATATATGCAGCAAAGCCTTCTGCAGTAGGTCTAAATGCCGGGGAATCAATGGTAATCATAAGTATATTAGCAATGATTAAGGCGATAAGAGCGGTAATAAGGAACACGTTTCTCTTGCTCATTTCTATTGTAAGAGGAGAGAAAGAAGGAATTCCTCCAGTTCATGAAAGTGTTCCTTGTCTATTTCATTAAAATCTCTTACCACCGTTCCATCAACAACGAGGGTACCGGATTTTGTTCCACAATGCATTTGGCGTACTTGGCTTCCTAACGCAGAAACAGGGCGTTGTACCCACCCTGATTCCCCTAGAGTCCATGCTGAACTGTTCGGCCCAGTTGCGTTTCCTAATTCAGAAGACATGTAAATACTTGTGACTTCTGTAAATGATGCACCGTCCCAGATCTTGTCTCCAATGCGTATGGCAGACAGAGGGATGGAGCGAATGGGAGTTATATAGGGGATACCTTCGCGTAGAACTTCACTCTCTGGGCCAATAAGCCCAAGTCCTTTGATACCTGTAAAAGGGGTTTGGAGGAGGGAACACACCTTTTGCTGAATCACTTCATCATTCCCATCAGCATGCGTCCAGTCACGTAGCAGGATTTCTTGGCCTTGGCCTCTGCCTTCGGCAGAAGCGACCGTCCACGTCCCTGAAGATGTTACAAGCGAGTAGACTACGTCAGGAGTTTCACAGGGAAACGCATCAGGATGGTCCTTCGCAAAGATCCATGAAGAGGGACCACGAACAATATGCATGGCAGAGATATGCACGGAATTGATGGATACGCTGGCCGAACCCTTTCCACAGAGGATTCCCTCTACCGTCCCCTCCCACAGAGTATCGCCTAGCCGAATATCTTCCACCGCCTTCCACCCATCCTTACACTTCACCCTAGTCCCTTTTTCCACACAATTATTGAGTGAGTTTTGCATACCTCCTACGCTATCTGCACCTTGCATTTCACCGATAAAGATAATCGTAGGAATCAACAGAATTGCAATAAATGGTGCAATAGGGATGAAGATAAGAAAGAGTAATGCTATAATGATGCACAGTAAAATGATACACACCTTTAAAATTAACTTAAAGGTATTATTAATCGCCTTGAACACAGATATTCCTGCAAACACTGATGCAAGAGTTATACCGAAGATACGTTGAAAGGAACTATTTAGTTTGTACATAACCCTCATGATTTGTGCAAGAATGTACCCAAACCGTTTCCAGGCAAAATTCATCAATGAGTTAAAGGGGCTCGCCACGTCGCTAGCCGCCGAGTTTCTCAGATTATTTGCCGATTGCTGGGTTGACTTGGCGGCAGAAAGATGGGTCGTAAAGATTCCCATAATGGGTACCATCACCATTCCAATCGAAGCATCGACAAGTTCTTGAATACAGAATTGGAAGTTTTCGTGAGAGAATTTGGAACGGTCCACATTTGGATCTGTTGGAATATAGGATGCAAACATCATGGCCATAGGCTGACATCTTACATTATTCCAGTCTTCTCTGAGTCCCTCAACTTGAGTAGCTGCGATACAATAAATAAATACAGATAGGTATATGAATGTTACAAATAGTAGAGGAAGATAGCTCCCCATTCTTCTGATACTTTAGAACATAGTAAGCTTACGAGGTCGCAGACATCTTCTCAGCATAATCCGCTTGTATATCAAACTCGTGAATTTCGAACATATCACGTAACTTATTTGCCCTGGTTTCGATCATTGCCGAAGGATACACTGCAAACGTTATACATTTTCCATCCTCGAGAATAGGAACATCTCCTCTTAACCACGACTTGCCCTTCCACACTGCCGTTGCATAGCCAAATCGTTCTCCGTTATAGTCTGCAAAGGTCGAGCACTCGCGTTCCATAATGGCCATGATAACCCCATGACGTGTTCGTGTTCCCAGACGTATGGCATGAGCCGGACAGTATGTCCCATCTTCAAGTAAGATCTCTGTCGTAGGAACAACCCCTGTAACGTAGTTCTTGTGAATGTGCAGAGTTGTCGAACCATTTAGCTTCGTTAACACCTTCGCCATCGTAGATCGATCGGCATCCTCGGTCTCATGATAATCACTGAAGACAAGATTTCCTATGGGTAGCGTATGGCTTGATGTGACGAGGCAGGTGAGGGGTCTCTCTATACCACCTGCCCATACACCCTCGGGCACCGCCTTAGCCGAATCCTTCGATAAGATCCAGGATCCATTCTCCTTTATATAGTGACTAGCACTTACGGAGCAGCCATCGATCTTGAACATTTTCTGTCCATCGCCGAGAATACTCACGGTTCCTGTAACACGGGTATTCTTGTCGAGTATATCTCCAATCATCACATTCTTCATCGGAGTAAGTCCCTTTCCTTGAAGAAGAATAGGGGTTTCAGGAGGAAAGCATGCCATCCATGTGATAAATTTCCAGGGAGGTGTCTGTACAAAATTACTACCTGCCTTAATTCCTGACATTCCCATAAAGAGAATCGAATACATCATTGCAAACACTCTCTTCATTAAGAATCTCATTCTCGCAGCGGTAGCCTGGATTCTGTACATGAGCATTTGAACTCTGCTCGAAAATTCTGAGAAGACCTGGCTGATACTTCCCACCAGTGTTGCAAATACCATGCGAATGGAGTTGATGCTAGAAAGAAGGGTCATAAGGGTGCTTGTGAAGCCCGATAAGATTCCGTAAAAGGGGTTTACAGAGACGGCTGCCCGTGCATTAAACCCTTCGCCAAGACAGAATTGTAAATTCTCTGACGTGTCGTGTCCGAAAAGGGAGGCGAATAGCATAATTTCCGTTTGACAGCGGTACTCGCCCCAGTTATTTTTCACTGTGTAATAATCATCCATCCTTCCTGCACTGAAGAGAACACATAGCCATACAATAGTTGTAATTACCAATGCAACTAGTGAAGATTCAGGTGTGTTTTTACATGTCGGCGCAGCTTTGACTGCATCCATTCTAGAATTATCTACTTAAGACACCATTCTTAGAATACTCCGCCCTTACCCAATTGCGATCTCTAGCGAAGACGCTAGAAATCTGGGGGTGCTGGTGCTCGGACAGTTTTGCCACTGCGTTGAGCTTGTGATATGTTGTTAGAGGGCCGTATGCGGAAACTGCCTTTTGCAGGGCATTTCTTCTCGTTTGCTCGGTGGCCTTATAGGAATACCCGTATTTTTTCAAGTCGCCCTTGTGTAAGGGACGAATCAGACTCTTGCGTCTAACACAACTTGCCGGAATATGGGCAACCTTGTGAACGCCTCCCTCTGTGTATTTACGTGAGTGAGCAATTCTGCGTATTTCGCCATCCTTACAGTGCACATTCTCCTTTGCAGCTACGGGTACACAGGTTGAACGCACGGATTTCCCGTTCTTACGTGTATAGGCTCGGCGAGGATTTGTTCCTGGAGGGCAGCTAGTGCGGGATCGAGTCTGCCTCTGCGACATCTAGATTAACAGGAGAAAATGGGTGTTCGCTAAATTTGTCAAATAGCCCCCCAACTCTAGCATTCATCTGCGGATCCCAGGGAAACATCAGCGGACAGAGGTCTGTAAGAAGGGTCTGTACCTGGGTAGTTAGTTCACGATCTTCTTCTCCATTTACCATCACTGTAACATTCTTTATCGTAGATTCACATGTTGCATCTTCACCTAGGCATTCACTCAAAAAATACTTTAATGCGTCATGTATAAATTGAATTTGCTTCTTCAGTGAAATAACTGCAGAGGGATCGTATTTTTCCCTTGTAGTATTTTGTATGAAGTCTGTGTGAAATGTGTGAAAGATGGTGTGTAGTTGGCGGAACCTCTCATCGAAGTCAGGTGACGTTGCCATCTCTCTTCTGAAGTATAGCAAGTAGCAAAATAAGGAGGAACGCAAAGATGAGAATAGTGTTTTTCCGTATCCCCGAAAGGGTTGATGTGAATACAGCTACAATGCAAAAGAGTATTAGAACGAACAGGACATAGGATAAAAAGACTAACCGGTCCATGGGCGGTGTCGGATTCTCGAACGACTCCGCTGTAGTAATGTAGGGATTCTCCTTGGTATCATATTGCATATCGGAGGAGGATTGGGCAGCTATATGGGTAACCTGGCGGGCCAGTATACACTTCTTGATCCCTGTAACAGGATCGTCTGAACCGACTGCAGCACAATCTGGATCTTGAACAGGCACTGGCACAGGAGCAGGCATTTAGTATATGTGCGTAGATTATTTCAGATTCAATTGCTGAATACACTAGAATGTCCAATACTACTCCGCCTGGAAGAAGGGCCCCGCCTCCCAACTTTCCCCCAGAGGAGCCTGTAATTCCTATCGATCCCGATCTGGCCAAGGCGAGGGCGACATATGTGAGAGATATGATGGAGAAGATAAAGGGCCTGCGTGGCCAGGGGTCGAGCCTCGACACGATAAAGGAAGCAACCGGAACCTTCTCTACGCAGTACCCTGGTCTCTTCAAGATGATTCTCGAGGATTCCTATAACGACGCATCCCTGCGTACTATGCTTGCACTCCTAGATCGCATGGGTACCGGGCAGATGTCACAGCATCAAGCCTCGGTCGTCGTTGGACAGAGGCTTCATGATATTTATATTAAGCCGAAGATGAGCAATGCATAAGACCCTAGATAATCGAATAAGGCACGGAGAATGCAGTACACCAGTCTACGCTTTTCTCGATCGCATCCTTGACGTATAGACCAATATCCTCCTTAGTCATGAACATCGCCCGTTCAATACTATCCACCTGTAACTGTTCCTGCCATGCAATCTGTTCCTTGATTGCCTGTACATAGGGAGAATCTGCCGCCAGGTCACAGAGCCTTGTTATAGGACGCTGCACATGTCTTACTTGAGCCTTTTCTAAATGCTCAATCCATTCACGTGCATCCTTCTTGAATCCCTTTCCAATGAAGTACCTCTCGGAATTACAGGGTCTGCTCGTCGCCGGCTTGTACAGAAGGAAGGAGTCAAAGCATGCCGCTGTACCCACGATCAAGTCGACCATGACCGGACTGTAGATGTCAAAGAGTTTCACGATGAGTATACCACCCTGACGTAGACAACGGAGTCCAATGGTAATCGATGCAACCACCAGCAAGAATGAACTCTCTTCCTGTTTGGCATAGTCAGTGCTAAAGTCGAATCCCCCATCTGCAGTAAAAATGGCCGACTCGCTGGCCCGCCCACAGAAGAAATCCTGGTTATCCTTTGACAGAATATTCCCCGTCATGTCATTCCCGTAAAGAAGCTGAATCTCTGGGTGTTTTTTCAGGAAACGCGATGACCGCTTCCACCCAGGAATCTGCGACTTTGTTGATTTCAGGGTCATGGCATAGGAGTTCTTATAGGAAATTCGCCTTGCCTTCGCCTGCTCGACGATACACTGGAGGAATCCCCCAGGACCCTCGCAGACATGTGACGAGATAAAGGGAGATGAGCCGACCTTCTCCCAGAGTCCAGCCACATGAACCATTTCCACCATTTTAAAGTACGATCGGCTCAGGGGACTCGCTAGAGCAATACTCGGAAACAGTTTCTTGTCAGACGTGGAAAAAATAGCCTCGTAGGGATTTGTTATCTTCTTTCGCAGCTCCCATTCGTTGGCCTGTTCAAAGGAGGAAATCTCGTCCTTTTTTTTAAGGATTGCCTCGTGTTCATCCTCTACCCATCCCGCCTGGACCAGCACATTGTGTGGAGGTTCTCCCCTATATGGTATATCTTGGAACAGCTCCCATGCCTGCAGCAGAGGCCCATTCATTACGTGTACACCGCCCACCCTGTTTAGACTTCCCCATCGTCCTCCACCTCCGCAAAGTCAATGTCATCCTCATCCAGAAGTTTGCCCTTCGACGGCAGAGTCATGTTCATCTTCAGCCTGGAGGGAGAACACAGATCATCCTCATCTTCTGCTCCCTTGTCAGCCATCGCCATCCGTGCATCCTCGTCCTTCTCAATTATAGGCGGGTCAGGCATATTCTTTTGCAGACTCATGAAGGCCCCCTCATCCAGTAAGATGTCGCTGAAGGTGGTTCCTCCACGCATCGGCTGACCCGTCATAATGTTCGCCGAGACTCCCGTGATGGGGTCAATCTCACCAAACACTGCCGCCTTCAGCAGGATACGCTCAGTCTCCTCAAAGCTCGCCTTGGCCAGAGGACCGATGTCCAGCTTATTGATACCGTACCTGTCAACGGACATCAGCCTGCCTGCACGAGTCATCACGTCCACCAGCAGACCCAGATGCCTGTAGTTGATCTGGCCGTCCTCGAACAGGGTCTGGATCTCATTGTACAGAATCTGTCTCGTGGCCTCAATGCCCAGGTGGCCCAGAACATCGTGCACGTGAGTGCTGTACAGGCGAGACCCGTCCACCGCAGGGTGGTTCATCGCCTCGAGGAAGTTGCTCCCATCCGTATCCAGGATATACTCCTCCTTCGCCACGTACTTCTTCTCCTTCTCGTCGAAGATGAACCGCTCATCGCCCTTACGGAACGTTACGGCCTTGATACCAGGGAAGCCACGAATGATGACAGAATTCAGCAGCTTGTTCTGGAACTTCTTGTAGGCCGACAGGGCGTCCAGCGACGAGGGGTCGCTCTTGCCATCATCCATGCTCTTCAGCGTCAGGCGAATCCTCATCACCAGCTTCTGGCTGTTAAAGTCAGAGTAGACCATGCGAATGTTGGTGTCAAAGAGGCGACGGAGGACGAAGAGGATGTCCTCCATCGTCACATTCTTGTCGAACATCTTCTCCCTGTTCAGCTCAAGACGCAGGATCCACTTGCTCCACACCGACTCGTCCTCGCCTGCAGGGACAATCGTGTCACTCGTGCTCGAGGCAATCTCGAACAGCTTGTAAAACGCCAGGAGGTCCTGGTCCTCCTTGAGCACCGTATTCGAGTCACTGGGATCGTAATAGATTGCCGTCTTCACAGCCATATCACGCAGCAGCGTCAACTCCAGATCCTGTGCCACCTCCCTCGCCTTCTCCTTACTGTTTCTGTACTCGGGCTTCAGGTGAATGGTCAGCGAGACTGCCTTCGGGTTCTGCGTCACCTTGAGCAGCTCCTTGAGACGGGGCACACCTCGAGTCACGTTAGACTTGCTTGCCACACCAGCAAGGTGAAAGGTGTTCAGAGTCATCTGCGTGGAAGGCTCGCCAATACTCTGTGCTGCAATGATGCCCACATGCTCACCAGGCTGCACCCAGGCCTGCCAGTTCTTTGTTACAAGGACCTCGCATAGGGTGTCAAAGGCCGACTCGGTGAAGCGGTCCTGGAGGATCAGCTTCGTGGGAGACAGGTAGAAGCGAAGGAGAGCCGCCCAAATCGCGTGGTAGCCCTGAGTCTTCTTCAGCACAGACTCAATGCCCTTGAGAATGTTTGCAGGCGTCAGATTGGTCTTCTGTTCGGGTCGCAGGCCGAACTTGATTTTGATGTTCAGAATGAGTCGCTCCAGATTCACGGGAGAATAGATGCTGCCCTGGCGGCCACTGCGGAAGATCTCCTCCACAATCATCTTCCTGTCAGCGAAGATCTGCTTGGTGTAGTCAGCGAGGAGGACTGCATCATCGCCGCGAGGCACACCCATCACCTCTGACAGATCCACGCCTTTCAGACCGAACTCCTTCTCGATCTCGTCGTCCGTCATCGTCGAAATTGGCAGGGGCTGAGACTCAATCTTCGTCGAATTGATTCCGTCCTCACCGTACTGGAACTGAGTGATGTTCATGTTCGCATCACGCACCGTCCCGTCCTGCTGAACGACCAGATCCTCCATCGCCTTCACAATCTGACGCTGGATATAGCCCGTGTCTGCCGTCTTCACTGCCGTATCAATCAGACCCTCACGACCAGACATGGCGTGGAAGAAGAACTCCGTCGGTGTGAGTCCACTGATGAAGGAATTCTCAATGAAGCCACGGGCCTCGGCACCATCATCGTACTTCTTGAAGTGAGGGAGTGTCCTGTCCTCAAAGCCATAGGGAATACGCTTACCCTCAATGTTCTGCTGGCCGACGCAGGCAATCATCTGGGCAATATTAATCGGGCCACCCTTGGAGCCCGCACGAACCATCGCAATCATGCGGTTCTCCGTCGACAAGGTGTTCTGGCCAATCTCACCTGCACTCTCCATCGCCTTGTTCAGGAGACCAAAGGCCCTGTCCTCGAACTCGCTCTGGTTCGTCTTACCTGTATTGTTGTCAAAGAGATCCTGGTGCACCTCGAGCAGAACCGTCTCGATCTGCTTCTTCTTCTCCTGGATCTTGGCATTCATCTCCTTCTTCGTCGCCGCATCAGCAATCAGATCGCTAATGCCCACAGAGAATCCGTCATAGATCAGGAACTGGGCCACCGTGTTTTGCAGAGAATCGATGAACTGCACGGTATCCTTGCTTCCGTAGTCATTGTACGTCATGTGGATGATGCCCTTGGATGCCTTGCTAAAGATGCCCTTGTCGAACTGACCCTCTAGCACATCACCCTCGCGAATCACCACCTTCTTCTTGCCACCGTTCATCATGTCAAGGTTAATCGGAGGAAGCAGCTGGCTAATGACCTGCTGGCCCGTCCAGTGGAGGGCGTCTCTCTTGGGTGCAGGCAGTATACCCGTAAACCGCTTGTTCCACATCATCATGTTCATGAACTCACGGTTGTTGAACTGCACGGAGTCACGCGTAAGGCGATAAGAACCTACCAGCGTGTCCTGCACAATACCAATCACAGGCAGACCGTCCCTAGGACGGAGAATCTGGTGGGGAACAGCGGCAATCTCCTCCAGCTCCGTGGCAGCCTCAATGCTCTGTGGGGCGTGGGCATTCATCTCATCACCGTCAAAATCAGCATTATAGGGTGCTGTAACAGACACATTCAGGCGGAAGGTCTTGCCCGTGAGAACCTTGACCCTGTGGGCCATCATTGACATGCGGTGAAGCGTCGGTTGGCGGTTAAAGAGGATGGGGTCGTTGTCCATGAGGTGGCGGTTCACAATATCACCTAGGTTGAGTACGATCTCCTTCGTATTCACGTGACGGAGACTGATGATGCGACCATCGGTGCGGCGAATCGTCTTCGCACCCGGGTATTTGAGCGGACCGTTTTGAATCAGGCGGTACAGCTTGTTTCGGTTATAGAGGGTAACACGCTCGGGGCGTGTCAGGTTCATCGCAATCTTCTCGGGAACACCCAGCTCGGCGATGGAGATGTTGGGGTCGGGAGTAATCACTGAACGTGCAGAGAATTCTACACGCTTACCCTGAATGTTGTAGCGGATGCGTCCCTCCTTCGAGCCCAGACGCTGCTGAATCGACTTCAGGGGTCGGCCATTACGCTGAGCTGAGGGTGCAACGCCTGGAATCTGGTTGTCGACCAGGGTGGCAATGTGATACTGGAGGACGTTGGTCCACTCATCGATCACTGACTTCGCCGCATTTGCATCGATCTTTGGCTGCAGGTAGGTGTTGTTCGTCTTCACAATCTCTGCCAGCTTGTGGGTGAGATCATCCTCAGAACGCTGGTTGTTGTCCTGGATCACGGAGGGACGCACCTGCGGGGGAGGAATAGGGAGGACCGTGCAAATCATCCAGTCAGGACGACACCAGTAGCGGTTCAGGCCGATGAAGTCCACGTCCTCGTCAAGGATCTTGCGGAAGAGGCGGAGAACGTACTCCACCTCGAGAATCTGCGTCTGCTTGCCCGCCCTGCTGCCACTGGCGTCATCGTCCCACTCAGCCATAATCCGTGCAATTCCCTCACGCACGAACCTGGTGGGCTGGAGGGCACCACAGCCGTCCTCCGTCTCCTGTCCGCAGCGGTGAATCTCCTTCGAGGCGGCGAGCACCTCACGCCACCTAACCTCGCCCTTCCTCTTGAGGAAGTGGCTCCTGTAGTTCTTGTCAATGCGGAGCTTCGAGCACCGGATGCATATGCACGATAGGATATTCAGAATGAAGGGGAGAAATTGGATATAATAGACAGGGCGAGCGAGGCGAAAATGCCCAAAATGTCCCGGGCACTTGTGATTCGTCTGACCACAGCTCCTGCACTCCTTCCCATTATCAATTACACCCATTCTCGGATCGAAGAGCCCACCAATCTTTGGCTCGTTGCCCTCATAGGTTCCCGCATTAGTGATCTCCACCACCGAACGCTTTTCAATCTCATCGGGACTGAATACGCAAAGTTGAATGCCAACAATTGGTTCGATTTCTGAAGATGGCGTGTAAAACCCGGCTGGCATCTGATGGTAGTTTGGACTATTGTTCTAAGCCTTCGAGCGAATCAACTTTTAGTCGGTGAAAAACTTTAGGCCGCAGTAAAAAAGAAGAGAAGCACCGAGAATATATGCATAGCTTTTACTGTAATCCGAGAACCCCTCTGAAGTATTTCTAAGTTGATCTATGCATGTATCTATTAAACGTTCATATGGAGAATTGATGCATCTAGGATCATCCATCACACTAGTCTCTGAAATCACAGGAATGCCTGAATCAAGCCACGGTACGCATCGAGCAGATTCAAACACCTTATAATCGTCATCCGCATGAATATTTAGTATAAATCTACATTTAGCAAGTTCTCGGTCTCTTTCTTCTCCCCAGCTTGTAACAATATGTACGGAAATTCCCGCCGCACGTAAACCGTTTAATATCTTCATTCTTCTTTCCGTAAGTCCACCATTAAATCCAATATCATACTGGGGCGATGTCCTGAACGAGCGTATTTTTTGCACAGTTTCTGGTGATGTTGTTAAAGGGACGTGTCTGGTATTTGTAATTCCGTGTGATTCTAATATAGATATGTTCACCAAACTATAATCCCAAATTTCCACCGGAGGTCGTGTCTTTATTGTCTTTTGTATCTCACCTATGTTTTTTACAATAGTCATTTGTTCCGTGTTAAATAGGATATAGCTGGAAGATGGGCAAGTTGTTATACTTGATGTTCCTATTAATACAGGGACAGCGGGGGCTGGATGTATTGTGGTAAGGGTGTCAATAAACGTGTCGAGGAATTTAGAGGTATTTGGATCTATACAGCTTTTCATAGCGATGCTATATTCTAGATAGGATAAATCTCTACTTAATCAGTACAGTAGAAGGTGGAGAAGAATGTATGTGACCTTCGACGCAACAGAGGGATGTAGAACAGGAAATAAGCTATTTCAGTATATGACATGTAAACTCATAGGACATCTGTTTGGGCACAGGTACGTACCGGCCTTAGCCGAGGAATCGGTCATGGTTGCAGAAAAAGACTTCGGGCGTATCTTAGCGGAACGCCCCTATTACTTGCATTTCGTGAATATACGAATAAAGGGATTTTTCAATATGTCTGAATGGTTCGTTCCGTATAGGAAGGTCTTGCTCGACATTGTATATGATCCCCTTAACAGGGATTACTGGGTGAAGCCAGACGGGACAACAGTATTTGTTAAAGAGTTGGTTGCCGATGTTCCACTTACGGTTGAGCCTGATGCACTCTTCGTCTCAGTCCGCCTAGATGATTTTATGCATTATCCTTGGCACTCTAAATCTGATATTCCACACCAATCCTTTTACACAAATCTTCTTGGGAAACTCACCTTCTCGAAACTCTATATTATCTGTGACAGGGTTCGTTATGACTGGGAGCGTGAATATTTGAAGGTATTTGCTCCATGGAATCCAATCCTCTTACAGGAATCCTTTGAGCATGATTGTTGCCTCATGAGGACGTGTGCACGCCTTATTCACAGCAATAGTACCCTGTGTTGGATCATGAGCTTTCTTAGTCGCGGGGTCAAGGAACGATATATTCCCAACACTCGCCATTATCCTGAGCAGTGCCTCGAAGCCATTGAGCCTGGCGATAAGGTATTCTACCCTGACACGATGACCCATGAGGAGTTGGGTTGTGTTTAGGTCTAAACTAAAGTGGTGCTCGTTATCCAATGCTACACGATCCTCACACAATTCCTGAACCTGTGCTAGTAGTATCTGGACTTACTTACTTGATTCCATTTTACATGGCTGTTAGAAAGGAGAGAGTATATGATGCAAGTACCTATCTCTGTTTAACTCTTACTACCGTGGGCTTTCATAGCACTCGAGATGAGACACTATTTGCTCTAGACTGCTTAGCAATTCTTAATTTCTTGTATAGGTCGTACATCCTTTCAACCGAGCGGAGTATATTCTGCCAACGAGTCTACTTGCTTTCTGTACTATATAGCCTGGTGTCGTATTTCGTAGGAAGACAGTATAATATTCTCTCATTCTACCCCGATTGGAACACGCAGATGTTTTTTCATTCATTAATGCATCTATCAACCAGCTATTCCTCTTATCTTATTATGAACGAGGTGGTCTAAGGAATAAGTAGATTTATATATAAAATGCCCGAAGGTGAACGTGTTCATCTTCTTGATGGTCATGGCTTCGTTGAGCTCCTGGATACCTTTGGCGATGATTTAACTGTGGTTAATGCTGCACGCGTGAGTTTTGCAAAGGAGTCTACAGTTATGGAGCCAAGAGATGAAAAGCTAATTAAGTATCTTGCTGAGCACAACCATATTACTCCCTTCTTTCACCCCCAGCTCCGTTTCCGTCTGAAGATGCCCATCTACGTGGCCCGCGAGTGGTTCCGCCACACCATTGGGTTTGCCCGTAATGAGGTAAGTCGTCGCTACGTGGATGATATTCCAGAGTGTTATGTTCCTCGTGCAGAGTCTCTACGTGAGCGTGACTCGAACAAGAAGCAGGGGTCAAAGGCCACACCTATTGAGATGGCTGCACACTATCGCGACCTGATAAAGAAGTTTAACCGACAGGCGGAGGAACTCTATACGGAACTCTTAGAGGCAAATCTTGCACCTGAAGTCGCTCGCGGGGTCCTTCCTCAGTCAATGTACACGGAGTTCATCGAGACGGGAAGTCTTTCCGCCTATGCTCGACTCTGCTCCCTTCGCCTGGATCCCCAGGCACAGGAGGAGATTCGCGTATATGCTGCTGCTGTTTCTGGGCTTATTGAGAAGCATTTTCCTGTGTCATGGAAGAGTCTTTGTGCGTAAGCAGGGGCGTAAGCAGGGGCGTAAGCAGGGGCGTAAGCAGGGGCGTAAGCAGGGGCGTAAGCAGGGGCGTAAAGCATTCCCGCGGAAGTGTGTTAGATGAGCACTCTGTATCTACGCCCCCTTGAGAAGGATTCCCTCTACGTGACCAAGGAGATTGTCGCCTCCCCCGAGAATGCCGGCGTGGATCTCTATGTTCCCACGGATGTTGTCTTTGCCCCTGGTGAGAGGAAGTTCGTCGGCATGGGCACCTATGCTGCGGTAGTTGAGGGCGAGGACTGTGCTCCCTACTGGCTGGTTCCCCGTTCGTCTATTTCTAAGACTGGGCTCATGATGATGAACTCAGTTGGTGTCATTGACAAGGGCTACCGTGGCGAGCTTATTGCAGCTCTGTGGAATACTCTGGACCGAGAGGTGCGTGTGGAGAAGGGGACTCGCCTTGTCCAGGTGGTGAGCCGTGATATGACCTCCTTTGCCAAGGTGGCCATTGTCGATTCTCTTCCTCTGAGCCTTCGCGGCGAGGGGGGCTTCGGCAGCACGGGGCGATAAAGTTAAAGGGGGAGAGGGGGACGTAGGTAGATGTACCCCACAGAACTTACGTCCCTCTTATTTATAACTACTATTGCTCATGCGTATATAAAGCAGAATTCTCCCATCTTCTTTTCTGCCCTTCCCCTCTACACTACAACACTTGTCTATCACTATACGAAACACTCGATGATCGACTCTACAAAGACTTTTATCTGCAAGGCAGATATGTTCCTATGTGGAGTCTATTATTTCAGTGCACTCTATGACTATCTCACTCGAAATACGATTCGTCCACCCTATTCTACGATTTGCGTAGGCTTCCATGTTTTCTTACCCCTGTCGTTTATTGCAAGTGCACAGTATAATACTCTTATGTGGAGTCCCAATATTCACATATCTGAAGTATGGCATGCTATCTTTCATCTACTCATCATAGCGGATACACACATTTATTTATATACTTCGTAGAAATAATCCTACCCATAAATATATGGATCTCTGTCCTCCCGCCATCGTGTATTTAGTATTGAGTGTAATCTCAATAGTTATTACAGCAAGAGGTGTATCTGTAAGTAGTTTATTTGTAAATGCTCTGTTTGTAGGGTTATGGACCTTCTTACTGAATTTCCTGTGCCAGAGGGGATACACTGCATTATCCTGGGTTCTTGTTCTTCTTCCTATTATCTTACTTGTGATCGTTGTCTTCCTCGTCGGAGAACTTGCCCTGGCAGCACAACTATCAAACTCGGCAAGTCCCGTTTCGGTTCCAACCCATTAATCGGGTCCACAAGTAGTATGGACTCTCCTTCCTTCGTCTATTGTTTATCTACCATCGACGAACCATTTCAAACATATATTGGTGCAACCATGAATATTAATAAACGGTTACAGCAACATAATGGAATACTTCGTGGCGGTGCAAGGGCAACCTCGAAGCGACCCGGCCAATGGCACCGCATATGCTATGTAAAAGGGTTTACTCATTGGAAGTTGGCCCTCTCCTTTGAATGGCACTGGAAGCATTTCTCACGCCGTCTCACAGGTGCTCCCCTCGACAGGCGTCAGCGAGGCCTCGATGCCACTCTTGCATGGGCTGTTGCAAAGGGGTTTCCCCGCCTTGAGGTAGTATACGAATAAGCTGTCTATAGTCTAGATGGCAGTCCTATATCTTATTCTGGGACTCCTCGTGTTACTAGTTCTATATCAACTCCTCTGGCATAGAGTCGAGTCAGAAGGATTCACAGGAAGGGAACGATACAAGATCTCTGCAGGAATCTTATCTTACTTTGCCCCCAAGACACTCGAACACACCCTCCAAAGTTACAAGGATTCTGGATTCCTAGATGCTGTTGACGATGTCTTCGTCGTTTTACAGAAATCGGATAGACAGGCCCAAGAGAAAGAAGTATGCGACACCTTCGGTGTTCGATCTGTTCTTATGGAAACAAATGGAAGGATGGCATCAGGATTCAGAGCAATCTATCAACATGCAAAGAATGACGTAATACTTCCCCTAGAGAATGATTTTGCGGTCTATACGTCGAGAGATGACGTTGATTCCTTCTTATCTAATGCACTCTATTTCATTCATGAGAAGGGGTATGATATTGTCAGAGGGAGAAGTCGTGCAAATGGTGGAGTACCTAACTATGCTCTTGAACGCTGGAAGGATGAGTTGCCCCATACCTTTATTAATAGTACATTCTTGTCCGAGTGCATTTTCTGGGAGAAAGATCCTGAAGTAGTCTATCCGTCAAAGATACACCGAATCCCACCCGAAAACGGGTCTGATGCGTGGTATACGTCTGATTCCAAGTCGTGCAATTATACAAATAATCCCTTTTTGTGCACGAAGGCCTTCTTTGCTAAGGCGATTCTCCCCCACCTGGTAGACGGGGAAAATATTGAAGATACTCTTATGGGACTGTGGGCAAAGGAATCGTATAAATGTGTCTTCGGGCCAGGATTATTCACCCATGATCGTAGTTTCGATGGGCACAGTTAGAGGGGGTCTTGACATTTCTTTCATCCACTGAATACCGGCTTCCTTATTCTTATATACGTGATATCCTGCATAGACTGATGGGACGAAGAGAGTAAGAGGAATCTCGGCGTACCTCTTATTTTGCACGGCGTAGCAGAGCCCTGCACCAGCTAAGAGATTTCTTACCGTTCCATACACATAATATGTAAGCACCTTGGGAAACTGTGTCATTAGATTACTATCTGATGAAGCAGTTTATACCGCGTGCTTCTTAAATATACCGCATATCCTTTATGAATTCTCTTCCCACAAACGGACCGTCGCCATGCGTAGAGATACGAGGTAGGAGTGCTAAATGGGTTATTTCTTGTTCATCTGTAATCTTTCGTGTGAAGATGAGATCATTGAGTGTTAGAGGGAAGGTGTCATAGAGACGAGATACAGCACCATTTGCATTAAGAAGGATGAGGATTGTTTCTAAGTCAGCGAAAGAATACACAATATTAATATAACCACCTAATTCCACAATACGTAATGGTGTTACGTGTTCTTGAATTAGTTCTATGTAGGAAGGATTAGGTTCAATAGCAAAGATCTCTTCGAGAAATTCTCGAAGGCCTGTGTACAAAAACGAGGTATCTCGTAGTTCTCGTTTTCCTCCTATTCCACTTATACATGGGCTTTCTTTTTTCGGTTGATAACCTGCTAGGACATGGGTTCCATTTGTAAATAATACTCCAGCACACGTGTACTTCATTAATATATATCCGTGCTCCGTATTTAGACCATCCATGCAAATAAAAATGATTTGATGTGCGGGGCATGAGGAAGTCCACCATGGGTCTACACCTGACCCAATCAGCAATCTTTGATCAATTTCTTACTGATCCACGTACGACGAGTTTGAAAGATAAACATTACGCCAGCCTACATCGGGCAGTCCTGGTAAGGCGAGGACAGATTATTGCTATGGCTACGAATAATTATGGGACTCGCAGTAGGGGTTCTGGGTATTCACGCAGTAGCATTCACGCCGAGCGGAATGTCGTGAAAGCCCTCGGGAATATTCACGACATGAAGGGGGCTGATATGTATATTATGCGTTTCTCGAGGGAAGAGGAAATGCGGTTTGCAAAATCTACTCCGTGCAAGGCGTGTGAAAAATTCCTGGAAAAATGCATGAAAGAATATGGGCTGAAGAATGTCTATTACACGGTGTAAAATACCCGCAAAGCGGGTAGAGATCCGCTTTGCGGTCCTTTGGCCGCTGTGCGGGTAGAGACCCGCTTTGCAGTCCTTTGGCCGCTGTGCGGGTAGAGACCCGCTTTGCAGTCCTTTGGCCGCTGTGCGGGTAGAGACCCGCTTTGCGGTCTAAGAGTATTTTTCCTAAGAAGGGTATGGATATACAGGAATTACGTGCTATTGTCAAAAGCGTCCAGGAGGATGCCAAGCTTCCGTTAGAGGAAGTGGCCGATGGCTGGCTGTTCTGGTTCAGTAAAAGGGGTGATCGAGTTCTCAAGGATGCAGCGAAGCTGGGCTACTTGGAAGTGACACTCGACCTTCCTGTTGAGATTGCAATGTCGTTTGATCAAGCGACCCTGATGATCATACGAAATGAACTGCGTAAGATGCTTCAGGGGTACACTGTGGGATTCGTCGAAGACGAGTATCGTGGGGAGAGGATATGCCGAGTTCTGGTTAGCTGGGGGTGAGGGCTGCTGCAACTATTTTATTGAATGAAGATGTAAGATTTTCTATTTCCTTCTTCCTGTCAGGTCTATCAGGATTTAAATGAGGATATAGTATATATAATTCGGCTAGTTTTTGTTTAGCCTGATTAAGTTTTTCTTGTATAGTAAGAGCCTTAGAGCTCGTAGATTTCCAAATAATTCCCTCTGTTTTAAACTCTATTGCAAACCTATCACCGTGCAAACCATTAGCACGTACATACCAAATGTGTCGTGGAATTTCATCAGCATTTATGGGAAACCCTTCTGGCAACACAATGGATCGTTTCTTTTTCCCCTGGTGTAAATTTTGTTCTGTTTGTGAGACTACCCTTAAATTCTCTTTCCTGTTATCTAATCCAATATTATTTATATGATCTACTGTTTCTATAGCACCCTTTCCTGGAAAATCCTGACGATTCATTACAAGGTTATGAATATACAATTCCTTCCTTTTATTATCGTGCATAATTCCACTTGATATATAACTTCCAGAAGCGTAATGCCAAGATTTATTTTCAACAAGAGGAAAATCTTCTTTATCAATCACAAATTGTATATCGTTTGCATTGAACGTTAGTGTACCAACAATATACTCTTTTTCATTAAATGTTACGTTTTTATAGTCAATTATTCCTGGTAATCTCCCACCTATTCCTTTTCTAGATGTCATATTCAACTACTATACTAGATGAATATGATATGTATACAATCAATTTTTTACTTATTATTATATGTGTTCAACAAATAATACAGTAATACGCCGGAAACCAATGGGTGGATTCCAACTTTTTAATTGCTGTAAGCAAGTCCACCCATGCCGCTCATGACGCGAAGCACGTTGTAGTTGGTGGCATACACACGCACCTGGGAGGAGGTGCTCACGCCCACGGCGTTGTTGGACACCGTCAGCAGCAGGGTGGTGTTGTCAATGCGGGACAGATTGCACGTGCCGCTGGGCTGGTGCTGCTCAGGGGACAGAGCAAAGGAGTACACGTTGATACCCACAGCCGGCACGTTGGTGTGGTGCTGGTAGGGCTGCACCTCGTTGAAATAGCGGCCCTCACGCACAGTGAACCTGTCGTGGCCGTTCAGCTGCAGCAGGGCAGTCACCACGGGGTTCATGCCACCCATGCCCTCCACGCGGGTCACGGAGTAGCCAGACTCCAGGCAGGCACGGTCCCACCAATCGGAATAGTTGAACGGCTGCTGGCCCTTCCACGGGTTGATCACGTTGTCGTCGCACGACACGAAGGAGTCGCGCTGCACCACCCAGATCAGCTCCTTGCAAGGGTGGTTGAAGTTCAGCTTCAGCTTGTTGGAGGAGCTGTTGATGGACTCGGCACCCGTGTACTGCAGGGTCTCGATCAGGTACTCGTGGCTCACCTGGGCGAACTTGCGGCGCTCGTCCGTGTCCAGGTAGATGTAGTCCACGTACAGGGAGGCGGCAACCAGGTTGGCAGCGTTCACGCGGTCGCGGATGGCGTGCAGGTTGGTGGAGCCCACGTTGTTGGGGGTGTAGTCCCACATCAGGTTCTGCAGGTCGTTGAACTGCAGGTTGATACGCACCTCGTGGTACTGGAGGGCGATCAGGGGCAGGGCCAGACCAGGGTTGCGGTTGAACCAGAACTGCAGGGGCACGTACAGGGTGTACTCGGGGGCGCAGCCCAGCAGGGAGGCAGAGCTCAGGGGCTCACCGCCGGCACAGTAGTTGTAGCAAGGGTCGCCGCCCTGCACCACCAGGTTGGTCAGCTGGGGCACGTTGCCAACCATCTTGGCATAGCCGGCCTGCTTGCCAGCCTCCTGGGTGAGCTCATTCCAGATCTGCAGCCAGTCACCGTAGTGCTTGTCGATACGCTGGCCACCAATCTGCAGCTCGACCCAGTCGATGAGGTTGTGACCGACCCAGTTGAGCCAGCGGAACTGGGCACCAGAGCCGTCAGAGGCATTCACGGCCACGGGGGGCAGGGTGGCCTGCAGGTAGATGCGGTGGATCAGATCGCCGTTACGCTGGATCGTGCACGTCACCTGGTTACCGAAGCGGGGGTTGCCGTTGAAGGGGTTCTCAATGGACTCCATGGCAAAGTTGGTGTGACGGCGGTACACCAGCTTGAAGAAGGTAATCTGGGGATTACCGGTGAGATACACGTCCTGAGCACCATAAGCCACAAGCTGCATAAGTCCACCTCCGGTCATATTGTTATACCCCCGTGTTAGAAAAAAATTCTGGCTGGGGAAGAAAGTTTAGCCAAATTATTTTGTAGGACGGGGAAATGTCCGTAGACTTAAACTCCATAACTCCTCAACAGTATATATGGACGGTATACAGTCAGATATATCGTCTTTGGGGAAACGAACGGTCGTAGAAGGCAAAACAACTCTTGATAATTTACACCAAATGCAAATGTCTGATATGCGTCGTGAGGCCGGATTAGTTGACACAATTAAAGAACATATTGCTGCACTTGAGACTGAGATAGCCGGTCTCACGGATGTCGTGGCAAAGACACAAAAGGAGGAGACGCTGCTTTACCTGAAAAAGAAGAGAGACGACCTCACATCCAATTCATCGATGTACGACTACTTTTTCAATGCCGGGGAGCTCTTGTTTAATTACTACGACCTCCAAGAAAAGATCCAGGATGGTGTGTCTGTGGTATCCAAGCAGGTAAAAGTCAAGCCGGGGAGTGTACTTGCGGCACTGCAAGAGCCATCCACGGGGGTTAAGCCATCCTCAAGCCCTGCATCTGCTCAGCCGGAGGGGAGGGATGTTTTGCTGGAAAGATATATGCAAAAGGTGAATCCTGAGAATGCCAAGGTCCAGCCCAATATCTCTGAGGATCCTCATGGACTCTGTGAAAAGTGCGACGTAGAGATGAAGTTCAGTCCTATCGAAGCTCTCTTCTTCTGCGACCAGTGCGGCTTCCAGGAGTTCGTCTTGATCGACAGTGACAAGCCAAGTTATAAGGATCCGCCCCGGGAGGTTACCTATTATGCCTATAAGCGGATCAACCACTTCAATGAGTGGCTCGCCCAGTTCCAGGCAAAAGAGAGTACAGAGATCCCGGAAGATATTTTCCAGGCGATCCTGGAGGAGCTGAAGAAGGAAAGGATTGTGAGCGTAGAAGATATAAAACAGGTGAAGATAAGAGAAATTCTGAAGAAGCTAAAATGTACGAATTTTTACGAACACGTACCTTATATACTTAACAGAATAAATGGGAAGACAGCACCGGTGATGTCTAGAGAGATTGAAGAGAAGCTGCGATTCATGTTCAAGGAGATCCAGAGCTCGTTCGTCAAGCACTGTCCTAAGACACGTAGCAATTTTCTGTCATACTCTTACGTATTATACAAGTTCTGTGAACTTCTGGAGCTAGATGACTATCTACAGTGCTTTCCTCTGCTGAAAAACAGGGACAAGCTTTACAATCAAGACAAGATCTGGGAGCGTATATGTACCGATCTACGCTGGCAGTTTATTCGGTCAATTTAGACATGTCCTATTTACATGTGAGACGCAGGGGATGCGGCGGCGGCCTTGGGTGCAGGCGATACATTTGCGAAGCCCTGGTGTCCATAAAAGTAGTTCCACACGGCCTTGTGGGTCAGGTGGTACACGAGGGCGAACACCACAGCGTGGGTGGCGGCGACCATCTTCTTCGAGCCACCAGCAGGCAGGCTCAGCAGGATACCAGGGGTCAGCACGAAGAACAGAAGGGCTACAAACAGACTCATGTACAGGTGGAACATTTCTAATTATCGGACGCAGATTTAATTTCCCTGGCGAGAAGGATTTCCCCTTCCCTCCTGGGATTCTTACGAACCAAGCCGGGATATTTCTTTAGTAAGTAATCAATTACCTTTGTGTAGGTAGACTGTCTCTCTTCAATCGTCTTACCGATTCCCCCTGTCTTCCCCATTTTAGTTGATGCGACAACATCATTCAAGCGAACCACACCACCGTCTCTAACTGCATTCTCTAGACTCAGCTCGTAGTCATGTTTTAGGGGAGCGTGCAGAACAATCTTACGATTAATTATTCCATACATATGGCCAATGAGAAACTTCAGATTCGTCGACGGTTCAGGTGACATCCAGCCCGCATTCTTGGTAGGATAAATTCCCCACATATGGTATCCCAACTTCTTGCACAAGGCAAAGCCTCGCCGAATCACTTGGGCTAGATGTGTTAGAGGGACCAGCTTAGTCCCCTCTAACTGCCACAGGGCACTCACATCATCGTCAAAGGATACGAGTTCTGTTCCAACCGGATAGTATTTCATGATGAAATTCCTTTGTTGCATTAGGCCAGGTACACCTATGACGATTGAACCATAGAGAGTAGCGGGAACTTCTTTCGCATAGCGTTCGTATTCTTGTTTATTTGCCACAAAGAGCGTGATTTGCTGTCTGGGAATCTTGTAGCTGTGTAAAAGGGCTAGGGTTTTTTCTTGGACAAGCTCGGGTCGCCCGTAGCTGGGAATAACGATCTGATAGACCATCTCTACCTAGGATCTGATAAATCCAACTCTTTACGGCACACCACTATATCAACCTGAAGATGATCATCATAAAATAATTCAACAGTTGATGCAATGTCATCAAAGGGTAGTATATATACCTGTATAGGTCCTCGGCGTGAAAGCATGTACATGTGGCTATACTCCTTGTGTAATAGGCTAAGCTCTTCTGTTGTTCTCTGAATACACTCGTCTCTCGTCGTTCCGTACCAGAACACAGAACATTCAAAAATAATAGCCTCTATGGTATGTAAGTAGGGATGAAGGCTGTGTAAAATGGCTAGGTCATGTCCTTCAGTGTCAATCTTAATAAGAGATACAGTGCGTTGGAGAAAGCTATCTAGGCGTATACAGGGCACGAGAAGCGTCGACGAACCTCTTGAATGCGATTGACCACCCTCTATGGTGAATGGAAGAGTACCATGAGAATCCGATATTGCTTTATTATGCAAACGTATCTGCATATCATTTACTAAATGGGGTAGTAGGGCTGCATAGGAAATAGGATTCGGTTCGAATGAGTCTATTGTGCAGTTCGAGTTAACACTAGCAGCAAAGAATGACCACCAGCCCTCATCAACCCCTATATCAATACAGTACTTCGGAGAATTCCCTTTCAGTAAATGATACGTAACATATGAATTACACACGTCTCCATCATTTCCAGATGTTATATGACGGACTTTTATACCCTTGCGAGGATCGTCTGGACAATCCATATCAATAATCCACGGATACGTCATTCTTATCGATAAAGTATAATACAAACGCTGCGGTGACGCAGGCACAGCTTGAAAAGTTGACGTGTTTCCCTGGGGCGTTACCAGTCCCTGTGTCATGAGTCTGGAGTTAATTGTTGGTCCTATGTTTGCTGGCAAGTCGACGGAGGCAATTCGGCGGGTCAGGGATTTCGAGGTACAGAGTATTCCTTATTTAGTTATTACTTCGGTGCGTGATATACGCTATGACCCCAGCGGAGAATCAATCCGTACTCACTCGGGCAAGAGTGTTCCCGCAACGGCACTGACAACATTGAAGACAGTCTTGCTGATGGGACAATTAGCAAAAGCTAAGCATGTTCTCATCGAGGAGGCTCAGTTCTTTCCTGATCTTTACGAGGTTGTCATGGAGATGGTAGAGAAGAAAGGAAAGCATGTACTTGTCTTTGGCTTGGACGGGGATTCGGAGAGGAGACCGTTTGGACAGGTACTTGATCTCATCCCTTTTGCCGATACGTATGCAAAGCTCCAGGCCGAGTGTCGGCTCTGTGGCGACGGAACCGCAGCCCTCTTCACGAAGAGATACTCGAGTTCGACGGCACAAGTGTGTGTTGGTGGAGGAGAGATATACAAGGCCGTATGCAGGAAACATTATTTAGACCCTGTAAGAGGCTAAATAATGGGTTTAGTCGAAGCAAACCCTAAAGAGATCCCTCACCTAACTCCTTAACGTACCATCGGGAAGCCCACCAGGTTGGCACCAATGCCAAAGCCGGCACCCTGTCTGGCCGTCACGCCAATGGAGGGGGAGAAGATGTCCAGCACGGCGAACACAGCGGCAGCGGCGATCGTCACAGACACAATCTCGTCCATCGGGAGGGGCTTGCGGGGGATGAAGAAGAGAGCAAGAGCCACGGCCACACCTTCCACAACGTACTTGATCAGGCGGGTAAGCAGATCATTCATGTCCATTCTATCTATATTCTGGCAAAAGATTTTTTAGGAATTGGTATAGCTTCAATTGGCAGGTCTAAAGGTGCAATACGAAGCCATATTCAGAATGAGTACCGAGCCAGTAGAGGATTACCTCATGGAGGACGCAGAGCTCCCTAGCCAGAAGGTTGTACTCCTGAGTTTTCTCAGCCCGGAGAAGGTTCTTGCAAATAAGGACATCTTCATGTTCAAGAAGTTCCTGCTTGACTACGAGATGCAGTGGAAGACTACGAAGCTCGAGCAGTGGATGGCCGAGCAGTTTAGGACGCTGAACGCAAAGATGGAGACTCTTGCCGGTAACAGTGAGAGCAAGACGAAGGAGGAGGTAGTCGAGGAGCTGAAGGGATGCCTCCTGCGTACTGATCTGTTCGTTGAGGGGTTCCAGGCCTTTGTCACGGAGAACATGACGGAGATGAAGGAGCAGAAGCTTCAGTCTGCATACGAGGACTTCCTGTTTGCGAATTCCTCAAAGCTGGAGGAGGAGTTCTTTTCCCTGAATGAGTTCAGGACGACCATGCGTGGCATCAAGGTGCGTGGCGTATTTGCAAGCGAGGCGGAGGCATCGATTCGTGCGAAGCGTCTCCAGAAGACTGACCCCTCCTTTAACATTTACCTGGGCAGTGTCGGGAAGTGGATGGCCTGGGAGCCGGACCCGAACAAGGTTGGGGCGAGCGAGTATGCAAACGACGAGCTGAACAGCCTGATGAAGAAGTACCGTGAGAACGAGGAGGCACGTGACCAGTTTTACAACGAGCAGAAGAAGCAGAAGCAGGGCACCGTAGTGTCTGCAGTCCCCCCTTCTGTTACGGCAGGTGCAGGTGCAGATGCAGAGGCCCCCCCTTCAGTAGGGGGTGCGTCATCTTCTGCGAGCTCCTATGATGGCATGTTCTCTGGACCGGCAGACCTGGCGATGCAGAGGAAGGCGGAGGCGGCAGCAGCAAAGGCGTCTGCCCTGGACTAATGTGTAATTCGCAGTAGATAGTTATACTATATTATGCGAATGTGAATCTGAATCTCCTATATCTAGCACTTTTCGTCCTTCCCGCACCCCTTAAATCCTTCGGGGAAGTACTGTGGTGAGCTAGACTTGAGAATCGGTAAAAGGGCGACTGCCACGAATAGTCCTGCTAAGGCATACCACGTGGCATCTTTAATGTATACTTTGCTCATCTATTGGGTAACGATCTTATCAGTGTAAAGCCATGGGTCCAGATGATTCTGCCTGATTGTCAGCGTCCTTTTCGTATGTGCGAAGACGCTCAGTCTTTGCACAGAACCCATTAATACATTTTAGCCCAACCTCACACGGGTTATTCACTCCGCAGGGAATAGCATCGCCGAATCCTTCGACCGAACTCAGGCGTCCAAATGAATTTACCTTGGCATGTCCACTCCATACTGCAAGAACAAGACCGAGTCCAAGGATAAGAAAAAGTGTGTTCGTTATGTCTCTAAGATGTAACATAATACTATTTGGTGGATTTAAAATTTCTTGACGTTAATCATCGGTCCCTTCAGTTTTCTGTTTGCTGGGTCATACTGATTTCCTTCCTCGGGGTCCTTTTCCTTATAGTGTTCCATCGAGTGCTTCCAGAATTCCGGGGCACCAATCTGAAACTCTCCATGCATCTCCGCCTTGTACCAGAAGACAATATCCTCCAGCTTATTGCTCTGCGAGTTATTGTTCATGACAATGCATTCATAATTCTGTGTACACTGGTCCATCACCTGGCAGAAGAACTCGAGGCTGGGAAAGGCACTCCCAAAATTCTCGAAGATACGCTTCCTATTGGTGACATAGGGCTCTCTCAGAATAAAGCAGTAATCCACATTTGTTCTTAACATAGGTGGAATACCGAGAGGATATTGCATAGTAATAAGGAAGAACACCTTGAGCCAACGTCCGTTCAAGAAAAGATATCTGATGTTACGGTCGTGAAGCCAGCTGTCGTCGTACAGACAGTCGTCCATGATCAAGAACGATCTTGGGTCGGTCCTGCTGGTCCCCATCGTCTCAATCTCCTTTTGCACCTTTGCCATAATTAACTTCTGTCTCTTGCAAAAGTTGGCAATAATTACCGGGTTATAGTCTCCATGGATGAACAGCGGGGGAATCAGTTTCTTGTAAAATTGGTTCGATTCCTCGGTACCGCTGATCACGGTACCAAGAGGCATTTGCTGGTGGTGAAACAGGAGGTCACGCACAAGGGTCGACTTGCCCGTTCGTCGCCTCCCAATAAAAACACAAACCGCATCCTGGGGAATCATTTTCATATCGAACTTCCGGATATTTACATTGAGGGCGGAGGCTACTTCGGACATTTTACTCCTCTCTTGCACATAATAAATGCGGGTAATTCTCCGAGTGTGAACAAAAAAGTCATGATAGAATGGATTCCTGTTTAAATCAACCTATCGAAGTATCCCTTCCTAGGTGGACGATGTATAGTCGAGTCCCCGCTATACCTGGCTATAACGAGGTTTCTACACGTATACCTATTCTCGAGAAGGCCCTGGGTTCACTTCCAGAAAAGGAGGGGCAGCTACAGTCGGATGAATATTTCGCCCGTGTGCACTCGTTTACAGGAAGCGGTGAATGTGTGGTGGAGACGGCATCGAAAAAGAAGAAGCCGAGTTACTGTAAGGTAACCCACATCCTAGATCCTGTAAGAAAGATTCAGGGATACTATGATAATGCCGAGAAGGGAGAAGAAAGGGTCAAGAGAAAGACATCCAATCATATGAATCAGGCTTACATTGACTATATGGCCAATTATTTACTTGGACAGCTGAGAGAACGGGATATTTCTCCCCATTTCTGCCTCTTTTATGGAGGGTTTCAGGCAGTGGCCAACAAGTACAGATACAATATAACAGAATCCTTTGACTCCTACAGGCATTACAAGGGCTTCTGGGATAAGAAGGAGGCGGGGCTGTTTTCCCTGTACATTACGGAAGATGGTGAGTCTGTCGATGCTGACTCTCGCCTGAAGACATCTGTTCACTCTCGTTCGTTTTCCTATTTTACAGACAAGTCTCGTGGCCGGTCTACCTCGAGCTCTGAGTCAGAGTCTAGTCACATTTCTCTTCTTGAGTATGCCGGAGCAGCCGAAGCTGACGGTGAACTTGAATCTGTGTCGACGTTCGAGTCTGGATCTGATGCCAGCGACTCCGATGCCAGCGACTCTGATGAAACATCCGATGAAGCAGAGGTATACTCGGAGTTTGTCAAGTTTCCCACGGTCCTCCTCTTCCAGGAAAAGATGGATGGAATCATGGACAAGATTCTCGATGAAGAGGATCCTGAGTTTGAGGAAAAGTGGACAGCGTGGACCTTTCAGGTGATTGCTGCCCTTTGTGTGGCCCAGGCCACCTTCGGCCTAACCCACAATGACCTGCACACGAACAATATCCTGTACTCAGATACCGAGGAGAAGTACATCTATTACAGGACCCGCGATGGCTGCATGTGGAGAGTTCCCACCTACGGTCGTATCCTACGAATAATCGACTATGGTCGTTCTGCCTTCCGCATAGGGTCACAGTGGTTTGTGAGTGACGATTTTGCAAAGGGAGGCGATGCAGAGGCCCAGTATTCCTTTGGTGAGTTTAAGATTGATCGGGCAGAGGAGGTCTACCCCAATCCCTCCTTTGACTTATCTCGCTATGCAGTAAGTATAATGGAACCTCTTTTTCCTACATTTCCTGCTAAAAAGGAGGGGGGAGAGATCCTGAACAAGGAAGGTTCCTGGGTGATCGAGGAATCCGTTTCTCCTCTGTGGAATTTACTGTGGAGTTGGCTGATTGATGACAAGGGGAAGAATATTCTGCGTAACGAGGATGGTACAGAGAGATTTCCTGATTTTGATTTATATGAGAGAATCGCTGCTCATGTCTTTACTGCCAAGCCGCATGAGCAGGTGAGGAAGGAAATTTTCAAGCAATACTCTGTGACTGACGTTCCTGGCGGTCAAAAAGTATATTCGTTGTTCTGTTGAAGAGAGCTTTTGTCTAAAACCTCGCAGGGCCAGTCTGAAGCTCGATATCTACTGGAGCTGAAACTGCAGTCGCTGTAGCAACCGCAGTTGCGGTCGAATCGATAAAGGAATCAATCGATTCGGGCAGGAACATATATATGGATGCAGTTACGCAGGCACCGAGGCAGAAGTCACGAACTACGGGGCGAATCTTTAGCTCCTCGGAGGGATCTTTTGTGTAAACCTGGTAAATATAACTAGCTAGTGCAATTATAACTCCTCCTGCGAGCACTGCCTTCCACATACCGGACTTCGTAAAATCCATTCTACCGCGTGAATATGTTTGGGAAAGTCACTCCGTACGCGGGCTCTTCCTTCCCAGAGCCTATAGCTCTTCCTTCCCAGAGCCTATAGCTCTTCATCAAACTCCATGGGCATTTCCTCAGATGGTTCCAGTGAGAGTTCCTCGTCTGCAAAAGGGATGTCCTGGATTCCATTTTCCTCCAGGACATCGGAATCAAAGAGAACGTGGTTTGTCGAAAAACTCACTTGAGGCTTCGTCTGAATATTTATCACACGAGGTGTCTCTGTAGGGGCGACCTCCACGGGTGCTGTAACCTCTGCAGGGGCAGCGGCCTCCACGGGTGCTGTAACCTCTACAGGGGCAGCGGCCTCCACGGGTGCTGTAACCTCTACAGGGGCAGCGGCCTCAATGGGGGCTACGACTTCCAGAGGAGCAACGACCTCAGCAGGAGCGGCGACCTCAGCAGGAGCAGCAACTTCCAGAGGAGCGGCGACCTCAGCAGGAGCAGCGACCGTAACCTCATCTCCCTTTGACTCCTCTACCGCCTCAACCTTAATCTCACCTGTCTTAGTGTCATCCTCGTCGTCGTGCAGATACTCCCGCAGGATAGACTTCACGGGCAGTAGACCCCGAATCGCCTGTAACACGGAATCATTCAGAAGAGAAGATACCTGGCGAAGATTCTTCTGCTTCTCAATACTGTTCGAGTCTGCAAAAAGGTATGCATTTGTCCAGAGAGTACGGGCACACTCCGATAATACCCTGTGTAAGAAGTGGTCAATCTTGGGAATGGTAATCTGCAGCTTCTTCTGCTTCGTTGTTAGGCGAATCGCAGAAAGTACCTTTGTATGGGCAATAAAGACAGCCGTAATCAGCTCCTCCAGGTAATCACACGGGCAATCCTTCTGAATCTTCTCCGTCTCCCTCAGCACCTTGTCCTGATTCCAATCCGGAATACCCTGTAACATGGTTTGGAACTGCCAAAGGATCTTATTGGGTGTCGGAGCCTCCTCCTTGGCCGAGGCGAGAAGTTCTAAGACATATGTCTCAAGTGTAGGGACAAGAAAAACACAGAGCTGACGTGTATATTCTCCTTTTGCTTCTCCGTACACTGAAAAATCACTTTCCCCGCTCATTGCGATATTCTAGTCTATATACATTTACTCAAAGAATCATTATAACCGCATAGACTTCAAGTATAGTAGACGTGCCCAGGGAGAACTACCAGAACCAATTGCACGCAAGGCGAGAAGAGCTTCCTCCCAGGTATCCTCTCGATCCAAATACTCTTTTATCTGATCTATAGGATTTTCACCCTTTTGAAAGGATTCTGATACCGTTAACGTTGGATCTGTTTTTACTCTCGGCGGCCGAGCCATTTGACGAAATGAATCGGTCCCAACAGGTTGTTTCCACTCGCACCTAGACTGAATTGCGGGAGTAATACGGTTTGGATCTCGGCACTCCAGAATACATTGCACGGATGGAGAAACGGTTTCTAGAATACGCCGTAAAAAGGCCTGGGATTCGGGAGTTAGATCTTCGGCTCCTTCAATCCAGACGAACAGAGGTTCTTGACTTCGCACTTGCCGATGAAGAGATTCTCTTCCCTCTCTGAGCGTCCGATCTGTGCGTGCGTTCCAGTGATAGAGCTTTGCTTTTGCCTGCCTGACGTGTGATAATATCCACGTTGTTTTTCCACAACCTGGAGGACCATATACTAACCATGCAGGTTGGGGCATCCCCTTTCATTGAACTGGGTTGCCGAGTTTAGGCTTCCCGTGGAAGCTAAAGAGCTGGGCCTGCCCCGTGGAAGCTAAAGAGCTGGGCCTGGCTGGAAGCCAAGCTTCTACTTCCACGCATTCACATGCAGGCTCTGCATGAGGGGATTATTCTGGGTCATCTCAATAATCTCACGTGTATTCCTCTCCTCTGCCACATCTAAGTTAAAGGGTGCTCTGTACTTCACCCGCCCGATATCCGTCGAGCCAGGGCCAAGGTCGACGCTCCTGTTGACTGTGAGCTCACGGTCATTGCGAATATCCGAGTCCAGCTTCCTCGATGTAACATTGGGTTCGTCGCCCTTGAACATCTGAATGTTTCCACCCATGGCCTGTCTTCCCTTGGCCACCACCTGCTTATTCGGGTTCAGTGTCATGTTATAGGCGAAGGTGTGGCTGATCATCCGCTCAGCCGCCGCCTTCGGTGCACCCGTGTAAGCCGATTTAGCAGAGATCTGTGCCTTCTGCGTCGGGCGAGCGATATCATCAGGATCATATACAGTCAGACGCGTGGGGCCGTCCGCAATAGCCATGATACCAAAACGGTCATTGTGGATGGTTCCCTCACGCACCGTCGTGCGGGCAATATCACTGGGATCCCATACTGTGATTGCTGGTGCACCATTGGCATACCCTGTTGCATTGCCAGACTGCTGGATGTTTCCAATCGTCTCACCACGACGGGTAGGGCGGGACTCGTCCTCAAAATGCGTCGTTACTGCACCAGCCTCTGCAGGGCTCAGATTCAGCCCCATGACACGATCACCAGTGTAAAAGCGTTCGTTGGGACGGGCATCATACGAACCCTTACCATAGTCATCGTCGGGACTCGACGAAAACTGACTTGCATCAGCATTTCTGTAGCCCGCACCCCCGTACTGGTGGCCCTGCGGCTTCCTGTAACTGCCTACCACGTAGTTCATTCCAAAGTCCTGACTTGCACCGGGACCAGTATATTCAACACTGGTGTCCTGGCGATTTGTCTCAGGCATCACTTGGATAGGACGGTTCATTTCCTTGGTCAGCTCGGACTGGCCGGCAATACCCATGTGCTTACCATCCTCGTCACTGTAAAAGCCATCGGGGCGGTATTTCCTCACTTCACCGGGGTTCTCTGCCGATTTGCCGATGAACTGCTGACCTTCCACGACGGGCATGGTGTAGGTATTCTTGGGGTTCGTTGCAACACGAAGATCATCGGTCTTCTTCATGTTCTTCATCATGTAGTCATTGACCTCTAGCTGCTGGAAGCCGCCCTTGCCCGTCGAACCATACCCCTCGTTCAGAGCAGGGGCGACTCTCACCTGCTCGAACGGCTTCTCTCCTGCACGATTTCTCGGCTCGTTAATACGACTGTGTACGAAATCAGAGGATGCCTCCATACCGTATACGTTGCCAAAGGGTACCTGGGTGTTGTCAAACATTTGCTCAACCTCTTGCTTCTTCACCTGCACCGTGCCAGCACCCGTGTAACGATCTAGGCGACCAGAATTGGCAGAGGAGTCAACATTCTGCTTCACCCTCCCTCCGAAAAAGGGCTGCATATTGTTATGAGTGAACTCCTCAGCAGGAACGACCTGACCAGATAGACCGCTTGTAATATAGTCAGAATCAATATAGTTAGGGGTAAGCTCCCTACCGCCGGCATTCATAATGACATCGGGTGTTGCGGCTTCAATAGGCATTTGGGTAGGGATCTGCCTGACGCCGGACGGATTTGGTTCAACAGGTGGCGTGGTCATTCCCATAAGCCCCTTGTACATCAGGTTAAGTTCTGCGGCCGAACCTCTGAGACTCGTATTCGGATTTCCATCCGAGGCTTGACGGTTGCTAAAGGCTTCCTGGCGGTTGCCTGAGGCTTCTTGACGGTTGCCTTGATTCCCGAACGCCTCTTTTACAGGTAAAGCACTGCGTGCAGTAGGGTTGGTGCCTGCGGGATTTGTGGGGTAAGGACCTGCAGGAGTGGTGTTTCTTGCCAGAACAAGTCCTACTCCTCCTAAAACTGCTAGGACTGCTAATTCCATACTAACAAGTGACTAGTAAAAGGATGGAACATATCACCTAAGAAAAGACGCTTGTCTTAGTGAATGTATCTACTGGAGTCTGGGCTCTGCTGCAACACCCTTGACCACCTCATCAGTGTAAGTACCACGAGCAGGAGTGTGCGTTCTGAATCTGTACTTATCGACATCTCTAGCAGGGATGAAAAAGTCAAAGGGAGTCTCGAAGGTCTCCTGGGGATTGTGAATGGGAAAGTCCCAGCGATTCCATCCAGTAGCACGGAGGGTACACGGGGGATTTGTTAAATGGTTGAAGACAAGCGGAGAACTCTCATCAGGAGCGTGTTCCAGGCTCCTCTGGTTTACGGGATTGGTGGCTGGGTTGTAGAGAAGAGAATTCTCTCTCAGCCTTGCGGAAGGACGGCCTACACCCATTAAGTCAGACTCCACCTCTGTCTTCCAAAGACCAGAGACCCAACTTGCTCCGGATTGTTGAATACGGGTTGTTGTGTCCATAGGAAAACTAGCAGGGCAGTTCTTGTAAGGAGTAAAAGCATATGTTCCAGCATAGGATGTAATTCTCATATCGTCTGCCTGGTGGACGTCATCCCACTTTGACCGTGTGAAGGCCGTCTGTCGGGGAGTGCACATCTCTACTAGTACTTTTCAGGACGATTGCATACATTTATGCTAAAGGGTTCAGGGGCAAGGGTGGAAGGGTAGGCCCACATCTGACTCTGCTTTAGGGGGGTAGATGACACATTTATAGACACCTTTTGCTTAGGAGTGTCCCGTCGTACTTCATTTCCGACGTCATCCTTGGGCAGGTGCTGCCTCTTGGGGCAAAAGGTGTTTGCACGGGTGATGCCACGGAGATCAGATTCAATGTTCACCTGCTTTTCCCGGGTCTCATAAGGCACCTCATTTCCTCCGACAAGGCCGAGAGTGTGCTGGGTAGGCTTAGGGTGTTCCGCATAGGATTTAAGGATATCGTAGGTCTGGGGGTTCTCTGTAGATTCCCATGGGTGAGGTTCGTATGGGCCTATTGCATCCATGTTCTATCCTGGCGGAATAAATGATTCTTGAAGAGAATGTCTTCAGTATCCTCTAGTGGAGAAGGAAACGAGAATACTGTGCCTGGTCCCACGGGGACGGTACCTGAACTTCGCAGAAGTAGTCGTAGTCGAAGTGCATCTCCTATTGGCAGCGGCACTCCTGCTCGTTCTTCTCCTCGTACTCGTCTAGGATCTGGCCCTACAGGGGCATCTAGCCCTGAAGGGGCGTCTAGTCCTACAGGGACGTCTAGTCCCACAGGGACGTCGCCTGCACCAGAAGCAGTCCCTAGCCCTGAAGCCCCGTCGCCTGCACCAGAAGCCCCGTCGCAGTCTGACTGTGACCGACTCCGTTACCTAGAAATTCCGTTAAATGGTGAAGCGATATGCTGGTGGCTTTCTGTGAACCTCGCCCTTTTCCACAAGAAGAGACCCGAATTAGACACATTTTTCCAAGAAAGTGGATCAGCCCTATTTCGGGAGATATATGACCATTATACTGGAACAACTGCTGTTGCCATGGAACGTCTTACTACAGAAATTCGCACTGAATTAGCTGCCTCTGCCTCTGCTTCCCCAGCAGCCACCAAACCCACCTTTGACATAGCCAGCAAGGGCCCGCAATCAACAAATGAGTATCTCTTATATTTAAAATCAATCATACCAACCTTAGACAACACCTTTGTCCAGCTCGTAAATGGATCACCTAGTGCATTTCAACAGTTATATGATATATACTATCATGCCCTATATTTTGGCCTACCACGCAGCCTCAAGGAAGGGGACACAACCGATACATCTAACCCCACCCTAGCTGCATTCTTTGAATTTCCCGATGTAGTGATTCCCTCCACAGGAAATACGGTCGTCTTTAGTTTTGAACGCAAGTCGCAAAATAAGTCATATTCAAACTATTCAATCACTCCTCTCCAGACAATTACCCTTCCCACGTCGAAGGGCGAACGTATGCTAAACACACCTGTAACAAAGGAAATGAAAGATAAGGCACACTCTGAATGGGCAAAGATGATCGCTGGCAGCACAGACTCAACGACATTGTATTTAGATGCCATTACGGTATCAACGCCTGGAGGAGGTCATTATGTCACCTACGTGAAGTGCGAAGATTCAGATATTTGGTTATATGATAATGGTCTATCTGCAGGTCCTCTCGGATCAAAGGAAGGTTCTGCTGAATTTGCATCGTTTGATGATATGATGAGTAAGAAGGGCGACTTAATCCGTGAGAATCTCGTCTTACTCTATTACTCGAAGACTGGTTCAGCATAGACTTACACGTGATATAAATCTAAGATAGGATACTATCTTACATTTAGTATGCCACGTGTCACCATTTAACTGCTCACATCTCTGGCAAAGGCCCTACTCGGCAGACCGCCACGGATCCATCCATTGGCAGCCACCTCCTCCACCAGGTGCTTAGGGTTCTGCACATTGTCCTTCACGGTCTTAATTAAGGGCTCGAACACACCATCAAAGCCCACCTCCGTCACGCCACCACACTCCTTGCCCTGGCGTACCTGCTCACTGTGCAGAAGCATAGACTCGACGTCAGAGTTACCGCGGCCAGTACCCATGAACGGAACAGTCAGGAAGGGTCTCGCCTGGGCACGGATCAGACACCTGTTGTTCTTGAACTCGGGTTGATTCTTCAGTGCCGACTCAGAATCAATGTCAGCATTGTTTGCACCGAATCCCTCACGGGGGTAGACAAATACATTCTCGATCGAGATAGGGTTCACCATTCTTGCATCAGGAACCAGGTTACGTGTGTTGTACTGACCAGGTCCTACCGACTGAGAATAGTAAGAGGTGATTCCACAGGCATCATCTCTTACATGTGTAAGACGGTTAATATCCATTCTTCTAGCAGAGTAGAAGAAATGGTTCGGGCTCCTATGAAGGATAGATTCTGTTCATGCATTAAAAAGGTCTGGAGGCAGAAGACTCGCCGGTTCAAGAAAGAATCTTCTGCTATTGCTATCTGCGTGAAATCAGTAATACAAGGTCCTGCAAGTAAAGGCCGGAGGCGTACCCTCAAGCGTTTTTCTTGTCGAGGGAAGCCTACTCTTTCTCTTCAGCCTGCAAAAGACGTTGAGAGCTAGAGGCTAGAGGCTAGAGACCCCCTACATATTTAGCCAAGGAACAGAAGCCCCATTGGTTCCACCGTAGCATGCATCCCCGTTGCCTTCCTTGCACGTCTTCCCAGGTATCTTGTACAGCCAGTCCTGGTAGCTCTTCTGATCATTCGGAATACTCGTGATAGGCTGAGTGACAAACATACGCTGGCTCTGGGTCTTGCCAAACACGTCAGTAGGGTCGCTTGTCCACTGTACACGGAACATGGCATCTAGGTCCTCCTTGGCCTGTGGGGTTTGCAGAGAGGGTGCAGGGTCTCGTGTCGGGGCGTAAGAATACTGATCAACTGTTATATTGTGAAAGGGATTCCTGACTTCCTCGACCGAGCCCTGGAAGGGGAGTGTATCGTCCGTCCCCTCAACCCCTGTAACAAGTTCCGTCTCTTTTACGGATGCCAAGACATATTGATCATCTAGCTGTGGCTGGTCCGTAAATCCTTCCCTCTTTCCCTGGAGATTCTTGAGTGCAAGAAAGGTCGGTAAAAGGCCTATCGTTGCCAGCACACCAACGATGAGGTACGAGTGATGGTTCCGTGTCGTAGTAGTAACGATGAAGCCAACTAGAAAGGCAATCACATATACAACAGCCACCCTATTTACCATATGACTTGCACATGGCTTCTTTGTAGGGTATAACGAGTGAACAATATATTTGGGATTTTCCCAAAAATATGGGTCGCATAACTCCATCTAACGCTTCTATTTGTTTTTCTTCATCTCTTCAGCCTTCTTCCTCTCAGCAAGCTTCTTCTGAAGCCTCTCCTTCACCAGAGACATTCTACCACTTGGCTGACGTCCCGCAGCACGCTCAAAGTCATCTGCACGTGCACCAAAAGAGCTCCGGAACGTCTCCATCATCTCAACGAACTGCGGATTGTCGCTAAAGAGCTTCATCAGCTCCTGAGCCTCGGCCATTAGCTCCTTCGGGCGAAGAGCACCGGACTGTATTTTCTGCTGAAGCTTCTTTGACAGCTTCTGCACAGTACTCTGTACCATGGTTGAGTTCTTCCCGAAGAGATTCATCATAATTTCAAACGTCTTGGCGGGATTGCTCTTCGACGCCTCAATATCCTCAGGGCTCAGGCCGAGATCCTCCAGGTTCAGCTCCTTCACAATCTCCTCGGCCAGGCGGGCAATCTGTCCCTTCTTGAACTGCTCAGGCAGCTCAGGAAATCCCTTGCCCTCGCTGAACAGCTTTGACATCTTCTCGCCGAAGGAGGCGAAATCGATTCCACCCATCTTCTCCTTCATCTCCTCCATCATCTTCTTCGTCCAGTCGGAACCGTTCACATCGTCCTTCGTGCCCATGTCAACCAGCAGGCAGAAGGAGAGGAGGGTAAGATGCTGCTGTATGGCTGACCTGGTCGTGTCGCTGAAGGATGCCCAGAGTTCATCGGTGATGAACACTCCCGGTAGGACGGCACCTGGACTCGTCTTGGTATCTCTCTTGGGAGAGCAGGAGGGTAAGATACGTTCCTTGAACTGGGAAACCTTGTCGGTATCGGAAATGAACATTGCCATGTCAATATCCGACTTCAACTCGGGGCACGTCTTCATCAGGTCCACGGCAAATTCAGCGTACTTGTCGAGGAACAGTTTAGGAAGAGGCGGCATCTAGACTATATGGGATAGAAAGGCGGTGAATCTTTACGCTGTCTTGGATGCCTTCTCGCACAGGAGAACCAGGACCTTCAGGTGCTTCCAAATCGCCGAACGATTCGACTCCGACATATCCCCCCAATACTTGTCAAAGATGGTGAGTGCCGGGTAAATTTCATTGAACTGCGTCTGAATTGCAAGTTTCGTGTAAGCAATAATCTTATCCACATCCTCTGCCATAATCTCATCCTTCAGGGGCTTGTATACATGCTCGCTAAACAGATCGTGGATCAGCCTAGGATTCACCTTCTTGGCCGCCTCGATAGAGGATAGTGCACTCTTAATCTCCTTCTCCTCGGAGTACGTCTCGTGCAGGTCCCGGAAGAAGGCAATCATCTTGTCAACAAACAGACCAAGAGGAGTAGTGGGTGCCTTCGACATATCTTTACTTACATGGAGTGTTTTCTTTAGATTAGCTTTGACGTAAGCGGAACACCCCCTACTGTCTTGCCGGTCCCTGGGGGATTCCTAGGTCTCGCTGTTGTTTATACATGTCCATCTGCTTATCAAACACCGCCTCCTTCTTTGACCGAGTTCCCTGGTTCTGAACAGCCGCCGCTAATCCAATATCGCTCTGCTTGTCTCCAATTCCGCTTAAGAAGCTGAAACTTCCCGGAATTGTCGCCCCTCCATTTCCTGCAGTCGACATATCGGCATCGACGAAACTGTAGCCAGTGTCCCCATATCCACTCATCTCACCTCCCAGCCACGACTCTGGTCCATCAACCAGCGTCTGTGCCTGACTCGTGGTTGGCGGCTTCGACGGCTGTGCCTTCATCTTCTTCTCGTACAGCCAGTTCATCACTTCCGTATCCACTTTTACAGGATTCTCGTCGCCGGCAATAACGAGGGTGGGAACCTGCTTTAACCATTTCGGGAGAGTTGGCTTATTTCCTGCCTTATCGGCATCAACGCATTGGAACTCGAACGTCTTCAGCCAGGGAGTTTTAGACAATTCTTCGATGAATGCCTTGGACCATTTGTCCTTATTACTGTAAAAACAAACGTTCTTCTGACTCATCTATTTACTTCACAAATGTTTCGGGGGATTCATTACACGCAAATCCCCTAGGGCAAAAGCCCCAAGGCAAAAGGCCCAATGCAAAAGGCAAACCAAATGCCGAAACCCCCAAACAGTAAAGTTGAAATCCGGACGGGGGGATAGAATAGTCCAGCCATGTCTTCCGTATTCCACGACACCGAGTCCGCCGATGCGAAGACGATCACCTTTACCCTCTCTCCCACCAATGTGACCTATGCAAACTGTCTCCGCCGAGCCGTGCAGTCAGAGGTATCGATCCTCGGCTTCCGTGCCGATATGACCGACACGGGTACCACAAGCGATGTCACCGTTACGAAGAACACTACACCAATGTCAAATGAGATGCTTGCCGATCGGATTGGTCTTCTCCCCATTGCCTTTCCCGCCGAGGGAGTATCTGCCTGGGATAAGGAGCGTTACCTCTTCCGTCTGGCTGTAGAGAACAAGACGGAAGACACTCTCCTGGTTACTGCGTCGATGATTGAGTGCCTCGAGAAGGTGCCGACTTCCAATGAGAGAGTGCGTGTCCCCAATACCCAGTTCTTCTACCCTGACCCTGTTACAGGTGATACGTGCATTATTGCGGTGCTGAAGCCCTTTGTGCCCGGTCAGTCTCCCGAGGCGATCGAGCTGACTGCGTGGGCGACTCCTGGAAAGGGCAAGGAGCACGCTCGCTTCAACCCTTCATCGCAGTGCTCTTACGGATACACTCGTGACCCCGACGAGGGGCGTATCCTGAAGAGGTGGCAGGAGTGGCTCGTGCAGAAGAAGATCGCTATCAAGGACCTGGATGCCGATGAGACCAGGAAGAAGCAGCTAAATAATGAGTTCAGGAGCCTTGAGCTGCATCGTTCCTTCAAGATTGATGCAAAGGGGGAGCCGTACAGTTACGATTTCACCGTGGAGAGCATTGGGACAATGTCTCCATACACGATGGTCTACACTGGTTTGTTAGAGCTGGCTGCTCTCTGTGAGAAGTATGCTGCGGTCGATGTGGGGGAGCTTCCTGATACAATGGATATCCGCCCTGCCGATGGAGCGATGAAGGGCTATGATCTGTGGTTTCGTGGGGAGGACCATACCCTGGGAAGCATGCTACAGGCGTGGATCGTGGAGAACACGGTGTCGAGTGGCGAGGTGGATTATGCTGGCTACAAGGTACCCCATCCTCTGCGAAAGGAGATGGTGCTCCGTCTAGGTGTTGCGGATTCCAAGAAGTTCGAGGAGAGGGCGGCTCGGGCCTGCCTCGCTTCGGCGGCCAAGGGATGTGCAGATATGTTCCGTGAGTGGTCGGTGGAGTGGTCGGTTGTCGCTAGGGAGAATGGCTTTGCCATGGGTGGCGACGGCAAGGCCATGCCGAAGAAGCCGTGGGAGGCACACGCTGAGGCGAAGAGGCGGTGATTTACCATCACCATCTCCACCGCTTTGCGGAAGAGGCGGTAGTCTCCACCGCTTTGCGGAAGCGTAAGTAGATTCGCTTAAACTCTAAGTCGTCATCTAAGCTAGATGTTCGCTCCTAGTCCAGTGGTAAAATACTATACACGCAAGTGCATCAGTTGTCTCAACAAGGTGGTAATCAAGATTGAACTCCCCAGTAATGCGACAGAGGCTGCATGCCCCCAGTGTCAGGCGATTGTTCGCATATGGCCTTAGTAGATGGCGGCCCCTGTTTTTTCCACGGAATACCTGGCTGAATTACTTGCACTTCCTGAAGTGACAGCTGCGAGGGAGAAGATTGCGTCAGGTCAGAAGCAGGTGTATTTCAATACCCCTGTAACTGAGACACTTCGCTCTGCCCTCCTACCCCTCGGACTCGATATCTCTGCAGGGGAAATCCCCATGCGATGGATCCAGGGAGATACTCCCGCACACGTGGATTCCGGCCCGTCGGCCTTCGAGAATACCTACCTCGTCTATTTAACCGACAGCCCTGGAGAACTTGTTCTCGATGACACCGCTCACCCTATTACAGCAAATACTGGATTCGTCTTTCACGAAGGAATTCGACACGAGACGAGGGGAACAGGGTCTATACCCCGTCTCTTACTTGGACCCATGAATGAGTTTGCACAGGCGGTTGGTCTTCCAGCAATAACCTATTATCCTGATCAAGCTCATGCCCTTTCACAGACTGGTACCATTCTCGGGTATGGAGGATATACTATAGGTTCTTCTATCGGTGGAAATTCCACCGACTATTCGACATGGGGAGCTTCCTGGCGAATTGCCGCATGGACGGGCACAGGTTCTCCCCCTTCTGGGGCGTATTCAACAGGCTTTGACTTGAGTAGCCTGGGTTCTTTTTCCTATTATGTTTATCCAGCGCCCCCTTGCTTTCTGGAAGGGACAACCGTACTCTGTTACAGGGATGGTGTAGAGGCCTATGTACCCATTGAAACCATTAAGTGCGGGACCAGTGTGCTAACTCCTCAAGGCTACAAGAAGGTGGAACTTATTGGAAAGAGGACTATACAGAATCGAGGAGACGATGAACGTGTTCAGGATCGTCTGTACCGTTGCTCTGTCGCAAACTACCTGCAGTTAAAGGAAGATCTCTTCCTTACGGGATGCCATTCCATCCTTGTACCCAGGTTGTCCGATAAAGAGAGAAGAAAGACAGAGGAGATTCTCAGCCAGGTGTTTATTACTGGTAAACTGTATAGGCTGATGGCCTGTGTTGATGAACGTGCCGAGCCATGGGCCTCCGATGGAATGTACACAGTCTGGCATCTTGCACTCGAGAACAAGGATCTCATAAAGAACTATGGAATCTACGTGAATGGGGGATTACTGGTGGAAACGTGTTGCCTGCAGAGGATGAAGAGTTCTGCGTTAACGCTGTGTTAGAGGAATTACAGTGGATTATCAGATGCCCTTATATTATCGCAGGTGTCCTAGCTGCCTGAGTAGAGTAGTATTAAATAATCCAAGCCCTGGTGCAGAGCTTAGATGTTTACACTGCCATGCGATTATTTGCATTTGGCCTTAGGGCACTATAGCTTGATAGAGGGTACATTCTATGTACCTCCTCTAAGGCTACCGCATACTCGGAATCAATACCATCGTAGCTTATATTCGATGCCATGCCAAATTCTGCCATCAGGATAATAACCTTTAACAGATCTCTCACATACGGTTGGCCTGCCGTTGCATAGGCGAGACAGGCTCGGCGTTCGATGTACACTCCTCGTTCTCCGCCGAGAGTAAATCCCCACGGCGTTCGTTCAAACGGAGTTTCGGGATTGAGCAGGGAAGGAATGAGAGAGAGAAACGTGTTATAGATAAATTCGGAAACCAGTATTTGTTTCCAGTGAATTGTATGGAATTGCATTTGCTTTTGCATTCTCTAGTAGATGTCCAAGAGGAATACTCGAAAGGTCTCCCGTGGAAATCGATATTTAACCATGAATAACGGTGCAAATTACTGGCTCGTGGAAGATTTCCCGAAGGAAAAACGGGTTGTTATTTATAAACACAACGTCGATCGGGAAACGGGAAAGCTTGTCGAAGATAAGAAAGTTACGGAGATGAATTACACGGCTCTCTGGATTCCGCATAAGGATTCGGGCAAGTTTATGGAAGGAATCTGGAGTAAATCGACTTTTATTATCCAAAACAAAAATACATTTGTTCTTGTTTATAAGTCGATTTCTAAATTCACTCTCCGTCCTGGAGATACTCCTCTGAAATACATGTCACCCGTGGGAAATAACGATTCCCCGTACCCGTATTTAATCGGAGAGAAATTCCTGTATTTCTTCGTTAGCGAATTTGAGTATGCGCCGAAGGAATCGTTCGATTTTTCCAAGGATATTAACAACCAGTACCTCGGAATTAATGGAGAAGAACCTGTTTCGGGAGTAAAACCGCTTCCATCTAAGGAACTATTTTCTCCCTGCGATTGCCGTTGGAGAGGAAGTACGAACTGTGCAAAACCATGTAAACGTTAAATAACTAGACTGAATCAGTCTACATATTTACCATCTTTTGCTTCTTAGGAGGTCTAATCGACCTACCTCGAGGTTTAATCAACCTCCTCAATCTTCGGTCCAGGGGCGGGAGTCTCCTCCGCTTCTGCAGATGCAGATGCCTTCGCAGCAGCAGCGGCCTTCGCCTCCTTCACACGAGGATCGTCATTCACCTGGAGAAACAGGAGAACATCGTGCACTGCCGTCTCCACCTCCTTCTGCTTGGCCTCGTACGTCTCCTTCTCCTCCTCAGGACTGTTCTCCAGCCACTTCATCGCCTCGTCTACTGCCGCCACTGCAGCAGGGCCGTTCTCACCCAGGCTATCCTTCTTCTCGTTAAAGGTGTTGCGGACACCGTACAGGTACGACTCCAGCTTATTCTTCGCCTCAACCTTCTCGAACTTCGCCTTGTCCTCCGCCTCGTGCTTCGCCGCCTCCTCCACCAGACGATCCACCTCCTCACGGCTCAGGCGACCCTTGTCATTCGTGATAGTAATCTTGTTTGACTTGCCCGTGCTCTTCTCCGCCGCAGACACATTCAGGATACCGTTTGCATCCACATCAAAGGTCACCTCAATCTGCGGCACACCACGAGGCATGGGAGGAATACCCTCCAGCTGGAACTTGCCCAGCATATTGTTGTCCTTGGTGAACTGCCTCTCACCCTCGTACACCTGGATCATCACGCCAGGCTGGTTGTCCGAGTAAGTGCTAAAGGTCTGGGTTGCCCTCTTGGGGATGGTCGAGTTACGCTTGATCACTGCAGTCATGATACCACCCGCAGTCTCCAGGCCGAGGGAGAGGGGGGCCACGTCCAGGAGAATCACATCCTCCGTCTTCGCAGAGCCACCCATCAGAATGTGTGCCTGCACCGTTGCACCGTAGGCCACCGCCTCATCGGGGTTCACACTGTCATTCAGCTTCTTCCCGCCGAAGTAGTCAGACAGCAGCTGGCGAATCTTGGGAATACGGGAAGAACCACCAACCATGATAATCTCATCAATCTGGCTCTTGTCCATCTTGGCATCGCGAATCAGGCCATCCAGGGGAGCGATGGTACGACGGAAAAAGGACTCGCACATGCTCTCGAACTTGGCACGCGTGAGCGTCGTCTGGAAGTCGTGGCCCTCGAACAGAGAATCCACCTCGATGGTCGCCTGGGTCGCCGAGCTCAGCGTCCTCTTGGCACGTTCGCAGACCGTGCGAAGACGGCGGAGAGCACGGGGATTGCCGGCGATGTCGCACTTGGTCTTCTTACGGAACTCATCGCAGCAATAGGACACCAGGGCATTGTCAAAGTCCTCGCCACCCAGGTGAGTGTCGCCGGCAGTTGACTTCACCTCGAATACACCGTCGTCTAGGCTCAGAATACTCAGATCGTGAGTACCACCACCGCAGTCAAAGATGAGCACATTCTTCGCCCCACCACCCGTTCCCACGCGATCCAGCCCATATGCAAGGGCCGCCGCCGTGGGCTCGTTGATGATGCGGAGCACATTGAGACCGGCGATTGCACCGGCGTCCTTGGTCGCCTGACGCTGGGAATCATTGAAATATGCGGGGACAGTAATCACCGCATCCTTCACCGTCTGACCGAGAAAGGCCTCGGCAGTTGCCTTCATCTTCTGAAGCACGGTGGCAGACACCTCCTCAGGCAGAAACTCGTGCGTCTCGCCCTTCCACTCCACCTTGATCTTCGGCTTACCGTCGACGTCCACCACAGCGAAGGGCCACAGCTTCTTCTCGGACTGCACCACGGAGTCATTGAACTTGCGACCTATCAGACGCTTTGCGTCGAATACGGTATTGGTGGGATTGGTCGCCGCCTGCGACTTTGCCGCATCGCCAACCAGACGCTCCTCCTGAGTGTAGGCCACGTAGGAGGGGGTGGTTCTGTTCCCCTGGTCGTTTGCAATAATCTCCACACGGTCATTCTGCCATACGCCGACGCAACTGTACGTAGTACCAAGATCAATACCAATGGCAACACCCTTAGACATGGTTCTGAATATGTAGTGGAGGCCGAGTTTAGGCCTTTTAGGCGTAATACTTCATTTTTTTGTCATGGACGAGGTTAGAATGAGCGAAGAAGACTCTTCGCCTGGCATTCGTATTGGAGACAGAGTCCTACTGACAGGGGGACAACTTGATGGAACTAAGGGCAGGTTATACGGTATGTTTGCAGACCATTTAGCCATTCTGCCTGACGGTGTAACAGATCGTGTGGTGAGAGTTCCGCTCATTGATGGGGCACCTGACGCTGACCTGGGCCTTGAGGAGCTGACTGTGCTTGAGGAGGCCACTCGTCCTGGCTTCGTTGCCCTCTCAGGAATGAGGGCAGGAGACATGATTCAAACCTTTAACAAAGACGCTAGTCCGCATGCGACCTTCACCGTAAAATCGCTAAACCTGGAGGAGGACACGGCAACCTTTGAGACAGAGACAGGAGAGGAAATACCTATAGATTTTGCCTTCCTTGGAATCCCCCAGGAACTTGACTTTGAGGTACTACGTGCACGGGAGCCCCCGGCTCCTCCTCGAGCGGTTGCCCCTTTAGAGGCAGAGGCCCCTTTAGAGGCAGAAGAAGAACAGCCAGTCGAACCAAGGGTTGAGGGAGTTACCGATGATGGAGAGGTTATTGCCGAAGGCGAAGGCGAAGACGAAGGCGACCAAGAAGAAGAAGGCGATTTTGAAATTATTGAAGAAATTGTCGTTCCCGTAGAAGTTCGTCTGAAGAAGAAAGAAGCCGCCGACCGTGTGATTCTCGACGTCTTCCAGAAAACCGATCTTCTCAGCCAACTCATTCAAACACTTTCCCCCGAGGATCAGAAAAACCCCATCAAACTCCAAGAACTCCGCCGTCGCATGGAAGTCCTGATGTTTCTGCAAAAGAAGGTCGTTGCCTACGGAATGACCGGTGAACCCCGCGGCCTTCTCCAGACATCCGCCACCACTCTTGCAGAATACATCAAACGTGTCCACATTCCTATGACCCGCAAGGTGGTTTCCGCCACGAAGGTCCTCTACACAAATGAAGATGAGCCCTACGATCTTGAGGAGGATCTGCGTGTGGAAAATCTCAAGGATATCGTGAATCGTGCCGCTGCCCTGCAAAAGGAAATGGACGTCGACGGAGGAGTCAAGCTTGGCCTTCCCACCTTTTACGTGAACATGGACAAGTACCGTTCCGTAGTCCAGAGCCCCTTCATCCACTCAGGTGATCGCCCCGTTGAGCTCGATGAAGAGGCCTTTCGCAGTGACATGCCGAATTTCGAAAGCGGTGAGGCCTCCGTGAGTGCCCGCGATGCGTTCGACGGAAAGGGGAAGCCGCCCATCATCCAGGTTCCCTATTCCCTGCTCCGTATGGTGAAGCCCACCATAGTCGAGAAAGACGATTCGTCCAGAATCGTGGAAGCCGGCGATGCACCCGCTTCGACCAACACGCTGCTCTTTCCCCGCAAGGTCGGTCGTGATATGGGGCCGATTCGCAGTGGTCTCCTGGCAAGAGATATCAGCTACGGAATGAAGGATCCCACTCCCACACCGAAACTCTTACAGAGTCTGGGATCTCCCACAGAATTCCCCACCTCGCAAAACATCTTGAGTATCGGCACGGAGGGGAGTATCCAGGGAACCGTTTTACTGGAAACCTGGCTCGACCTCCAGGATTATATTCTCTTCGGACCCGGCGATATTTACGAACAACTGATCGGCTACTCTCTCGATAAACTCGAATTCACTAAGGAACAGCAGGCGGTAATTAACTACAAGATCCAGCAAGGAATCGCCGCATTCCGTCTGTACATTTCGAAGAAGCGGGAAGAAAATCGTGCCGCTCTCGCAAATCTCCGTTTTACGAGAAACGATTTACTTCCCGTGGATCGCAACGGTCGTCTCCACACCCGCGTTGCAAACGAACCCAGTTTCCAGGTAATGGTAAAGGAACTCGACGAAAAGGTCGGCAAGGATTTAGCCCAAATCGATACGATGTGGTTCACGTATTTATACGGAAAGTTTCCCGATTTTCTTCTGGCAACGCTCGGCGAGAGTGCCCCCGTCGTAGCGAAATTCCGCCACGCCCACGTTCGGGAAAACATTCTCAAGGCAATCCATCTCGCCTATCTTACCACCGTCGTCGCCCAGGCCAGGGGCGATGCACCCACAGAGAACAAGTGCCCCCACGTGAAGGTTCTCTTCCACGTGTACAAGACGGACGACCCCGTCGAAAAGATGAAGAAGTATATTGCACTCCTAGGCGAATTCCGTGGAGACACTGAGGGTAATTGGATCGACTGCAGGAAGTGCAAGGAGCATTTGATCTGCATGCACGAACTTCTTCTGATCCAGGAATACTTACGACCGAAGGAGAAGGATGTCTTACACAAGGAACTTCTTCTGAATTACTCTGGCGGGCAATTCTCAGGTCAGTATATTTGCAAGGGATGCGGAAAGGGAATCAGCGATCTCGAATTCGATACAACGCTGGAATTCGACGACCAGGGCCATCCTCTCATGGGCCGTGCAGTAATGGACGAGGACGCAGAAGAAGGAGACGACGCCGACGAACTTCTCGGCGAAGCGGTAGAAGATGCGGAATCGGGAATGAGTGAAATCGAACAGAAGTATTATAAGGTAATAAAAACCGTTACAGATCGTCTGGGAATAAATCCTGAGGCCGCCGATTTTCGCACGATGATCGAGCAACTCACGCAGTACTTACTCACCCTGAGTTCGAGAGAGGATTACGCCGAACTTCTCAAGGCAAAGAGAGTGAGACAGGATTACGATATTTACTACAATATTCGCTACGTGGCAGCGGTAACGGCAATTGTCCTGTTAAATATTCAGTGCAGAATGCCCGATTACATTATCTACTATTCTCGTGCTGAGTGCAAGGACGGGTTCATGGGATTCCCTCTGACGGCCGATGACAACATGACCGGAATTCAGTGCGTTGCCACAATCGTGGCGGGAATTCAGGAGAAGGCCGAACCGTGGAATATGTCGTCTCTCCAGAAAACCTCGGATATTTCGAAACGCCGCGAGGTGCTCCAGCCGATTGTGGTGAAACTCATCGAGGAATTCGTGGAAACAAAACCGTTTTACCAGAGTGCATTGAAGAGAAAACGGGAGTACCTGAAGAAGACATTTGGCACGGTTACAGGAGTGAAGAAGGATACCTTTGCTTCCTCCTTTCGCCCCGAACCCTACGTGGTTGCGGAGGATGCGGCGGCTGCACCGATTTCCGCGGATGGAGCAACGCCCCACTTCAAGGCAACGGCCTGGATTCGCCAGGCCCACGCCATTGCGAAGGAGAATACGAATCTGCGGGACGGATCCGTTCTCTCCCAGACAACCTCGTGTCTGCATTCCATTCTTCGCCCGAACGAATTCTGGGAAGGAAAGTCGATGCCCCCTCTGTCTGCAAAAGTGTTTGAGGAGAGGTCTGTTCGGTCCAAGACCCTGATTACAAAGAATATCTATACGCCGAAGGAGCGGGTGGCAGGAAAGGTAGAGGAGCAGAACTTTTACAAACTCTTCTTGGATGTCTGTTACACTGGACCGAGGAAGGGTCTGCCTCACGAGCTGGGTCTCGGTCTCTCCTGCTTACGGTGCGGGGTGACCTTCGATGAGAATCCGAATCTGCCCTCGGTCTTCGAGACAAAACCCGAGGCACAGAAGGCAGAAGAGGAGAAGTTGCGTACCAAGAAGAAGGCCGCTCTGGAGCAGCAGGGTGTCGACATCAGTTCGGATGCATTCACCGATTTACTGCTCACCTCGCACCGCCTCGCTCGCATGGAAACGCCTCGGCCGAAACAGATTTACGGAGTCGAGCGGACAATGGCAGATATCGCTGCGATGGCCGTGCCGCCGTTTCCTGAGTGGAGCCAGATGCTCCTGGATGCGAATAAGGCGTTGGGTGAACTGGGAGAGACGCACACGGAAATGCAGATTGTCAAGGCGGCAGAACCCCTTGTAACACGGATTCTGGAAATCGAGGACGAGATTGAACGCCGGCTTTCTCCCTTAGCTCGTGCCGCCTTACTCTCGATGACCAAGGGAACTGTTTTACAGACTGGTGAATTTGTTCGTACCTACCTGATTGTTCCGTTTCAGCGGTGGACTGCAGGAATTAATCGGGAATCATATTCTATTCTCGATTCCTATGGGCTGGATAAACCGGCGGAAGATGCGATTCTCACGAAGGGAATGGGCGGCCATTTAGCACCTCTCATGGAAGAACAGCCCACAGGCCCACTGTTAGAGAAGGTTCAGGAACTGGTTCGTGGTCTGTCGTACGCCTGTGGAACTATCTTTCCCAAGGTGCGGTCTATCTTCCTGCGTGGCGGGGCGACGATGTCGCAGTACATTCTCCGTGGATGCATCATGGGATTTATTCGTAATTACATTGACCCTAATTCGGGTTCGGCTGTCCCTATTGATCGCCTCCTCAAGAGCGTCGACAAGGCACTGTACAGATATACGACAAGTAGTCGTGTTCCAAACGAACAAGAAATTCGCACTCGGTTGGAAGAACGTGTGGAGCAGGAGAAACAGTTGTTCATCGGTTCTCTTGCGGGAATGACTGCAGAGAAGAAGAAGGTGGAACTCATGAACAAACAGCTGGGCATAGGAAAGTGGGCGGTCAAAGATAAGGATATCAGAAAATACAACTCCGAGCGGTTTCTGGTGGAAGAGAGAGAGAGGATGGAAGGCGGGTTCACAGAGACGATCGAGCTGGGCGCGGAAGAAGGGTACGACCATGCCCAGATGGGCGAGGATGATTTCTAGGGTTTATGCAGAAATCTCTATACGCAACAATCCAGTAGAACTGGTTTGTTCTGTAAAGGTGGCCATGGTAGACTTTCTGAAAATCGTTAGGATGGACGGTGCACCAGGAATCAGTTTACCATCAATCAAACACATCCCTGTCAGAATGCTAACATTATCTCGCTTCCACGCCTGGTACATGTAGGTATTCACTGTGTACTCCACAAAGGGAATACCCCTTTTACATGCTTGAAGAAGTTCATCCATAATCTGTGTTAAGGTTACCGCTCTGACTCCCTGTTTTGTATTCACATGGGCATAGAGTGAAAGAGTATTGTTCTCAAACCGAATGCACTCATGATACGCCGTTTTCTCGAGAGGAATGATTCGCTCAGCGTAGGTCGTACGTATCTCATCATAGTATGCGATGTATTCGTTGAGGCACTTACTGGCCACCGTGGGCGGCCAAAGGGCTTGCCTGCTACAGTCCATGGTTAGATACACACAACATATTTTTAGGCATAAGTTAGATGTGGTCGTTCCTCATAGCAGGCATTGTATATTTAATAGGAATCTCTATAGTCCTCGCCATTCGTCCGTCGTATATGTTTACTCCGGATGGACTATGGAAGGAATTTGGTATCGAGAAGGGAAATGAATATACCCTCTGTCCCTTCTGGCTCTTTTGCATTGTCTGGGCACTCGTCTCCTATTTTCTGGTTATAGCCGTATACAAGGAGGACGTAGGACCGGTGATGAATACACGAAAGAATATGAGCCGTAACATGGTGGAGGAAGTCGATATGTCTCAGCCCGTTGAACTGCCAAAGGGGTATTATGTACTGAACAACAAGGCAACCCGTTTAGCAGGTGTTCCTAAGTACGTCTACCTGGGAGAGGAGGCTCCTGATGTCTAAGCTCCTTTAACAAGATCCGAGTAATCCAGTGAGGGTATACATAGGTAAGAGTGCAGCCCAGAAGATCCAATAAGCATATGCATGGGAATACATGTGCTTATCCTTATCACTGTAGACCGTGGGATCAAATGGTGCATCAGCCTCTGTTACAAGGAGTCCCTCTCCTTCCTTGGGAACGTAGGGAAAGGCGGTATCCACCACCCATATGAGACGACTGCCTGTGAAGGGTATCGACAGAAGAGTGATAAATAAGAGTACAAAGGCTGTAATCACTCCACTTGCAATAGATACGCTGGCAGGATTGTAGGGGCAACGAATTGCCTGAAACACTGAGGTGAAGATAAATGATAAGACAAAGGCTACTAGAGTAAGTAGCCCGGGTACGGTAAACTGGCTACGATTCACCCAGTAAAAGATAAAGAACGCGAATGTTGCAAGTACGCCTGCAAAGATAAGCGAAGTGATGAATTTATTCAATTCACTTGGTCGCGAGGTCCGTTTAGTTGGCTTAGGCAACGCTCCTGTGGGGTTAGAGGTAGATGCAGGAGAACTCATTCTAAGGATATCTTCGTTTGAAAGTAGAGATGGAAGACGAGCAGTCAAGGCAGTCAGGGCAGTCCAGACAGTCCGGGCAGCCTGTACAGGAAGGAATAGTAGACAAGCTTGTTAAGGCAGTCTTTCCTGGAGAAGCCCCCAAGGAAGCCCCCAAGGAAGCCCCCAAGGAGTCTCCCAAGGAAGCCCCCAAGGAGTCCCCCAAGGAAGCTCCCAAGGAAGCCCCCAAGGAGACCCCTAAGGAAGCTCCCAAGGAAGCCCCCAAACCCTCCATTATAAATATTATATCAACCACCCTCTCACCCACAAAGGCAGAAGCAGAAGCCGACGAGACAGAAGAAGCAGAAGCAGAAGCAGAAGAAGTTCCCGAGGAGGTTGTCGCTGCTCCAAAGAAGGCCCGCAAACCCCGCGAGATTAAGCCCACCGATAGCAAATCCTTCTTCAAGGCCCGTGCAAAAGATGTCACCCGCTTTCCTTTCACACCCGAAGGAGATCTCCGTGTTCCCGCCATCGGCGGTGAAGAAGCAAAGACAATCACCCTGCCCTTTTACAGTCCTGCAACCGCCGATGAACTCGGGGCCATTGACTCCAAGCGTAAGGAAGAGATCCACCAGGTTGAGCAAGAGTATGATGAACTCTGTAAACAGTTATCGGTGGCAATGGACGAGTGGAAGAGTTCCGGAGATTACATTGATGCCATTCGTCTGCAAAAGGAGCTGCTTGCTCTCGACTCGAGACGTACCTCTCTCAGGTCGCCTCTCCGCTGGGGAAAGACCTTGAAGAACCCTACCATTAAGACGGTCCAGATGCACGAGACAGCAGTGGTTGATGAGAAGCAGAAGGATCTCAAACTCGGATATCCGGTAATGACTCTCGTCGGAAGGCCCTATACCTTCGAGCAGACCGTTCTCCCCCGCAAGGAAAAGCCTCTGCCTCTGCCAGACGTTGCCGAAGTCGCGGAGACAACCGAGCAAACCTTCGTCCTCTTTGACCGCCCCGAAGACCCTGAGTATGGCCTACTGTCCCCTGAGACTCCTCTGGAATTTGTCTTCAATACCACAAAGTACAACAGCATTATGCAGGCATATCACGTGGAGCGTGTTACACAGGTTGGACGTACAGATATGAGGGCTGCCCTGTTAAAGTTGGTTAACCCGAAGTCGATTCGTGGCATTGGTTCTCGTATTGTTGGAAAGGATGCAAAAGAGGTGGAGGCTCCCTTCCAGTTAATCAAGGACATTGTCAAGACAGTCGTGTTACAGGATGCACGGTTTGCCCCGCTGCTGCGGAAGACTGGGACTGACACGCTGATTTATGCTGAACCGCAGGATAAGATACTAGGTGTGGGTCTGTCGATCGACGATGAGGCGACGGCGACAAATTCCTCCAAGTGGAACGGTGCCCTAAACTTACTGGGCAAGGCGTGGGAAGAGGTGCGTAAGACTCTTCCTCCTGTGGTGGAGGAGGAGGCCGTCCAACAGGGTGGGGCTTACTTGGAATCCGGTAGGACGGTACAGGATGTCAAACAAGCTCGGTCAAAGGTGTTGATGGGATATTACAGGAGGAAGTAAGGGGCTCAAGCCTGGTGGCTAGCTACGCTTGCACAGGGTAGTCCTTAAGGGTTCCCTCATTTGAATCACAGTTGACTTCATGTGCAGTGTACGTGTAACATACATTGTTATGATCCTTGAACACCTTTGACGAAGCATCGGAAGGGTGAGGGTACTGATGGATTACATGTCTCTCTGGCTTGTAAAAGTGTGCAACAAACGCCCCAGCCGCCAGTCCCGCAAGAAGGGGTACAAGCTTGAAGTGCCAGATACCAATCTCATACCAGTTGGTCATTCTATTATACTCGACTCTTATCTGACCGAATAAATAGAGATGTTCGCTGTACTTAAGACATCGAAGTTTGACATAATCTTTAGCGTCGTAGTAGGCTTTGCCATAATGTCCCTCACGATCCCCTTATGCAAGGGAGACGAGTGTTTCATTAAGAAGGCTCCCTCTGTGGAGGAAATGAAGAAGAGTACCTTTAAGATTGGCAGTAAGTGCTACCAGTTCAAGCCTGAGACGATGACCTGCCCTGCCACAGGTGCAATTGAGGCATTTTCTCTGCGTACAAGGTAACAAGTTGATCCCTCAGGAGAACTAGAATGGCAGCCGCAGGAACCCTTCTTCAGGATCTAGACTCGACCTCCGGTGGAGACAATGACCTGGTGCAGAGAATTCTATCCGACATGAATGCTCCGAGTGGTCCTCCCACTCGCCCCCCTCCCCCTCCTCTGCCCCAGCAGAGCAATCCGCAGGACCAGATGATGGGGAACGGAAACAGCCACATGACGATGGACAGCACTATCCCTACGTCACACATGATAGGAAACCAGCACCCCTCTCCGGCCGAATTTGCTGCTGCTGTGGCCGGTTCTCGCTCTGACATGGCGTTTAATGCTATGCCTGTAGGACAGATGCCCGGCTCTCAGGTCGTAGCTGCCCCTCCGCAGAAGAGTTCCTGGCTACCGTCGTTCCTACTGGAAGAGCTAAAGGTGCCGTTCATGGCAGGCTTCCTCTTCTTTCTCTTTTCCCTACCTCCCATTCGCATCGTGATCTCTCACTACCTTCCCAGTATTATCAAGCAGACGGGTGAGTATTCTCTCCTGGGCCTGGCCATTGTATCTCTCATTCTTACGGTGACCTTCTGGATTCTACAACGTATCGTTGCTCCTCTTCTTTCCCTCTAAGATTAGAATGAAGGGGTTCAAATCGAGTGAACAAACCAGATATGTATCCCTGGTACTCATGGGTATATATGTGATTTATGGAATCTTCAAAATCCCCCTTCTCGAGTACGGTGTATCGATTGCCGTTGGTGCACTGGTCTACATGGTGACAAGGATGCCCGAGTTTGGTGTAATTGGAGTTCTGGTATCCACCATCCTTTTACCGATTATTCGTTCGTCCAGGGAGGGGTTTGCGGATATGCCGACGGACGGGGCGGTGCCTCTATCTGCTCCCCCTGTGGTTAATATGCCTGCAGGAGATGCTGTAGCACCCCCTGTAATAGGAGCAGCGGACCCTTCCATAAAGGATGCAGCTGATGCTAGTGATGCCAGTGCTGCCAGTGATGTTAGTTCCCCCAGCCCTGTCCCCTCATTTGTGGGGAGTTCTACGCCCGCCAGTGCATCGAATACCCTTCCTGCGTCTGCGGCGGTAAAGAAGATTAGCGAGAAGAATGTACCTCCTGCAAATCAGCCGGCTGACTTAATTAGTTCTACTGCCGAATCTGCCGACGGCTTCGCTGATTCCAATAGTGGCTTATTCAAGCTTGGACAAATCCCGACGGATGAGAAGGGAGGATTCCACATTGACTCTGGGACCAGTGTCTTAAATGCGTTAAAGTCGCTGAAGCCTGATCAGATTTCCGCAATGACCCAGGACACGAAGCAGCTGATCGAGACACAGAAGACCCTGATGAACATGTTACAGTCGTTCAAGCCGATGTTAAGTGAGGGCAAGGACATGATGGACACCTTCCAGCAAATGTTCTCTCCCTCTGGTGGATCTGCGATGGGGGCACTCCAAGCGGCACAAGAGACATTAAAAAAGTAATACATAGTAATGGGGACACAAATATCAGTAGAAGTTGTTCTTTTAGTGATAGTTGTATGCGGTGCATATGTCATGACTCATCGGCCTAGCGTCATTGTTATACCCAGCGACTCGCGGCCAGGGCCTGTTCCTATGTTAGGTATGGGCGGAGGCGGAGGCAGGGAGCCAGGGGCCGATGACAGATATGCGATAGCTCCCCGACCGGTCAGAGAGTGGCAACCTGGTCTCGAGGGATTACCGCAAATGGCCACCCGTGGTCCGCCAGAGAGATACCAGCAGATGGGGGTTCTCGACGGAGGCGACGGAAAAGTCCTTCCCTTGTACGGACGGCGGGTTGCACCCAGGAGCGACTTCTTCAACTACTACACCAGGACAGATACCTATAATCCGGTTGCCGTTCCGGTAAACTTTAAGAGACGGGACTGTCAAGATAGTGTCGGCTGCCACGAAGTAATGAGTGGTGACGAAGTAGATATTAGTGTAACTGGGCAAAAGGGGAAGGTAACCCTGTACGGGTTTGATGGACCAAGATATGAAGCCTAGAGTAGTAGAATGAGTTTGGTATACGTCCTAAATACATTTTCATTGGATCCAGCGGAGAAACAATTTAGCAGTACTCCTGTGCAAGTTCCGCCCTTCCAGATTCAGGGGGCGACGACAGGAATTAGCCCAGCAACAGCTGCGAATAAGACGGCCACACTTCTTACACACACCGATACGTCGAACAAGGAGACTCCCCTGTATTCAACCATCCCTTCAGAGTACGTTTCTGACCAAATTACTACGAAGAATATCCTCTATGACTACTGTACGGGAACAACTCTCACAGATATAGCTGATGGTAGTAATCCAGCACCTATATATGAGTTTTCCTTTGCGGCCATACATGACAACGAGCTAGGCACCGTATCAGATGCAAAGGTAGACTATATCCTATCTCTCGTCTTTACGAAGGGCATAGATGTATACCACATTCAAGTTCCTCTTCTTGTATCTTCCATTCAGCCGGCAGATGTACACCCATTTCTACGGGCTTGGCTCGATCCGTCGTTCGAGACAAAGGACTCGTTTTCCATCAATCAGCTAGTCAACTATAAGGACACGAGTACTGTAGTATTAGACCGATTCGTGTTCAAGATAAACTATAATCAATCGTCGAACGACTCTCTTGCAAAGACCACGGGTATCACCAAGTTCACTGGAAACTATACTCTCTGCTTGGTGAAGACTCCTCAGAAGGTTCTGAACTATGCGGGTATGGCAAAGAATGACCTGCAATCCTTTAACAGTATCTTTAACTTTGTGATGCAGAATTCCATGCACATAGCCAATCCGAGATATCCCCTTCAACTGAGTAAGGATATATATCTTCTTTCTAATACGGGGACGAAATATCCTAACTCAACGACGTATAAGATAGCAAGTAGAGATTTGGCTAAGGTTACTACGGAAGGATTCGCTGATTCGTGTAGTTCAGGAACTACGGGCAGAATGTTAAATGATGTGAAGTGTTATCCGATTGACTTAGTTACTCAGGTTGATACAAATGGAGGAATTATGATTGATGAGACAACGGCAAGGCCGATTGATGTTCGTTCCTTTGATCAGACCACGAAGCCTCAGCCTGTTGTGGTGAATACAGTCAGCGGGAATACAAGCAGTATTCTCTTTTGGTTGACGCTGGCCCTATTTATTGTTGTTGTAGTCATTCTAGGAATATTCTTGTATTTCTTCCTGAAATCCAAGGATGTCGTTACTCCTGCTCCTGTTGATGTTGACGTAGCGGCGGCGGTTCCTGCTCCTGTTGATGTTAACGTAGCGGCGGCGTCGCCTGCTCCTCCTGTCGCAGCCCCTGGTGGGGCGGCTGTTCCTGCTCCCTTGGATCTCTCTCCTGCAGCCCCTGTCAGTGCAGCAGCTGCAGCAGCTGCAGTAGCAGCCGCAGCTGCACCCCCCATATCTGCTGCTCAAGCTAGATTAGCACAGAGAAGATTGGAATCTGCATTACGCTTACAACAGGCACGACAGGCACGACTACAAGCCGCCTTAGGAAGACCCTAAGATACAATAAAAGGATACTTTAGATGAGACTAAGTCTTACTTCACTATTCACACTACTCATCCTAATCTATATAGTCTTTTTCGCCCTCTACGGCTGGAATGTATATGAGAGCTTCAAGACAACGGTTGAGGGGTTTGAAATAACATCTGATATTTCTCTTACTACCTGCCCCCCATCAGAAGCTGATGAATCCCATCTGATGAAGTCGCAGGTTCCTCCAGGAAATACTAGTACCTATTGCCAGGATGGAGGTGTACAGAAATGTTCTCTTTCCGTTGAACGAACGGATCCAGCGTCCTGCACCCAGTACTACCTGGCCCTCTTACAGTCAAAGGCGACGACCAGATGCCCAGTATCTATGCCAAACTACTTTCAGAATATCAAGTACGTGAATAACGTTGATAAATCTGTTCGTGGATGTACTGCTGGTGCAAGGACTGCTGACGGGAAATCCCCGGCATCTGGAGATAAATACTGTACAATCTATGTATCGCAGAAGGACGATTTGGAGAAGATCGATAGTTGCACGAACATTAAACGCCTTGAATCGGCCCAGTGTTTTTCTAGTGGAGTTGCAGGCTTAACCAAGGTCCTTCAGGCGAACACATATGGAAGTCCCTATGTGCAATGCACATTTAGTCAACTCGAGCAGGTTAAAACGGGTTCGAAAACGGTGGATACGAATGCAGATGCAGAGGCTGCCCAGCAAAAAGAGATAGCTGCACAAAACGCCAAACTAGCAGAACAAAACGCCAAGATAGCCGCACAAAATGCTCTCAATTCCAAATGGACGGCGGCGAGAAATGTGGTAGCCACCTTAGCCACACAGGGACCTGTGAGTGAAAATCCGGCGGAATTTGGCAAGGGAGTTGCAAAGGTAAAGCTGTTTAAATTCGCTAATTTGGATAAACAGTGGATTAACATATCACAGCTTGTTGTGCGAGATGTAAATGGTGTAAATATTGCAGGAAAGGCGTCTATAAAATCCTATGATGCAAGTGGAGGTCCGAGTGAAGATTACGGTACGAACATACATACCTTAGTCGACGGAACAGAAGCACCGAGACCCTACCCATATATATATCACAGTAAAAACACAGGCAATGATGGAGTTATTTTAACATTTAACCCACCAGTAGATATATCATCAATTACCTTATATAATCGTTCTGATTGCTGTACTGAGCGTATAACAAACTACGGAATGCGGTTAGAGTCTGGTTCGTCTGAATATTATTTACTACCAATCCAACTAGGATCCGATCAGGTACAAACGTTCAGCTTCATTCCTCCCGCGACCACATATTCTGGCCCTCTTGTGTCTGCCTATTCTGGCGAACTCATTAAAGCAAACCTCGTAACAACAGATATCTTCTCTCCTGAAACGGTCAAATATAACTGCACCGAACTGCAGAGTTACGTCTCGTGGATCGATTCGATTAAGGCTCTGTATCCCGATATGTATAATTCCTCAAAGCACAATCTTGATACATCGGATACATGGTCCAGTGATAAGAAGAACACCTTTTGCAATATCCTGGAACAAACGAAGATCAAGAAGACTATGTCAGAGACTGCCCTTAGAGCAGCACCTGTACTATAAATAGGACCTTTGAAGTACAATTATACCACGAATTTATAATTCCTGGTGTGTTTGTTCGGCAGAAGTCGGCAAATGTTTCTATAATACCCATAATAACACCGTAACGAAGTGCACTATCGCCTAATAGCCGTTGAAGTGCATCGGCCATTCTATTGTAGGGAACATTTAGAGAAGAAGTGTGATATACATGTATGTGGCTTCTGCTTGCACTCTTCTCTGTGGTAAACTCTTCCGTGAGCGACTGTTCGAAGGCGACCGCACTGTTCACCCTGAATTCTCTTTCCTTCTTGCCTGATCCTCCCGTGAAGGGACTGAACTCGACGCTTCTTCTTTCCATGAACGTTCCCACTGAGGTTAAAGGTGGAACGGCAACCTATTCGGTCACGTACAACTTCATTCCTCTCAGCCCAACAACGGAGGATTTATGCACAGTTGTGCCTGGAGGGTGCCCCATTAGTGTTGGTACTCTTCATACGGTGTCATCAATTCCCTTTGATGGCAGCCTATCTGGTTCTATTACATTCAAGATTGAGTGGAAGGATTTGTCCCTAGCCCAACTCATGTGCGTGTCGATTAAGACGAATGTTTAGCGTCTTCTGCGGGTACGCGTGCGACGGCTTTCATGGCCACCTCCACCTCCTGCACCTCTATTTTTACTCCTACTCCTACTCCTACTTCTATCTGCCCCCCCCTTCCTAACAAGTACAAGATCAGACCTCATAAATCTGAATACGGGAGCTCCAGCTCCAGTAATTCTTCTGCCGTTTTCAAACTCTTTATGAACTCTTTGTTCTTCTAATTTCGTAGAGGGTATAAACGATAGGTCTACAGTACCTTCTTCAGTATCAACACCAATAACTTTTCCTTCGGTAATACCTGGGCGGATTCCCCAAGATCTAAGGTTTAGTCTTCTCTCTCGCATATTTAGAGATCTTGTCTTAGACTGTATAACTTTAGGAAGAGTAGATCCTCTCGTTGCATAATCAGGCTTTAATGTAACTATATCATTACGATCTAGTTTTTCATGATTTCCTAAATTCATACCTTTCATTGCATTTCCCAGATCTTCCATTTCTACTTTACCTAAGATTTTCTACCTGGCTAAACCTTCGTTTAGCCTAACGGCTAAACCGCCAGCTTCTTATCCATGTAAAACTGGGCCGATCTGGCTCCTGTCGGGGCGGGACTCAGACGCGGATTGCTATCCTTATACTCGCTACTCTCTTCCACTAACCCATGCGGAGTCGGCATAGCGTGTGCAGCAGAGTTTTCAAAAAGAGAATCCTTCTTCATCGGAATGTATCCCCTAGACGGGATTCCTGTAATCGTCCTGTAGTTTCTCTCAGAGATTACGGAAACAACCGCAAGAAGTCCAAGAAGTCCCGTGAGTTCCGAGACATGGATAGAATACAGAATGAATCCTATAAGAGCTAGGCGTACCATAGTATTCGATGCAAGTTCAGAGGCAGAACCAAGCCAGGGTGCACCTACAATGCCTATCAGGGATACAGTGGTTAAGGTACTCTGATCCATCTGTATTACCTTAGCTTAAAGTTGATATAGCGAACTCCTCGAAACATGAGTCCACGATGTTAACTCGGAGAGGTTATGCGGTCGCCAAAGAGGGACTCTCTGCCGACAAGATCACCAAGATTATGAAAGAGCTGAATGTCGCCCCCGCCGTTCCCATGCAGGCGAAACGCTTCGGTTCTCCACCCACCTTTCGCATCTTCGCCGAATCTCTTACTCAATACTATCTCCCCCGTGTTTGGGCAACAGAGGTGTTCGGTCCTGCAACGAAAACCACTCTTACCTCGGGTGAACCGCTTCGCCCTGAACTCGTCTTTGCAGGAACGCCCTACGACTACCAGAAATCGATTGTCGACACCTTCGTCGCCGCAGGAAACGGTTTAATCTGTGTTCCGTGTGGGCGTGGAAAAACGTTTATGGCAATTATGATCGCGGCAAAACTCGGTCACAAGTTTATGATCATTGTCGATAAGGAATTCCTTCTCGATCAGTGGATGGGAGAACTAAAAACGCTTCTTCCTGGGTTGCGTATAGGAATTCTGCAAGGCGATGTAAAACAGTTGGGCGAAGTCGAGAGAAAACCGCTGACCACCGAGGAACTAAAGGCGGAACTTAGAAAAGCCGGTCTTCCCATTTCTGGTACGAAAACCGCCCTTCTTCAGCGTTTGCGTGCAGTTGTTCCGGAAGAGCCTGTACAGAGATACGATTGTTGTATTGCGATGATCCAAACCCTTTCACAGAGAGAATACGGCCACGACGAATTCCAGGATTTCGGCCTGACCATCTTTGACGAATGCCACCATCTGGGTGCAGAGCATTTCTCCCGTGCACTTCTCAAGGTTCAGACGAAGTGGATGCTCGGACTTAGTGCAACGCCAACACGGGACGACGGTCTGTCAAAGGTATTCGAGTGGTTTATTGGGAAGGCGGTATATTGGGAGAAAACTCGAGAAGCGGATCCGGATGTTATTGTTCAGCGAGTCGGTTTCTCTTCCGAAGATCCCGCCTACACCGAGGTTCCCGTGGACGCTCGGGGAGAACCGGTTCTCGCTCGACTTCTCGGCCAGGTCGTTGGATGCGAGGAGAGAAATCTCCTGATCGATGGGATTTTGCGAAAGGTTCTGGGAGAACCGCTTCGGAAAATTCTTGTCTTGAGTGAACGGAAGGAACATTTGCACCGGATTAATGCGAATCTCCCTCCAGGAACAACGTCGAGTTACTACATTGGCGGGATGGATAGCGATACACGCCAGAACGGGGCAGCGACGGCGAGGGTCTTGCTGGGGACGTACGCAATGGCATCGGAGGCCATGAATGTGAAAACGTTGAATACAATGATCATGATTAGCCCGAGGAAGAAGATTGAACAGAGTACAGGTCGTATCTTACGAACACAGAAGGATGCTCGTAACATAGCGCCGTTGATTATTGATATGGTGGATATGCACGGAGTCTACCAGGGACAGTGGGGGAAGAGGAAGGCCTATTATAAGAAATGTGCCTACAAGATCCAGGAGGTCGTGGGAGACTATGAGCTTCCTGGAAAGGATTCGCCTGCTTCTGCTTCTGCTTCCGCGACAGTAGCAGCGAAGCCAAATGTAACCGAAATTCCAAACCGTTACATGTTTGAGGACGATTAACGTCTGCGGCTACGTCTGCTGTTCTTGTTAGTTCTCTTTTTCGTGTTTCTCTTATTCCCCCTGCGTCTACGACCGCCACCCATTGCATTCTGAGGCACATTAAGCTGCCCAGAAGCACCGGATTGAGGCAGAGCACAGTTTGTGGGGTAAGAGGCATTTCCGCCCGCAAGGCCGCCAGCCATGAATCCATAGTGCGTACCACCGCCACCACCCTTCTGCAGGGAGGCACCAGCCCCAGTGCTCAGGCCAGGCAGACCACCAGCAACCTGATAGGGTGCAGGCACATGGGAAGGAGCACCAGAGCCGATGTCACTTACCACGAGCCCATTGTTCACTGTGCGAGAAAAATCGGGTGGAGACACGAATCCGTAGGAAGTAGTACCACCACCGCGAAGTGTACGCAGACGGCGACTGCTTCTGCTTCTGCCTTTAACCATTCTACTATGCAATAGAAACAATCTCGTGCGATGAGAATTCAGCATTCCATGTAACAGCAACAGGGATTTTGTCACTCGTCTTACTTGCCTCCCTCAGGGAACGACTGAGGGCTAACCCCTGCACAGCAGCGAATCCCTTGTTGTCTCCCTTCACATATAGGACATACGTATCGGGGAAATCCTTTGACGGAACAACGTAGGTATCTGGACCCTTGGCGGGTACAGATATATTCTCGATCTTCTCGTGCGGAATGGGTTTCTGCGGCCCAGGTCCAGGCCCAGGGCCAGGACGAGGCCCGCGAGGCATTCCAGGCCCTGGTTTCTGACGCACGAGCTGGGAAGGCTCTCTCGTCGGCGGATAGGCCCTTTCCACAACAGGGGTCCTATCCTTGTCACGAACCTGTACTCGGACACGCTTCTTGTAGGTCTCTCCCTGAGCAATCATAATCATCGGAGTATCCTGCCACTCGCTAGCAGACTCAAGTGAGCCATACGTCGCAGGCTCAATGGTCAGTCCTCCCTGGAGGAGAGCGTCGTGAATATACGAGTTGCGGTAAAAGTCGAGCAGTGCATCCCACCGCTTGGAAAAAACATCTCCCTCGATGGACCTCCCACAGGCGAAGCGAAGATCCTCTAACCGAAGAATCCCGTCATTCATGTTCAAGGAGGCAAGGAAGACGCTTCCACGCTCAGACCAGTCCTTTGACGCCCTCATGTTAATCTTGTAGGACACCTTGCCCTGCTCCTCAAGCCACACCACGGGTGACTTGGGGGCCATCACGAGGAAGCCGGATTTACCCGGTGTACCCTGTCCATGAGTGAGCCAAAACCATGTCCCCTTCTGCAAAAGGGTGCTGGCATATGCCAGATCAGCAAACTGGCTCACACGAACATCACGCATATGGCTCTCCACGAATCGTTGCGTCGCTTCGTGGAGAGCCGGTTCAGTCTTAGCAAATCGAATACTGAGTGCCTTCGGAGCACTTGATCGGATACTCGCTTGGTCCATCTACATACCATATCAGCCCAGCTTTATGCCTTCTGCCCTCTGCCCTCTGCCCTCTGCCCTCTGCCCTCTGCCCTCTGCCTTCTGCCCTTCAGAAGCCAGAGTAAGCGACAGCAAGGCTATCATCGTTCGCCGCAACACCACTCATAAACTGACCACCATTTTGCACAAACTCGGGACCAAAGGTCTGTTCAGCCTTGCGGGTTACTCCCGCAGAATAACTGGCGACTCCAGAGGCAACTGCCCCACCCGTTTCATCATTGATGAAGCCGGGACTAAAGGAACGCTCGGGATGACGGAGGCGTTCGGGGATCTGGGCAGATTCGTATGTGTTCTCCTCCTTGTCAAAGGGAACCTCTTCCTTGGGAGGGCTGGCCCTCATCTTTGGCTGTAAAAGGGGTTGCATGGGGGGAGTGTTAGCGGTGTTGTCCATTCCTTCCACCGTCTTCTGCCGATGCTGTACCGCCGCAGGAGCTTCTGTGGCAATCTTTTCCATAAGAGGCGGGGGAGGCACAGGCTGTACAGGCACTGGACTTGCAACTGCGTGAGCCGTTGATGTCTGCAGTGCAAAGGTAGGATCGTACATATACCAGCAATATCCTAGGTAAAGGATAAGGACGATCGCAATGGAAACATACAATCTACCGCTCATCTGATTAAGATAACAATTAACCTATTGACAAATCGCATCTTCTCTGAAGGGAGCAGAAACAGGAAGAAGGACATTAGAGGGGATCCAGGGGGCGAGCGAGGTTAATTCCCATACTGCAGGTGCTTCTACTTCTTCCATGGCTGCCGGCTCGATATGCCACTTCATATCCTTCCTCGAATGTTTTGCATAAATCTCTTTTGGAATAGCCGATTCCTCCATACGCTCAAGCGTCTCCTTCATCCGTGTCATCTCCTTATTTAGAAATGTGCGGTCAATAACACGATAATGGCGGACTTCTGTCCCATGCAACTCCCATAGTTCACCGCCGGCATCCCAGATATGCAGAGGTGTTAATGACAGTTGGCCAGGGGAAGATACCTTTGCTGTTAAACTAGCAGTCCACACACGCTGTTCCTGCATTATGTAAAAGTTGAATCTCGAGTTTAAGCAAACACCTAGTCCATCCATGCCACCTGCTGCTTCCGCTTCTGCCTCGCAGAAAGACATTCAAGTTGTTCTCCTCGGTCAATCTGGTGATATTAAGCAGGGAAAGCTAAAGTCTGTCCAGACTGCCGATATGATGCGTCTGCTCAAGAAGAAGGAGCCACCTTCCTTGCTGGGAACGTATCCGTGTAAACAGAAAGCCCTCTTCCTCTTTGGCTACGTGGAGGGGCCAGATGCAACGGAGAACCAGCATCACCTACCGCCTCCCCTGGAAGGAATGACCTTCTACGGAGATATTATGGTTCTTGCATCGGAGGACCCAGGATCGTACACCACTCCTATTCCACTGAAGACTGCCGAGTACGAGACACTCTATACCACCCTGCTCGAGGGAGAGGAGGAGGATGAGGAGAGTACAACAGAGGAGGCTATTGAGGAGGTCGATGAGGACGAAGACGGAGATGGGGATGCAGAGGCAGAAGCAGAGCCGAGAGCTGAGCCTGAGGAGGAAGACGATGCCCCTCCAGAGCCAGAGGAGAAGCCGATTCGTGCTGCCCGTGTTCGCAAGACTGTTGCCGCTGCCGCACCGGCCGATTTAACAGAGCTCTCTCTCGACTCGCAGTCACCGATTCGTGTGAGGATGCTGGATGTTATCCGGGGACGGTTTATCAATACACTCACCGAGGAACAGACGGCGACGCTCGAGACCTGCATCTTTCAGGCATCTCTTCGTACGGCTGAGGCTGAGGACATTCGGAAGAACTGGTCGTATCCAGCATTCTGTGATGTGTATTCTGCTATTGCTCGCCGCGTGGTGGGAAATCTGGATCCGACGAGTTACGTGAAAAACAATTCTCTCTGGACCAGGCTGGAGAACAATGAGGTAACTCTCGAGGAGCTGACGTCGAAGAATTACTATGAGCTCTTTCCTGAGAATTGGAAGACTCTGGTGGATGATCAGGCAAAGAGGGAGAGGATTCAGTTGGAGGGCGACTTCTCTCGTGCCACGGACAAGTGGCTGTGCAATGGCTGTAAGATGCGGAAGTGCACCTACTATGAGCTGCAGACGAGATCGGCTGATGAGCCGATGACGATCTTCATCCAATGTCTGAATTGCGGTAAGAGATGGACTCAGTAAAAGTGAAGTCTTGCCTGGCAACCATGACAGGTCCCAAATATCCAAATGTCAGTTTGCCAAGGTCGCGGAGAGTGTTTCGAGCAGTGTTTCTGCTTTTGTGAGGCAAACCCCTGCACTTGCGGCCATGCACGCCACCAGAAGATCTCGGGTGGCGAAGAGTTTACATCTAAATTCTGCCAGAGCCAGAAGCCATGTCAGCATAACTGTAAGCTAGTTCCATGCAATAACTTCACCATGTGCAAGCAAAGCAGGCCCCAGCGCTTGCTAGATTGTCATAATGGCATGTGCCTAGACTGTGCTCTTCTTTACGGGAAACTTCGCTTCGAGAGAAAGGGGGAGTGTCCTGTGTGCTTCACCGATAAAGATCTTGTTGAAGTGGTTTGCGGTAAACATAATATATGCCTTGACTGTTGGAAACGCTGGGCTAACTATACTACGCCCCCTACAACGTGTCCCATTTGTCGTAAAGGAATTTGGACTTCCTCCAATTAAACTCTTCCCAAAGGGTAGCATGCCAACTCTTACGGCTATGGTGAAGCCGCAGAGGCGGTCGTATTCTGAAATATACAGGAGAGTAGATGAGCGACGGCTATTACAAGCCGAACCAAAACCGAAAAACCCGCCGTCAAAAGAAGAACCCTACAAAAGGGCTGAGCTGTCAAATCGTGACGTATCCTGCTTCAACGTATTCCTCTAAATGGATAGGTGAAGACTTTTATACCTGGGTTAACAAGGAATGGATTTCCGACACAACGATTCCAGCCTTTGAAGCCGACTTTGGAGCAAGTGAAGAAATTGAAGAGTGCATAGAAGATGAGATTACGTCTATTTTTCATGAGATTTTGGCAAAAAAGACGCCGACACAAGAGGAATCCATGGTACAGAACCTCCATGCTTCCTTTTATCACAGCCGAGTAGAATCCCTTGTCTTTATAAAAGAACACTTAGAAAGGGCGAACTGTATTCAATCGGTACGTGATTTACTAAAACACATGGGCCTATTATGCAGGTTCAGACTACCAGGTATTTTTTCCATTGAGTATGTAAACACCAAGGAAAAACGTCTTGAGATGAGTCTCACACCGAGCATACCAGGAATGGCCGAGAAGCTGTATGACTCTCCAGAGTTCATACACAAGTACAAGGACTTCTTACACAAGGTAGGAAAGGCCCTGGGCATCGATGCCTTGGAACGTGTGGTGCCCTTCGAGAAGAAGTTGGTGCAACTGTTCGATGATGATGAAGATGAAAAACTTACTGAAACAAAGGGATATGGTCTCACCCGTAAATTTAAGCTTCCCTGGGATGCTTTTTTCGATGCCCTTGGTATCGCCGACTGGGAGACCACCCACATCTTTTACAGGTACCCCAAGATGATACGAAAGCTGAAAACCCTATTTAACCAAGTTCCTCTATCCATGTGGAAGGCCTATGTAATAAAATGTTACCTGACACCCATCGTAAAATACATGGGTGCACCCTTTGATGAATTATACTTTAACTTTACTGGGAAGTATCTGCAGGGGAAGGAGAAACCCCCTCCCAAGGAAGTCTTTGTTGACTTCATGTACGATTCTCTTCCAGATACCATCTCCAAACTCTTTTGGCAGAAATGTGGCGACCAGGCCATTGTTACAGGGGCTGAGAAGATTGCGGCAGATATTCACAAGGCGGCAATTTCTCGAATGCGGGAAAATACCTGGCTAAGTACGGGGTCCAAGATGGCATCGATTGAGAAAATCAAGGCGATCGCGTACAAAATCGGGCGGCCGGCAACCTGGGAAGATTCTCCAGAAATCGATTTTAGTAAAACCGATTTTATTAAGAATCGGTTTTTACTGGGCGAAGCGGCGATGCAGAAAATGCTGAGTCGCCTGGGAAAACGCCACACGTTCTGGGAGGAAGGAATTTACCGCGTGAACGCGTATTATTATAGCGAGTTTAACGAAATCGTTTTTCCGTATGGAATTCTCGTTTCACCGTTTTACAAGAAGGGCGAGAATCCAACGTGGAATTACGGAGGAATCGGTGCAACGTTCGGCCACGAACTCTGCCACGCCTTCGACGACGAGGGGAAAGAATACGACCAGTATGGTATGGTTCGCCGATGGTGGACCGACCGAGATATTCGTCGGTTTGCGAAAAAGGCGAAGGCTCTTGATAAAGTGTATAGTTCGGTAAAAGTGTTGGGGAAACATCTGGATGGAGAGAATACTCTCAGTGAAAACATTGCCGATATAGCTGGACTTTCGATCTGCCTAGAAGCTCTTCAGGCAAATTTGGCTCAACGTGGAATAACGGGAAGAGAAGAGGTTGCCAAGGAATATCGGGTTTTCTTCGTTTCCTATGCAACCTCGTGGAGAACGCTGTACCGGAACAAAAAGTTAAAGAGTAGCCTGGCAACGGATGTACATTCTCCAGCCTATGTGCGAGTAAACAAGGTTGTCTCGCAAATGGATGAATGGTATGAAGCGTTTGACATCGATTCTAAGTCTACGCTATACGTGAAACCCGAGGATCGGATTAGGTTTTTTTAGAGTCAGTCTTACCGAACACACTCTTCATAATAAAGTTATAGTCTTGTTTGTCTCTTAGCTTTTTCAGAGTCTTCTTTTCCTTACGACATTTCTTCTTACCGCATTCAACAAATCGATCAAAAAGTTTCTTATAGTTAGATTTTTCATAAAATCCAACTGAGCAATCGTAGAATGCAGTATTTGATTGTTGAGGGCAGGCTATATCCTGTTCTTTTCTAAAGATTTTCCCTTCTTTTTCTCGTTCCTTATGTAGTTTAGCACATTTTCTAGTTTTACATCTGTTAAGTTTCTCTATAAGTCTCAATTCTTCTTTACTAAAAATATTGGTATTAACTGGTGTTGAACCAATAGTTTTCACCATCTGCTATAGGGATACGTCTTAAATTTAGCATCATGAGATCGGGCACGCTTCTGTTCATCGGTTCCGAGGATCGGATTAGGTTTTTTGTATGAACTAGAATGTAAGTAACTCCGCTTCTTTGGTCGTCTCGTACTTTACCATAGTCTGGACTATATAGCCGAACAATCCACGGTAGTGGCTGCTTTCTATTAGCTCGCCTTTCATTGCCCAGCCTTTCTTAAGATATTCTGAAATGCTAGCCTCTAACTCGGCAAATGCCTTATCCATAGCGGGTTTCATATCAGAAGGATAGTCACAGTGACTCCAGTAAACCTTAAGAAACTTTATATCTGCGACCTTTTGCATGTGGGACTAAAAAATACACAGCGGGCGGTGTCAACTTTTAACCCCTAGTTGAGCATCATGAGATCGGAAACTCTCCACATCTCATGAGAGCCATCGGGCATCGTACGGCAGAGAATGAAGGGAATGCAGCGCTTCTCGAGTTCCAGTTTTGCAATATCTAGCACATCGGTCATATGGGGAGGGACCACGACGAAGGGGCGGGCACCCTGACTCAGCATATTTGCCCTCTTACCGAGGATATGCGTCTTCTCGTACTGTGAAAGGAAGGGCGGAGAGCGGTGGTTCGCATCGGTGCCTTGGGGAGGAAAGGTGGTAAGTTGCAGCTTCGGAAGGATGGTCTCGGAGTAATGTACAGTGCATTCTGGGTGGTGCTTTCTAAGAGAATCTAGAGGGTCTTCGGCCTTGGGTTCTGCAATAACCTCGTCGATCAGACCGCCGTCGTCAATTGCGTAGTCATCGCCGAACTCCTCTTCGTCATCAGCCATTCTGGTAAGGACTAATAGGAAAAACCTTTAGCCATTCAACTTTTTTCTGGGCCCCTTGGGCCTTTGGCCCAAAGGGTCTAGAGGGGTGCAGGATGTCCAGAAGGACACGGTGTAATTCCTAACATTCTGAGAAAGGCAGTATTTACACCAAAAAGGTAATGAAGGATTTCTCCAGCCACGAACCAGGCGATGAATGAGCTGAGAAATGAGATGTCAAAGAAAAATGCCGTCACGGCTGCGGCGACTACTGTCATAAGGGTATCATTTAGAGAAATCCCAAGAAACCGGGCAGCATGTACTCCTTGTCCTGGAATACCGAGTATAGTGGAATAGGGGCAGGGCATAACTAAGCAAAAGGTAGGAAAAAGTTGATTGTTCCACCAGGGCTTAAGTGAAGTCCAACACTATACAAATATGGATAGCCCTACTCCTGCTATTATTGATGCGTCTGGGAATGTGATTGAGGATGCCGTGAAGGAGTACCCGACCTTCGACGAGATGGATTTCTCCGAGAATCTTCTTCGTGGTATCTATGCTCACGGCTTCACCAAGCCGAGCCCCATTCAGGCAAAGGCAATTATGCCGATGAAGGGCAGGAGGGATATTATTGCCCAGGCTCAGTCGGGTACCGGTAAGACGGGTGCCTTTGTTATCGGTTCTCTTACACAGGTCGATGAGACCATCAAGAAGCCCCAGGTACTTATCCTGGTGCATGTGCGTGAGCTTGCAGAGCAGATTGCAAAGGTGGCGACGAATCTCGGACAGTATATGAAGCTGAATGTGCTGACGGCAGTGGGCGGAAACCCGGTGCGTGATGATATCAGGGCACTAGATGCAGGGGCTCAGTTTATTGTGGGCACCCCAGGCCGTGTATATGATCTCATGTCTCGCAATGCACTGAATACGAGCGAGATTCGTGTTCTTATCATGGATGAGGCGGACCAGATGCTGGAGGAGCTGTTTTACAAGCAGGTGATGTGTATTCTTGAGAGGGGCTTCCCTGAGAAGACGCAGGTTGCACTCTTCTCGGCCACCATGGCGGAGCCTGTAATTGCCGTGGCGAACAAGATTCTGCAGAATCCGGTGAGAATTCTGATTCCTCCCACGGCGGTTCGTCTGGAGGGTATCCAGCAGTTCTACGTGAAGCTGGATCACGAGGACCACAAGTTCGAGTGTATCTGCGATCTCTACAAGAATCTGAACATCACCCAGGCGGTTATCTTCTGCAACATGCGGAAGAATGCCGAGATGCTCGCAAACAAGATGGCTGACCAGGGCTTTCCTATTGCATGCATCCACGGTGAACTGCCAAAGGCGGAGAGGGCACAGAGGATGAAGGATTTCCTGAGCGGTGATTGCCGTGTCCTGGTGAGCACTGACATGCTCGGTAGAGGCATTGATGTACAGCAGGTGAGTCTGGTGATTAACTACGAGCTTCCTGATATTATGGAGAGTTATGTACACCGTATTGGCAGGGCGGGTCGCTTTGGCAGGAAGGGTACGACGATCAATCTGATTGGCAAGAATGAGGAGACGCTGATGGGGGAGATTGCGAAGAAGTTTGGAATGGAGATGAATCCTCTTCCGGGTGACCTGAAGGCACTAAATCTGTAGATGTGAGGAATCTGTAGATGTGAGGCGGTAACATATAACAACATATGCATGGTGAAACATTCACCATGAATATGTATTTTTTCTTTACTTAGCCCCTGTGAGCAAGAACAGCAAAGACGGCAAATCCAACAATCACTCCACTATAGAACCCGTCGTACCACTCCCTGTCAGAATAATAATAAGTAGCTGGCATTGTCTAATAGTTACACGACGGCCTTATGTCTCCTATGTCTCTTCCTGCGTCGGAGAAGGCGACGCCCCTGACGCCCCGTTTGGGGCTAGAGGAGCAGTAGGAGCAGACGGCTCTTGTAGATCCACTGGACTCTCACGAATATCGCGTCTGCATGTCGGGCAGTGCACATTTGACAGAAACCACTGGTCTATACATGTCTTATGATAGACGTGATTGCATCCATGTAACAGCCTGCACACATCGTTAGCTTCAATCGTATCCTGGCAAATTGCACACGCTGATCCAGGGGGGCAATCACTTCCTGGTTGAACGGTTGTGTTCCTAGAAATCACCTCCCCTGATGGACGCACTGAAACAGGTTCCATGAAGGGGGCTGGCCCTGCAGAATAAAAATAGGAATTCTCTCCAAAAAACGCTCCAGATAAATCTAAGAGACCAATGAGAGCCGCAGCAGCAGCCTGGTCGAATCTGCGCCCCCTAGCAGCAGGTGCCTGTACAGGAACTTCGACGCGTGGCCCCTGAGTAAATCCGGCGAGCTGAGCTCCACGTAGAGGAAGATTGAATCTCGCATTCATCTGAGTTCGAAGATAGGCGAACATTTGTGCAGGTGTCTGGAATCTGCCGCTATTGTATAAAAATGCGGGAAAGTAATTGTGTAAATCGTCGAGGAGACCGACATTGTACACATACTGGTAGGAATCGTTTTCCGCTGCCATGCTAATCATATATATAAAACGCCTTTAGGGCAGTCTGAGTTTACCAAGGCAAAAAAAGTGAATGGTGCCCTGGCCCCCTCGAGAAGTCCCATTATGTCCGAGCTTCCTTCGCCCCAGCCTCCAGCCCCTCCAGCCCCTCTAGCCCCCGAGGGGGCATCAGGGGACCCAGCCCCAGCCCCAGCCCCGCCCAATCAGCAACAGGGTGTCTGCGGGCTAACCAATATTGGCAATACCTGTTACGGAAACGCCGTCCTCCAGGCCATACGCCACCACATAGACCTCACTATATTCTTCATCCAGGACAAACACGTCGCCATTCTAAAGAATCAGGACTCCAAGCCGATGATTCAGTCCTATGTAAATCTGCTCAAGCTGATGTGGACATCAACCAGCTGCGAGAAGACCCGCCCCTTCTGGCACGAGATGGTCCGCCTCGCAGTGAAAAAGTCGTACGACCAGTTTCAGCAACCTATACCCCACGATGCCCACGAGTTCCTCGGCTTCCTCCTCGACCAGTTCCATGAGGGTCTCGCCCAGCCAGTCCACATGCATCTTCGCTCCACCACGCGGGATGCAGATATTTCCTCTGCACTCTCTTTCTGGAAGTCGAGTTTCGAGAAGGGATACTCACCCCTCGTGGAACTCGCCTTTAGTCTCCGCCGTAAATGTGCCCGCTGCGATGTCTGCAAGGCCGAGTCGATTACCTGGGAGACCTTCAATATGCTCGATATAACTGTTCCCGAGGACAAGTCCAAGACGCACAACCTAATGGATCTCATTCTCGAGGACGGAAAGGGCGACGAGCTCACAGACTATCACTGCCTGAAGTGTGCCCCTACAAAGACAAAGGCCACTGTTACACGATCTAACTGGCGTCTGGGAAGCTGGCTTATCATTGCCCTCAAGCGGTTCGATAACCATCAAAAGAGGCTCAATGCAGTCATTGACTTTCCTCTCGAAACATCCTTCACTACCACCTTCCACCCCACGAGCCCCGAGCCAAGCTTCCGTGACACCTATGAACTCTTCGCAACGGTGAATCACCACGGTGTTGCAGGCGGTGGTCACTACACATCGCAGGCCAAGCACCCTGTAACAGGGCAGTGGAACTTCTTCGACGATGAGAGAACCTTCCAGATTCCTGCACCCATCATTGATAAGAGTGCTTACGTGGTGATGTATAGAAAGAAGTCAGAGTAAGTTATAAGTATGAACGGTCTTGGCCGATAAGTTTAATTATATCTGGCTGTCTTTCCTTTGGAATACTTTTTATCTTGTTAATTACACATGGAGAATCCCATCTACATTCATCGTGGTAGGTATATACAGAAGTAGATGCATCTTTAATAACCGTGCGATCGGTATCTGTTAAAATGTACTGCAGACATGCATACGCAGTATAATATATATTATCACCATCTTTAGGATAAATATTAGAGACATCTTTTTTTGAAAATACCCGTTGTTTATATGATTGGAATCCCATCTCTATGGCTAAGGTAAATTCATCAAACCACCTACTGATAATTGAACTGCCTTGGGGAGCAATAAGGATAAAGTTTTCTATCCAGGAACGTGGATTTCCCTTTGCCAGACGTTCAGGAAGATAATATCCTGTTAGTTCTGAGTTTTCAGTTATAGAACGTTGGTATAGTTCCTCTACTTCATCAGTCCTGTTTACAATAATTGATGCATCCATCCAGCATCCAGCGTATGTTTTCAATAAGTACAAGCGAATCCAGTCGGCCTTGTGCTGATGGCCCAGACCATCGTAGCCCTTGGGAAATTCATCTCTCGGAATATAATCAAACAGTGTTTCTTCATTTAATACACGATGTTCCCATCGAGAAAGAAGTTCCCTGCGTCCATCTAACATCTCTTTCACCTTTCGAGGGATCTGCGGATCGTGCCAATAGGACCAGATGATTCTTGGAATCCGTATAGAAGAGAATCCTTCTATCTTCTTCTCCTTCGACTGAGTAATATATAGTAATAGACACATTATACATACTATTATGATCAATATGTATAGTGTATATCTGCGACCTGTGCGCATTCTATATAAAGATGCACACTTTCCCCTATAGGAAGCACTCATTGTGCAAAGGGTACTTCTTTAAACATATGTATCTCCTTACTATATAACTGTTTTACAAAGAAGAATGAGATTTGGTCTTGTATTCCACAGCGTTGAATATGAGAATACCATGTTTTATCCAATCGAGTAATATTGCGATGATTCATATTCCGTATAAGTAATCCGCACTGTGCGTGTTCTTCAGTAGTATCACGTAATCCACTATTTATCTGTTCATGAATATATGAAAGATACGTATCCTTCTGTCGTGCATATCGTTCCTGTTTCATACTTTCAGTAAATTCATTCCACACAGAGCCATCTAAGAATACATGATGCCGGAGCAATAATGCATAATCTTGAGTAATAAAATACTCGTGTATAAGGTTTTCAATGAAAGATTCTGATAGTTTTTCTAATTTACTGTCTAAAAAACATAAATAGTCATAGGGTTCTAGAACAGTATAGTCTTCGGGATATACTTTAACATGTTTACCATTCATGCAGCTTTGTATTTCATCCTCTGTTAGTTCTTTATTATCGTATACTGGTATCCATAGTGTATCTTCTACTTTTTTTAACACCTCTTTATTATTAGAAAAATAATAGCAATCGTATTTTTCTGAAGGAAGTGCAGGGATTTTAAAGGCTGGATTGTTTACTTCTCCATAAAAACAAGTGTAAAATGCTAAATTGTATTTTTTATTCGTAAATCCTTCTGCCCCTGCCTTGCAGCGAAGTAATAGGAGAATACCTACTAGACATATTCCAATAAATATGTATAATGTGTATGGAGACCTATATGACATCCTCTATTCTACCATCGTAAATGCTTCGACCTTTCCACTTGACGTGTAGACTGTAAAAATGCGACCGACCATCCCATTGTCCCCGCACTCACGGAAATGCACGTGGGGCTCCAGGCGTCCCATCCAAGGTACTGTGTAGGGCTGGGGATTGCGGACCATCAGAGTTGCAACACCCTCTGTATCTGCCTTCACTACGCCGACATTCAGAAAGTTGAGATAGGCCTTCCTCCAATCCTGTAACTTCTTCATGCCTTCATTGGAGGGCTCGGCAGCCCAGTAAATTACCTTGGCACCAGGCTTTACCTTTACCTGGACCTGAGTATCTGCACCTTCGGGAATTTGCTCCGGAATTGCTGAACAAGGGAACACTGTTTCACCGAGAAAGGGGAGATAGGTATCACGGTGGAACATTATGGCAATGGCAGAGAGGCCGACAAGGCAGTAGACTGCACGAGTGGCTACGGAACGTGCACCGAGGAAACGAGCAACGGTATTGTAACCGAGGACACCTATTCCTAGCCAGTTGAGGGCACCGATAATTACGATTACTGTTGCCAGTCTATGTATTGAACGCATCCACATTCTACTCTTAGGAGCAGATTTCTAAGAGCACTTTGTTCTGGTATAGGGGGGTATCGATTTTTGGCAGAAATATGTGCCTATCTCGCATTTTCCACCCATTCTCTCGTAGGTCAGATTTACGGGATCACCGCAGAGTTGTGCTGTAGTGCCAGGTGTGCAGTTACAGTCCTTGGCACTGGTTGCACTAAACCCTTCTTTATTTGGTGAGCTTGAGGCGGTTGTAGATGCAGTCTGCTTAACCATCAGATATGCAATATATACGAATGCAAGAATCAGTATAGCGATAAAGACTATTTTGGTCGTCCTTCGCATTCTATTCTCTGAATAGAATGTCCAAATGTCAAATGAACAAGTATCGCCCCGGTGGACGATGTGGTGGCGATAGCAAAGGCGATACGAAATGTAATCCAGAGTTTAACTCTTCTCTCGCAGCCCTCATGGCCCAGAGGGATAAGCAGGATGCTGCCTTTTCTGGCCCCCCCGTAGTTCCTGAGGCTAAGAAAACCCCTGTAGCAAAAAATCAAATAGTTATTACTGAAACCACGACGAAATCCACTAAGGACGCCTATATACAACTGCTACTCGAGGGGGATTATGAGGAGTAGAAGGCCACTACGTATACCGAAGGCCACTACGTATACCGAAGGCCACTACGTATACCGAAGGCCACTACGTATACATGCCAAACGGCGTCTTACCTCCTGCCTCCTTCTTCTTCAGGAACAGGTCCACGTGCTCCTTCTTTAGCACAAACGGCAGAGAGAATCCAGCAATATGGAAGGGCAGCTCTTTCACATTGAACATGCGAAGCATGTTGATTCTCTGCACAATCTGCTCGATGCACCTCTTTAGCTCCCTCACACCAGGCTCATCACTTGCATAGGTCTCAATGATGTGCTCCACGATCGCCGCAGGAATCGACACCTTCTCGTTCAGGTTCACCTCCTTGAGTGCAGCCGGTAGCAGATACTTCTCGGCAATCACAATCTTGTCCTTCTTCTGGTAGCCCGCTAGGTTCACCACCACCATGCGGTCAAGCAGAATCCTGTCAATCTTGCCGATGTCGTTGCCACTGAAGACCAGCATAGCACGGCTCATATCCAGAGGGATTCCTGTGAGGTACTTGTCCTCGAACTCCATGTTCTGCACGGGGTCAGTCAGATGCACCAGGAGATTCTGGATCTCCTCACCCTTTGGCGTTGCACTTACCTTATCCAGCTCATCAAACATCAGGATCATCGACATCGACTTTGCCTGGGCGAGGCAGTTGGCAATCTTGCCACAGTGGCTTCCCTCATAGACGAACTGGTGACCCGTGTAGGTGCTAGAATCACTGTCACCGCCTAAGCTGATGAACTGGAAGGGCCACTCCAGTGCCTTGGCGATACCGTTCTTAATCAGACTCGTCTTACCAATACCGGGAGGACCCGTGAGCAGGAGAGAAAGGCCGCTTGAGGTGGGGTTGGCAATCTTACTGGCGATGAACTGCATGATCTGCAGCTTGGCATCCTCCTGACCGTAGATGGCGTCCTCAAGGAAGGCCCGTGCCTTCGTCATGAAGGGTGCACAATCGCCATCCAGCTTCACGGGCATGTCCTTGTACACGCCAAGGGGAATACTCACCAGCTTCTCCATCCAGGAACGGAGCTTGTAGTACTCGCCTGAAGCAGGGTCCATCTGGTTCATCGCATTGTAACGGCTCATCACCATTGCCATCATCTCGGGCTTCAGGTTCATTTGCAGGAGACGGAACATGAGAGGCTGCTCCTTCTTGACGTACTCGGACCGCTTCTCGAGGGCAGTAATCAGAGTGGTCTGCTTCTCAGCAGAGAGCTCCTTGAACTGGTCAATCTGGTCATCGATGGTGTCAACCTCCGTTGGTGCGGTGACCAGCTTCACGAACTTTTGCACAGACTCAGACTCCTTCTTCATCTTGTGGCGGGTGGGGATGTTACGGGTATCAGGCTCAGGTGGACCGGCGTTTCCGATAGAGATGGAGAAGCCATATGGGCCTCCCTCATCCTCTGCGTCGAAATCCTCATCGTCATCCTCGTCCTCATCGTACTCATCCTCGTCCTCCTCCTCGTCGTCATCCGTATCCTCGGAACCGAGAGTCTCACCGTCATCCTCCTCCTCGGACTCAATTACAGTAAGACGCTTCTTAGACTTCTTTGGGACCTCAGAATAGCTAGAGTCGCTTGTCTCAGTGGTCCGGCGAATCTGCTTCTTGATACGCTTCCCAGCCTTTACAGCAGCCTTGCGAGGAATACGTGCACCGAGACCCTTCTTCACGGAAGCCGGAAGCTTACCCTTCTTCAATGCCTTCTTCTCAGATGGAGTCATGCTGTCGTCATCCTCCTCCTCTGACTCGTAATCGTAGTCAATGAGATCGCGGATATTGCCCTGGTCGTCGACGTCGCTCCCATCATCCTTTGGCCCACCCCGCTTCTTATTCTTGGCCGCAGCACCACGGGGGCCGGACTGACCGGACTGGCCGGAGGAAGCGTTTTTCATTCTAGGACTCAGTGGCATTACAAATTGGACTCATGAACGGGCTGAGCTACCGTATCATTTTTTTCCTACCCGTGGTGCAAAACGACTTGGCTAATATCATAGCCTTATCCTATTGCTAAAAAATCAATTTAGCGTCTGCGTCTCTGGCTCTTCGTGTTGCGGCGAGTCTTTCCGCGCAGGTTGTTCGCCGTCTTGCGAATACGTCTGCCAGTGGAGCGAAGCACGTTGCTTGCGAACTTCAGGCTGCTCTTACCCACATTCTTCAGCAGACCCACACTCTGCACGACAGGAGATAGAAGGCGTCTAATGGCTCCCTTTCTTCCACGAGTAGTTCTGGCCATTTCTACATAGCCTAGACAAATAAATCTCGTAGATCCATGAGGCCAAAGCGGGCCTTTGTGCTGAAGCCCGCCTTCTTCTCTTCCAGGAGGGGTGCAACGAACCCTGTAATAATTGGGTGTAGCTCTGTGCGGACACTGGAGAAGAACGCAGGAGACTTTTGCTTGAGATTCTTAACTACACGCACTAAACAGTCAGTATACTCCTCCAGAGTCTTCGTTTTACCGGGATCATCTGCATGGAGAACTAGGCGTTTCCCTACGGTATCCATCATCTCGGTGAGACGCTCCTTCGGAAGGGCATTTTGCCCAGCCAGCTCGGAGATAAAGTGTCCGTAGCCCATGCGATACTGCCGCTTCTTGACTTGTACATCGTACTCGGACTGATCCTCAACGTCCTCGAAGATCTGCAGAAACTTGGTATGATACACATTCATCTCCTCGTACATGATCGGGTATCGGTGGGCAATTTCTGCAATTAGCTTCGCAAAGAGAGCACAGTACAGCTCCTCGCCAGTCGCCTTCGTGAAGACCTTGTCGACGAAATGCTTGATAAACTCCTTCTCACCGCTATCCATGATTTGGTAGATGAAGTCACGAGTATCATTGTAGGTGAGCTGAGTGAAGGAGTTCAGCTTATTTCCGATGATCGTGTTAAGAATCTTACCATCAATGTCGCCGGATGTTTTGAACTGGCTTTGATAGCGGGCGTGGGGTACCTTGGGCGTCGGAGCATGCGTGTGAGTACTGGGTCTCGGTGCCTGACCCGATCCCCTCCAGGAAGAACCCTTTGACTCAGAGGGAAAGCTGCGATAACCGGTCTGGGGAATCTCCATTTCACGCCGTATAGCATCAATCTCTGCACGCAGGGAGTCGGGAGGGACAGTTACAGTGCGGAGCATATCGAGTACAGAGTCTACAGTAAGAGTACTCATTAGTGAATAGTAGACTATCTCGTTTAAGTTCGGAGTTATTCAACTTTTAGGGCTGAAAGCCCAAAGGGGACTCCTTCAGTTGCAACGGTCCAATGCGTCCCCGCATCCAAACCCAGCCCCTCTCATCTTCATAGAATGGAAACGGCCCTTGTTACTATCCTCGGCCTGTCCAATCCCTTTAGCAAAGAACAGGTCGCGGAAGGTATGCTTACTTGGCCCAAGGATTTAGCTACATGCATGAAAAGGGAACATGCATTCAAGTGTCTCAAAGGGAAGGTTATGTCCGGACCAGAAGACGCTGAGAAGACGAAGGAAGTGTTAAAGGAGGTTGAGGATCTTTCTCTCTCCCTCGAGCCCTTCTTGAGAGAAGCAACGACGATTGAATCTGAGGGATATTCCCAGGTCATCTTCCAGGGCACTCCGTGGTCTTCCATTAACTATGTTCCTTTCGCCCTTGTTATTTTATCCATTTATAAATCGTACATCGTGCCGGCAATAAGTCTGATGCTCCCTCTACTGACATGGATTCTGCCGTATCTGCTTCTCACTATAATGTACAATATTCCAATCTCATTTGGAGAGTATTCATCGCTTCTCTGGCGAATGTGGAATGGTCAACCGCTCCCCACGACGCCAGAGCAATTGCTGAATCCACCGCCCGAACCACCAAAGGATGCGGCTGCTCAAATTAAACAGTTGGTCCAAAATGGCTGGACACTCTTCACCGTCGGCCAGACCCTTTGGCAGCCTATTCAACAGTCGATGCATTTCATGAAACTGGATGTTGGCTGCGTAGAACATGGGTCATCAGTGATTCGGTTAAAGGAGTCCGCCGAGTTTCTTCTTACCCGTTGGTCGGCCTGGCTTCCCCGTTGGTTCAAGGACTGGATTCCTCTTTGCCCCGTCGATAAACGGCAAGCGTTTGCCTTTGTTCTCGATACACCCTTTTGGCTACCGCATATCTTCCGTGCACTGGGACGCTTCGAGGTTCTCTTCACCCTGGCGACAAGATCTGATACGACACCGGTCTCGTTTGTTGACTCCAAGACCCCGCTTCTCATGTTACAGGGGTTCGGTGATGCATCCATTCCCTCGGGGAAGAGGGTTCTCTCCTCTCTCTCGCTGGGTGGAAAGGCACCGCAGCATTCCATCGTTACGGGTCCAAATCGTGGGGGCAAGTCGAGTTCCATGAGAGGGGTGCTGATGAGCATAATTCTGGGCCATTCCTTTGGAGCGGTTATTGCGGCGAAGGGGCAGATGTCGTACATTTCTTGGATTGCGGATGGTATGCGGCTGGATGATAGACCAGGGACAATGAGTATGTTTGAGCGTGAGGTATCCTTCGCTTCCGCTGTCCTGCAGAAGAGAGAGGGGGCGGGGTTCGTGGTCTACGACGAACTCTTTCACAGCACCAATCCTCCTGATGCGATCAGGACGAGCGAGCTGTTCTGTGAGTCATTCTGGAAGAAGAAGAACTGCATTAGTATGATCAGTACTCACGTCTACTCTCTGGCGAAGTCGGCACCCGAGGACTCCGTAAAACGTCTGTGTGTCGAGGCACAGGTGAAGGATAAGGAGCTTCTGCTCTCCTATAGACTCAAGCAGGGGATTTGCGAGCTCAGCAGCGTAGACTCGCTCCTGAAGCAATACGCATTACTGTAGCCGTGAACTACTAGGTGCGGTTCAGAACTCCGTTTGTTTCCTTACTTCCGACCAGAATGGCACTTTTAAATGATTCCGTAACCGTGGGTATTCTGCTTGTAATGATCTTCGGCTCGGTGTCGTTTTACCTCTACACTCGTCTGGTGCAGAATGAGAAGAGAGTGTCTCTGCTGGAGAACCTGCTTCTCTCCTTGAAGATGAACACTGAGGCGTCTTTCATGGGAGCTGATATGTTTGGTGGTGGGCCTGAGACAGTGAATCCGGTTTCGGCACCTAGTCCGCTGAAGGAGGAGGATGTTGACACGATCGACGAGGAGAAGTACGCTGAGATGCTAAAGGGTATCCCGACAGAACCTGCATCTGCCTCCTCTGATGCGGAGGCCAGTCCTTCTGAGGGACCCAAGATGAATGCCAACTATGAGGCCATGACGCTGAAGGAGCTGCAGGCTCTGGGTCGCCAGAACGGTGTTGCTGTGCATGGCCTGAAGAAGAAGGAGATCATCGATTCCCTGAAGCGTAAGAGTTCCCCTGAGCTGGAGGGTGCTGATGTGGGTGTGCAGGGCTTTCTGGTGAACCTCGAGTCGGCGGAGAAGGCTGAGGCGGAGAAGGCTGCCTCTGCCTCCGCTTCCGCAGAGGTGGATGCGTAGGCATAAGCCGAAGGGTCTTTACCCCAAAGGGTAAAACAAACGAGTGTGCTGAATCAGCACTCTCTTTTGTACAAGTCCTGTAGAATGGACGACGCAGGATACAGACTTCCCCAATCGCCCTGGTTCTTTTCACAGCCGAGCAAACAACACGTAGCCCAGCAGGCGAGGGCAGCCGCTGTACCGAAGCAATCGACGCTACCTACCCAGGATTCTCGCTATGCTGGATGGGCCGCACCGATGGAAGATGGTCGCCTCGCCACGGATTACCGTTCGCACTGCGAGGTAAATATCCCCACAGGCATGCAGTTCGCCACCAAATCCTTTTTACAGAATCATGCGGAGGAAATCATGGACACGACCCGGCGTCGTCACGTGGAGGCAGTAGGTGCGTCTCTCCCCTATAACTCGGTGATTCGCATGCCGGCAAGGCGTTACGTGAAGTGCGACACGATGCAGTGTTACACGAAGGAGGGGCACACCAGGGGCCTGGGAACGGAACGTATGGAGTCCGTACCTGAACTCTTTGGCACCTTTGCTCCCACCTATGCAACGGATGCAGCTCCTTCCCAGCCGCTTATGACGAGGAAATACGAGGGTGGCAGAAATACACCCAGGGGAATTTTCTGATGATAGGGTAGTATGAGCGAAGAAAATATTGCTCTGCGACGCAATTTTAGAGAGAAAGAATATGCATTAAGCCAGGCTAGATCTAAGGAGATGAAAGCTAGAATTAGCATTAAAGCGGCTGAGGCTACCTTAGACAAACTAAGTCGAAATGGCGCCGATGCTTCTGTAAGAGATAAAGCGGCCGAAGATCTAAAACAGGCTATAGAGCTGAGAGATGCAGCCTCTTCTGCAATTCCTCAGGCGAAGGCTGAATGGCTATCTTCCCAGGCTAGCTTTAATGCAAGCAATCTAGGAAAACAACTAAGGGCGGTAAAGGAGGCGTCTCTCGCATCGTATCCGGGGTATAAGACTCGTAGAGGCAGAGAACAAGATAAATATGTAAAAGGGAGTAGTCCATCGCAAGGTGCAGGAGCTTCTCAAGGCGGTCGCAGACGCGGTCGCAAGACATCTAAACGGTCAACTAAGAGAAGAAGGAATGGCAGGAGCAGTCGTACTCGCCGTTGATATCGGCATTAAGAATTTAGCCTGGTGTTGTGCACAGAAATCCACAACCCTAGACATCCTCGGTTGGGAAAACGAGAACTTGGTAACTGGAACAAACGAGAACTTCTGCACCGACTGTAAGAAGAAACCCTCTTACACCTTTCGTGATCGCCCGTATTGCGTGAAACACTGTACTCCCCTGAGAGACCTGAAGGGAGGACTTCTCAGAAAGATTCCCGCCGCCGCCGTCCTCAAGGAAATCGCTAAGGCCGCTGGAGCCAGCCTCGCAGATACGAAGACAAAGGACACCACCCTCACCTTTTTACAGACCAAGGTTGCCCTGCCCCTTATTGCAAAGAAGGCGAACTCTCTCAGCCTTTCCGACATCCACGATGGAATCCGCACGGTGGTGAAGCGTAACCACGCACTCTTCTCTTCCTGCAAGGTCATCCTCCTCGAGAATCAACCGGCCTTCAAGAATCCGGTGATGAAATCGGTACAGATGATGCTGTTTGCCACCCTGAGAGATTTGCTTGATGGGCCGCCAGAGGTAAGACTTGTGCACGCGAGCAAGAAATCGGCGGGGGCGACAAAGGGAGATGAGGGCTACAGTGAACGTAAGAATATGACCGAGACCATGGTGGAGAAGGGCCTGCAGGATGGCAGCATCAAGTGTTGCAAGGGGCAGACGTGGTTTGGCCAGCAGGCAAAGAAGAGTGATTTAGCCGATTGCTTGATTATGACCCAGGATTTCCTTAGTAGCCCTTAGTAGCCCTTCTAGCCCTTCTAGCCCTTCTAGCCCTTAAGGGCGTCGAGAGGCGTCGAGAGGCGTCGAGAGGCGTCGAGAGGCGTCGAGAGGCGTCGAGAGGCGTCGAGTCTGCGTCAAAAGGGGAAACCTAAATAGCAGTCTATAACGAAGAAAGAGATGAGTGTCTCCATTGCAGAAATGGAACGTGTCGCACTAGGGAGTACCCGCTCCGGCCAGGATATGGGCAACATAATTGATTTAGGTGATTTCGGCTCTGGCGGTGACCTCGGCGATGATCTGGGGCTCTCCCTCATTTCTAACCCGACCAAGGTGACGGTAAGCAATAACGTTAACAACCACGGTCCCTCGGTGTCCTTTGCACCTTCCAATGAGGGCGGTAAGTCGGTATCCATTCAGAGTTTCGCTCCGTCCTCTTCCCTCGGCATCGACATCACTCCTCTTGAGCCCATTAATATGGATGGGCCCATTGATCTGAACTCCTTCGGTGGTCCACCCATTGAGGTCAAGCCTGTTCAGGAGTCGTCGTCCTTCAGTATGTTCGGCAACTCTCAATCCTCCACCGCCGCACCGTCGATCCAGCTGGCCTCTGTACGCAACCCTGAGGAGGAGAAGAAGGAGAAGTCTGAGCTCCTGAACAAGCTCCAGAGGCTGGAGGCCAAGGGCTTCCCTGTTGCACGCAAGTACACCATGGACAATTCTCTGGAAGAGATGAAGTCCGAGTATTTCCGCCTGGTGGATGCCCGCCAGCTGGAGACGAGCATTAAGTTCCAGCGCCAGATGCTGATGGGTGCAATCACGGGCATGGAGTGGCTGAACGGGAAGTTCGACCCCTTTGACATCAAGCTCGATGGCTGGTCCGAGTCCGTCCACGAGAACGTGGAGGACTTTGACGAGATCTTCGAGGAGCTGTATGACAAGTACAAGGATAAGGGCAAGATGTCTCCTGAGATGCGACTGGTGATGGCTGTGGGTGGGAGCGGGTTTATGTGCCACGTGAGCAACACCTTCTTCCGCTCCAAGATGCCGTCTATGGACGATGTGCTGAGGAAGAACCCGGACCTGGCGAGACAGATGGCAGCAGCGGCGGCCCAGCAGGCTGGACCGGGCTTTGGCAATTTCATGGGGATGGCGATGGGAGCTGAGCCGCCTCCTGGGGTGACTCCTCCTGGCATGGGTCCCTTCTCTCCTCCTCCTCCGCCCCCGACGGGGGCCTTCTTTGGTTCCTCCGCTGCCGCCCAGGCTGAGCCTCGCATGCCCCAGAGCCAGGTGCAGGCCCAGGCCCAGGCCCAGGCGAGCCAGAAGCCCACGGCCAGGAGGGAGATGGCTGGTCCTAGCGGCGTCGAGGATATCCTGAAGACGTTCGAGGAGGTGAGACGTGCCGAGTCTCAGGCTCTGCCCGTGTATTCCACCCAGCAGCCGGCAGTGGAGGCAGCAGTTAGAGGTGCAGCGTCTGTTATGAGCGAGGATATGAGCTACTCAGAGTCTATTGGTACCGGTTCTGCAAGTGGCAGGAGAAGGAGACGTGCCCAGCCTCCCTCGGGATCTACCATCAGTCTGAATGTGTAAGCTATAGGGTGAATGTGAACCTTTGTCCGCCCACTTGTGGGCAAAGGCAAAGCGGTCATTCATCATATAGATGTAAAGCTGCGTACAATGAATCACCGCCCTAGGCGGAGATTCTCTGTGCATAGCACAATGAATCACTGCTCACGCAGAGATTCTCTGTGCATAGCACAATGAATCACTGCTCACGCAGAGATTCTCTGTGCATAGCACAATGAATCACTGCTCACGCAGAGATTCTCTGGATAGACGTCATATAGTACTGGAAGGCTGAAGGGTCCTGGGCCACTTCTTTGACCGGTTCCGGTGCCTTCTGTGCCTGTGCCTGCTTATCCTGCAGACGCTTCAGAATCATCATTTCTTCCATGCTTAGTCCAAAGCTCCCTGCATCAGGAGCCTTCTCGGGCTTTTTCGTCGCCGTGGAATGGAAGATGAAGAGATCCGAATTCTCATTTAACAGATATCCAAGTATGATGATAATAATAACCGTCATTCCTGCCGCAACAAGGATATTCCTTGTTCCGACAAAGAGGACAACGAATAAAAGGAATCGGCGAATCATCGGATTACTCAGGAACTGTTCCTGGCCCTTCGATACCTCGAGAGACAGAAAGCGGCCACCCAAGTTCAGGAGAAGCATCATCACGCCGATAAAATAAGGGTTCGAGTTCATGCTACTTACCAATACGTCAATGCCCGGTACCGGAAGCATACTACAGATATCGCCTTTAATAAATCGTACTCAGTCAAGGGGCTGTGCCAAAGACAGATATGTCTGCCCCGAGAAGGACAAATGCGAGTGCAGCGAGGATTCCTGCATAGTGATTCCAGGACGCAGTAAGAAGGATGAATAGAAGAAGAACTACTCTCGAGAGGGGAGTTGCATAAAACTCAACGAGGGTTTCGGGGTACGGAGTTTCCAGATGTGTTCCCACCTGCCACGTCCACAGAACGAGAAGCAGTACTAGTCCACATTTTAAATAGAATTCAGCCCCTCTTGCAGCCATCTATATCAGCGAGATGTTTTTGAGTTTTTGCTCGAAGATAAATCCTGTACAGAGTCGGTGTCGACCCTGTCTTCACGGATTTCTTCGGGGTGTTCTCCAAGAACACGTTCCACAAACCAGCGATTTCCTTCTATAGGGGTCTTCTTGATCGAAGACAGAAATCCTTCTACCGGCTTCGACAGGGGCCTATTTGACCAAGTGAGGGCGATGGCCATGCTAAAGAGAAGGGCGGGGATGAAGCCGACGAAGGTGTAGATTGCATATAGTACAGCAACAGATAGCAGTCTTCCTCCTGTCGAAGAGAGCTGATACCGTAGCTCGGCAGGAACCTTGTCGGTAAAACAGGTCCAGACAATGAGAACCGAGACGAATACACCCATGAAGAGACTTGTGTGATCGGTTGGTTGTCCGCTAGCAGGCATCATTCTGTACTCTATTATAGAGGGACTAATGTCCGCAGGGTGTTCTCTAGACGATGCATTTCCGGATGCAGTTCCCCGCTTGCCCAGCCAAAAGAAAAAACGATCTACGAAGGGACCGGCTCTTGCCTTTTTAAAGGGAGTTGATTCGGATCCCGATCGGCCGTTTGTAGGCAAGGTTCCTGGGGAGGGACTCCCAACGAAGGAAGGATTTACCAACCAGGATGACCCAACGGTGGATATTATTGGCCAGAGCCCCCAAGTCAAAGACTCCTACAACCACGCAGTAAGTTCTTATTTCGGAAAATCCGAAACGGATGAGGCTATGTCTAATTTTTCGCCAGTCATCGAGGATAAGACGGGATATATCTTAAATCCTGTTTTCCCTGCGAAGGCTCCTGCAACTGCTCCTTCAACTCTAGACCTCTCGGCAAATGCAAATGATACGTGGAAACCTATGACGTCTGGACGTAGTGGAATTCAGACGGCATACTTTGGACCTCCTGATGCATCTACGTCAAATATGGTTTTGCCTAGAGCAGAGACAGAGAAGCTGAGTGGTGACGTGGATGAAACGATGTTATTACTTAGACGTCAGATTGATACGCTTTTTGCACGCCTTGAGAGCATGGAGCACAGAAGGAGTGAATTTTCGCATTCGGAGCTTGGCCTCTTCATTTTAACCGGCCTGTTTATCATGTTTGGCTTAGACACGGTGAGAAGATTTAGATAGCCTTCGTGTTTTTCTACTTCCGCCCCTTCGAGCAGCAGCAGGTCCCTTGGACTTCGCAATAAGATATCCACGACAAATGTACATCTTTAACATGTCAGAAATTGACTTTAATTCGTCAAATTCCGTCGCATAAGGTGTTTCGCCCCTCTTGGGTTTTTTCGATTTTAGTTGTTTCTCGATAAGTGCATCAAGAGATGCTAAATAGTCCTTAAATACAAGAATAATCTCTTTCATTTCCTCAGGTACTTGAGGTATCTGTATGGCCTTCATTTGTGCCACGAAGGCTTGTAGTTTGGGTAAGTCTGTAGAAAGTTTTTCTATATCAGTATCAGTTAATACTATATATAAAGATTTTACATACTCGAACAGTATATCGCCCTTTGTATCAAAGCTCCTTATACTTTCACAGTGGGCATCAAGGTGAGAATTACCCTCTTCTTCTGGAAGTACTGTGTCTAGCGTTCCTAATGCCTTTTTTAGCTTAGTACCTGTTCGCTTCTTAGGGGCTGGCTCTTCTTCTGCCTCCTCTTCGTACTCAGCCTCGTCTTCTTCTGCATCCCCTTCTTCCTCAGCTTCCCAGGCCTCGTCTTCTTCTTCCTTAGTGCCGTCGGCGTCGTCCACCTCAACTCCCTGTCCCTCAACTCCCTGTCTCTCAACTCCCTGTCCCTCAAGGTATGTATCCAATCTACGACTGATCTCCCGAATCTGCTCGTCACGAAGATCAGAGAGAAATTCCCTAGCCTCCTTTAACGGAGATGATAGCTGAAAGGTGATGTTATCAATAACATTGTAGGCAAGCAACGGCTTCCACACCTTCTCGAAAAAGTCCTCTCTCCTTTCTGCAAGTACCTTCTTTAACAGGGATAGGGGATATCCTCCAAAGATAATTTCCTTCATGTATAACCTCTCACTCTTTGCATGGGTATCTGTACCATCCTCCAAGTGCTCGAAGAATTGATCGACGGTTAGATGGTCAGGATCACGCATCATGAATGGACCGATAAATACTGTACCACCAAGGCCAAGATCCTCTGACGGTACGGATATGGTCCATCCATCGTCCACAGTAAGAAGAAGTATACCAAGTGTTCCTGGAGCCTCAGGATCAGGAGTACCCATAACCGTAGAAAAGAGTAAGAGCTGAGACTTGTACTGAAGTGTAAAGGTTGACGTCATTTCTCCGTAGAAAAACACACCAAACTTGTCGAGGGCCGACTTCAACTCTTCTTCTTGACCCTTGAGTACTTCCTCCTCGCCCAAGACCTTGTCCAGGTAATACTTACCCGTTGCTAGGAGGCTTTTGTAGAACTCCTTATTCTCTTGAAGTACCTTGATGCCCTCTCCTCGAAAGGTTGGGCCAGTCTCGCCACCACCCTTATACACCTTTAACTGTACCTTGCGGGCTGGCGTACTATATAGCGAAACCTGGTGTCTCGACACCATGCCAGTGACACCCTTGTATTTTTTTACGGGTTCTGTTTCGCCCGCTTGTCCATCGGCAGACAGACCGCCTCCCTGATAGACTTTCATGGCAACATCTACACGTGGAGCTGCAAGCAAGGAGTCATCACCTCCCCCTGTCTGTCCCATCTATCCTGTGTCTCTAAAAAGGAGGCCTAAGACTTCCGAGAATCATATGCCTAATGGACTCTATCACTCCTCCCATGGTGAGTGCTGATGCACAGACTCGTAAGAAGAAGATTCAGTGCAAGCAGGAGTTAATTATCTCCAGCCTCCAGCGTTTCTATGCGAGTCGCACCGATCTGAATGAGATTGTTGAGCTGCTAAAGGGGACATCCGATATCAGTCTGCGTCTTGTCGACTGGTTCGTGACAAACTATGCAAAGGCTCACAATACATCGTACACGGTATCGGGCCAGGAATTCGTGGTCTACATGAATTACAAGAATCAGCTGAAGGCATATAGTAAGAAGCTGTTTGATCCGTTTTGTCGTAGGGAGCGGATCTCCTTTCAGGTCCCGGGACACGAGCCATTTTTAACAACGGTGGGGAAGCTGAACTTTTTCCGATGGGCGATTGAGAAAGATATTTTAACCTTTATCAAGGGGCATCAGACGGAGATTGAGAGGGAGATGAACATTACCATGCGGGAGCTGGCCAAGCAGTCAAAGGGGACGAAGACAGAGGCTGGAAAGAGAAAGAGAAATACTCGTGAGGTTAATACACCGGGTACAAACATCCAGAAGCACGAGTGTGAGATTGAGATGCGATTCGACTAGAGTTACTGTTCCAATTTCATTCTTTTGATAGTACAACTAGACCCAGACCGAATAGACTTAATACAATGCCTATACCCTGGAGATTTGAAATTTTTTCCTTAAACATAAAGGTGCCTATTGCAAACATAAGGATTGTGCTGAGAATATTCCAGAAAAGGTTCACTATACCAATCCCTTCATACTGTAAGGCTACGCTAAGGAGGGGGACTACTCCTAAGGCATATACAATACTTGCAATAGCTATATGTTGCATACCACCCATACGAAGGAGAGTGAGAGCTGGTGCCTCTACCAGCGATACCAAGGTAACCCAGGAGAGGGCGATTAACTCGATTGTATATTCTCCCATCGTACTAAGACTTTCTTAGAAATTATACGTCTTATTCATCTGATTGATGGATGGGCGTAAGAGCTCAAATGCTTCCACTGGATTCGGCCCAGCCTGAGCATTAACATTTTGCGTAGACCACCGACTCTCAAAAGATCTTTCCAAGAGTTTTTTTGATTCGGCCACTCCTCTATCGGCTAAATCCTCGTAGACTACACTTCGCAGCTCTCTTGCGACATTTCGAGAATCATTTGCAGGGCTAAATTTATCAAAATAAGGATTCTTTCCCAAAGAGTCAATCAACTCGGTCTTCTGTGCTTCCACGAGAGCCTTGTACAGACCATATTGCTCCTTCAGGTCCTTCACAGCGGCATCCATATCTGGCCCAGCAACCAGGGTTCGAATATGTGCCTCTAACATTTGTATATTTGCCAGTGCCGTGGTTACACGTGAAGTGAGCTCAGATCCGTTACGAAGTTCAGCATTTCCTGCGAACTGTGGGTGCCTGTCTAAATCCTCTCTGTAGAGCCGACTCGATAGACCGTGGGTATCGAGAGACATTCCGCCACGAAAGGTGGGGCCATCGGAAAGCCACTGTTCGACATGGCGTGCGTTTACCGTTTCACGGCTATTCTGTTCTCGGCGACTACGAATACTTAGACAGGGTTTGAAGAGATCGGGTTCGTATTCAACCGGAAACGGCTGCATCTATTAGTCCCTTCTGCAAAAATTTAGACCAACGCATAAAGCGAAATGGTGAGCTTTACACAATGATACTTGTTCCGTACTATGTAACAGAAAAATCCTTATCCATTGGGTGTAAAATAACAACCCTGTGGGTCTTTCTTGCCGAATCAGGAAGGCAGCCGTGGACTATAGATGACAGTTCTGACATAGAAAAGGAGTATTGCAACGATAATGGAATCTTTGGCAGACTTACCAAGGTAAACGATGATATTATGCTATATAAGGTTGATACAGGGAAGACTACTATTGGCGATTTTCACACCTGGTCAGACGTTCTAGCAGGAGCCACCCCAGACCACGCCTGGCGGCCCTTTTTCTGGCTGGGTGAGCAGGTTGGTAAAAAGGATGGGTGGGGATGGAAGGAAGAGATTACTCTCAAGCTAGGAAGCCTACCCCTGGCGGACCTCTGGGAGATGGTTATGGCCTAAGCGTAGAGCACTATTCTATACTAGATGCTAAGGAACAAGACTCGCAAAACTTCTTCAGAAGCACTTACTGCGGCCCCTGCTCCTGCTCCTGCTCCTGGACCTGCAGACCCCGTAGTAGAAGCCCATGCTACGGTAGCCCATACACAGGAGTCCTTCGGTGAGAACCCTAATCTTGTATCTTTTCTTGATACGAATGCGAGCGACGCCTTTCGTCGTCCCTGGCATCGCCTTGAGCGTGGCCTTCGCCTCAACCGTATTCGCCTCTTCATTGCATCCGAAAAGGCAAAGCTAAATCTCTCTGACGCCGATACCGACTATTTAACCAACCTGTTGCACAAGTCTCTCGATAAGAAACTTCTGAATAGCAAGTCGGCGGTAGTGTACAATGTAGAAGCCCAGGAAATTCAGGAGATCAAGGGACTCGTCTATCACACGACTTCCGATGGCCGTGTATTATCCCAGATTGTGGAGAAGAAGGGAGTTACCTTTCGCAAGCCCCACCATTAAAACTAGTCGAACACCATTCATTCAGTATAGACTCAATGAGATGTTCGAGAGCATAATTTCTTCTGTCAAAGGATTCGTAGAGATAACTATATTTATTTTCAATACAACCTTTTACCGATTCACCGCTATCTGCAAAATAAATGTAAAAGGTTGGTTTATTTCCATTAACCCTGTCTGTTACACTAACCCGCAGAACATGTGTTTCGGGCCGAATAGAATAATTCTTTCTCACACTAAGTTCAATACTAGAACACGATAACGATTCTAGTTTTGATTTGAGGAAAGGCAACTTGGCTAGTACAGCTTCTTCCATTTCTGTATAGAACCGCATGCATTAAAGATGAAATTCTTCCGTGGCACCCATAAGGTCCACTTGTATGTTTCGAGATATATGCGAGACAATGAAATGTCTCGAAGAAATCCATCCTCTTCCCACTCACCCCTCCTACTTTGATGCCTGGGCAGAAGACATCTTAGACTTTTGGGAAACGATGGATCTCGTTCCACCCGAACTCTACACCCTTCTCGCCTGGAGGAAGCGGCTGTTTGAACTATCCTTTCACGGAATCTCTGAACATGTTGATTCGGATAGCTGGCAATGGCTTCTCACCGTTGAACAAATGCCCCAGCGTACAACCGATTGGTACACGCAAAAGATTAACATGGTGACTGCTAGCGAGATATCAAGTCTCTGGAAAGGACCTCGAGCACGAATCAACCTTATTGCAGCAAAGTGTACACCACCTGAACCGAGGGAAAAGCGGTTAGCAATTACCCGTGCCGAGACGAATCCCATGGATTGGGGGGTGAGGTATGAACCAGTGGTGAAGATGATTCTTGAAAAGGACGGGGCACAGATTCAAGAACTGGGGCGAATCCAGCACAGGACAGTTAGAGGATTGGCAGCGAGTCCCGATGGTCTCTACACTGCAGGCCCTCTCAAGGGATCACTCGTCGAAATTAAGTGTCCAGTTAGTCGTGCAATCCAGAATGAGATTCCCTTTGATTATTGGTGTCAGATGCAGATTCAAATGGAAGTGTGTGGTATTGATTCATGCGAGTACGTTGAGGCGAAGTTTAAGGAAGACGATGCAGATCCACAGGGCTATATCTCACTCCTTCTTCACACTGACGATGATACTCACGAGATGAAGTATGTATATCACACTGAGCCAGGTCACCAGGTTGGGCCAGATGAACCATGGATATGTATAGAAACATATTCATGGTCGTGTACGTCTATACGACGAACGATTGTTAAGAGGGATGGTGCGTGGTTTGAACGCATGCGGCCAGATATTGACCTCTTCTGGAAGGAGGTTGCGGATGTCAGAGAGGGACGGAGGGTGTTAGAGCCGGCAAAACGGAAGGTCAAGGTCGAGGAAATTGTACCTGTGGCCTATTCGTTTGTGGATAGCGATTAGTAATCTTGTACACAGAATCCATTCTGATCGGGTCTAAATCCTGCCTCGCACACCCCGTGTCCCTGCTTCTGCTTCTGCGAAGCAGAGGCAGAAGGAGTTGCAGATGTGGAGGGACTACCCTTCGGTGCCTTCGGTGCCCTGTGGGCGGAAGGCATGCACTGCTTAGATAATTTTACTGCAATTACCAGGATCAGGGTTACCATTACCACGCAGCCTAGTATTTTGAATAAGTCTGGCTTAGCCATCTAATAGAGCCATTTTTTTTATGAAGCCCCTGTGGCGTATCGCTGAGTCCACGCCGTCGCCGTCTCATTGTACAGTTCACGGTTGTTCGTATACTGTTTTGCAATATCGTGTTCCAGGGGGTCATCCGGGTTAGGGTCAGAAAGCATTGAGCATATACTGAGAAGGACCTTACTGATGGTAAGAGCCGGAGACCACTTTGTCTTCAGGATATCAAGACATATCACACCTGCACTGTTGATGTTCGGGTGATAAATCTTGGTAATGAAATTAATGGTAGGCGATTTGAAGGGATAATCAAGGGGAAAGAGGATGCGTAGACGAAACACGCCACCTGTATAAGGTGTCTCGCTAGGACCAATAATTACTCCCTCCCATCGATACATATCATCACTCTCTGGACCGGCAGAGCAGTTGTGCGGCGGATCATTCTTCAGTTCCTGTAGCTCTTTTGTGATCCTACGTACAGACATTGCTGTTTATAGTGTATGTGTGCGTTTAGACCTAGAGCCTCAACCCTCAAGCCTTATAATCTCCTCTTACGCATTCCCTGAGAAAGAATGTATAATCCGCCGAGAGCCACGCCAACTAAGACGAGCTGCTTCCATGCGGGTGTTTTTCTAGCAGACCCCCCGTCACAAAACGACTCGGTACACTTTCCCGTATTCGGACTACCATCGGGACAAAACGTCTTCGGGGCCTTCTTCCACTCCGACTGTGTTATCGTATGGTCAAGGGTCCACCGTGTCTGGTAAGAACGCCCATCTCTCTGCACAACGGTCTCTGGATTTTCCACGTAGTAGATTGTTTCCCCTTTATCACCAGTCTTCGATATCCTCCCATCCTGGTCACCCACTGCCCTCTCCTCCTGCTTGCACACGGCATACCCCGTACCAAAAACAGACTGCATGATTGGCAGGGGATCGAGTGCCGACTCAACATCCTCTAACATTCCTGGAGCTAGACCCTTCAGTCCTGGGAGACCACCATTTGCCAGATTGTTCGCTAGACCCTTGCCCAGAGAGTTTCCCGTTGGAATACCATCCATATAGGACCACATATTTGCCCCGTTACTGCATTGTACTCCTGTCTTCATCCATACCTGGACTCCCATGGGTCTCAGCCCCATACCCTGATCAATAAATGATGATGGTCCACCAAAGCCGATTGTGTCTGTATAATATGCCACACCCTTCACAGCCCCTATAACAGAATTTACAGTATCTCCGTCATGTACTCCGATTTGATCGGGTGTTGGGAGAGACTCTGCAAAGCTGTAATCCGGTCCCATAATGCCTGGGCCAAGTGTATTTATCTTTGGCGATGGGAGAATTCCTGCGGACTGTGAGGCTGCTTCGGCCATCTATTTAGCCGCCGTATAAAAGTTGAATCTGAAGTTTGGGCTAAAGGGGGTCCCTCATGTTTCCGGCCTTACGTAAACGCCCTGTCGATGTAATGCCTACGGTGAATATCGAAGTAATTGCGAAGGAGTTTAATCTTGAAGCAAAAAAGCCGGCCGAGGCCTGTGAAAAGTGTAAAAATCTCGATTACCAGGACAGCGATGAAATTATCACATGCAATGCATGCGGATATGTAATTGAGCGTCGCCTCGATATGGGTGCCGAATACCGATTCTTCCATTCCGATGACAGGGGTGGAGGTGATCCATGTCGTGTGGGTGCACCCACTGATGTCCGGTTCGCCGATTCGTCTCTTGGAACAATCATCCTGGGTATAGGCAAGGGAGGACACAGTACTGCTCGTGGAGCAATGATGCGGATTCGCCGATTTCACACGTGGTCGATGTTCCCCTACAAGAAGAGGAGTCTCCTTCATGTATTTGAGCAAATGACCCTGGCAGCATCCAATCACGGCATTGAGATTCGAGTGATTGAGACGGCGAAGGATCTCTATATGCAGCTCGTGGAGCATTGCGACAAGAGGGGCCTGTCGAGAGCCTCCGTGGTCGCATCCTGCATTTACAGTGCCCTGAAGATGGCGGGTGCTCCGAGGAAGCCGAAGGACGTTGCCGATATGTTCCATCTGCAGAACGCCCAGTTCACACGTGCCTTCAAGGACTTCCAGTGCGTCCTGGCCATGGCGAAACAGAAGGGTCTACTTTCCCAGAGCACTGTTATTCCCTCACAGCTTCGCACAACACGGGCATCTGATTATATCGGCTTTCCGCTCAGCAAGCTCCCCATTCAGAGGGGCGACCTTGAGCGTATACGGTCCCTCGCTGTCAGGATTGCCGACATGGCAGAGGAGAAGGAGCTCAGCAAGGAGAATATGCCGTCCAGTCTCGCTTCAGCGGTCATCACACTCCTCTTACACAAGCTGGGGTATTCCACGGTAACTACATCTGCCATCGCTAAGGCATGTGACGTGAGTGAGGGGACTCTGGTAAAATGCCTCCGACGCATTGAGCAGTCGAAGGAACTGGTGGAGCAGATTCTACCCAAATAATCGAAGGAACCAATAGTATGGGAGCAGGTTCTTCCACGGGACTCGGCGTTAGTCCAGATACGGCAAATAAGATACTTACCCAGATTTTTACACAAACGGATATGATGAAATATTTAACGATGACTGATCCGAAGGTCTGTGGGGAGTTTGTTTTTCCAGAACTGACCCAGAGGGCCCAGGCGGGACTCCAGGCCGCAGGGGCACAGTTCAAGGCTCCAGGTCAAAATGCAGAGATGACAGCCGTTTGCTTTGAGCAGGCAAAGGGTTACTCGAAGGCGTTTGAGATTTATGCTGCACTGTACCCTCTGTTAGCTGACTCTGCGGTAAAACGGACGGGTGTACCTCTCCTGGGCGGTGTACGTATGCAGAAAAGGAAGACTCGCAGGATGCAGCGTGGGGGTGCTGTCAATCCTACGTCGACGATTGGCATGGCCTTAGAGAAGAAGAATAGGCTTCTGGTACCATTAAGTTTATTTGATAATGTAAATATTAATGACAGAGCCACAGGGGACTCGTCGTACACGATGAGCATCTTATTAACAAGTGTGGATCAAAACATACAATGTATTGTGCCAAAGGAGAATACTGGTTCTTCTTTGGATTTAGAGGGGCAGGTCTTCAATCGAAGAGCCCAGGTTGGAAAATGCACGATCAGCCTTGCCTATGAAAAGGAACCCACAGATCAAGAAATTCATATTAGTTTTAGTGTAAATGGATATAAGGTGATTATCTTTGAATATTACCTGGGTAAGTGGAGATATACCGTGGTAAGTGACAGTCCTACTCCTGACACGTATGACATGAAGTACGGTAGATCTGGAACTGAGGGAATGAAGACTGTTGTCCTCAAAAAGATAAAGGAAATTGTAGGACTCGCAGATGCCGCTACTGGTGCCTCATCGTACGGCTCTACAGGTTCCTATGGATCTACCTCGGTGGGCACAACGTCTACCTCTGCTGTCGCTGGATCCTTCTTTCCCCAGGGACCGGCAAACATCAAGGTTGCCCTGAGAGAGTTCAAGGAAAAGAAGAAGAATGTACCCATCGCCCTTGCCGTGGCCCGTGCACTCATCTTACTGAAACAGATTGACCCTGCAAATAGCCAGGGGCCTCCCACGACACAAATCTGTTCATCCAAGTATACCTTTGAGGGGAAGGACGCTGCTGTTCCACGAAAGGGGCTTGCACTTGATAAGAGTTACTATTTCAAGTCGTGGATTAATCTATACAGCGATATTGGACAGTTACAGGGTGGCAAGTATGAGTGGACACAGAGTAGTGCAGGAAGGGCTGAGTTAAATGAGGCGGCGAAGGATCTGTCTGTTCTCTACTCTAATCCTCAGCAACCTGTAACTCCCGATGAAAAGTTTTTATCGAAACCCCTGCCTGACTTTATTATTGCATGTCCCAATAAGTTCAGTGGCGAATATCTGATTTCGCCCCAGGTTCTGCCGGCTATCCAGGGAGTCGTGAACAACTTACTGAAGGTCCAGGCAACCTACATGCAGAAGGCCAATGCGATTCTTGGTAAGATCTTTATCTTCAAGGCTGATGGAACAGTTGCCTTTCGCCCTGAGATTTTAGGAAAACAGGGGTACCAGAACCTGTCGGCGGCCTGCGTGGAGACACGTAGCACCCTCTTTCAGTACTACATGAAGGTGGAGAGCCTGTTTATTGAAGGAGTGATCCTATGTGAAAGGGCGAGAGCAGGGGGCTTATTACAGCCCGTATAGGCAGCTCTTTGTCTTACGTCATACACACTAGCGGAAACTCCGTCGATACAAAGCCAGTATTCATATTGTAAATGCCCCACTGAAAGGGGCCATTATATTCCCATCCTTCGTGCTGTTTATCTGCAAGTAACAGCCCAAAGGGAGAGCATGCATACATCTCTGAAATACTCTCCGCCGTGCAGGCAAGAACTATACCAATGAGATCACCTTGGGGAATTCTCCTATGCCAGGTATTCCAGATAACGACGAACCCTGATCCTGTGGCATACGTGAGAATATCTTCTGATTTTTTGTACTCGGACCAGATCACACGATCTCTGGAGAGTGACTCCCATACTGCTCGTTCATCAACAAGTGCCGGCCTCTTCCCCACAACACACTCCTTCCGCCAATAGATTCCTGCAACAGCGGGAGGAATGGTGGGCATATATGACTCCCAGAACATGAGGTGGGGTGGTACAGGACGAGCTGTGACACTGTGGACTAAGCATAAGAGTGTGCGACCTACTCCTCTCTTTTTCCAGGCAGGATGGACACAGAAGAAATCGATGATCCCTGCCTTGGGCATATACGCCCCTTTAACATGAAACCCTGTGATCCATCGTCTCACAAGGGAACCGACGACTTCTTTCTGACGTCGAACAACATAAATATCCCAGAGCCCCGCATCATGTGAACGGCGAATCCTCTGCTCAGGGATACAGCACTTGGATGTCTTCGTTGAGAACCATTTTTCCCAGAAGGAGGGCAACTGTGAGATATCTTCTGTGGTCGCCTTTCCAAAGCTACATCCAGGAATCTGGTGGAGAGGAAAGGGGGGAGGATGTGTATCAAGAAGAATGGGTGGATGAGATGTTACATAGGAAGAAAGAAGTCCTGTCCAGGTTGGACAACAGGAATTGTTTGTCCAGAATGACCTCATTGAGAAGTATTATAGATTCATCTTAAGGCTTTTATCTTGGAGTATCCCTTGTGAAAAAATGAACTAGGTAACCCTATACTAATAGGTCCAGTGAGATGGCATGGCCGTTCAAGGATTACGACTTTTACGGAGACAGATATATAAATATGGGGGAAATTATGTGGTACGATAGGGAAAATATACATGACGGAAAAACACCAACGGAATGCTTACTGTGCATCAAAGCGGAAAGCGAGATGTACACGAAGTACGCTCACCCCAAGGCACACTCAGAAGCAACTATAAAAGCGGCGGCTACTGCTGATGCGATGGCAAGCAAGGAAAAGGGTATAGAGGACTATCTTGACTACTATACGTTCCATTATGGAAGGGAGTATATCAAGATATATAAGGAGTTGTATAAGAAATACAAAGAGGAATACAGTAAGATTATATTGGGTAGTGTAGGCCCTGATGATAAGATTTGCCAGCATCACTTGGAGTCCTTACAGTATCATCATGAACTAAAGTGAGTGCAGTAAAAAGTGAACGCCCCGCCCCACATAAACACTGGTCCAACCAGAATGGGTAAGTGTCCTCATGCCGACTGTAAGAAGAAGATCAGCCTCGTTGACTTTCCCTGTAAGTGCAAGGCAGTCTACTGTTCCGCCCACCGTGCCCCTGAGACACATGCATGTACCTTTGACTACAGGAAGGAGCAAAAGGATAGTCTTCTCCAGTACATGTCGACTGCTGTGATATCTAAGAAGATAGAGGTACTGTAGTGTAGAACGAGCCATGCCGAGGCTTGATGATTTCACAGGATTCTTTACACGTGCACCGGCATTCAATCCGTTTTCTGATGTGGTAGCTGCTGTACCGAAGCCACCACCTCAGCCGATTCTGGCGTCGCTTCAGCCTGGTCCACAAGAGGAAAAAGAAGAAGCAGAAGGAGCAAACCCCCTCGATGATTTCCCCTTTTTTCGTGAGTCTAGGCCCACTCCACCAAAGATGGCCGTTCCGAAATATATTCCCATGGACCAGCCCCGCGGAAAGGACGGTGAGAGGCTTCTTTACACGTATCCTAATTTGCCCACGGTGAGAGATGGTGATAAGGAGTACTCCCTTCTCGTCGGCTCATCCGATAAGTCAGCAACCGCCTATCTCATGCAATTTGACGGGGCAGCTAATCCAAATCCCGGGCCCGCATCCTCTGGTGCAGTTCTCTGGGGTCCGAAGGACGCATCAGGCCATCGCTCTCCCATTGTGGATATGGGCAAGTTCCTTGGCAAGGCCACGAACAATGTTGCAGAAATCCAAGGTCTCCTCCTCGGTCTGAAGATCGCTGCCATGCGTGGAGCGAGGGATCTCTTAATCGAGGGCGACTCTGAGCTCATTATTCGCCAGCAGACCCGAGAGTACAAGGTGAGCAACAAAAACCTGAAGACCTGGTGGGCCGAGATCCAGGCTGCAATGATGGATGAAATCTCCTTTGACTGGATTGCGATTCGCCACGTTCGTCGAGAATTCAACGAACGTGCCGATTCAATTACCAAGGAGGTACTCTCAAAGAGAGAGGGGTTTACTCGGTGTTAGGTTTTAGTAAAGCATATGTTTCAAGTACATGGCCGTAATAGGCCCTGCCCATCGCCCCATCATCTTGTGCTCAGAAGGCACATACCATTGAATCATATCCTTTTCCTTTTTATCACGCTTCATGCGATCAAAGGCAAGGGGGTGCTCCCTGCACCAGTCCAGCTCAGCAGAGGCACGCATCCACTCGGCCTTGGAGACTACTGCATTGAACACATGATACTGGAAATACGTATTCGGAGGGTAATCATCCTCTCTGCCCTGAAATACGACGCCCGTGTGGTTCAGGTGAGACAGCTGCTTCACACGAGATTCCTCGGCAACCTCTCTCTTCACATTTTCCTTGAGCAGAGACATAATTGACTTCTTCGGGTCGCGAAGGCCATCCTTGACTTCCATCTGACCCTTCGGTGGCTCCCAGGCCTTGTCTCCTAGGGCATCACCCCGTTTCTTCACCACGAGGAACCTCTTGATATCTAGCTCCTCGCCCCTTTGCCCTCCCTGGGCGGGCGTAGGCCGTTCATGAATGAAACAGGCCGAGCGGAGGTAGATACGCCACCCCTCCTTCGGGTGCTCCACGTAGAAATACGCCTTGACGGGGTCAAAGGGCAACTTCTGCGAGCCCCGTATGAGACCTGGCTGAAATACATTAAAAGGCACACTTTTGTCCATCGGAGCAATCTATTCCTAAGAGCGTTTAAAGTGCAGGTGGTACGAATACTGGAAACTGATAGGAGTCAAGTCAACATTGCCAATATACTCCCAACCAGCCACCTTAGCCATTCCTACTATTGCAGTCATGTCTTCCATCAGAAACTCGTGCTTCTGATGACGTACACGCCCATCACTAAAACGGAAGCTCTCCCGGAACTCTGCCGCAGGGTCCTCGAGTAAGAAGTCGCCCGTATACTTGAATTTATTGAAATCGACCTCACTTCGTGTTATGCGACTATCAGCATACTTTTGCAGGGAAAAGAAGAGCCACGGTGCCGCTGATTCTAACATGGGATCGAACTTGTGCTTATTCACTACCTGAACCACGAGGCGTCCCCCCGGTTTTGTCCAGAGGTATATATTCCGGAATACTGCTTCCTTGTTCTTCAGATAATAGACGGTGAAATATAACATACTTACGTGGTCAAACTCGGCCGCCGAACAGGCGGAAGGGTCGGTCGCATCGCCGTGCCTCCATTCGACGGCCTGCTTCTGCTCGTTGTCGAGGGTGGTGCTCGGCATATTCTTCGTCTTCGCCCAGTCCAACATGGGCTGGGAGGAATCTAGGCCGACGGCTCGAGCTACTCCCATCTTGGCAAACGAGCAGACGCTGATCCCGGTACCACATCCGATATCGAGGACACGGAAGGTATTCTTTTCTTCGCCCCGCTTTGTCCACTCGTGGAGAATGAGAGCCGCTTCCGACTGGTTACGGACATAGGGCTTGCAGAGCTGGTCATATACCGATGCATAGAACGAGTCGTACAGCTCGGCATTCGTCAACCATGATACTGCATCTTCTGTGGTCGCCCCAGCTATCTGGGATTCGAAGCCTTCTTCTGCACCTGAGCCTAATCCGGTAGGGATCTGGTTAAATGTGCGTTCATTGAGGAGGCCTATGTAGTTGACAGCAAACAAGACCAGAAGGACGAGGAAGACCCATCCAATGCCCATTTTACTACTAGGGTAGAATTTATGTATCTTCTCAGGACTTATGGTATAAATTTGTCGAGAAGTACTAGATGGCGTCTGAGGCAGTTAAGGGATTAGTAAAACGTCTCGATTCGCTCCAGTATGATCCTAGTAAGTTAGTTCAGGAAATCAGGGGGATTATTCGTTCTGAGGAAGGGAGTCTCGCTTATTCGAGAGCCCGCCAGTCAAAGTACGACGAGCTGAAACGCCTGGCTGGACAGCGTCTTGCCCTCGGTGTAGAATCCTTTGAAAGTGCAAAGTCGGTTCTCAGATTTCTGTATGCCTACATTGAACAATATGCAAACCCCCGTATTTCGGATGCTGTGAAGGAAAACAGTTCCAATCTCCTGCTAAGGGCTATCCTTAGACACATTCGTACTGAGGCCAGAAAGGACATGTTAAAGGGGATGTTTTCTGCCGAGGCCAAGACGCTGAAGGGGGAACTAGCACACGAATCGAATCAATCGCGTGTGGTAGTGACTAACTGGTCTTCCTTTTTCGGATTCAGCGAGAAGGAAGAGGTTGAACTGATGCCTACCCACGTCCTTGAAGCAATCAAGGTATTTATTGATGACCTTGGTGAGATTCAGACGAGTGGAGGTAGAGTGAATTCTTCTGATATCTTTGAATACCCCGCTGGCGTAGTGAGAAATCTTGTACCCTTCCCTGCACTGAAGCCTGGTAACATGGCAAGAGGTGCTGGGGGTGCAATTGATTTTGCTGGACCTGCCAAGAGAGTGTATGATTCTCTGAGCATTGAGGGGTTGGTAGATGCTCCCAGGATGGGCTTCACGCTGGGTTCGGGCACAGGATATGGCGACTCCCAGGCAGTAAAGAACGCAAAGGCCGAACATGCACGGTCGCAGCTTCAGTTCACTAAGGTAGCCGATGGCCTATCGAAGACATTCTCACGCTTTGCTGAACAACGTCGTAGCCCTTCTGCTTCTGCTTCTGCAGCTGTAAGCAGAGGTCGCCCCGCCTTAACGAATGCATCTGCCTCAAGGCGAAACAGAAGTAGGTCTCATAACAGAAACTCTCAGACCCGTGGTCGTGGTGGTGCAAGCCAGGGTGCTCATACAAGGCGTCGCCGTTAAGTACGCATCTTCCTACATGTCTTAGCACGTTTCTTCTTTCCACATCCACTCCTGTGTTCCTTTAACGCCTTACAGACACCTTGAAAGGTATCACGATTAACTAATTCCAACTTCTGTTCCATGCAGTGACGTACGGACCAGAGGGATTTTAGCATTGACACCCTAGACTCTGTGTCGATTGCCTCCCCACACAAGGCCCAGGCATCTCTCCATTCCTTAAAGGGAAGTGCACCCGCAATGCTGTCCCAAAACAGCTCATAATACTTCATGCGATCACCGGGGCTGAGGACATTCCACTGATTCTTCTGTCCATCTGTGGCATCCTTAGGGGGGTTCGGAGGGCAGTCAATAGGGGTCGATTTCTTCGCAGCCATACAGTGTGGATGATTTTCAGCGATGCTAAAAAGAAACTCCCAACCTTCAAATTCTGTACGTATACACCCCGCTTGGATCCTCTCATCATAGACCCTTTTAACTGAATCAAAGGGGGGATCTTTCTCCCACAGGAGCCTCTGTCCACGGAGCTTCCCATTCACCAGGTTGTGTATCTTGAATAACCATTTTGTTAAAAGATCTCTTGACTTGAGAGCCGGCTCCAAGGGCTCATCTTCCATGTACTGGTGCAGAGATGCACGACAGAACTTACAGGGGAGGACGAAGGGGAGGGAGCGAAAGAGATTTGCGACGGACTTGGCTGCCGCCGTGTGAGGCTCATACGTAAAGGTGATTAAGTGCAGGAGTCTCCATCCTGATGGACCCCAGTACTTTGTGTCCATTTATTGATCGGCAGGAAAAAAATGAACGGTGGCTCATCCCTTCTCCTGAGTCCTCCTTCTGCCTTCTGCTTTCTGCATACACTTACTCTAGAAATGAACATCTTTGCCCTCTCCATCAGTCCTAAGCAGTCGGCCATGTATCACGGCGACAAGCATGTGGTGAAGATGCTCCTCGAGACATGTCAAATGCTCTACACTACACACTGGTTCTGCAATTCTTCGCTCAAGGATGCTCCTTTAGCGAAGAATGGTCAACGGGGCTACAAGGCGGCTCATATGAACCACCCGTGCACGAAATGGGTGAGGCAGACTATGGGAAATTATCTGTGGACGGCACGCCTCGCGATCGCTCTTGTGGAGGAATACGAGTATCGCTGGCCAGGGAGGATCCATTCCTGCAAGGAGCATGCCCTGTGGTTAAGAAATAACTTTCCTCCACTCCCCCTTGAGCCCAGGACTCCTTTTGCAGTTGCCATGGACAATGAGTTCAAACAAGGAACACCTATCGCCTCGTACAGGATGTTTTACATTCACTCGAAGGCGGCACGGGGCCTGGCAGTCTATACAAAGAGGACTGTTCCGTGGTTTCTACTGCCTAAAAAGCCTAGTAAGTCCTAGGGGGGAGGGTGAAGATAAAATTGGGAACAGAGGAAGAAGGGGAAGAGGAAGAAGAGAAGGAAGAGGAGGATGAAGAAGGAGAACGCGACGAGGAAGAGGAGGATGAAGAAGGAGAACGCGAGGAGGAAGAGGAGGATGAAGAAGGAGAACGCGATGAGGAAGAGGAGGAAAAAGAGGAGGAAGAAGGAGAAGGTGAAGGCGACAACGAAGAGGAAGGAGAAGGAGAAGGAGAAGGCGATGATGGGAGGGATTTAGAGTAAGAAAGAGAAAAGGGATTACTAGCTAAAGTATCGTTCGCTCCAGCACTAGTACTAGACCATACGCTTCCAGGAGTACTACTGGACCATAGGCTTTGTAAGAACGAAAGAGCAGTTGGATCTTTAGTCATTATAGGTTTTTCATATTTTAATGTCATCATTTCACTCCTATAGTCCATATAATAACTTAAAAATTTTGCCCATGCATATAAAACACCTGTATTATTATCTCGTATATATATGTATATAGGAGTATTAGCTGATAAACTTTGCATAGTGTTCAATTTTGTTCGTACATCATTCCCTTCAACTCTATCTCTGGTTGTATCTATCTTAAATGTATCAAACATATTATTAATCTTTCCATTTAAATTACATATTGTTCCTTGATTACAGGAGGTTCGTGTGCTTCCCTCATATACACCAATTAATGTTTCATCTGGGGGAAGAGAACGGGGCACGAGTGTAAGAGAGACTAAAGAATATGAAAGGGTAAACACCTTACTAGACGTTGCTTGTAGAAGGGAAAGTGCACTTGGATCTGTAGTCATTTTAGGTTTTTCATAAAATAATTCTATATCTTGAGAACCATATACCCTGTCAGCCCGTATATATTTTGCTGTTGCATATAAGGTACCAGAAGTATTATCTCGTATATGTAGACTTACAATATTATTAGACATTTTTGTCTGGATATTATATATATTTGCTCGTATATCATTTCCTATTTTATCAGTTGCATATATCTGGAATGTATCAAACATAGTATTTATATCTGTACTCAATTTGCACATTTGACCTGCTGAACATGACGTGCTAGTGACTCCTTCATATACACCAATTAATGTTTCACCTGGAGGAAGACTGCCAAACCCCTCACATGCACATCGTTTGCTAAATACAGCATATACGACTGCAGTAATACCTACAATAAGTCCAAAAAAGAGAAGATTGTACATGGTATCTGATACAAGATACTTCATCTAAAGACAACCAAGGTTTAAAACTTTGCCCATTTCTATATCAGAATGAATACCGAGCTCGAAGCATTTTTCAAGGATACCCCCCTGGGGATAAAGTCTGTGTTACAGGGTGCGGTGATGTTGGCTGAGAAGGTGAACTCTCGCACGGACCTTTCCGGAAAAGAGAAGACCGAGCTGGTGGTAAAGTCTATGGTAGATTTTCTGGGTGAGGGTAAGCCTGAGCTGGTTGCTCTTGTGGAGGCAGTTGTCCCGGGAATGCTCGAGATAGTTATATCTACTGCGAGGGGTAAGTATATGCTCAAGCAGGCCACGGCATGCCTCCCGCCTGGGCTGACGGCTTGCATGCCCTCTTGTGTAGCGACATCGGCCCCTGTGGCAGCGACATCGGCCCCTGTGGCAGCGACATCGGCCCCTGTGGCAGCGACATCGGCCCCTGTAACACATGATCCCACTAACGACGTATCTGCACGCACGGCGAGCGTCTGGGCCTGGGTGCGTAGTCCCTTTTTCCGTCGTGCTGCGTCCCAGGCCACTCCGGTCATTCCGGTCATTCCGGTCAGTAAGCCCGCTCAGGCTGAGATAAGCCCGGTCACAACGATCAGGGAGCCTGGCTCGGCTTAAAGGGGAGCTAACTTAATTTCTCGCGTATGAATATAATGTTTACTGTTTCTGGCTCTCCTCTCTCTGGCGGCAATCGCAGAACCAACCGCAAGAACAAGACGGTGAAGCGCAAGAATGGCATGCGCAAGAATAAGACCGAGAAGCGTCGCCAGAGCCGCCGCAACAACATGACGCCCATGAGCCGTCGCCGCCGCTCCAGCCGCCGTTAAACAGTGTCTCTTTTAATGTGTATACTTTAAAGCCTTTTATACTCTAAAAGCCTGATATGACATATCAGCATTTTAGAATAGATATTTGAACTATTACATACCCATCCCGAAGTTCATGCTCAGGGGAGCAAGGTACGGGCGAACAGTGGAATCCGCAGTGGGAATCGTCTTGCACTGCACAGAGGACGTGGGGCACACGGGTCTAGGGCAAGGAGCGGGAGCCGGACACACGGTCTGAGCGGGGCACTTTACCTCAGGGCAACGTGCACGTGGGCAAGGCGGGCATTCACCTGCATCCTTGGTGCACGAGCTATTATCAATGATCACCGGGTTCTGCTTAGGGATGCTCGACTTCAGCACATACTTACTCAGGTCGGGAGTAGGGGGGCACTCCGTCTTTAACATGTAATTGGTGAGGTCGGGGCACCGTTGCTGGGCAGGGATACTGCTCTTTAGCACATACTTGCTCAGGTCAGGCGACGTGCAGGGCGGGCAGACAAGACGAGATGCTGTTGCAGAGTCACCGCAAGTACAGTCAGTACTCTTCTTATCACAATTGCTGCATATAGGAATACCCGCAACGAATCCCTCTCTCAGAGATCTACCACCAATATACTTTCCGAAACCGAGACCTACTCCGAAGAAGAGAACCAGCAGGGCGAGGATAAGATTAGGTGTCAGTTTTATAGGAATTACAGACGACATTCGCCCTTTCTACATATATCTATATTTAAAGGCTTCGAGGCATTAAGACCTCCAGCCAGGCCAATTTACAGGAGGGCATCCAATCTGCTCAGGTAGACCAGGATCGGAATGAGTGGCCGCACGAGTACAAATCATCTTTGCATTACCTCTCCAGCTAAAGTCGGGACTGACCTGTGTACCTGGGGCGAGGCAGCCGAAATCCCCAGGGTCGAGACTCATGCGTTTTAGTGCATCATATAACTGCTTGCACTTGTCCTTCCAATTGAACCCAGCAGTATTCTTCATCTTAGAATCAATATCAGGAGAGGCATATGAGCTGTATTGCGATATCGGATCGACCTTTGCCTGGGACTTGGTTGCGAGGCTTGTAAGCATGCTGCTTAGCATACTAGGCCCAGGGCCAGAACGAGGGCCAGAGTCAGAGTCAGAGCCAACAGATATCTTGGAGCATAATTCAAAGGCAGGCCCGCATCCAGAAAAGCAATCCTCATATCCATCGCTGCTAGGATCACCGCACGCAGCTTGGCATGCCGCTAAGTTCTTCTTACATGCCGTATCAGGTGTATCAGTAAACCCATCTGACATGGTCTCAATGGTATTCTGAAACTCACCTCTGTACAGTGCCTTGGCAACCTCCTTTGTTGTCTCGTTCGGACTGGTGTAAGAGAGATTCATACTATAAGACATCCCATTGACCAGGGTATCTCCATAGGTGTTAAAGAGTGTTTCAGCAAGGGCTGCTCCATCAACATCGCCGGCCTTGTATGCATTGAAGAGACTGCTGAGACTAGAATATCCAGAGTTGAATAAGACTCCTGCGGGGCCAGCAGAGTCGGAGCCAAGTGCAGGGAGAAATGTATCATAATCTGACTGAGCTATGGGTATCTTTGTAGGGTCAAGAGTATTATTATTAATCTTGGCGATGAGCGAATCCACGGTTCCCTTCATCTGAGTGTATACATTAATGCGGGCTTGGATGACGGGGTCGGTGGTCCCTGTTGCACTAAGACGGGCTATCTCGACTCCGAGCTTCAGACTGAGGGTCTGGAGTTCGGCGAACGAAATAGGTTTCGTATTTGAGGAGGGACTGGAGCTCGATGAGCTCGGGCTCGAGCTCATCGAGCTAGAGGAGGGGCTTGAGCTAGAGGGGATAGACGAGGGACTAGAACTAGACGAGGGGCTGGAGCTCGACGAGGGGCTAGAACTAGAGGGGCTGGAGCTCGAAGGGCTAGACGAGGATGAATCGAACCCCTCGACGGTTGGTTCAACCACCCTCGCCTCCTTTTGCAGAAAACGGAGATTACGTCCCATCTGTTCCACATCCCGCACCTTCAGATTTGGTGGACTGTAGGTGTTCACGCCAAGAAACTGAAGCTCAGCCTTCACTGTCTGGTAATCCCCCTTGAACTGGGAAATAGGTAGTTGCACGGAGACATCTCCTCTGTCGAGGTAGGGTAGTTCCCTCTCATTAAAATCATCCATAGCATACTTTAACTCAAGTATTTGGGGAATGAGTGTTCTAGGATATGCAGGATCATATGCCGGCCTAGGAATATCTGGGAGTTCCGTGTACGGTGCATTGGGTAAATAAGGAACATCGGCCTTCGGGCTGAATGTGGGTAAGCTCGCAACCTCTGGACCCTTTTTTGCAGAAGCAGAAGCAGAAAACCCCTCACAGGTGTTACCACAGACATTTAGTATAATTGTCACAATAAGTATACTAAATCCTATAAAGATTACGGGGCTGAGCCAATCCATCTACATGTGTGTGTCAAAATGCCTTCAATGCGAGCACGATGCCGGAACTTTCAGTGGCACAGTCTCCATGTAGCTAGATCCCTGGGCACATGACGGGGGTTCAACATTAGTCGGCTGGAAGGAGGAGTAGCTCCCATTTGTCTGCTTAATGTGTTCCTTGAATTGCTTCGTCATTTCATTCTTCAGATACAGGTAGGGACCTAGATTTCCACCAGAGGAGCCACCCCCAGAGGAGCCACCCCCTAAGTACTCATGGTCATCTCTATCAGGTCTACGGTCCCCATTCTGCGAGGGAGCCCCCTTGGAGGAAAAGCCACCGAAATATAACATATCACTCAGACTCATTGTAACTGTTGCATTATTTATATCAGCTTCAGCAAATGGTTCTGTGAAATACAGTTGTCCTATGCAGAGAATAAGGAAGAGTGCAAGAAGAAGTACAGTTAACTTCTCCATCTGTTCTTTACTGTCAGTATATTTGAAGGGTCGGCCCTTCAAAGCGGAAGCAAAGGGGCAGTAAAATTGAACCTAGGGTCGACTACCATCAACTGTCTCGAATGTCAACGAAGCCTCTCCTAAAGTTTCGTCATACGAACGATGCCGCTATCGAAGTGGGGATTGATGAAGCGGGGCGTGGGTGTTTCTGGGGTCCTCTCTTTGCCGCAGCCGTGGTCTGGATCGACGAGGCGACAATGACTGAGGAGCAGCAGAAGCTATCGGCCATGATTCGTGACTCAAAGAAGATATCGGAAAAACGCCGGACAGTCATTGCAGAGGGAATTAAGAAGCACGCCAAGGCCTGGGGCGTGGGCAGTGTATCGGCAGCGGAAATGCAGGAACTCGGCGTGACCAAGGCGAATCAACTCGCCTTTAGTCGGGCTCTGGCTGATACGGAAACGCATGTCGACCGTCTCATTATTGATGGGTGTTTGTCGATCTATGATCATCCATGGGCCTTACTTCCCCAGGTTGTTGAACCGGAGGCAGACGGTGCTTACATTGCCGTCGCTGCTGCATCTATTCTCGCCAAGACAGGGAGGGATTCCTATGTGTTCTCGGCGTGCAAGGAGGATCCCACCTTGGACCAGAAATACGGACTCACCTCTAACAAGGGATATGGGACAATGAGGCATAGAAATGGTATCTTAGAGAACGGAACTGTGAGCGAACATCGCCCACAGTTCTTGCGGAAACTCCTTTCACAGCCGATCTACTGATCGGCAACAGGTGAAGCCAAGACTATCGCTTAGCGTCTAGCCTTACGTCTGGTTCTCCTTCTTCTCCCACCGTCAACCTTAACCTTAGATGTTCTAGCCCTCTTATTTTGACTTGATTGACTGACCACGGTGGCCTGACTATTCTGTCTAGCTTGACTGGCCACAGTGGCCTGACTATTCTGTCTAGCTTGACTGGCCACAGTGGCCTGACTATTCTGTCTAGCTTCACTGACCACAGTGGCCTGACTGACCACGCTAGCTTGACTATCATGCATAGATTTGTTTTTTCCTGGTTTTTCTCTCAATAACATGGTCATATCGCACGGTCTATGATATACATACTGTTCAGGATCTGCTGCACCCCATAAGAGTTTAAAGTTCTCTGGACGAAAATTTTCGTGAATATCTTCAAACCATTGTGCAAACGTTTTACCATCTACTTTTCTCCTATTCCATTCGCTGTATTTATTATCCATCTTATAGTAATACAGTTGATGGAATATACTTGATGATAATTGTTGAAACACGTCATATATATTTTCACCACCATGGGTAAAGGTAGATAGTAACTTTTTTTCTATTACCCCGTAAAATCCTGGATTATATTCTAAGATATTACACACTAAGATTAAGAAATCGTACCGCTCAGGTTCTTCTTCTTGCATCATTCCTTTCATACATGACATTCCAAAATCAATTAATTTTAGTTTACCCTCATTTGTAACCATAATATTACCCTGATGTAGATCACGATGGTAAAATCCATACGTATTCCTAAAATGTTCTAAGACAGCTCCTAGCGTATGAAATACTGGATACAGAAACGGTTGATCTATATCAATTGAATTTGATTGTAAGGCAGGAACTTTACTTGATTTTAAGGCAAGGATAATATCATGTAAAATTTCTTTTTTATCATCATCTAAAGGAACTACTGTTGGGTTATTTCTTGGGGCTTTTCCTTTCTCCCGTATCTTTTCCTCTCTAAACTCAACTCTTCCTTCGACCAGCCTTAGTCTGGCAAAAAGGCTGGTTCTATAGAAAACTTTAAAGGTGTAAGGATAGGCATCCTCTTTAACATTATGCATTATTGTATATTTATAACTACCGTCAACATCATTAAAATCTTTAATACTCGTCTTTTCATTTCCTACTGCCATATCTGTTAAAAACTTAATCAGTATAGGATTTGTATCTACTGTGGCTAAAGGTACTGCTTCTTCTTTTTCTCTTTTTGCTTCTTCTTTTGCTAGGTCAGCTTCTTTTGCTAGACCAACGGCTGCTTGAAGTGGTGCATTCCCCTTCTTTATATATTCTTTAAGAGTATTATCTATATGTTCAATCATAAATAATATATTTTCTCCATCTCTTAATACTTTTATTAATCGTCCAACATGAGCACCGTATTTAGTATCGTGTTGAAGTACTACATTGATAAATGCCTCTCGAAATGCATCACGACAATGTTCCTCTACATGTTCAGGCTTTCTCTCATCTCGTCGATGTGTCGAATACCATTTATCTTCTTTAATAATATACTTACGTCCTTCGAGTTCTATCATATAGACTTTACCATATGTTCCCTCTCCAATTACCGTAAGTGGCACACCCCCCTCTATATGTATATCTGAACCTGTAAAGTGTAGTGAGCCTCTGTCTATAGTTGCAGTCAAAAGGGACTTTTTCATAAAATCAGTGAAAGGAGTTATATGTGTTAGTGTTCCATTATTAGATTCGTTCCTTCTATGACGTTTTCTAGACTCCTGAAATCTAGTTCTCATAGATAACACTGGCATCGGAGGAAACTCCATATCTTCAGGCTGACCCGGAAATCTCACATTTTCAGATACTACCATCGGAACAGGTCCACGTGTTAGAGAGCGTAAGAGAAGTATCATTTCATCACGGGTAGCATGTACTTTAAAGCCAAAGAAGACTTCCGTCAAACAGTCTAGAATCTTCGGATCCTCTAAATAAGCCAGAGGAACAGGAGCAGCTAAAGCACCACCACCTCCAGCGGGATCCATCTAGTCTATATTTTCATTTATATTCAGATTACAGTCGGCACACAAAGAATCAAATTCGCTCATCTGTTTGTAAGTATCTTATCTTAATGGCTGCGAAAACACAGTTCATCCTCTATCCATTCCATATGTTGCACCACACCACTTTGGCAGACACAGATACCACTATTTAATCCAGAGGTCCATTCTATCTTCATGAAGAGACAGGGATACTGTGAGAGAAGCTTCTCAAAGAATCTATCTCCCAGATGATCCTGGGTGAACTTGCAGACCATCCCTTCTACACCCCAAGACGTAATCTCTTCTCGCTTTATGGTGAAAAATCTCTCTCCAGTGAACTCGGTACTTATGAACGAGTCAAACTCATCCTTTTTTGCTGTTATCGTTAGTGTAATACTATACATCTTCTTTCCAGTGGACATCTGGCTTTATACTATTAGCCTGTGTTTATCTCTCACAGACAAAAGCCCACTTAGACGGACATGGAGGAAAAGAGAAGATGGCCCTGAATCCGAACCTGTCAGTTGTCTTCCTGTACCCCAAGAAGGCCGCCGTCCACGGCCTCCAGCAGGATGCCCTCCTCGTCGAGACTGCCCTTGGTATCAAGGGTCGCCATGCCGATCCTCTCGAGCCGCCCTCCCCCTGCGACGTCGCCTTCCACTTTGAGATTCCCATTTATGGCTGGATGCCGTGGGCCGCCAAGAACGTCTGCGTGGTAAATCCCGAGTGGTGGAATTCCGAGTGGAATTCTTACCTGAAGCATATGGACCTCCTCATCTTCAAGTGCGAGGAGGATGCAGCCCGCTTCACCCCCAAGGGGACCCAGTACATCGTCCTCCCCTGGACATCCCCTGTCCCTGCATCCGTCTATAACAGTTTCCAGGCAGGCGAAGACCACTCCATTGGTTGCCTGATGCTTGTGGGTGCATCGGTCCACAAGCAAATGGCTGCTGAGAAGATAATTAACGCCTGGAAGCCATCATGGCCCCCACTCCATGTGTGTGCCAAGGAGCCCCTCAAGGCAATCTGCGGAGGAAATGTAGTCGTCGACATTAAGGATCTGTCGACTGCCGAGAGACAGGCTCTTCAGGCATTTTACCCCTGTCACATCGTGGTGAGTGCAGCTGAGGCGCTCAGCCTGGTTGCCCACGAGGGCATGGCAGCGGGGGCCTTCCTCGTGGCCAATGCTCTGCCGACATACAAGGAGTGCCTCACCGCCTCGGTGGAGGCGGGGGCCTCCTTCCTCATTCCTGCGAGCCTCGTCCCCAAGGAGCAGGGACTCCAGGATACCTTTGAGCAGCTGTCCGAGGGTCTCGCGGATGCTGTGAAGGCATTCATGGCGTCCAGCCTTCGCAAGACGAAGGCGACGAACCAGCGCCTACATTCTGAGAGGCTGACCGCCTTCTCTAAGGACATCCTCGAGTACCCCTTGGTTCATATCAAGGGGGAACAGCTCCCTCCAGTAATGACTGACGAGGAGCTGCCGTCCATAAGCATCATCACCCTTTTACACAACAGGCGTAAGTTCGTCGAGCTCTGCTTTCACAACCTCCTTCTTACCGATTATCCCAAGGAGAAGATTGAGTGGGTCGTAGTTGAGGATTCTGATATTACGGATGAGCAGGCATCCGACAAGATTATCAAGTTCGGTCGCAATGCAGCACCCATCAGCGTCTCTTACATTCCCCTGGAGACAAAGACAGATATCGGCGAGAAGAGGAATATTGGAGTCTACCGGGCACAGCATGATGTTGTACTCATGATGGACGACGATGACCACTATCCGAAGACGAGCTTCCGCCGTAGGGTGAGTTGGCTTCTGAAGCACCCCTGGCAGCCGAAGGCAGCGGTGTGTACGACGATTGCATGCTACGATCTGGTGAGAGGGGTGAGTGCAGTGAACTCTCCTCCGTTCACAATGGGCCTGAAGAAGAGGGTATCTGAGGCGACTCTGGTGTTCAAGAAGAGTTGGTGGGAGGAGAAGAAGTTTCCGCAGATCTCTATGGCGGAGGGTGAGGGCTTCTTGGATTCGCGTGAGGAGGATGTCTTGGAACTGCCTCCTCAGCAATGTATTGTTGCCTTTTCTCACGGTAAGAACCTGTCGTCGAGGAAGATTCCTGATGGACCCGCTTCGTGTTTCTGGGGATTTCCCAAGGAGTACCTGACCTTCATCCACGGCCTTGCAGGAATTACTGTGGAAGAGTAGATGGTTAGACAAACCAGGAAAAATAAGCAGAAGCAGAATCCCTACCATCCCAAAAAGTACTATGCAGGACTCAGTCAAGCGAATAAAACGCGGAGGCGGAAGGAGATTGCCAAATTTGGTGCACTCGACTGGAAGGACCCTAAGGCCTATGTAGGATTCAAGACCGATGCCGTGCCTACCAAGCAATCGAAGTACACTACCTCCTGGAAGTCTCTGTTTCCCGAAGCCAAGTCGCTAGAAGAAAAGGCAGCTGCTACAGGCGTGCCCTTGGCTCAGATCAAGGAATGCTATAACCGAGGCATGGCAGCCTGGAGAACGGGTCACCGCCCTGGAGCGACAGAGCAACAGTGGGGCTACGCGAGAGTGCACTCCTTCTTACTCTGCGGAAAGACCCATTACACTACCGATTCTGATTTAGTTGCTGCTGCCTCTGCTTCACCTGGAGGGCGAAAATGGTTTCGTCGATGTGCTGCGGGAGCCAAATAAGTTTTTTTCCGACATATGCACGATACATGCATCTTGACTCGATATTCTCAAGGTTACCAATAATACGATTCCCAGGCTCAATTCCCCCATCCACTCCTATAGAGCCACAGGTACACATCTTAAAATCCCGAGAATGGTGCGACTGTATAGTATCCTTACATAGTTTACAGTGCACAGCATTTCTCACCTGTACATACTCGACCCCGCCATAGGTGACGACGAGGACCATACTACTTTATATAACCGCTAAATTTAAGTATATATATACTCTAGAAATGGACATCTTTACAAGGCTGTTCTTCCTTTGTTTCTTCCTTTTTGTTGTATTATCTTTCTACTTAGCATGTTGCACAAAAAGAACTCCCATCTTTTATGCACAGATAGCTGCAGGATGTGGTATGTTTGTAACAAGTAAGATTGGGCGTACGTTTTTAGGATTACAATGAGTGGTGCTGGGCACCACAACCTTCGGTGACTTCTAACATAAACAAATCGTCTAACTAGATACTATGCTAGTAGAAATATGCTGCAGATGTGGCTTTGTTCATAAGGACTCTAGGATTATAGTTGGGGATAAGGTATATCGGGCATACAAGCCCCATTATCACTGGTCTCCGCCCGACAAGGTGACGCGTAATAGTGTAACTCTTCACGCGACAATTTGTGTGGCATGCTGTAGTCAATTATCTGCCTCGGTTGATTGGAAGGAATTTGCTGAACAGCAACGGCTTACGCCTGAGCAGTATAAGGTAGCCGGTTCTCTTAACGCCCCCCTGCCTGAACGGCTCCTACCCCTTGCGTCTGAACTTTACAGTGCACAGGCAAAGTATTTTATCTTTTAGACTTCTTTCTCTTTTAGTAGAATGCTCGTCGGCAAGAGGGAATATGGAACCTGGAAGGATGGTTCGTCTGTCTATAAGGATTCCAAGGGCTATTACATCCTTGCTGCAGGACTGAATACCCCGACGTATAAAAAGTATCTCAAGAGCTGGAAGCCCAAGAAGGGTGACGAGCAACTCTGTTTTATTAAGAAGAGATGGACTTTCTGTAAGAAGGGGGGGACCCGCAGGAGACGTTAGCTTGAACACATCGTGCAGCCCTTTGCCTGCTCGGCCTCATACTCGGCAGATAGACGCTCGAGAAGCAGGCGACGCTCCTCGGCCTTGGAGAGAGGGGCTGCTACAGGAGCAGTTGCCCCACTAGGAGCCTTAGGAGCCTTAGGCGTCTCGGCCTCGGCCTCCTCATCAGACTCATCTCCCTCAGAATCCGACGACAGGTCAGCCACCTTTCCACCCGAGGAAATTGCACTCAGGAGGCGAGGGTCAACCGTGAACTGCTGTGCTACTACCGGTGCCTTTGAGCGCAGGTAATAGCACCCAGTCTTCAGCCCAGCCTTCCAGGCGTAGAAGTGCATCGACGTCAGCTTAGAGTACGTCGGGTCAGCTACGAACAGGTTCAGACTCTGTGACTGATCAATGAAGGCACCGCGGTCACGAGCCATGTCAATGAGTGTACGCTGCTTAATCTCCCAGGTGGTCTTGTACCTCGCCTGGACATCTGCGGGAATGGCGTCGATGCCCTGAACACTTCCGTTGCGTGCAATGATCTCATTCTTCAGACCCTCAGACCACAGGCCCGCATCGCGAAGCTCGGCCAGCAGGTACTTGTTCAGGACGGTGAACTCACCCGCGAGAGTGCGACGGCTGTAGATGTTCGTCGTGAACGGCTCAAAACACTCATTGTTCCCCAGAATCTGCGAGGTCGACGCTGTAGGCATGGGAGCAACCAGCAGGGAATTACGCATACCCGCCTGGGCCCTTAGGCGAAGCTCACCCCAATCCAGAGTGCCCTCCTTCTCCGTAATCGGCACAACGTTCCACAGATCAGGCTGTAGCCGGCCCTGGGATGCAGGACAACCTGCAAAGGTCGAGTAGGAACCCTCGGACTGAGCAATATTTGCTGACTCAGACACTGCCTCGTAGTACATGTACTCGAAGATCAGCTGGTTCAGCCTCGCCGCCTCAGGAGACTCCCAATCGTACTTTAGCAGAGCAAACACATCAGCCAGGCCCTGAATGCCAAGACCCACAGGACGATGCCTCATGTTACTCTTCTCTGTCTCCTTCGTGGGGTAGTAGTTGATGTCGATCACACGATTCAGATTGCGAACAGCAATGCGAACAATGTTCCTGAGCTCGGCGAAGTCGAACGACTTGACGCCATCACCTGTAACAACACAGGAGGGCAGGGAGATACTCGCCAGATTGCACACGGCCGTCTCGTCAGGAGCAGAGTACTCAATAATCTCCGTACACAGGTTACTACTCTTGATGGTGCCCAGGTTCTGCTGGTTCGACTTGGAATTCGCAGCATCCTTGTACAGGAGATAGGGCGTCCCCGTCTCAATCTGGGCATCCAGGATCTGAAACCAGAGCTTCTGGGCATTAATCTTCTTCCGCCCACGCCCCTCGGCCTCGTACTTGGTGTACAGGGCCTCAAAGGCGTCGCCCCACACATCATCCAGCCCTGGTGCCTCGTCAGGACAGAAGACGGTCCAATCCACGTTTGCCTCCACACGCTTCATGAATAGATCAGGAATCCAGAGCGCGTAGAATAGGTCACGAGCACGGTCCTCCTCCATGCCTGTGTTGAGCTTTAGCTTGAGGAAGTCCTCAATGTCGGCGTGCCAGGGCTCCATGTAGATGGCGAAGGAACCGTTACGCTTACCGCCCCCCTGATCGACATAGCGTGCAGTGGCATTGAAGTTGCGGAGCATAGGCACGATACCGTTGCTCGTACCGTTCGTCCCACGAATGATCGAGCCCTTCGCACGGATCTTATGGATGCTCAGACCGATACCGCCTGCATGCTGACTGATGGTCGCACAGTCCTTTAGCGTCTCGTAGATGCCTGCGATACTATCATCCTTCATGGTCAGAAGGAAGCACGAGGACAGTTGCTGTCTGGGAGTACCGCTGTTAAAGAGGGTGGGCGTTGCGTGCGTGAACTTCTTCTTACTGAGGGCATGGTAGGTCTCAAATGCACGGTTCAGATTCGTGTTCCAGAGAGCCAGAGCAACTCGCATCCAGACGTGCTGGGGACGCTCCTTAATGAGACGCTTGGCGTCACGAAGGAGATAAGACTTCTCGAGTGTCTTGAATCCGAAGTAATCGAAGAGATAGTCGCGCTCGTAGTAAATCTCACGATCAATCCTCTCGGCAGTGCCAGGGTCTGCACACAGAGCCACCAGGTCGGGGTGGATATAGGACCCCTTTGGTTGCCTGGAAAGCTCTAGCATGACCTCGCTGAACCTGTGAGACGTCTTCTTCTGATGGTTGCTGATTACGATGTTGGCGGCAAGAGTTCCCCAGTCGGGGTGGTTGGTGGATAGACTGGCGGCGAGTTGGCCAGTCAGCTCATCAATCTCGCTTGTCTTGACACCGTCATAGATCTGACTGAGAACCTGCTGTGCTAGAACGTCGGGGTTAATGGTAAGACCCTTAGATGCCTTTCGGATACGCTGTAGAACCTTGTTGAAACTCACCGCCTCGTCCTCACCGCTCCTCTTAACAACACGCATACTAAAGGCCATGGGAATAGAGTTTGGACTGTCAAACCGCGTGGCCGCCGCGTTCACTTTTTTGTACGGCCTTTGCGGCTTTGGCGACGGGTTTTACGCGGACGGCCCTTACGTTTACCTCCTAAGGTGGGTGTTGGAGGTCCAACGCCAAGCTGTGTGCCAGGGGGGAAGGAATATAGGGTAGGAGTTTCACCACCTCCAGAACCAGTTCCAGTTCCAAGATTCAGACGAGCAGGCGACGCCCCTGACGCCCCTATAATCTGTCTAAATGGTTCAGTCCATGAGCCATTTTGTGTTATGTGATATGAATTGAACATATTCATCCTTGCAATATGGTTAGCATCTCGATCAAAGAAATAGACGGGAGGCATATCTCTAGGATTTCCTGTATAGGCTCTATACATATCGACTAGCGTGTCTGACGTATATAGTGATTCTTCGATATTATCATATTTAAAATTATTCTCTGTAAGAGTTAACATTGGGAGAAAAAATGCATCTATAAATGGCTGTACTCTTGTATATTTTCTTTTAGAAGATACTACCAAGGGTATAATATTCATCCCTTTTTCTACGAGTGCTTTGATAAACGCCCTTCCATATGTTCCAACTTGATCTCCTGGATCACTATTACGAGCAGGACGATCGCCAAGGGTACTTTCATCAAAGACTAACACGACGCTACCAGACGCCATTACTAAGGGTTAAGAAAAAACTTATCAGCCAAAGGAGATGCTTCGGGTCTACGTGGCTGTACTATGTGTGGTATATATCATAGTTATCTTTGCCTTTGATTATCCCCGTATCCTCGCCTTACGTGGACTCCATCTTCACGATGAACTGTAAGGCCTAAAGAAACCCTGTTACCCCTATAACAGTACCATCGTCCGGGTATTACCCTGATGATGGCCCTATAGTACAGTGGTTAGTACATCAGACTTTGAATCTGGTAACCCGTGTTCGATCCACGGTAGGGCCAAAACCACTACAAAACCACTCTAAACACGCAATAATGTTCCACATGCACAATCAATCCAATATTCGCCATAATTATAGTTCATATACTTATGATGAAGGACGTGATGTTGCCAGGTAATTCTATACTCTTTCCTAGATTCATGTCTAGCCATGCCACGTAGGTTGAGAAAGAGTAAAATCAATGCAGTCTCGAAGACAGTGTAGTTTAAGAACGCATAAGGAAAGAACATGCCTATCCCCTGGAAAAAATCTTCAACGGGGTGCGAAACGTATGTATCTGACCAACTCAGGGTATCAGGGTTGGTTGAATGATGAACGGCGTGTATGTCCCACATATATTTATGCAAAACGATGTGTGAGGCATAGAACCATAGGTCATACGATAGTACCGAAAGGAAAACGTTCAACATAGAGTAAATTCGCAGATTTCCTTTAGCTCTTTTTTACCTCCGCTTCCACTGACGTGGATGCCTCTGCGGATGCAGAAGAAGCAGAAGGAAGCGCCGGTCCAATCAGCCTGTTCTTCGTCAGAATACGACTCCCAATGCACATCGACTCCAGCTCCTGGATCAGTAGCTTGTAGGCATACGGAATCTCAATCGGGCTGAAGTTCGTCGTGTTCCCGCAGCCACGGCACATCCAGATGCTGTCCGTCGGATTCGCCACCGCCAGGATGCCACAATCGCTACAACTGAAGCAGCGGAAGGCATCCGAGCACTCCATGAGACGCTCCTTCGTGAACTCGGAAATACCGTGAGCAATCACGCAATCACGCTCCATCTCACCAAACCTCAGGCCACCCTCACGAGCACGCCCCTCTGCCGGCTGCCTGGTGAGCATCACCAGCGGGCCACTTGCACGGCTGTGTAGCTTATCCGCCGAACAGTGACGCAGCCTCTGGTAAAACACCGGCCCCACGAAGATGTTCGTCTCCATCTGACGCCCCGTGAAGCCATTGTACAGGATCTCATTGCCATACGGCTCCATCCCCAGGGAATCACGCAGCAGAGCAGCCAGCCCCTCCACTGTTACAGAATTGAAGGGCGTCCCGTCGCCCAGTGCACCTACCTCACACGCCAGCTTGCCCATCAGTGTCTCCATGAGCTGAGCAATTGTCATGCGGCTAGGAATACAGTGCGGGTTGATGATGATGTCAGGGATGATGCCCGACGCGGTCTGGGGCATGTCCTTCGCCTCCAGAATCATCCCGCACGTACCCTTCTGTCCGTGCCTAGAGCTGAACTTGTCTCCAATCTCAGGAACACGGTCCTGGCGAACACGAACCTTGGCAAACGAGTAGCCCTCGCCATTCCTGTTACGGAATATCCTGTCGACCCAGCCAATCTCATTGTTCCTCATCGTACGAGACACATCACGGAACTGTTTGCTCCCTGCAGGAAGGACCATGCCCGTGGGAACACGCAGAGGCACCACCTTGCCAATCAGAATGTCATCATTGTCGACGTAGACGTTCTCGGGTACGAAGCCGTCCTCACCGATCTTGTCGTACCTGGCGTTCTTCATTTGACGGGTCAGTGCAGGGTCAGGGCGGAAGAATCGCTCCTCCTCACCCGAGGACTGGTTCTTCTTCTCCTCATCCTTGTACGTACGGTAGAAGATACTGCGAAAGCCGCCCCGCTGGAGGAAGGACTCGTTAATCATGATAGAATCCTCCTGGTTGTAGCCACTGTAGGTCATGATGGCCACCGTGATATTCTGCCCGCAGGGCATCTTCTGCGTCCCGTAGAACTTACTCATGAAGGGCGACACCAGGGGCATCTGGGGATAGCAGAGCATGTGGGCCATGGCGTCAAACCGCTCACGGAAGTTCAGGGAATACATCCCCATGGCCTGCTTTCCCATCGCACACTGATACGCATTTCTCGGTGACTGATTGTGGTCAGGGAACGGGATATTGCTCCCCAGAGACCCCAGGATACACGAGGGATGAATCTCCGCATGGGTCTTCGTGGGGTCAGTCAGGACATCCTTGGAGTACATGGCGATGTGGCACCCCTCCGTCTCGCCAGGGTCAATGTACTCCACCAGAGTGTGCCCACCCTCTGGCGTCTTCCAGAGCAGCAGCTCCTCCCACGTCTTCATTTGCAGCAGGAAGGCCATGGTGCCACCGTTCGAGTAGATCTCCCTGAGTGCAGGTGCGTAGTAGACAGGACGTAGCATGCGACCTGCCTCTGTGGTAATCCAGAGCTCCCTGAGGGCAATCTTCCAGATAATGCCGGTCTGGGGGTGAATCTCGCAGCGACGCTTGGCCTGGCGGAGCTGCTCAATCACAGGCTCAACGTCGTCGCCCAACAGGATACCAATCCATGCACCATTCAGGAACACTCGCAGTCCAGTGTGCTTCTCGGCGTGCGTCGTGTCCTTCAGCTCTCGCAGCTTCCCCGTCGTGTTGATGTAGTCGTGGACAGTGCGGGGATTGCTGAAGATACTCACAATGGCGATCGTGCTCATGTTCTTCACCACACCAACGGAATGCCCCTCTGGAGTCTCGCAAGGGCAGATGTAGCCCCACTGCGTGTTGTGAAGCTTGCGAGGAGCAATGAGCTTGCCCATCTTCTCAATGGGAGTACTCACACGACGCAGATGCGAGATGCCTGCAATGTAGTTCAGACGGTTCAGCACCTGGCTCACACCATTCTTGGATGGCCCGCCGGCCTTGGCTGACCCGAAGTTGCCCGTAGCCAGGCACGTCTTCAGGCCGACCTCCAGATTGGTGGACTTGATCACCTTGTGGATATTGCTAATATTGAGGATGTCCTCAAAATTCCCGGTCGCCTTCCAGCTACCGCCGTGAATCTCCTTTGACAGATACGTCTTGATGTCCTTGATCATCATGGTCGCGAAGTGGGTGCGAAAGAGATTGGCGAGCAGAAAGCCAGGCAGATCCACACGCTTATTGGGATATGCATCACGGTCATCCATAGGAATGCGATTGGCCGAGACCCAGAGCACCTTGCGCGTCATGTGAGCCAGGAAGCATGCCTTCTCGTACATCATGGCATCAGCACCAATGTGGGGGAAGAGCTCCTCGGCCAGGATGTCCTGGATTGCAATCTGGGGGCGGTTGCCACGAGAAGCCCAGACCTTGATGTAGGAGGCGAGGGCCTCGTACGCCTGCTCCTGGGTGTTGACGTGTGAGGCCTCGGCGATAGACTCCTGTAGAATCATGTCAAAGGTGGAGTCGCCACCGGGTCCGAGGATGAGGTCGATGCACTCCTTGTCGGTCTTGATACCGAGGGCCTTGAAGAGGATGAACAGGGGAATGGGTGCCTTCATGCGAGGAATGGTTGCACGCAGAAGGTGGATCTGGGAATTCTTCGGATGGTACATGATACGCACAGAGTTTGACTTGGGCACCTGGTCATTGTCTGGGCCAATGCTCTTGACCTCAACGACCTCCAGCTCCTTGGTGGAGTTACGGTTGTTGCGGAAGACGAAGGGACGGTTCTCTGACATCCGCTCCTGGCTGATGCAGACACGCTCGCCACCCTGGATGATGAAGTAGCCGCCCATGTCCTCACCGCACTCGCCGATGCGGGAAGGGTTGATGTGCTTCTGGTCACCGAGCAGGCAGTAGTCACTGCCGACCATCACGGGAATCTTACCGAAGTGGACATTGGGGAACACGCGCTTCTTGATCGTCTGCCTGCCGCCCTGGGTGTTATCAATCTCAATGTAGGTCACATTGACATCGACGAAGAGGGGGGCCGCGTAGGTCAGATTCCTCAGCCGGGCATCATTTGGCATCATGGGGAGGACTGCACCATTGTTCTCGAAGATGGTCGGCTTCTTGAACTGGGGGTTGCTGAACTCGAGGTGGACCTCATACTCCCGATTGACGGGGCCGAGCTGTTGAGCAACAGACTCGTCCTTGTGCCCCATAAGAGCATTGGCAGCGGAGGTGCTCATGCCTGTTGCTGAGGCAAGAGCGGACCTCGGACCGCTAAGAGGAATCTCGGGACTCCCGCGAATAATCACGGGATTCACCATCGTAATGATTTCAGGAATATCAACATTCATGAAATGATTAACACTTTCGAGCTGGTGGCTGATGATTTGCTTTCCATCGGCCTGACCGAAGTACAGATCGAGGGTATGATGCCAAATCTTGGTCTCACCTGCATTTGTACTCATTTTAGGGACTAACCTACGCCGCCAAGGAGAAAATCAATTTTACTGTCCACGTCTAACTGCCTTTAGGCTGCATCCAGCGGATAGGCTTTATAGGGTCTGGCTTTGGTGGACTAGAGACAGGGGTTCGCTTGAAATACGCAGGAAGCTTGCCGAGTGGATGGGGAAGGGTTGAATCAAGAGGAACCTCAGGGAGCTGAATTGTTCTATATTGTCCGATAGGCTTCCAGGGCTCAGGCCTTTGCTGTGAAAGCAGAGGCATTCTACTGATTTATCGTGTAATTTCTTTGAGCGTTGTTTCTTTCCTCTTACTAGTATGACCGAAACAAGGGTCCTTAGAATTACAGGGGATGCACTCAAGGGCACTGGTACGTCAAAGAGGTCTACCAGAAAGGGGCCTTTGCACTCCGTGGGTGGGCAAAAGGGTGGCTATGATGATGCACCGCCGCCTGGTATTTCCACCGCAAGTGTAGGCCCTGTGAATCTTATGAGAGGTGGGTCGGCAAGGAGGGAAATGCCAAACCTTATTACAGTAGTGTCAAAGCCTCTCGCTGCAGCTGCAGCTGTAGCTGCAGTAGAAGCCCCCGTACCACAGCCCGCAAAAGGAGGAGGCAAGCTCGACCTTGCCCCGAAGAAGGAAAAACTCGCCCTTGTAAAGGGGAAGCGGAGCCAGACCCGCAAGGTGGTGAAGATTCAGATGGGCAATTTACGAAAGAGTATGAGGCGTGCAAAGGATATTACTGCCGAGAGCAAGGAAAAGAAGATTGAAGAGATTGAAGAGATTCTTGTGAAGGCTGGAATTATCCGCAAGAGGGATGGCCCGATGAGCGAGGGAAAGCAGAAGACAATTCGTGATATTTACAGAGACTATCTACAGCTCCGGTTGAATGCCCTTTAAGGGCCTCTAGCCCCCTGCCTTCGGCTAAAGGCCAAAGAGGCCAAACCTAAACGCAGAATGCACCTACCTCTTAGGTCAATGCTTTCTTTGTATAAGAGTCTTTACAAAGACTATTCCTCTTATGGGCCAAAACGGTGTATCTTCCTCCAAGTCGGATCCTTTTACGAACTCTACGACTCAGTCGACGCCCAGGGAGATACTCTAACCCCCATTCGCAAGGCTGCCGAAATCATGAATATTGTCTTATCTGAGGAAACCAAGGGCCAGGAAACCTTTCTCAAGGCCGGCGTCCCTGACCACAAGCTCCACAAATTCTCTCAGGTTCTTACCCAAAGGGGCTGGACCGTCATCGTCGTCGATCAAGTGAGAGATGCTGCTGGTAATATTATTGATAGGGTTCCTGTACGTATTCTAAGCCCAGGAACCCATCATGAAACAGCGACCAGAGACCGTATGTCTGTAGCAGGAATCTATGTCACAGAGCAGGCATACGGAATCTCAGTCATTGATATCCCCACGGGAGATGTCTTCAGCTTGCAAACCTCTTCTTCCTCCGAAATCCTCCACATGACCCAGGTGTATAATGTAAAAGAGGTAATCATCAAGCAGGATGTGCTAAGGCACGACGAAGCAAGTATACGTTCTCTCTTTTCTCTTCATTGCACCCTCCATGTCTCAAAGGAGCCTGTGCAGCGAGAACTCTCTTCGGAACTCTACCGTGAAGAGTTTCTTCAGGCCACCTTTCGCCCAACCCTTCTTCCAAGCCCGCAGGCTCTCGGTCTTCCCTTTCCACGCCAGCCGATTCTCGAGATAGGTCTCTGTTCTCTCTTACAGTTTATTAAGGACCACTTCCCCTCTCAGCAAGTCCAGATTCTTCGCCACACCCTGCATAAGTCAGAGGAGTATCTGCGAGTCAACAATAACGTCCTCGAGCAGGTGAACTATATTACACACAAGGAAGGACAGACATCTGTTCTTGATATTCTGGAGAAGTCGAGGTCTGCTATAGGAGCGAGGGCACTCAGGGAAAGGATGCTGCGACCTATTACATCTTCTGCCGCCCTCGAAAAGCGGTGGTCAGACGTCGAGTGGGCCACTCGTATTCGTACTGACCCGAGCGAGGGGATTCGAAAGCACACCCTCGACAGGGATTTGAAGGGAATCTATGATCTGCCCCGCCTGCACACTCGTATCTCGGCGGGTAGCATCGTTGCCACTGACGTTCTACAACTTTTCCAGAGTTACACACACATCGAGTGCCTCATGAAGGAGTTAGAGGCGAGTCCTGTTGCCTGTCCTGTAGAGTTAGCCTCTAAGGTCCGTGACTTTCGCACAGCCTTCGAGTCATCCTTTGACGAGGAAAAGGCGGCGAGGAGGGAGAAGGGTGAGCTTGTTGGCTTCCTCTCGACGGCAGCGGGGTTCACGACTGCGAATCTCGAGCAACAGCTCGAGCAGACGCTCAGTTCCTGGAAGAAGACATGGTCAGCCTTTTGCAGTTCTATTCAAGTCTCTTCGGCTGGCTGTGAGCTCCAGCGGAAGGCAGATGGGGAATTTCAGTTTGAGTGCCCGAGGTCCATTGCCAAGGCGGTTATACGGGAAAAGGATAGGCTGAAACTCGAGTGTAATCTGCGGAAGGCGGGTCCTCTCCTTGTCACCTGTCCTACTCTGGAGACGTGTATTACGAAGGCATATGATATATATCGGCGGATGGAAGTTTCTCTCAAGGCAGAGCTACAACCAGTGTGCGATCGGCTCTGGGGACAGTTACAGCCCATTCAACAGGAGTGGATTGAGTGGATAGGGAACGTCGATTGTACTCTTACCCTCGCAAGTGTTGCGGTAGATAATGTCTGGACGAAGCCGAGCATTGCCACTTCTCTCAGTCTTAAGGGTATGCGTCACCCCTTGATTGAATCTAGAAATACCAGGATCGCCTACGTGAAGCATGATGTGTCGCTAGGCCCTTCTGGAGAAAGCCCTGCAAACGGCTGGCTTCTCTATGGCGTAAATGCCAGTGGTAAGTCGAGCCTGATGAAGGCGGTGGGCATCTGCGTCCTTCTTGCCCAAGCAGGTTCCTTTGTTCCCGCCGATTCCATGGAGCTGCGTCCTTATACTTCTCTGCATAGCCGCATTTGGAGTCACGATAACCTCTGGGCTGGACTTTCCTCTTTTGCTGTGGAAATTGGGGAACTACGAGATATCTTAGAGGCTGCGGATGATCGTAGTCTAGTCCTTGGAGATGAGGTATGTAGCGGAACCGAATCCATCTCAGCAACCTCTCTTGTTGCAGCGACCCTGGAACATCTTGACACACGGGGCTCTCACTTTCTCTTTGCAACCCATCTTCACGACCTGCTGAAGGTGCCTGGACTCCTAGATCGTCGTGGGATTTCTGTCTTTCATCTTCGTGTTATTCGGACTCTGGAGGGGAAACTCATCTATGACCGTACTCTTCTCCCTGGGAGTGGATCATCCACCTATGGCCTTGAGGTGGCGAAGGCGATGGGTCTTCCCTTTCCCTTCATGGAGAGGGCGTATTCGATCAGGAATCAGATAGGCGGTGAACGAAGTGCCCAGAGTTCGTGGAACTCGGCCGTCTTCAGGAAGAGCTGTGAGCTTTGTGGATGCACGATTGCCTCTGAGTTGGAAGTGCACCATATTGAACATAGGGAGGATGGAGGGTCGAATGCACCGAGGAATCTTGCGGTCGTCTGCAAGGCGTGCCATCATAAGCACCATGACGAGGGAATGGAGATTCCTCCTCTTCAGCAAACCTCTGAGGGAGCGGAGAGGATTTCTGTCTCTAGCCCCTCTGTGAAGGCAAGCAAGGCATCACGATCTGACGATGAGATGAAAGTCATCACATCAACAGTTGAACGGTTCAAGGGGAGGCCTCCGGAGCGAATCGCCGCTGCCCTTCAGGAAGAGGGCATTATCATAAAGGCAGCAGAACTGAAGAGATTTATGCGGATCTAGCTTACTGAGCAGGTGCCCCAGGAGGGCCCTGGGGTCCAACCTGGCCATCACGGCCGGCTGCACCAGCAGCGCCAGCCTGGCCATCACGACCATCGGCACCAGCGGGACCAGGCTGGCCATCACGGCCTGCCGGACCCGCGGGACCAGGCTGACCATCACGGCCTGCTGCACCAGGGGTACCTGCGGGACCAGGCTGGCCATCGCGGCCGGCGGGACCAGGCTGGCCATCACGGCCATCAGCACCGGCAGGGCCCTGGGGGCCAGCAGGACCTGCAGGACCTGCAGGACCAGCAGCACCATCGGCACCTGCGGGACCGGCAGGGCCAGGAGGACCAGCTACACCAGCGGCTGCCGGACCCGTAGACAGGGCCGCCATCGCAGCCTTCTGCTCCTCCAGCTGAGCCTTCAGTGCATCCACGTCACGACGCAGGCCCTCAATCATATTGCGTACGGGATTACCGCCCTGGTAGTTCAGGCCGCTCATGGAAAGTACAGATGTCATTCTGCTCGATGAAGTATTCTTTACAGTTAATCTATCCGCACCGGACTGTCCTCTCAGGCTCGATGCCTTTCTAAAAAATTGATTCTCCCCTCACATCCAGAAGGAAGGTCCTACCATGATCATTCCTATTCGTTGTATGAGTTGCGGAACGGTGATTGCAGATAAGTGGCGGTATTACAAGGAGCAGATCAAGAAGCGTAAGGGTTTCTCTCTTCGCGACGAGTCCGAGGACCGGTTTTATATGGACGGCACCAGTATCCCCAACACGGTCGAGCTAGAGATTATGAAAGCTCTCCGCTTGACAAAGCCCTGTTGCAGACGCCACTTCCTAACACACGTTGATTTGATAGAAAAGATATGAACGATTAACAGATGGAGATATTCTTACCAGGACTTCTTGTATTATTAATTTCCGCCATATTTGTCTTCATGGTTCTTCCACGCATGGGAACGGTTGTCTTAGCCGTCGTATGTGCTGTTGCCCTGGTTGGTGTTCTCATTCATCACTATAGCATGTTCTCTTCTGAGTACAGGCTGAGTACCTGGCAGAATGGCCTGGCAGCATATGCTCCGCTCGTGCTTCTAGGGGTTGCAATCCTGATTATCATCGCCGTTGCCGTTTCTCTTTTTACAGGGACATCGGTGACACAGGCAATCCAAGCACCGATTGAAACAATACAATCCGGCATTACGGCATCTATTCAAGCCATGCCCTCGGCTTCTTCTGCAACAAACCCTATAACATCGGCTGTAAATACGGCAATTAAGAATACCAAGTCTCTCATTCCAACTCTTGGCTACAGGGCATCTAATGTGTAACACAAGTAGAATGCCCCGCATTACCAGAAAGCGTAGGGTAACCAAACAAAAGTCCAAGACAGTTCCTAGCATACGTAAGGCCTTTGATTCCTTTCATGCGTTTCTGCGTACTCCCCGCTCCGAGGCAGAGGTAAAAAAGAAGTTCAAGGAACTCTTCGGCAAGGGGAAGCTGACCAAGGACCAGGTGGCAAATCTCATGAAGATGCCGGCACAGAGAGGAGGTATGGCACCTCTTGACTATGCCTTAGGCTCTCCTGATACGGCCCTGTCGGCTGTTCCCTATGTACAGCGTGGATTCGGCTTTGCCAACATGAATAGTCTTACCGAGGGAAGCCCTAAGGAGTACCTGGGCTCCCCTCCCCAGATGGGCGGTAAGAGGGCTAAGACCCGTTCTAGACGCCAGAAGGGTGGTGGCATCGCCGACTTTGCTGCATCCGTGGGTGCACAGCCCTTTCTCATGTCTGCACCACCAACAATCTTTCAGGCAGCTGCACACAATGCTACAGGGCAGATAGGTCTTCCCAGCTCTCACGCTGAGATAAATCCCCTCTCCATTCACCACCCTACATACATCCAGGGTGGTAATATTCTGAAGTAATTGCCTTAAGCAAAGCAGCAATTCAGCTATCCGTTTCACTCATGCCTCGTGTGGCATGATTAAAACGACTAAAGAAACCACAAGAGAAGATAGAGAATCATGTCGTTTCCAAAAAAGCTTCTCGACACGTACTTTAACACGTTCGACTACCCTTTTACACGGCATCACATTGATTCTTACGACCAGTTTCTCAGCCAGGATGTTCCGGCTATCATCCGCTCCAACAACCCCTTCCTCTTACTGAAGCAGCTCCTTCACAAGAAGGAGGGAGTCTACAAGTACCGTGTGGAAGTCTATGTTGGAGGTGTGAGTGGTAACGAGATAGAAATCGGAACCCCGACACTCACCCTTCAGAAGACGAATGAGATTCGTGTACTCTTTCCCAATGAGGCACGCCTAAGAAACCTCACCTACGCCTCGACAGTCTATGCAACCATCTATGTCCGTGTAACGATCGCCTCTGATTCTCTCACTGGCGAACCGACTGTACTTGAACACACCTATCCCAACAAGATCCCCATCTTCCAGATCCCCATCCTCCTTCATTCCCGCTTCTGCATCCTTCATGGAAAGCCGGCATCCTTCTTACAGGAAGCGGGAGAGTGTCACAGGGATCAGGGAGGCTATTTCATCGTGGATGGATCCGAGAAGGTACTCGTGACCAAGCAAGAGCAGGCCTTTAACACCCTATACATCACCCCGCAGAAGAACGACCCTCAGATTTCCACCTACGCCAATATTACCTGTCTCTCTCCCGTCACCCGCCAGGTCAAGGTGGTGTCCTTCGCCTGGATGCGGAAGACAAATACTCTGCGAGTGAACATCCCCTTCGTCCGTCTCCCTGTGCCCATCTTCGTCCTCTTCCGTGCCATGGGTGTGCAGTCAGATAAGGACATTCTGCGTCTCATCTTCCCCGACCTCGAATCGGGTGAGGCCCAGCTGATGGTTCCCTACCTCCTTCCCAGTATCGCTGAAGCTGTACCGTTCCTCGACACGTATTCGGCAGTGCAGTTCATTCGCGTCATGACCAAGGGCTTCAGCGTTCACCACGTCTATGATATCCTCTTTAACAAGGTATTTGTCCACATCACGGACGCCCACGGTGGTAGTCGTGTTCACTTCCTCGCTGAATGCGTCCGCAGAATCCTCCGTGTCCAGCTGGGCCTCGAGTCCAAGTCGGATCGCGATGACACGAGGAATCAGCGGTGCCTGACATCTGGACTGCTCATCCGCATGCTCTTTAACGGAGTCTATCCCTCCTGGAAGAAGGCAGTGAGACTGTCCATTGATAAGACATACGAGTACAACAAGGCAACTTACGCTGACCAGAACTTCATGAAGATGTTCAAGGAAGGGAGTGTGGAGGAGCTCTTCAACCTCCATGTGCTTACCGAAGGAATCTCAAAGGGATTCAAGGGCAAGTGGGTTACAGGGGGTGCTGGTGGTGGAGGGGCCATGGGACACAGTGACGAGAAATCAGGCGTCTTACAGGCCATGTCCCGCCTCTCTTACATGGACTTCATGAGCCACTGCCGTCGCGTGTCTCTCAACTTCGATACGGGCATGAAGCTGACAGGCCCCCGTCAGCTTCACCCGAGCCAATACGGATTTTTCTGTACGAATGAGACACCTGGTGGTTCATCCATCGGTATTGCCAAGAATCTATCGACGATGACTCTGATCAGCAGTTCCGCTGACCCTGAGCCGCTCATGAAGATGCTTGTCCAGCGTGGCTGGGTTCTGCCATGCTCAGAAATGAACTATGAGATGTTACAGGTGTGCATTCCCGTCTACGTGAATGATGGCATCCTAGGTTACACCCTCAAGCCCTTTGAGCTCACGCGTGTACTGAAGCTAATGAAATGGACGGGGTGCCTGCCGGCCATGTGCAGCATAGGATTCAGTATCAAGGTGCGTCGTGTCTTCGTCTACCTCGACGAGGGCCGCCCTTGTCGCCCCCTCATTCACCTGGGAGAGGACAAGAGATACCCCAAGGACGCCCTCGAGGCGGATACCACCTGGCGTGACCTTGTGCTTGGAAGCTATCCTGCAACCAAGGCTCACGGTGTCAGTACCGCGGCTGTTCTCGACCCTTTTGCTGAACTCCCTGGTGCCCTCGCCCTTGAGAAGTACGAGGCTCTGCTGAAGCCGATGACTGGCCTCATTGAGTATGTCGATCCGTATGAGCAGAACGAGATTCTTCTCGTCAGCTTCGCTGAAGAAATCGGCAAGGACACGACCCACGTGGAAATCCACCCGAGTACCATCCTCTCGGTGGTGAATTCCATGATCCCTTTTGCAAACTTTAATCAGTCTCCCAGAAATCAGCTCTCGTGCTCACAGTCGAAGCAGGGACTGAGCTTGTATGCTACCAATTTCCAGAACAGGTACGACAATTCTGCAAATGTCTTATGCTATGGAGAGGCACCTCTCGTGAGAACATATATCTATGACAAGCTGGGTGCAGGGTCGATGCCCTACGGTCACAACTTAATCATGGCGATTATGTCCTTCCAGGGATACAATCAGGACGACGGCATTATCTTCAACGAAGATGCCTTCCAGCGTGGCCAGTTCAGGAGCATCAACTATCGCAGTTACAGTACCTACGAGGAAGTCGACCCTTTAACACAGAGCGTCAGTACTATTGCACATCCCTCGAAGGTGCCACAGTGGACTGATCTCCGTCCTGGGCTGGATTATACACAGCTCGACGATCGTGGGATTATCAAGGAGGGGTCCTTCGTTGACGAGAATACTGTGCTCGTGGGTAAATACATGCAGGACAAAAAGGGGACTATTAAGGACGCCTCTCTAACGCCACAGGTGTGGACGTCGGGTCGTGTTGAGTCCGTCGTAATTACGGTGAACCCGAAGGGATTTAGTACGGTGAAGGTGCGGATTACTCAGGACAGAATTCCTGAATTTGGAGACAAGTTCAGTACACGCCACGGACAGAAGGGTACGATTGGAATGATCTACAGGGCTCAGGATATGCCGAGGACGGCTGATGGAGTGGTGCCAGATATGATTGTAAACCCTCATTGCATTCCCAGTCGTATGACTATCGCCCAGCTTATGGAGATGCTCTTTGGCTGGGCCTGTTACAAGTCGAGTACGATTGGCGATGCAACGACCTTTACCAGCGATTCCAATGCACACGAGCACATTGGAAAGATCCTAGAGGAGCAATATGGGATGGAGAGGGGCGGAAATACCATCCTGTATGACGGAGCAACGGGAGTACAGATGAAGACGAATATCTTTACTGGTCCTGTCTTCGTTATGCGTCTCAAGCACATGGTGGAAGACAAGTGGAATGCTCGTGCCGAGGGACGCAGAGAGCAGAAGACACGCCAGCCTACAGGAGGTCGTGGTGCTCAGGGTGGTCTGCGTATTGGTGAGATGGAACGCGACGCCTTGGTCAGCCATGGTGTATCGGGCTTCTTGAAGGAGTCGATGATGGAGCGTGCAGATAAGGCACAGATTCGCATTTGTAACGGATGCGGAACAGTGCCTGTGTTCAATGCAAAACAGTCTCTCTTTGTCTGCCCGCTGTGCGATGGTCCTCCTCGGTTCATTGGTGCAACGGCAAATACACTGGAGATCCTGCCTACGATGGAGAGAAGTATGGCATCGACGAGTGTGGTGGAGATGCCGTATGCGACAAAGCTGCTGGGTGACGAGCTACAGACATATTTGAACATGGGGATGAGAATTCTTACGGCGAAGGGAGTTGCACATCTGGAGCAAGAGGTATTTACCCTCCCGGAAGGCGACATGGTCCGTCAGGCACTGGAGAAGCCACTCCCACAGTCAATTATTGTCGATACTCGTGTTCCGAAGTATGATGAGTCGGCTCCTGCTGCCCCCGTGGAAGACGCCGAGGAGGACTTGTTCGCCCTGGGAAGGATTGGTGAAGAGGGCAGCGAGGCAGCGGCAGAGGCTGAGGAGGAAGCAGCAGCCGAGGAGGCAGGGCAAGGCCCCATGACACCTGCCTTTGGCTCTTTAGCTGCAGGCTCTTTAGCCGAAGGCTCTGAAACTCCTGCATATGCCCCTAATTCTCCCGCCTACGCTCCTCAATCAGGCCCTCTAACTCCGACCTTTGCCCCTGTAACACCGGTTCTGACCCTTCAACAGCCTATGCTGCTGCAGACCATGCAGCCTCTAAATCTCCAGATGCAAGCACAGCCCATGATGCAAGGACAAGAGCCCCAATTCCCAACAGGAGAGAATAGTCCTGCCTATGCCCCCAACAGTCCTTTAGTCGCTGGTGGGGCGTCAATACCTCAACGCATTGGTGGAGTTCCTCAGACCATCCAGCAAGGAGGCTTCCAGTCTCGCTTCATTGAAGCCCCCGCAGGAGGTATGCGAACTCTTGTTGTCGGCGGAAGTCATCCCCAGCAGAACCAATCCCAAGGAAGGGTAACGAGACAGCGTGGTGGCTCGTCTGGTCAGAGCCAGAGCCAGAGCCAAGGCCAGGCCCAAGCCCCTGTAGCAAATGCAAATGCAAGAATAACAATTAGAAAAATAGGTTAAGTATAGATGTACTGGTATCTCTTAATACTCGGTATACTTTTTATACTTATGGTCTATATTAACCAACAAAAGCAAAAGCAAACCTCCGAAGAAGGGTTTGCGGTAAGAGATACCTTTAGCCATTTGTCCTTGGTTGATATGATTTCACAGCTTAGAAGCCCACCACCTTCTACTGATGCAGCCCCGAACGCCTTTGGCTCAAACGTGAAACATAAAAAGCAAGCCTACTATATCGACTCCTGCAATTATGATCCGACGAGTAAGTTACTAGATGATATTACTTTTTGTAGATCATATGCAGCTCAGAATCCGGTAAACCCTTTTGCAGATTCTCGATTTAACTCGTCGTGTGGTATATGTATGACAGAGGGTACTGTACTTCTGGACCAAGCCCCCTTCTCTATTTCTGGGACGACGAATGGAACCGGCGTTGTTGTCTATAAGGAGGATAAAGACTTTTCCATTCACGAGGGGGTTCAGGCAGTTCCTTCCTCACATTCTGCCTTCTGCGAATCCTTACTTATTAATAGTAACTTAATTCCTTCTACAGCCCATATTAATAATATAACAGGACTTGCTATTAATGCAGATCAATACACTGACACACAGGCATATTTAAATAATATGAAAATTATTTCATACAATGATTTAACATCGTGTGCAGCATCGATCAGCAAGTCTATTCAGTGCACATTCTCTAATACGGTGATTTCATCGATGAGATTTGTCTTTGGACATTTTAATGATGACTGTGAGGCTGGTTCAAATTATGTATCTATGGATACAAACCCTACACCTGAGAACTGTATTGGTCAACAGTCGTGTACCTTTTCGTCTAATCTGCCGGCTGGATACAGGCAGTGGTATCTGACGGCGGAATGTGGAGTGCAAGAAGAAACCATTCCTCCAGGACTACCACCAATGTACCTTCTCACTCCGTTGAGCTCCTCGAGTTCTTCAACTCCTTCTAGCTCCTCGAGTTCTTCTAGCTCCTCGAGTTCTTCCAGCTCCTCGAGTCCTTCTAGCTCTTCTAGCTCTTCCAGTTACCCCTATTACTGGACGGTTCCTTATGGAGCAAATCCCAAACAGCGAATTACAGTCTATGGATCTTGCACCCTTACACAGGATAAACAGGTCACTATAGAGTCCTATACAAATTCATCCTTTGACTTATATTTGCATACATTAAAGCAATATACTCAGACAAATACTGGTAGTGCAATGACCTTTAATGCACCGACGAATACTTTTGCTCTGTATAAGGGGACTAATACGATCCGCCTCGATATTAGTTCACCAAACACATTAAATGGGATATATTTTGCCATGAAAGATTCTTCAGGTAATACTGTCTGCAAACTTGATACTACATGGGTGTATTCTCAATATAAATCCCCTAGACCATTTGACCCCCCGCCTCCACCGCCTCCCCCACCTCCTCCCCCACCTCCTCCCCCGCCTCCACCCCCTTCCATTTCTTCTTATCATCTTACAACTGGAACAGCTCTTACTCTACGTCCCGTTACGAGCCTTTCTGTACACGACATAGGGTGGCGTTCTTTTGCATGCTCCACAGATGGAACAATCATGTACGCAGTAGGATTTGGTGGGCTATATAAGAGTATCACTAAGGGTCTAACATGGAATAAACAGCAAGATGTATATACGGATACAAATTACTATAATATATGTATGTCTTCTGACGGTACTTATGCTCTTCTATCAACCTTTACTGGCCCGTTATATGTGTGGAGGAATAATTTCTGGAGTATAGCGCCAAGTATACCTACAAAAGGAGCAGTAGCATGTACACCTGATGGCTCGGTTATGTATGTTGCGTGCGAAGGGAATGGCATATATAAGTCGACTGATTATGGTGTAAACTGGACCTTACGTTTAGCAGGTGTTGATGTCAGAAATAATGTGACTCAAGGTTGGCGTGCCATATCGTGTTCTTCAACTGGAAGATACGTTATTGCTGCAGCATATAATAATGGAGTATTTATTAGTTCAGATTCGGGTGCAACATGGACTAAGACAGGTCTAGATACTAGAATACAATGGCAGTCATCAACCTGTTCGGCTGATGGTAAGAATATGTCTGTCCTTGATAATAGTACAGGTGCACTCTATATAAGTAAAGATTATGGAGTAAATTGGGTGGGGGTTGTAGCTGCGCTTGATACACCAGCTGGTCAACTAGGTGTATCTTCTTCAGCAGACGGTATGAAGTATATTATTACCGTAACTAAGGGCTTAGTTGTCAGTACAGATGGTGGAGATACGTGGGTATTCCAATCGACCAATTTTCCTATGTATGGAAACGTGGCACTCTCTGCTGATGGTTCGTTTGGTATTGTTGGACCTGCCTCTGGTGGAACACTGTATTTACTCACCTTTGGCTCAACGCCCCTGCCTCCTATTACACCCGCAAATTCAGTAACAGATCCAACGTTAACAAGGGCTTCCCCTAGTCCCCCTTCTATCATACCTATAACTTCAGTAACAGATTCATCGTTAACAAAGGCTGCACCTCTAGCTCCTAGCGTGGCGTTGCCTGTTACACCAGCATACACCTACTCTGTACAAGACTTTGTACAGTATACTTCAATAGGCACGGATCTTCCTGGTCAACCGATGACAGGTACGGTTGCAGAGTGCGAAACAGCATGTTCTACACAAGCGTCCTGTCTTGGATTTTCACGCTCCAAATATTCAGATCCTAATAGCAAAGATAATTGTTGGTTGAAGCAAAATATGAACAGTAAACTACCGAATCAACCCTATTACACCTACGTGAAAGGGGCTGCTCCTGCTTCTGCTTCTGCACCTGCACCTATCATACCTACACGATTAGTCTCTGATCCAACCTTAACAAGAGTGTCAGCTGCTCCTGCTCCTGCTCCTCCTACACATACCTATTCCTTACAGGACTTTGTACAGTATACTGAAGCCGGCACGGATCTTCCTAATCAGCCAATGACAGGTACTGTTGCAGAGTGCGAAACAGCATGTTCTACACAAGCGTCCTGTCTTGGATTTTCACGCTCCAAATATTCAGATCCTAATAGCAAAGATAATTGTTGGTTGAAGCAAAATATGAACAGTAAACTACCGAATCAACCCTATTACACCTACGTGAAAGGGGCTGCTCCTGCTTCTGCACCTGCACCTATCATACCTACACGATTAGTCTCTGATCCAACCTTAACAAGAGTGACAGCTGCTCCTGCTCCTGCTCCTCCTACACATACCTATTCCTTACAGGACTTTGTACAGTATACTGAAGCCGGCACGGATCTTCCTAATCAGCCAATGACAGGTACTGTCGCCGATTGCCAGACTGCATGCTCAACCCAGGCCTCCTGTCTCGGATTTTCACGCTCCAAATTTACAGACCCAAGTGCGAACGGTAGTTGTTGGTTAAAGCAGAAGATCAACAATAAATACTCAGGACAACCCTATAACACTTATGTTAAAAATTGATATGAACAGCAAAGTTAGATACTAGTCCAACCATGAATTACGAAGTAATTGATATATTATTTCGCAGCAGGGCGACACTCCTCGACCACCTTGAGACCCAGGGATATAATGCAGAGCCCTTCAGAAAGATTGCCCACGCTGAACTTGACCAGATGGTGAGAGCTGGTCCCGTCGCGGGTGCTCCCCCGGCTCTTCAGATGGAACTTGAGAGAAAGGAGGAGTCGACGGAGCCCATTCGCAAGTGCATCGTCGTCACTACCCTGGGAAAGATCAAGCAGAAGCTGAAGGCATTCACCGAGAAGCTCATTGATCCCGAGGAGACTGGATTCGACGCAGCAACCACTGAGCTGATCATCCTCACCTTCGAGCCTATTGCAGCCAATTTCCACAGTATGGCCTTCGAGTGCTACGCGAAGCACGGGGTCCGTATTCGCTACTTTCAGTGTGAGGCCATCATCAATAATCCTCTGAAGCACGTACTGGTCCCTCTGCATGAGAAGCTGACAAAGGAGGAGGAGGCACCTCTGATGAAGTCGCTCTATGCAAAGAAGAATCAGTTCCCTCTTATTCGCTTTCATGAGGACCCTATTGCACGAATGCTAGGCATCCTTCCAGGTGATATTGTCAAGATTACCCGCCCAAGCCCTACGGCAGGCAAGTACGTAACGTATAGGGTCTGTGTTCCCTGAGCTGAGCGATAGGTCCCTAATAACACTTGTGTACAGTAAAAAGAGAGGAGCATGGCTCTTTATGTAATTAATCAAGCTGATCAATCAACCCACCAGCTTTTTCCAGCAAGTCCAACACTATCTAACATATCTGCATCCTATTGCAGCTATTACACAAGTGGGTCAAATTTTCCCGCCACGGCCACTGATTTTTTAACAAAACTTAATTTTCCAAGTGTCTACGCAAATGCACAGGCTGGACTGACTGCGTCGAGCGGGTTTATCGTAGCAAATAAGCCGTTTGTACCGAATACTGCGACAGCAACCTACCTACAGTCTCTGAATACCCAGGTTCAACAACTCACCTATGTTGCAAACTGTGTATCTGAGCAAACTGATGCGACCGATTCCTTATACTCTAACACGAAGCAACTTGCTGTCTCCAAGGACAGATATGAGCAGTTGAAGTCTCCTGAGACTCATGTATCATATTATGAAGGAACCTTTCCTATCTATAGACCTATTGGACAATCAACTCTCTTTATATTATTTGGCGTCGGTCTATTTCTCATGTTACTCTCGATACTTTTCTTCTTACGGACACAGGGCGTTGAAATACAGCTAATCATGCCTCAAACGACTGTATTATCCGGCATCCCAACTTTCGTTGCAGGTCAAACACCATACATTGGCATGGCTGTAACATTTGGCATAGTCCTAGGATATCTGCTCCATATATATTATACGTGATGTGCGATAACTAATAATTCGTGTGAATACATAGAAGAGATGGATGCATCTACTGTATGCGGTTTAGTCAGAACGACTGCCTTTACCGATTACAACCAAATTGTAAGAAATGGACCGGTCATCATTGACTTTGCCATGGCTACAACCACGTCTACCCTTGGACCTGTAAACTCGTTAAATGACTTTACCACCTTTCTTACAACGCCCGCTAATTTTCCGAATGGAAAGCCGCTTCTGCTGAGCGGTAGTAATATTGTAAAGGATTACCTGGGATATCCTAAGGGGGCCTACACCAGCGATTTCTACGTCTCTGGATCCTTTCGTGACTTATCTTCAGTCTTGACTAAGATAATCAGTGCCCATGATCTTTGCAGTTCCAATGATATTTATAGCAGTACGCCCTTTACTGGCTCGTCAAGTATTCCTGGATTATCTCTGACGACGCTATACAATATCAGAGCAACATCGAACCTGAATCCCCAGGATCTTGCTGCCGTCAACAGTAACATTGATAGGTACGAGCACAAGAATAAGATGTTTTACTCAACATTTGTCTTTGAGTATTGCTACTACAATACCATGTACAATACACTTCTACAACAGTACTTTAATGAATACACGAGCAATGCACCTACCTCCCGCCTTGGAAATATTACCCTGTTAAAGGATTCTGCGGGTAATGCGTGCACTACAGCTACCACCTCTGCCGCCCAGGCATCTCGTCTCGATGGAATTGTCGTAGCCCTGGCTCAGGTGAACTCCCGTATGACTGACATGAGAAATCTCCTCACGGCAATCCAGAATTATTATTCTACGGCTGTGCAACAGTTCCAGACCACGTTAAATGGTGGAGGGAATATGGGCAGTGACACTGATGCTGAGAATAAGGTGACTCTCTTAAGGACTCAATCATTGAATGTGCAGGCGGCGAAGGATGAATCTGTAATCAGACAGGGTATTATGGAATATACCAGTGAGAAGAACAGGTACGCAAATATACTCCTGGGTATCTATGCTTTCTTAAATATTGCTGTCATTGCTGTTATCTTTAATATAAAGGAGTAAAATAGTATAGAATGCCCAACCAGCCCATCGAATATCAGGCGGCAGGATATGATTTTTCCTTACTGGCAGGTCAGACGGGTACTGCTGCACAAGCCAATCAATTACAAGCTGAAATTCTGGATTATAACAATGCCGAGTTCAAGAATGTCTTCAGCCCTTCTATGATCTCCTCGACATCTGCGATTAATACGGGACGCCTGGTTGGAAGAAATTCAACGATCTCTGATATTTCCCAGCAGCTGATTGATCAGAATGTTAATACCCAGAATTCCTACGTAAATGCAAAGGACACGTACACCCGGCAGGGAGAGATCAATGAGTGGCAGGCACAGAACAAGTTAGATACCCTCTTCTTTTTACAGATTCTCTTTGTCTACTTTTCTATTGTCGTGGTCCTGTTATATCTCCGACAGGCGAGGCTACTCAGTGATACGGGAGTATTTGGAACGGTGGGGTTCCTTTTACTTGTCGTTATTGGTATTCTCTGGAACCGTGTCTCTTACACTAACATGAACCGTGACTCTCGCTACTGGAATCGCAGATACATTGCGGCGAATCCTAATGCATTGAATAACAGCCAGTGCTCGCCTTAAATGGTGTAAACATATAGTATGAGTAGCCAGGCTCTTCATTCGCAGATACAGGGAATTGTTGCAAATCTTGATATCTTACAGGGACGAATTAAGGCTGGATATGCTACGAAGGGAACAGCGGATCCGGCTGTTTTACGGGAGAAGAAGGAATCGAGTGATGCACTTGCTAAATCGAGAACATATGATGCCAAGTTCGTTGAGGAACAGGCAGGCTACCAAAAAAGTCCTAAACAGCGAAGGCAGACTCTTCAAGAGTTTGTCTTACTGTTTTTCTATGTATCGTTTGCCATCTTTTCTATAGCTGTAACCATCGCTGCCTTCTTAGAGGATGGGCAGAACTATGCGACGGCGGCTAAGGTGTTTGGCCTCTGTATCGTCCTGGCCTTAGCCATTACCGCCATCTTGATTCGAGTTGCATGAGGACCCCCACCCTATGGTAGGGTCACCTCCGCACCCGAGCGTTTGTCAACCTCCTCTTGCATGTCTTCAGGAGTATTGAACACCAGAACACGTTTGAAGATCTTGGTGTCGAGACCACCAAAGTCCTCCTCCATCCTATGCTGTAGCTCTTGTGGGGTAAGCCTATTACCACTCAAGATCCCCTCGTTTGCCTTTAGCCACTTACTGTAAGCAGACTTCACCTCGCTGAGCGTCGCCTGCTCATTTCCGACCTCAAGCAGCTTCTGCCTGGGGTCGCGGAAGTCGATCATCCTCTCCGCCTTGAACTTTCCGTAGATGTCAAAGCACTCCTTGTACTTGTTACTGTGCTCCATCACCGAGTCAGGGATCGGCTCCAGGCCACGCACCATGTACTGCGTCTCATAGGTGTGCACCAGCAGGGAGAGCCACGCCTCCCTCCACCGCATCATCTTCCTGTCGAGGTCCTTGTCTCGAGGAAAGATGTTCGGGACGCCCTTTTTCAGCCTCGGGTCATTGTTCTCCACGAACTCACTGCCAAAGGTCAGCACACGAATACGACGCCAGGTACCCTTGTCCATCGAATTGATGGGAGGATACCTGTTGCACATCATGAACAGCTTGCCCGTGATACGGAATCGCTGCTGGTCCTCAAACAGACCACGGGCCTCCACCACGTCCTCACCGCTGAACTGCTTCATGCGAGACGTGTTCAGCGGCTCCTTGTCATCGGGCTCCTGCAGGTAGATGAACCGCTTGTTCTTGATGGCCACAATATCAGGATTCGCTGCCCCACTGTCAGGACGCTTCCTCGTGAGGGCCGTTGCCTGGAGCGAGGAGCTGAAATCGCCAAAGGTGAATCGCATCAGATCCACCAGCTTAGACTTTCCGTTACCACCCACACCGATGAAGGTGTAGTAACACTGCTCCCGATTCGCCCCCTCCAGACAACTCGCCATCAGACGAATCACGTACCCGAGGACATCTTCCTTCGTAAAGATCTTTCTCAGGAAGGCCATCAGCTCAATCTGTAGGGGATCCTTGGGGTCGTAGGGAGTGTAGTAGATAGACGACTTGTTGCCCATGTCCCCCACATTCCTGCCAACCATGAAACTCATGAAGTCATCGGGCTTTCCGGGGCGAAAGGCAATCTTCGTCGACACGGTTCCATCGGCCTCCTCTACCTCGTTACGGAGGTCAATCACACCATTCTGGCAGGGAATCAGGTACTGGTTCAGATTCAGACGCTGGGTGAAGTCCTCCTCGCTGAAGAGCTCTGCTGCCTCCTTCATGACACAGTTCTTGAAGTCAGAGGAATAGAGGTGAGTCTCCAGCTTGGTCAGCATCTTGAAGCGTTCGCCATCAGGAGAATGGATCCACTGGTCGAACCACTTCTCAGGATTCGTCTCGGCCATCTCGTCCTGACCCTTCTTCTTCAGACGCTCCCTCGCTGCAATCACCAGGGCCGCTACCTCAAAGCTCAGCTTCTCTCGCAGCTCCATTCCCTGGTTGATGTGCCGCCAGGTGTGCATCTTCTCGTCGAAGATGTACCAGGCGATCTTACGGTTCTCGATGGACGCACAGAAGTTCTGCTTGTACATCCGCTGGAGAATCCTTGCACAGTGGTGGTGGGTATCATTCACACGGAACTGTACGTAGCGGATAGTGTCGTTCTCGATGATCTCCTTGTACTTCTCAGGCGAATCCTCGCGTGCCCAATAATGAAGCGACTTGATTGTCAGCTTGGAGCCGGCAGTATTACGGCTGAAGCCTGAGGCCCAGGATCGCTTGAATCTGGACCAATCCGTCTCGCCGGCCTTGGGAGACTTCTTGGAGAATTCGACCCAGGTCTCGAACATGTCCTCGGATGAGTCGATGTTGGACAGACACCAGCCAGTCTCCATCCACGTCTTGTAGTCCGTTGCACGCTTTACGCTCAGGCACTCGAGAGCGAGGCTCTTGCAGATGTTCACCTCCTCCTCGTCGTGTGCATCTGGAATGTAGACACCGTGCTGCTGGCCTGGGGCACCCTCTGCTGCAGCTGCCGCTGCCGCTGGTGCGGCTGCAGGAGGCGGGTTAGCCCTCGCTGTAAGGCGACGGCCATACTCCTCCTCTCTCTCAGGAAGAACAGGGTGCGTGTCAGGCTGTAGCTTGTAGCGAATGCTCAGGAGCGTCATGAGCTGCCTGTCCGTGTAGCTGCCAGGATCCTCTTCAGTAAACGTTTCCGTACTCGTATCGAATACGAATACGGAATCAATCTTGTATGCTGGTTGTGTCATCTTTGACTCGCCGTGGAAGAACCACCCCTGCTTCCGTGTGAGAGCCTCGTCATAAATGTCCTTACTGTCATTCACGTAGCCAACGCCCTCGAACGACTGCTCGATTGCCTTTTGCTCGAGAAGCCAGTTGCGAAGGACAGCCTGCTTCTCATTGGGAATGCACATGTCAGGGCACTGGATGTGAACACCATCCTTCACCTTCCCGTTCTCCTGGTACGCCTGAGGGCGAGAAGAGACAAAGAAGCGGAGAGGACGGTCAGGCAGCTCAAAGAAGTACTTGAGTCCGTCGACCAGATGCCCCACGAAGGCCCGCGTGTGAGTCTCATCAAACTGGTGCGTCAGATTGGAGTCAATGGGGAACTTGAAGTCCATGTCGATGAGAAGAGGCTTTGGTGCACCAAGTACAGGCTGTTCGACGAAGTTGATTGGCCGCCCCTTTTTGACGAAGAGGTAGTTGTGCATGAGGTCGAGAAACTCGTCATAGTGTTCGTCAGGCACGTGGAAACTGCCTGCTGAGTCTTTCGTAATTCGACACATCGATGCCTTGGCTCCTCCCTCACCCCTTTGACACCGATGTGCGTCGATAAACTTCTTGAGCCCATGACCCTCGTATTTGTCCAGTGAACTCATTGTGGACATTCTATAGGGTCGGCCTTTTTTATCAACTTTTTTCGGCTAAAAGTTGAACCCTTTTCGGCCAATGATAGGAAGTCCCTCAGAAAATGCCCGACGTTTTGCAATTCTACTCATCATCAGCCTCAGCCCCTCCTCCCGGGAAGGGGAAAGGCGAAACGGTTGCTGACTCGAGTAAGTACGACGCACTTGAGAAACATGATGGTTGGCGACGTATTTTGGCCTCTTCGGCTGAAACTCCCTTTGTGTGGAAGGGTCTCACCTGGAAGACGGCGGAACATGCCTACAGGGCGTGGCATCTTGAGACGAAGAATCCTACGATGTTTCTTACGTACTCTCAGGGGGAGATACCCAAGGCGAGCCCTGTTCCGAACGAGGCGGTCTTGAAAGAGATCCTGCATGAGAAGTTTACGCAAAACCCAACGGCAAAAGAGATTCTTCTTCTTACGGGTGATGCTGAGCTTTGGTCTGCTAGACAGGCAGACCAGAGGGTCCATTGGACCTGGTTGGAAGAGATTAGGGAGGATCTTAAACGAAATCTTCGGAGTACAGAAGAGATGTCTTCGCCATCCGCTTCTCTTGCCTCGGCTCTGGCGGAAAAAAAGAAGACTCAGACAAAGAAGCCCCAGAAGAAGAGAATCACTGCCCAGGGTGGTGCTGAACTTCCTATGATGAAGGAGACGACCAATGAGTATGAGACTGGAGATGAGGGCAACGGTGACACTGTCACCCAGGTTCCCGTCAATGTCAGGGCCACAGGTGTTGAAGAGGTTGAGGCAGTAGAAGACAAGACTGCCACCAAAAAGTCTGCCATCCGCTTTTGCAGCGTCTGTGATAACTATCTCTATCTCCAGGTCGAGGGAGAGACCCAGACCCTGCAGAGGATGTGCAGGAACTGTGGGTTCAAGGATACGGAGGACCAGGGAGGCCTAGTGAGTGAGATGCACATTGAGCAGCGTTCCGCCGAGGGATACACTCTGATCAATGAGTTCACCCTCAAGGACAAGCGTCTACCCCACCTCTATGGCACAATGAAGTGCATCAGTGACAAGTGCCCTAGTGCGACTCAGGGGAAGGAGTCTGACATTGTCTATATCAAGTATGATACAGAAAATCTCAGGTACATCTACATGTGCTACCTGTGCCAAGCGACGTGGCGTTCACGCCGCTAGCCGCTAAATAACCTCGAGCTCCTCAGCGTAGTTCGCAGGACGAGTCTGTCTATAAAACTCCCGTAAGCGTTTTATATACATACTCCTCACCAGACGTATATCTTCCTCCGTAGGCTCACGGGCAGGGCCAACCTCCACAGGTTCTCCTATTACACTAACTATAGGTTCATCCAGAGGTTTGTTAAAAACGTTGAAGACTTTATAGTATAAATCCCATGATGGAATTAGAAGTGTCATTTGAACATTACGTAACATGCTATTTATCCAGTCAAAGCATTTCCATGCTCCCACATTATTACATAGTTCATTTTCACCGTAGGCAAGAACAGGGACCAACGGTGTTCCTGTTTGAATAGCAAGGCGGAATACTCCCTTGCGAGACTTTAGTTTCGCCCTAATCTTATGTTTAACAATATGTCTCATTTCTTCCATTCCACCCAATGATACAGAAAGAGAAAGCCCCTCGTCGAGTACTTCTTTCATGCTGGAGTACGTCGAGGGGACAAAGGAATTATCTAAGAGCTCTCTAACTCCAAAAGAATACCATAGAGAGTGCATTGCTGTTCCGCGTATACTTTTTACAGGCCAATGAGAAACAGATTTAATTCCAACATTCATCATATGTGCTAATGTTATCATCCCATGTGGATGAAATAAGTATATTCCCTTTGGAGGAAGAATCCCTTTAACTTCTACGGGGAAACTCGATTGAATATTTCGAGTTAATTTATCTATACTATCTGGCCATAAATATATAGTTATTGTATGTAAGAGGTCAGTCATAGGTTTTAGTCGTAGTATTCCACTTTGTAGTAAAAGGATAAGAAAGAGAGAAGACATACTTCCAAAGAAGACTATGGATAAGGTTACTGCCAGAAAAATTCCTATGAGTAAGAGTGGATAGCTAACTGGTAACATAAGACGAAATGTTCCATCTATCATCTCTTTGGTGGATCCAAAGATAAATCAGCCATTGAAACGAGTTGCATGCACTCTGACAAAATAGATGAAGATGTGCAAGCGGGGGCAGTAAATCCATGCTCCCGTGTAACACTATACATCCATGAAATTGGATGTGTTCCTTCGGTAAGCCGTATATATGCAGAACTGTCCCCCTTCGCTGAACGTATTGCTCTTCTTATCCATTCTCCCCACGTAGGTTCTAGACTCTTCCTAAGTATAGGAATATTCCAGAGAGACACAAGAAGCTGGAACATATCACGCCCTTCTTTCGGACAGACATCTAGCCGTGGGAGTCCGTCTTTTACATCTATAGTATTATTGATGCATGCAAATCCGAAATCTAAGATAATAATTCGAAAGGGGAAGGTAAGAGTAGATTCTTTTCCTTTCCATGTAATAGGGAATTTTGTTTCCTCTTCTACAATCAGCATATTATTCACCTTCAAGTCTCTGTGGTCGACAAGTGCATCTCGTTGAAATACTTCAAGAATAATAGATAATTGCACCATGATCATAGGAAAGAGTTCTGGTTTCGAGGGGAGGACCCGCACACACCACTGTGAAAAAAGGGTTGGGTGAAAGACATCCATGGTAAACCATATAGAGTTTGTTGGTTTATACAGAAAGATGGTATGAACTCTTGGAATACATGGAGGTATTCCATAAGAAGAAAGACGTTTTCCCACGTACCACTGTACGAGTGCCTCGGTCAGTAAGCTTCCAGAGCCACGGGGTCGTTTTACAGCGACAACTTCTTTAGAGGGCATCTTAGAGAAGGCATCGATTCTACCGTAAGAGCCTTTTCCTAGTTCTTCTTTTGCTACTAAAGTAAAAAGTACCTCGCCTTCAGGGCTCCTCACAACCCCTTTTGCACAGCAGGTAGGTAAAAGGGATAGGGGTATATTCCCCCATTCGGTTGGAGGCCCCTTCCATTTTATTCCAAGGTAGTCTAGGGACTCTGCGTCCATCTAATTACATGTTGAATAAATAGCAGGTCACTAGATAGCTGACTATTATATTAGGGATCATATGAGACATATCTTCAAACTCCTCAGTTGCATTTGTTCCAAAGATGTGGTCGCAAAAATCTGGAGTGAAATTTACATTTTTATATTTGTGATGTTTTTCGTGAAATGAGGAGCCAAATATACTATAATTTATTATATGGTATGACATATAATATAATCCACCCAGGAATGCTACATTATGTGGTACAATATGTATATTTACAAATTCTTGAAGTAGTAAAAGAGAAGATATATATACGATTGGGGGTAACATTTCTAGGATAAGGTCTAGTGTTCTAGAAATTGTCTTATGCGGTGAGTGATGAACATAGATATGTGCATTGATAGCGTTTACAGGTAGTATATGAAGGAAACGATGATAAAAGTATGAGCCTAAGCCCAGGAATATGACAGCGGTATAAATGTGTAAGAAGTTTTTAGTGGAATCTGTAAGTAAGTAAACAAGGATAAGTATGGATACTCCATATGGCCCATATGCTTTTAACGCCCTAAATATCTTTTGCATATCTCGGTCATATATATCGCTGCAGTCGATAGGGGCAGTAGATCCAAGATCCATACTTCTCTTTCCTCGCTTAATCTTTCTCCATCCCATACGCCATCAGTTCAAAGGGGTGTTCGAGAGAATGGCTCTGGAGAGTACCGTACCGTTTGACAAGGCTGGCAGGGATAACTGAACTGAGAACCTCTTCTTCCAGGTCGTACCATCTTACCGAAATCTCTCTTAACTCGGGCTTGTCTTCTCTCACAAAAAAAGGAAGGGGGACATATCGCCCCTTCCACGTCCAAAAGCGGGACCAGCAGGTGTCAGGGTTGAGACGGCAACGGCGGCGATATTCTTCAGGAATCTCTTCTTCTGCAAGAGGTGTCCAACCTTCCTGGGCGAGGGCGGCCACCCAGGCAGAGTAGCGTTTCCTCTGATCCAGGTGAATCCTCTCATGCTTTAGAGTATTTTGGAGAATAGAGGCAGGGAAATGTGCCGGTAAACATATCGTAGATGGAGGACGTGTGTGCGGCATTCCACCATCAGCAGAAGGGTTTAGTGTTATAATTGTTTCTCCAGGCAGGGCATACTGTGAAAAATGGTCTTCATTCCAGGGGAGATAGGTGCAACGGGACCTTGCTCGGGCATTCAGGTCACATCCTGTACATTTGGCCTGATAGGAATCTATGGACTCGCTGTGGCTGAGGGTGCTGCTGCTTCTGCTGCCGCCTTGCATGCCTCCTTCTTCTTAGATGCTCGACTAACTGCTGCTTGGTCCGCGAACGATGCGGATTCCCTCAACAGTGACTTCTTCGCTGCTGGCGACTTCACCTTGGAGAGTTCACTTGACAGGCTAGGATCGCCCTTCACCTCAACGGAAGCCAGGGACTTGGTCAAGGAAGGCGTCGCCTGTGAGAAGAACTTGCCGATGAAGGCCCGTTTTGCTGTCTGATTGGAAGCAGACATACTCTTCTTTGCCAGATCCTTGGCGAAGCTTAGCCCGTCGCTAAAGAGTAGCTCTGCAGCGATCCTCTCCTTCTGGGCAGCCATGTCATCCTCCCAGGCAGTAGGTTTCTGGTAGCCAGGAATCTCTTCCACAAAGATTCCGAAGAGCTGTGAGAGGGGATTCATGAGCTGATGGAGGATGTAGTACTCGTAATCAGCCTGCAGTCCATTGGCACGGATAAAGGCCGGTGTCTCCACCCTATCACCCTGGATCTCAACCGACTTTTTCCCTGTTGTAGGGACGAAGTACACATACCCCAGACGCTCGCCACTCGCTGGTGCATTTCCTGGATCACGGACTGCCATTCGGTCGGCCAGAACCTTGTGAGCTGGAGGCGTAGTCTTGTACTCTGAGCGAAGGGACTTCGTAATCGTCAACATCGACAGCTTCACCTTCCCCTCAACGAGCGACTTCACACCCTCTTTCACTACCTTGACTGCAGCAGCCACATCCTGGCGGAGCAGAAGCTCCTGAACGGCCGCTCCGTAAATCTGCTTGAGGATGGGTGCATTGTCTCGCCGCTTGAGCACAATTCCCATCGACTTCTCCTTGCAGGAATCAGGCGAGTCCTCATAGAACATCCCCGTGTACCGTTTCTTGCTGAAGATGATGAAGGGGTAGATGACCTTATCGAACTCAAAGTCATGCGGGTCCTTCAAGGTGCCTGTGATGAACTTCCCCGCCTCCTCAGTGAGTTCCATCGTCGCCACCACCGCCTCACGACCCTTTAACAGTTGACCATCGGGACCTCGAGGATTGAAGTTGACGAAGATAGAATCTGTATCACCATACACGGTCTGGGCGGAACACCTGGGATCACCTGCCTCAGGCCCATAGAACTGCTCGATGGCCGCCTTGCTGAACATGATCTGCTTCCTGCCATAGGCTGTAACAGAGGCTGCTAGATTCTGCAACCTGATCTTGAAGGTCGGCGAGCCCAGCTGACCATACAGTGAGTTGGCTGTGATCTTGTAGGCATTCTGCTCCGCATCAAGGAGTGCTTTCTTGAATGGATCTGATGTCTTGGTGATCTCGACACGTTTGGCCTTTCGGGCGGCCAGGAGCTTCGCCACAATCTTGGGAAGCGAGCCCTTCTCAGGCGGCTGGGCGAAGCGACACACGCGAGTACCAATCTTTACCTTCTCAGGAACCTTCCTGGTATCACCTGCCTTCACCCCGAGGATATCAAACTCAATGTCGGTCCACGACGTGTTGATTGCCGCTGCCTCTGCATTGGCGATCGTATCACCACGTGACTCCAGGATCAGCTTCCCCTCTGTGTCAAAGTCTTTGACCCACACCAGCATGTCGTAGCTGATGTTCTCGCTGATGATGGTGCTAGGATAAAGGGAGGCAAAATCACAGACTCCAACAGGGCTCTTGTAGAAGTTGGGCTCGGGCACGAGTACCACTGCACCCTCGTAGCTCTCCACAGGCATCTCCTCGTGGATCTTGACCTGGATGAGCTTCTCGATTGCCGACTTCTTCTTGTAGTTCCTCCTCTCGCTGAAGAAGGGCATGTTGTCATTCATATACTTGGTAACCATCGATGAATGTTGACCGGCGAACTTTTCGGTAAAGGCCTCGTAGTCCTCATCTTCGCGTGGCGGACGGGGCGGCACCTCAAGTACCTTGATGAGCTGACCGAGCTGCCTGCACTCCTTGAAGATGAGCGACTCAATCTTGATACCCTGGCCCCGAGTGAAGATGTACGACACGGGTACGGAGCAAACATTCGCCATCGACATGGTCTCGTTGAACACCTCGAGCTTCTTGTACAGCTCGTAGGTCAGGTCGCAATCCTGGATACAGTAGGCTGCCACCGTCGCCCGGTCAGCGGCAGACCCCTTTTGCAGTCGAAAGATGTCCTGGGGACTGACGTCGTCCTTTACCACCGCCCACCGTTCTGCCTCACCGAGGACGGACAAGTCCTCCTCTGAGCTCACGACGAGTCCACGGTCAGTCACCTCGCTGATCACCAGCTTATCGGTGAGGTCCTCGCCGAGGCCATCGAGAATCTGGATAGCACGCCCCACGCGAGCATCCTTCTTTTGACTGGTCTTCAGTAGCCACTTCCCGTCACCGAGTGCCTCGATCCCGTCGAGCACACCACTCAGATACACTGCACAGACTGCATCCAGCTTGTAGGAGGGGAGCTGGGCCTTGCGACGAATGTGGCCGAGCAAGTCGATACGCAGACGCCCTGGAGTAGTCCAGATGTACAGGGTATTATCACCGAGTGCCGAGGAAGCCAGACGCTTCTCTTCGAGCTTCACGTAAGTCTTTACCGCATTTCCGTCCTCAGAAATCTCGCAGAGACGAGAAAGCTGTTGGACCGATGATGTCTCATTGATCTCAAGTTCTTCCAAACGATCCCACACGTATCGCTCGTCAAAACAGTTTGTATTATAGCCGACGAAGATGTCGACCCTCGACTCAATGAGCCACTCAATCCAGCCCTCGAGTAGGTCCTTCTCTTCCTTGTAGGAATGCACCTTGACCCCATCAATCGGGTCACACGTACCGAGGACAAAGACGTGTCTCTCGACTGAAGGCCCAGTCACGAGTACGGACCCTATCTGGATGATTGGATCACCGCAAAGTGCTGCAAACGCCGAGTCGAGGGCTGCAGTGAGTGCAAGCAAACACTCCTCCTTCACCTTCATGGAAGGGCTGTCACGCTTCAGCCAGATCCTCTTACAGGCTTCAGTAAAGGTCGCAGGAATCGTGGGGACCCTTGTGAGCGGACGCTTGAAGGGGGGAATCTTCACCAGCCCCTCGGCCTTAGTGATGCTGTTACTGAAGGCCTCGGTAAGGATCTCGCCTACCTCTGATGCATCCCTACAGACGTCCCACAATTGTTTGGCAACACGCCTGTATCCTTGCTTTGCCACAGGGAAGCTACCGTCGAAGGAGTCGCACTCAATATCCCAAATGACTTGGCGAAAGGGTGCTACGGGTGCAGGAGGCTCAGGGCACGGATCAATGTCCTTCCAGTCACACTCGATGGCGATCTCCTCGTCATCAGACTCAATGTCCTCGATAGATATCCATCCACAGGGATTGATGTTCCGCATGTGGAAGAAACGGAGCATGGGATCGATATTGCCCTCGTAGACTTGTATGAGTTGGCCGAGCACCATGAGCTTAGGAGTCTGGATGTCGGTAAGAAGGGCTTTCTTGAGGGTGTAGAAGGCAGACATACTCCCGACGGACAGTTCGAGGAAGGGGAACTGCTTACCACCGGTGTAGCCATAGAGGAGGCCTCGCTTCACGATCGTTGCTTCCATCTCGTCGAGATCCTTGCCTTTGCGGAGAATCTCGCTGACAATCGCCTTCTTCCACGCCTCGGATCCCTCGGGCATCGAGACGTAGAGGAAGGGACGGAATCCGGTGACGTCGACTTGGACCTGGAAGCCTTCGGCTGTGGCTCCGAACAGTTTAATTCGATAGTGTCTCTCTCCGCCGCTAAAGTAGTCCTCAGAATGTGCATCAAAGATATGGATGTACATACTGTTGTGTGGACTGTTTTGGAATGCTCCGTAAATCATCAATTTTTCTAGTGCCTGCGTTTGGTGGATCGTCTAGTTCCCCTTCTGGCTTTCACCCTAGTCCTTCGCCCACCCTTTTTAACCGTACCCATCGACGGAGTAAATCCCTGGGGTGTCATAAAGGGTGACTTCTGTGATAGGGTGTTGGGGAAAGAGGCATTCTTGTTCATGGGCTCAGATTCAGGAGACAGTGTGTTTTCCGTAGACAGGGTGTTTCTGGGAGACAGTGTGTTTTCCGTAGACAGTGACTCAAATGACTTGGGACTGTTATTTCTGTTGACAAAATCTGATGCAGTAATTACCGTCGGAGGGGGGGCTTCCTTCGAGGCGGGGCCAGACGAGTTCACCAGTGTGTCGATGCTCTCCAGGTTCTGCGGGTTCTCGAGGAGGGTCGGCGATCCTCCCGCAGGGATTTCAAAGGTGCTCGGAAAATGGGTAATATTGAGTGAGCCGTTCAGACTCGTGTTCGGCAGCTGTTCATTGTCCAGTAAGACAATGTTCTTCTGGTTCTTCTTCTTTAACTGCTTCATCCACATGGGCATGGCTCGTTTGCAGGCCCCGCACCAACTCGCAAGAACAACGAGAACTGTTCCGCAGCCATTGGATAACACCTTATCTAGGCTCTTTGTCATCGACTTTGACTTTATATGAAGGGACTGAGCATGAGCATTTCCTTTTGCTTTCGGCATCTATTAGTAGAAGAGATGAATTATTCAAGCTATGCGGTTCCTATACTTGTACTCGTTGCCTTTGCTATGTATTATTCGAATGGAACTCAGGCTGTCATCAACCCTACTGCCCAGCAGGCTCTGACAAACCATTCCTTTATGTTATTTATCATCTATGTAACCGCAATTCTTTCGTTAGTACTCATCTCTCTGCAGACAAAGAGTATGGCGGTCTTTCTCAGCATGTTAGCAGGCCTGTCACTGCTTTTCTTCATCTTCGGAAAGTCTTGGCAGCATGTTCCAGCATAACACTACGTTCCAGCATAACAGTATAACAAAACCCTTGTAATGACTAGATGAAGACCTTTCTGGGTGTTCTATTAATTGTATTAGTATGTGGATTCATCCTTGTACAATGTAATGTACCTTCTGTAAAGCCCGAGTCATTCGACGACCAGCCCCAGACACAGACACAGGACCAAGCTCAGGAGGTAGTTCCCCCATTTACAATCGCCCCGATAAATGATGTTGATGATTATGAACATACCCTTGTCTTTAAGAACGAGGGTGCAAAGGGGTTAACGAAGGCGAATCGGGATCTTCTCATGTCGGCCTATCCCATGGATTGGTCGACGCATCCTCCGAGTTCTGCCGTCTTCGAGCAGGGCTTTGCCGACTTTGTGAACGAGAAGGCGAATAGATCCCCTCAGACAGGGCCCAACCCCTATGCAACGATGGAGGGGTTTAATACTCTCCCTCCGGTCACGGAGAAAGAAGTTCTGGCCACCTATGTACCCAAGAAGCCTCAGGAACTCACGACGTATGATGCAGCTGATGCGAAGGAGATCATTGATAAGATCTATTCAGCCAAAGGCCTTATCGCTGACATGAAGCCGTCAACAACCGACTCAAATGTCTTCATTATCACTGGTGTGAGGAACAAGGGTTCGCCGATCAACTATGAGCCTGACGCTGAGGCGAGCGATGGTGCGGTCAAGGCTGCAGGTGAAAACACGATTGAGGCTCCTGTGGTTTACACATCTGAACAGCAGGGTCTTGACCCCTTTTTTACACCTGGCGATTCTACGAGAGATGGCAAGTGGGATTACACACGGTTCACTCCTGGACTTGAGCGTTCCTTTGCGCCGAATGAGCCGATGCAGAACTGGTATTAAATCTTGGGATTTTATAGAATGGGGTATCAATATGGAACATATCTTTATGGACCTGAACCATATAATCCCACGTATAGTATTGCAGGATTAGGTAAAAATAGAGTAAAACCATTAGAAAGCTTACAAGAATATTCAATCCTCGTATTGGATACTCAGCCCATTACAGTCACAATGAACATTAATACTAATGCAAAGGTTACCTTTGGTTGGATAACAAAAATATCGGATGGCAAACAGTACAGGTGTGTAGTGTTAGAGTTTAATGGTAAGGAGGGGATTCTTATAGGTGAGAAAACAACAAGAGATACCATAAATATTGATAAAGAAATGTATACTCAATTTATTATCTATTTGAACAATAGTCTTCATCTCAAAGGAGGTCGCCGTACCAAGTCGAAGTCGAAGTCCAAGACCAAGTCGAAGTCGAAGTCCAAGACCAAGTCGAAGTCCAAGACCAAGTCGAAGTCCAGAAAGACCCGTTCACGAGTATAGCTCGTCTACCTCAACTGGTTGACTGATCAGGGGCATGCGTCGCATAAGGCGTACAGTCCTCTTTCCATTGGCCCAGCCATGGATTCCAGGAGGGAGTTCTCCACCCACAGTCAGGAAGGGCCACAGGGACTTGTAGACATATCCAATCCACGCGGTAGGATATGTACAGAGTAAGTTATCCTCTAACAAGGCCTGAACTTCGTAAATACCATGACATGTCTCGTGTTGTGTAAGCTCCTCATAGTAGAGCTGTGAATTAGTGCGTTCCTCGCACTGATTCACATCTTCTTCGTACATGGACTTTCCAGAGTGTAGTTCTTCCAAGGGCGTGCTGACTCGACGCATTACCACATTGTGTAGAAGAGTAAAATCACTCACGACTGTAAAAGCATAGAACATGGTTAGGAAACCCTTGGTGAGTGCATGTGCATACTTTATCATACGATCGTGACGTAGCCCGAAGATATCGATGACGTGTTGCGAAGGGCGAGAGGTAAGCCAGTCGTGGATGAAGGTGTAGAAGATCTCCTTATGGACATCTTCTAAGACACTCATGGGGACTTTCTGACAGGCGAGCCAGACCTTCAAGTTTTTTCGTCACTGCCTTACACGCAGCGTAAGCAGAAGCATCAGATACTGTCTTATCTTATCCTTTGTTATTGCGGGTGCAAAGGTCCACCATTGGTGGGTTCCTATGGTAGTAGTATCAAAGACTGTTTCTCCAAAGATATTTCCATCCATAACAGGCAGGCCGAGTAAGGATAGGCCCGATGAGGCAAAGCAATCCTGCATCTCATCCTTGAGGGTCTCTATGCGGCATATCTCCATCATAAACGACTTCTTTCTATGCGACACACCTCCACCGCCAGCTTGTCCAGGAACCCAATGCCATTTTGACGCCACGTAGTTATACTTACATACCTCCTCGGGTATGTGTGCTAAGAGATATGCATCGGTTTCCATACAGAGTAGCCATTCCTCGGGAAAGAAGGACCAGAAGCCATAACTCTTTAACAGCTTATTGTACTCTATTTTTCCAGCCTCTGCTGTTCCAATATCAGTGTACACAGGGTGGATATGCACCGAGGCTAGCTGAGAGCCACATATCTCTTCAACAAACGATCGGTTCGCCTCACTGCATACGATGTGTAGTGAGTACCCAGGGGCAAAGTATACTGCGTTCTGAATGGTAAACTCTAGATTGGGATGACATCGTCGTTCGACGATAATGATTCCCTTTGTCGAGTCTCGTGGAATTGTGCACGTAGACCAGTGTCTAGCCAGCTCGGCTCCATAGGTATCCTTCAAGTAGGAATAGATGAAGGGTTCAATTTCCATGCGACAGCGATGGAGGAACGAGTCGCCATTATGAACGGACTGACTCATCCTGAGTGAGTCTATGACAGATTCAATAGACATTCTCCTCTCACGGGGTCTAAATAGGGGCGAAGATGTAACGCAGTGATGATCTTAGACTCGAGAGAACATAAGTTAATCGAGCTTCTTCCTACGGCAACTGTGCAGACGTTGCCCGTAGGAGATATTTGGATCGGTGAGGAAAAGGGGCTTATTATTGAACGAAAGTCGGTGGCCGATCTGGAGGCTAGTATCTTGGATGGGCGTTACAGGGAGCAGAGGAGTCGGTGTATGGCCGCTGCTACAGAGAAGGGTGCGTCCCTTGTCTATATCATTGAAGGAACCATGCGGGGGAATAGGATGCCAACGACGGCCATTCAGAAGCACGTTACACGGCTCTGTATACGCTACCATATCCCTGTTCTGCGAACAGCATCGGTCCAGGAAACGGCTGCCCTGTGCACCCTGTTGGAGGAACAGTGGGCGGCGGATAAGACAACGTTTGAACAACCGGCGACGATGACCTATGTGGAGACTCGGGGTTCCACCAGGCAGGCAAATACGGATGATCCTCTCGTCTTTGCTACGTCGGTGCTGGCCTGTTGCCGTGGTGTAAGTACGGCCATCGCCCAGGAACTGCTCAAGGTCTTTGGCTCACTTGAGGGAGTCTTTGCGGCATCGGTGGCGGCCCTCGCAGCGGTCAAGGTGGGAAAGCAATCCTTTGGCAAGGTCAAGGCGGAGAGGTTACATGGGTTGATGCATGCCGCTATTGCCAAAGTTCAGACAGAACCGAGTTCTTCTGACCTTGGTCAAGCTGTTGAGCCCGCTGACCATACGACGGAGTGCGATTGAAGGGCTGGCCTTGGCCCAGGCCTTGGCCCAGGCCCAGAGAGCCTGATGTGTGTATAATTTGCCCCGATGGGAGTTCACGTACAGGTCGCTCCATGGTCTGGATAAACGAGTCGGGTGGGACATACTCGGATGTTTCCCTCTTAGGGGGAGATCCGAAGGTGGCGCCAGCATTGAGCGGCATCGACGTAATCAAATCAATATCATTAAATGACACAGTTGACTTTGGCACTCCTGTGGGCATTTGCATGGATCCAGGAAGCCCCTTCTTTTTCTGCGAGCCGCCCTTTGTTGCTGGAAGAGGAGCTGGCGCGGCCGGTGCGAACACGGGTGCCACCTTTGACTCCTTCACCATGGCCTGCACGATCGGGTTCTGTGATTCCAAGTAAGCTGCCTCGTGATGCTTCCACGAGATGTAGACAAGGTTCGGCCACGTGAACTTCACCTCAAATCCCGCTGTCCTCAGCTGGAAGACAATATACACCACACAGTCCTCCATATCGATCTTTGGCAGACCTAGAATGAAGGGTGGGATAGAATATAAAATAGAAGATGTTGTCCCGGGTAGTTGGGATGTTGAGTAAATCCTATGATAAATCTGCTCAAGAAGTGTGTTGTACGACCGAAGGCGGGCATGATCCCGCCGTTTTCTCTGATCGTATAGTTGCTTCATCTCCAACTTTGGAACCTGGACCACGTCTTTCCGAGAAGACATCTAAGGACGGAAAACCTTTTAAACTTCCTAAAAAATCATTCACAGTTCATCTTCCTTCCCGCATTCTCTCGCTCTGTGGAGGGGGGCATCTCTGCATAGCCCATCTCGGCGTCCTCAAGGCTCTCAGAGACAAGGACCATCTGAAATATATCAAGGGTGTCGTAGGAATCAGTGCAGGGGCACTCGTTGGGCTTATTTATGTCCTCGGGTATACGATCGAGCAAATAGAACACCTGTTACAAAGCATAGATCTGACGATGTTCACGTCAGTCGAATCAGAATCAGCTCTTCTCTTTTACCAGACACTGTGCATAAATTCGGGCCACAAGCTCGACGCTTTCTTAACCAGCTTATTGGAAGCGAAGGGCCTTCCTGCAGATCTCACCTTCGACCAGCTCGACTCACCAACCTTCTTTCGCTGCTACGCCACCCATATACAGACGAGCAAGATACAAGAATTCAGTGTAGAGAAGACACCACATCACAGCATCCTCTTCGCTCTGCGTGCATCAATGTGCCTCCCTGTTATCTTCGCACCAATGAAAGACCCTTTTACCGATGCCCTATACTATGATGCTGCCCTCATTCACAATATGCCCTTTGTCTTCCTCAGCGAGGAAGAGAAACGACAGACCTTGTCAGTATTCTTTGATGTATTCGGTTCTGAGACAGAGAAAGTCCAGGGAGCAGTAGAAGATATTACCAGCATCTTCAAGTACGCTGTGAGGTCATTTTATAGTCAGAGGAATGACTATATTCTGTCCAGATATGCTGACCACATGATCAATATCCCAGTCGATGTTACAAAGTTTCTGAACTCTTCTCCTGATGACGTAGCCCAGTGTATAGCCCTAGGATATTCTAAGTGCGTGACCTTCCTCTCCGCCCCGCCGACGAGGTCCGTCGTGCGGCGGTATTCCGTCTCTTAGTGCGAGCCTTACGAGTTCGTCTTCCACCTTTCGGGGGAGGAGATAGTAAGTTTATTATTTCCTGGTTCCCTTGCTCAACTGCAATAGTTAATGCTGTAGACCCTTCTTTATCCTTTGCTTCCACGTTGGCTCCTGCTTTAAGGAGGTTTTCAACGACTGTTGCATTACCAACCTCACAGGCTATCATTAGAGCCGTTTCACCCTCTTCGTTTGCTTCGTTTACATCAACGCCAATCGGACCTAGTAAGAAATTTATTATATCGATGTTTAGATTTTTGCTGCCACATGCAATCATAAGTGCTGTATACCCAGCATTGAACCGCTTAGTTACATCGGCACCCTTACTAAATAAATAAGTAACAATTGCTAAGTTACCCAATTCACATGCTAAGAGAAAGGGAGTAGCCCTGTGTGCGTTCGCCTTATTGACATCCGCACCTTGTTCAACAAGATACTGGATAATCTGAATATTTCCATCCCGTATTGCAGTCATTAACGATGGTTCTCCATTCTTATTAACATAATTAATGACCTTTTTTATATTCACACCCTGTAGCTCTTTCTTAAAATTTTGCAGGGTTTTTGGATTCTCTGCTAGGGGTGCGAGACGCAGTGGATTCATGGTTGTCAGCTGCTGTTGCTCAGCAGCTTTTCTTCCAGCTAGTTTACTTTTTAGTAGGGCGAGTGAACTCATTGCTGCTATACTAGGCAAAGAAATCTTTTCCCTCTGCAATACATGTAATAGTGTGTTACCTCCTGCGTGTTTATCTGGTTCTCAAAGTTTTTCTTCAGGTCAGAAGGTCGGAAGATGTACGACATCGTAATTCCGGTAGGACCGAATGATCTAGAAGTCTTTGAACAGCAGATTGAGTATACGAAACGCAATTGTATAGGCTACAGGAACATATATGTAATCGCAGCGTCCTCAGTAATCCTAAAAGATCCTAGCCTTATCTTTTTCGACGAGGCCAAGTTTCCCTTTGACCTGAAGGTACTGCATACATATGCAAATAGTGACAAATCTTTCCGGAATGGCTGGTACTTTCAACAACTTCTGAAACTGTACGCAGGGTCTGTGCTACCTGGAATCTTAGAACGTTGGTTAGTTATCGATAGCGATACCTTCTTCCTCAAGCCTACGGAGTTTATTAAAGATAATATCTGTCTCTACGCAAATGGCGTAGAGCACTGGTATCCCTATTTTAACCATATGGAGCGCTTACTCCCTGGATTGAAGCGGGTTTTGCCAATGTCTGGTATTTGTCATCACATGATCTTTGAACAAAAATACGTTAAGGAGATAATGGCTGCTGTAGAAGGACGCAGTCAGTTGCCCTTTTGGCATACCTTCATGTCAAAGGTAAATGCAGATGAATACTATCCATCAGGAGCTTCCGAATATGAATTGTACTTCAACTATATGCTAACCTTTCACCGAGAGTGTATTCAGATTCGCCCCCTACGGTGGGCAAATGTGGAAACCTTAGACCTCGGTTCAGACCTCGACTATATATCCTATCATCATTACATGCGGAAGTGATCTTTTACTGCGGGATAAATGTTAGTATTTATCCGACAGGACTCATAGAAATGTCTTATTTATCTTTTGCGAATCAGATTGCTAAAGATAAGATCAAAGTTATTTTTGAGTTAGGTTCTCGTGATATTGTAGATGCAGTTGACTTAATTGACCTTTTCGATTGTAAGGTCTATGCCTTCGAATGTAATCCTGACTGTCTTGTCGAATGCAAAAAGAATATTGAAACACTTGACATGGAAACAAGAGATAAATTATTCTTAATCGAGACTGCAGTATGTCTTTCTGATGGAGATGTTAGCTTCTTCCCCTTTGATCTAACAAAATATAATAATATGGGTTCTTCTTCTATGTTAAAGATTGACTTTTCGAAGAGAAATCAAGATGATCCTGATTTTAACAGAGAAAATCCTCAATCGGAAATTAAGGTCAGAGGAACACGCCTAGACACATTTTTACAAGAGAATAGTATTCCCAATATAGATTTATTATGCATTGATTTACAAGGGTATGAATTAAATGCACTAAAAAGTCTAGGAGAATCTTTGCATAATGTTAAATACATTATTACAGAATGTTCTATTAAAAGCACATATACAGGAGGGGCTACATTTACGGAATTATACGAATACCTTACGCAATACAATTTCGAGTATGTATCAAGTAATGCATTTGGTTCAGAGTTTCCTGATCTAAACAGGAAGGGATTTTCTGAGTTTGATGCCCTGTTTGTAAATCGTTCTGTCGAATAAGCCTTCTGTCTAATATGTTTTCTGTGTAAAAAAGTCCTTCCCTTCGTTTATACACACCTCTAACTGTTCAAATGACACCTGGTCTGGAGGTAGATATATCTGCAAAAGTCTTTCCACATCCACATCATCCCACTTATCAACTATATAACAGGGGAAGGGTATCCGTTCAGTAAACGGAGAACGTAGCAGAATAGGTATGACACCTAGATATATGCACTCCCAGATACGATGGCAGTCTACACCATTCCCTGGCGGACATATCGCATATTTATAGGTCGCCATAGTCTCGAGATATTCCTGAAAGCCAACAGTAGGTTGCCACACAAGTTTCTCCTTTAATGCCTCGTAGCAGGGGATTCGTTCCGAAGGATTTGTATGTACGGAGAAATTAAAGAATACAGAGTTTGTCTTTGCATGTTTTTTGGCAATAACATTAGTCAGAATCTCTTGGTTACCATGAGGCCACATGGAATTAGCTAATCCAATTGGAAGACAACCAAGCTTGGGATGAGAAAAGAGAACATTCTGTGCATGCCAGAAGAGAAGTTTAGGATGCTGTAACAGGGGGAGATACTTCTCTGTTACAGTGTGATCGGAGTTGTGACTAACTAAGATAAATTCATTCTCTAGGCAAGGAAGAAGTGCCACGAACTCATCAAGCCGATGTGTATAACAGAAGATCTTACGGGGATTATTCCAGGAGGAGATCCTATTGAGATGCATATGTTTACTGGTCTGTGAGCGTATACGAGGATTGTAGTCAAAATCCTCTTGCAGACCACAATAGACTTCGCAAAGCTCCTGGATTCGTTCCCCAGAGAGCATCTATGAATATATAATAGTAGTACACTCTACTGAATACGCACGTATCTAAAGAAATATATAGATTTCTTTTAATGAAGAGCAAGGGGTTGTTCTTTCTCTGCGGGGAATCATTTCGCGATGGAAATCCTGTATCGCGTCTTAGAGATACGGAGTATGGTGTAGAAAAACAGAGAGAATGCTCATCCTCTCATATACACTTAGCAAACCATATGCTTCAGTTTAATGTTTCAATGGATTTTGCATTACATACCTATACTACGTGTCATGAGGAAATGTTACGAGGATTTTATCCTAATACTGTATATGCAAAATTTACCGAACCGAATACATCAGATATCGATGTTCGTTACATCGTTCAGAGAGGACTTCTGTCCCTTATATCATCTATAGATATTAACGTATATTCATTCATTTTTATATGCCGGTTTGATATACTACTCAAGGATAGCCTAGTATACATATTTAACCCAGGCTGGAACGAAATAATGTATCCTAATGTAATGAGTATTGCAGATAATGATTTTTATGATACGTGTATAGCATCTTTGTTTGTATTTATCCCTAGGCGTTTTTTTAGTGCCTTTGGTTCATGGAAAGGTCTACAGTATAATTTAGACCGCCTATTGCACCATCATTGTGTACAAGATTTAGCGAATGCCGGACTGGATCTTGATAATGATATAGGATTTATGACTGAGTGTATTTATATTGCAAATACCATTCAACAGAAGAATCCATTATATTCTATACACTGTAGACCTGAGGGTCCAGATTTTGTGAGTGGGTGCAGTGATAGAAGATACGATAGAAACACACATACAGTTATAGATAGAATTTGATATCTAATGCACGATTCACATTTAGTATATGGTTTAAACTGCAGACACCCCTTCACTCTATATGAACTCGTATAGTCACGTAACATGTAAGGGGTACAAGATAGATGTTCTTCTTGATTCTTTATTCAAGCACAAGGAAAACGGATTTTTTATCGAGCTTGGGGCGAATGATGGATTAACTCAGAGTAATACAGCTCTTCTCGAGTTTTATAGGGGGTGGAAGGGTGTCTTAGTAGAACCATCGCTCAATGCATACACAGAGTGTTGCAAAAACAGGCCTGCAAGTACATGTTTTAATCTAGCATGTGTATCAAATACTTACGAGGGCGATGCTGTTGAAGGAGATTTTAATGGGGGAATGATGTCAAGTGTTGAAGGAATGCGTAATGGAACTAGTGCACTGGTATCAGTAAAGGTATCAACTCTGGAAAAGATCTTAGATTCTGTGGGGGCATCGTCCATTGATTTCCTATCCTTGGACACGGAGGGATACGAGTTAAATATTCTTAAGGGACTGAATCTGAGTAAGTACCGGCCGAGGTACATGCTCATTGAAATTTACACAAAGGATTATTCAGAGATACTAGCATTCTTAAGTGAGAATGAGTATTCACTCATAATGAATATGACAAATTACAATACCATGGACAATCCTCATTGGGATGGTACGCACAATGATTATTTATTCATTGATGCGAAGATAAAGGGAGTAAATCCATATTAGTAGTAAGCTAGATTGCATTTACTATAGTTCAGATCCATAGTAATTACTATCAAGAAAGTATTGTTTATCGCCGCAATATGGGTAGTGTGTCATAATATATATTGGATTTAATTTTATACTATTTCCACAATAATGCGTGTTTGACTGAAAGAATCCGTCTAGAATACAAGATACAGGTGTTTCTGGAAAGGCAGCCAGAACCACAGTTGCTATTTTATGTAAAATGTCGTGACCCTTCCCTGTGGAGATTGTATTAAAGTCAGCATCAAGCAACGCCTTTGACACATTAGCAAAATGGTCATTTGATATGATTATAATACAATCTCCATAATACTTATGCGAATCAAATAGTTCTTCACTATCTTCTTTGTATGGCAATCGCATCCCATTTGTATCTAAAATGTTTAGAGTATCAAAGGATACCTTATATAGCAACTCAAATCGTAAGAATATAATTTGCTTATACTTAGAATAGATATTCTGCAGATTACGTAGTGTTTCCTGAAAATTTACAATTTGACCAGAAGCAGTATAAAAGATTTCCTTTGGCTGTAAAAGGGTGCTAAAAGTGTCTACCTTCGGATCTCTCTTGCTCGATGTAGAAAATATAATATCTACATCAACAATCGAACGAAGAGGTCTAAGTACCTGCATCTCTACATTTTTACATATAAGGGTAGGATCACTCACTCGTGAACATCCTCCTCGAAAGACAATAAGAACTGAATCTTTCATCATATATAAACTATGTAAATCTTTAAACTTCAAAATATATAGTATTCTTATAACATGCCGGATTTATATATATACCAAGTCTAGTCAAACAGCACACATTCTCCTCAGGTATACTAAGGGTAGGCTCGGCCCAACGAATTTCAAGACAGGTAGTTGTATCTGAATTATCAGGAATCTTTATATCTTTTATATATTTGGCCCTCATGCATATGAGTCCAGTTATACAGTTGGCATGTGGTGTTCGTGGAGAAGGTTCCCACCATCCGTATTTAATTATTGCATCTGAAGGTGTATGGTGTAGACGTAGTATCTCATTGATAAATGGACAGTGGTCAGAGAGAAAATATCGTCCAGTCATCTTTACAACGTGGTCTTCATCACATATTCCATATGCATTTATACACTCAAGAATATCGCGTATTTCTTTAATGCCATAGTTTGTTGCAGGTATAGAATTATTTTTTGTATAGAATACTTCAGCACCCAGAGTATCGAGAAATGATTCAGTTCTCCCTGTATTTTCTATGATGATAATCTTTATAGGAGTTCCTGATAATCGCCGGACTACGTCGATGATCGCCTTTGTATACTGGTGTTCTCTTTCTTCACTATTCTCTTCAATTAGACTTGTTGTAATTAGCCAGTATATCATTTGTATTTATAAGGAAATTAATAGAGTAAAGTAAACGAGGTTATGAGGTTAAAGCGTTGTGCAATTATCATACATATGAATTCTACTCAGCAACTTACATCGTATATTCAACAGAATATACCATGCATGTTTGTTAAGTACGGTGATGGAGAGTATTATGCAGCAACTTTCTTGAATGGAGGAAATTGCGATGGGACTCCTTATACGAAGAACCTGGGAAGTAAGGTTAGGGAATCTTTCGTCTATAACAGTCAGCAGAAGAATGCTATGATTGGGGAGTGGCACAGTATGCTGAATAAGCCGTTCTGGGAGGGACTGGACCCTGCCATTCGTGATGTACAGTGGGTAGATTTTCATACTGTCTTGATTGATCAGACTACATCAAATGCTGATAAATTACTCTTATTTAGTGCAATTCAAGATTCTTCTAGGAAGAAGATTTACATTGCAAACGAAAGAATGGCCAGGGCAAAGGACTTTTTTAACATAGAGTCGCATATAGTAATTAATCCCTCTAACTGGTTTGATACGGAGTATGAGTCTGTCTTCGCAGCGGCCTCGTCGGAAATAAAGGATGATTCAAATACTCTTGTGCTTATTTCAGCAGGTATGGGGGGTAAGTATTTAATTAGCCAACTGCATAAGAAATACCCTAACGCAATTTACATTGATATAGGTAGCGGCTTTGATATGCTGTGTGCAAAGCGGAATTCTAGGAGCTACAATCCACCCTACGAGTGGATTTGCTCTTACCTCGGGCCAATTTTACCACCAGGATGGGATTAGATAGCCGTAAACATCTTCAAGTAATTATAGGGGTATTTCTTATCATATAACACTATCTTATCAGGATTTAAATTGAGAAAGCACGCCCACCAGGAAAAGGTTGACTGTGAAATAATTGCATGCTTGCATAGACTCATACAGTATAAGTCCATGTAATCCACCTCATTCTCAATATATGTATAGCTGCACCCGTCAAGTATTGATAGATCAACGCACGCCTTATTATCTGTAAAGAGTAAAAAGTGGGGGGTTTCTACTCTCTCTTTGATATATTGAATTGCCCTCTTATAAAAGTCTGGAACAATTGCAAGGAACGGATTATTCACCTTACTGTAATCACGAAAATGAATAGCTACAGCGTTTCCCTTGAGAAGAGAGCCGAACTTCTCTTCTATCTTGCCCCGTGTAACAGGATCGCAGGAGAAGATCCCTCTCACATCCTCGAAGACATGGTCAAAGTACTTGAAGTCCTCTAGATGTCCTCTTACCATAATGTTATGCGGAGAGTCTTGTATGACACGAACAAGTGCCTCGTTATACTGCTTATTATACTCAACACCGTCTCCGAGGAACTGTTCACTCACTGTATCGAAGGCGATGTTTTCTCCCCATCTAGGAACATTACGTAGAATTGTCTCACCGTGATTGTAGTTCAGTTGATTTAATGCCTCTATATAGAGATTTATCCTAGGAAAGGTACATCTTACTCCCAGCTTTTTAGATATTCCGTATATCGATGCTATCTGAAAGAGGGCATTCCCTAGTCCTGTGTCAGTTTTACAAAAGAAGCCAGATCCTACCGGCGAAAGTGTCGATGTGAGGATTTGCATTTCTTTAGTTTATATGGCTGTGTACTTAAGTGTTGGTGATTGGGTTAAAGTTCTAACATGCTATTAAATTATACGATGGAAACATATAGTTCTTATATGAAAGCATTGGAAAGAATTCGTATTTCTGGCGATTTAGGTAACTTCAAGAGTGACGCTGAGTATAGAAGTGTATTAGAACATGTTACTCCATCGGAAGGCTCTGAATACCTGAAGTTAATTGCATCAAAGACTGATATCACTCTATCAGAGATAATAGAGTTCTGTAAACTGAATGATTCTATTGGAAATCCCATAAAGAATGAATACGATGGATTACTATGCTCGCCGTCGAACTTACGCTACATATTTCATACATTCTTAATACTAAATCACATTAAAAGCCTTAATCTGAGTAAGTTAGACATTGTTGAGGTTGGCGGAGGATATGGTGGACTGTGTCTGGCAATACATTATTTTGCAAAGAAATATAATATTATAATTAATAGTTATACTATAATAGATCTAACAGAAGCAATAGTGGTGCAGAAGATGTTTTTACAGAAGGTTGACCCATCGTTAAAGATAGAGTGGGAACATGCAAATACATTTGGTAGTTTCATAGAAAAGACGAATATGTTTTTAATTAGTAATTACTGTTTTTCTGAGCTATGCCATGAATACCAGGAAAAGTATATCGAAACCCTATTTCCGAAAGTATCTAATGGATTCATGGCTTGGAACGGAATCCCGATTTATGATTTTGGATTTGACATGAGATATGAAGAAGAGTACCCTAAAACAGGTCAATTTAATCTTTATGTATATTTTTAGTAGTAACTACCTAAATGTTTTTAATACCATCTAATAGATATGAGAATACTTATTATATTAGTAACAGGGGGGGATATTAGTCCATATATTCAAAATATATACAAACTTAAGGAGTATATGCAGAATAATTACGGACAGCATGATGTAGACTACGCATCTATCACAAGTTCAGAAATTAGTACTGAGTGCGATGATATTCTTCATTTTAAATACAAACATATAAATTCAAACATGCAACTAACTAAGATGTGTGATTTTATTTCAACCTACAAAGATGAGTTAATGTATGATTGGTTTATAAAAACCAGACCAGAAATAACATTATTTGATAAACTGGATATTATGGAACTATCGACTGATTCTATTCACGCTAGAGCAAGAGAATATAGAGGACCTCGGCAAATTTTATTTGGAAATAGTGTATATGGTGAGGGTGAACATCGAAGTATAAATGCAAGTTCTTATTCTGATACCGAAGATATAGTTGCATTAGATGATCAGATATACATATTTCATAGAAATATAATAGAACAAGGTGCTTTTTCTTCGTTAAGTCCTGAAGAGTTAATGCTTTACTATGTAAAAGATAGTGAAGTATTATCTTGGGAACATGAATGGACTCATTCGAAATGCTGGAAGTCTAGAAATATTAAGTTAAATGTTATAGGTATTAATATGATTTTTGAACGGTCAAATACCTATAGAAAATCTGGCAATATTAATATGTAATACTAACTCTAATTACTTTAGAGGAGAATCAACATTTTTCCAACATATCCAGAATCTTCGTAAGCCGTGTCTCCATGTATTCGAGTTCTGTATCTCCCAGTCATAAATATGTGATGCTGTATTTAATACTGGATCAATAATGCACTTAAAATTAAACCCACATCTAGATAACACTTTTTCAACATATGCCTGTGACGGACGAATACCCAAAGAATTAAATGCTTGATCTGGCCCAGCTTCTTGTGTTTGTATAAAAAAGGTATCATTGTCAGAATCACATACTTCTGTTTCTAATAGTAGTACATCACATGTTTTAGAAACCTTTTCTAGGTGATTGTCAATCTCATTTAAGTGGTATAATACACCCCAGTGTAATATTACATCATACTTAGTATTTATATTGTAAGTATCACAATCTAATACCATTGTATTTAATTCTGGGTACCTTTCCTTTACAACATTTATATGCTCAATTCTAGCATCACTGCATGTAACCTTTGCACCCATTTTAAAAAATTCATTTCCAAGGTGTCCATAGCCACATCCTACTTCTAGGAGTGTCTTTGATGTGAAGAAACCATTTACAATGTACTTCTCAATTCCAGATAATCTACTTTTTCTCCAATTAATATAGTGATCTTCAAACATTATACCATGTATACATATATTATTAAGTATGGCATAAACGCACTCAAGTATAAGTGTCTATAATGCTGGTCCTTGTTCATATAGGTGAAGAGTTTCCCTCCTATATGAATACATGCATTCAACAAGTAAACTCGATGAGCCGGATTCCCGTTCATGTACTTATTGGCCAGCAGCACATCCCCCGGTTAACTGGACAGTACACTGCGGTGGCTCTTGAATCTCTCCCTATCGATGACTTACATCAGCGATTTGAGGACACTACACGACTTGATCCGTATAGTCGAGGGGGGTTCTGGAAATATGCAACGAAGCGTTTCTTTTACCTGCACACATACATGAAGGTGAATGGATTTACCGACGTATTTCATATAGAATATGATAATCTCATTTATCTTGATTTTACAGAGAAGCTGGCTGTCTTTCAACAGAAGGCAATGTGGTGCGTCCTAGATGCAGAAGACAGATGTATTCCTTCCTTCGTCTACTTCAAGGACGCCTCTATTACAGAACGGCTTGTCAACAGTTGTATTGAGGGTTCGGCACAAGGGCTGAATGATATGCAGACGCTTGCCAGGTTTGCAAATGAAAGCTTGGATGTGGGCTTACTCCCCATTATTACGAACTATTGTGAACCTATTCCAGATAATTTCTATGAGCACGCAGATGCCTTTGGCTTCCTTTTTGACGGTGCATGTGTTGGCCAATATATCGGTGGAGTAGATCCTCGCAATACTCCTGGCGACACTAGGGGGTTTATCAACGAGACAACTATTTTTAAGTGTGACAGGGTAACGGTTGAATGGAAGGAGGGCAAGCCTTGGTTAAATTCTCTTCCTCTGGTCAATCTTCATATTCATTCAAAGGATTTACAAAGATGGAAATATCAGAGAAAAATAGTTGGGGAGAGTTATTACCAGAATTGATTGATAAATGTAATACTCTCCTAGATACAAATGTTATATCTAAATAGTAGAAGGTATATACTCATCCCAGATGCAGTCCCCCACCAAGGATACGATTCAAGAGATTTAGCTGACCGTTGCTCGGACAGAGAGCCCCATTCTCAAAATCACGAATGGTATTCGGTGCAAAGGAACACCTCTGATTCAACTGTACTTGATTGAGCTTGAGGGCCACACGTTTTGCGATGAGGGTCTTACGACTCTCAGCGGAAAGCGTCTTTAGGGTGCCGAACTCCTTCTTCTCCATGGAGGCGGCTGTCTGTGCAGCTGCAGAACGTGTAAGATGGGGGTTCTTAGAGGTGGGGGCCGCTGCCGCTGCCGCTGTCTTAGAGGCGGAAGATCGAAGAACAACAGGAGTCCAGTCCTGCATGGTAGGACTCAGCTGAGGCTCAGCCAACCCGTTCAATTTTTTACACATTCTCCTTCATTCCGCTCTGAACTTTACGTAAATGACATTCTAAAGAGGATTTGCTTACATATTCTGCTTCAGGAACGCCTCCCATCCAGCGGGTTCTCTGGCACTGCACTCCACAACCGAGCCATCCTCCTTGGTCAGCTGGAAGGTGGGGAAGCCCTTGACACCAGCAGCCTGAACGGCTGCGGAATCCCTATCGGCCTCCTTCATCTGAGCCGTCACCATGGTCTGGGAAGACATCCAGGATTCGAAGGCGGGCTTCACTGCCTTACAGTGAGGACACCAGTCGGCATAGTAGAGGGTGAAGGTACTGCCTGAGCTGAACCCCTCGGTACGCTTGAGCAGACGGTACAGACCGTAGAGAACAGCAACACCTACCGCCACGTATACAGCACTCTTTAGCAGGGGCATAACAGACTTCATTCTACTGAGGAACTATACTTTGTATATCCTGTTCTAGCCTTGCGTCGAAGACGAGCCCAGGATAAAGCCGGCGGAGGATGGCGGCTTCTGCGACACTTGTCGCTCTCTCATGGGCAAACCTTCGTATCGCCGAGGCATATGCTGCTGCAAAAGCATATTCATCTGCGACGGTCCAACTCGGATCTCTCCCCTTGGGTAGACTGACAGAAATCCACTGTCCCTCTGACAGTACAAGCCGGGCTTGCATAACCCTTTCCCTGTGCAAACCTTTAGCCCTTATATATCTCTTGGAAACAACATGAGAGCCCAGAGCATGAGAAAGAAAAGGCCTGTGTGAATAAAGAAGCCGGCAGGCGTTGGGCATCCTCCCTCACTGGCGATCTCTACCCAGGATCCAAAGGTACGTTGGAAGAGTTTATATGTCTCAGGGTTCGCCACGAGAAAGAAGACAAGTGCCGTATAGGCTGCATATTTTGCTTTGAGAGCCACGTTTACCTGCACAGGTGGCATTGGCTTTTCTTGAGGAGCAGGAGCAGGAGCAGAAGCAGTTTCAGGCATCTATATGACTATCACACATTATATACAGATAAAGAAACAATACCGCACCTATAGAAATCTCTCCCTTACGAATCTCTTCACTATCATCGGCAATATCAATCTCTGCATCCCCAACACCCTTTAACAGAGTCCCTGAACCTATAAGAAGAAACGGGCGGTCACCCATGACCTTCTGAAAGGCTTTGGGAGCCTCTTCATGAATTGTTATAGGAAGGCTGGGAACAGGTATCTTTCTCAGCTCGTCTGCCATGGCCCAGAATCCCTTGGGCAGGCTGATCTCCTTGAAGAGAAGACCGTGGGATACAGGTACCTGGCAGGTGAGAAGGACTTCTTCCACCAGTTCCTTGCATCGGGGAACGGTGTCGACAAGCTTTTTACAGATTCCACGTACTCGTGGGGGCATCATGAGAAGAAGTCCCTTATAAAAGAGAGTACAGGGATCAGGAGTTTTCCTGACTGTCTTAATATCTTCAATGAGAGTCTCCGTAAAAGGGTAAATGCGACGTAACTTCTTCTCGAGGTCGACGAGAGATCCACGGCGAAGAATATCTTTAGGAAGATATTCCTTTAGAGACGGATACTTGTTCATCGTGTGAGAATATCTTTCTCTTGGCGGGAGGTTAGGCGGTGCCTCATACTCATTCATCTGAGCCTCCTTGAGTTCAAGAAGCGTTTCCACACACCGTATAAACGACTTACTGTGCTTGTCTGTCTCGAGTTCATGTAGACGAGACATCGTTGTGGACAAGGAGAAACCCTTTCGCTCGACGGCATGTTCAATGGATGATTCAAGATCCTTTCCACCGAGGACTTCGTTTATGGACTCGAGGAACTCTTCTCTGCGTGCCTTTGGCATCCCGTCACTATGCTCCATGGCTGTTGTAAGAACTCTCTCGTACTCTTCTTCTGCCTCTGCTTCTGCTTCAGCCGAAGAAGATGGAGACCCTCCACCCGCCTGCGTGGCGTCAACAGGTCTAGGGAAAAGTTCATCTAGTTTCATCCCAATCAAGGTATCGACATCTTTATCCACCCCCTTGATCTTATCGAATAGACTGCTCACGATGCCAAGCATTTCCTCGAAAATTTGTTTATTATCCCCCTTTTCCTTACTCATCACCTCAATTCCCTTTAACAGTTCTTTCAACCTCTCATCCTTTTCCTCTGGACTCGTTGGAAGTTTCTCATGCAGAAGCCTTTGCACAGTGTCACGAATCAGCTTTAGAATTGCCGTATGATACTCACTCAAAAAGAGCTCGCCTCCAGTATTTGAGAAGACAACACAGCTTCTTCCCTTTTCTTCTACGACTTCTATCATACGTAAGAGTTCGGCACGCAGATAATACTTACTCTTATATTCATTACTATGGGGTACAATACCTCTGAGAGTTGTAATCTCCTTATTCAGAGTCTCGGTGCGATACATAAGACAGTCCTTCAGCAAGCTTACGAGCACTTCCTGCTTTTCCTCATTGCAGGGTAATTTGTCAAAGGGTGTCAGCAGCTTTTGCAGAATAGAACGGTCAATTGTGGAATCCTTACTGCCGAAGATGAAGCGAAATACCTTTATGAGTAACTTCTTTTGCTGTTTCGTCAAGGACTCGGGAAAGTAAAGGAGTTCGAATTCCTTTCTCGTCTTGTAGTCATAGGAGTTTGCATTTTGTTCAATTACTGCATTATTTTTACCGAGATACGAGGATAATTGGGCTAGAGTGGGATCTTCTGGCTCGGGATTTGATCCGATGGATCCTGTTGGTCCCTTTGGTTCTGTGGGATCCGTGGGACTATTTAGTCCTGTGGGACTATTTAGTCCTGTGGGACTATTTAGTCCCGTGGGACCCTTTGGTCCAGTGGAACCAAGACACGCATCGCTTTCCATATTTCGTGCAAGGCATGAATTTATCTTGAAGTGTTCGACACCAAAGATAGAAATAACCGAATCCATTTTGCTTGTATTTAATTGATTCAGTATCAGGGGAACCCGTTCACGTTTTGGAAGCCCTGTAGGGCCTGAGGTATTAGGCCCAGGCCCACTAGGATCGCCCTTAGGACCATTATTCTTTGGAGTCGGAGGTAACAAAGTTGAATCCTTTCCCGACATCTATTTCAAGTCCTGTTTTGATATGGATGAACCCACCGTAAAAATCTTTAACCCCTGGAACCCGAAAAACAAGAAGATTGATGACGTGACAATCAATCGCATCCTCAAGGCCTACGGTATAAATAAGCCAGCACCCAAGCCTGACCTCTTTCGTGCAGCCTGTGTCCACAAGTCCTACGTCGATCGGACAGAGGAGTGGGCCGCCGCAGATACAACCGAGCAGAAACTCATCGAGCGTCCCCCTGATTGTCTGCCTCTCCAAGAGGGTGACAATGAAGAGTGTGAGTTTGCTGGTGATAGTCTACTCGGCTGCGTCGTTGCCCTGTACCTGTACGAGCGATATGCCGGAAGGGGTGAGGGATTTCTAACGAGAATCAGGACACGCATTGTAAACAATAACATGCTTGGTCTTCTTGCACAGAAGATGGGCCTCGAGCCGTGGATTATCGTGAGCAGGCACGTGGAGGAGGTATGCCAAGGAGGCAGAGGAAACCTCCGCCTGCTTGGAAGCTTACTGGAGGCCTGGGTGCACGCACTCTTTAAGAACTTTGAGACAGAGGACAATCCCGGTCTGGCCTTTACGATAGTCCAACGCTTCCTTATAACACTGATTGAGAAGCACATCAACTTCGTGGACCTTATTACAGACGATATCAACTACAAGGATAAGCTGCTCCGATTCTGCCAGTCAAAGTTCCATCAGCCACCGAGATATAAGGAGGTAGAAGTCAAGGGTCCGCCACATGATCGCATCTTTACCATGGGAGTGATTGACCCCACGAACGAGAACAAGATAATTGCAACGTCTACGGCAAGGAACAAGAAGGTCGCTGAACAAGAGGCATCTCGTCTTGCGTTAGCCGTGCTAGAAGGGTAAGCGTGCATGAAATGTCATAAGAATATCAGTCGAAGATAGAGCGATGTCTGAGCGTAGTGGACCTGAGCCAAGCGGAGCCACAGCCCCAGCACCAGCCCCAACTGTACAAAAGAAGGCGGTCCCTTCTTTTCGTTTTACAAAGCCAGGTGCACCGCCCATTAAGGTAGCATCGGAAGCTGTGCGAAAGGCGGAGGCTGAGGTTGCACCTGACGATTTAACCTCTCTGGCACCCCCTGCACCTGAGGGTGCTGCCGATCTGCCAGAGACTCTCATTGGCACGAAGGCTGAGAAGGAATTAGGTGCCGTTGCGGGACCTGTAGCCCCTAAGGCTCGAGGCCGAGGCCCAGCACAAGCACAAGCACAAGGCCCAGCCCCCGTAGGCCTCGATAAGGCCAAGTCAGATATTCTTGCTATAGAATCTAACAACCCCTATCGTATTAAGGACCAGCACGTCTTCCCCCTGCAAACCCGTCTGTCCTTCCAGGATGATATCTATCAACTCTATTCGTCCTTCGAGTCAAAGAAGATTCCCGAATCCGCCATCGACTACAATGCCTGTGACAAGATAGCCGCAGGTCAACAGGGTGCCGTAGAAATGTACGAGTACCAGAAGTTCGTCCGTGAATATATGCGTCAGGCAAGTCCTTATAGAGGACTCCTTGTCTATCACGGTCTCGGTTCAGGTAAGACATGTTCCGCCATTGCTGCAGCCGAGGCCATCTTCTCCGTCGACAAAAAGAGAATCATTGTGATGACACCTTTTTCACTCCGCGATAACTTCATTCGTGAGGTCAGCTTCTGCGGCTTCAAGCACTACCGTATGGAGAATCACTGGGAGAAGTTCGAGTCCTCCCGCCCTGACTGGGAACTGATGAAGGTGTTTGCCTCAGAGGTTCTCGGCCTCCCTGAGACGTATCTGCGGACGGCAAAGACGATCTGGGTTCCTGAATTCGATGTCGAGCCGAACGTGGAGAGCCTTTCGGGTGACGAGAAGGAGCAGATCCAGAAGCAGATCCAGGCCCAGATTCAGAACAGAATCACCTTCATCAACTACAACGGTATCAGTGCGAAACAGTTAAAGAAGTATGCATGCGAACAGCCTGATATCTTTGATAACGCAGTCATCATCGTCGACGAGATCCACAATTTAACCCGTCTCATGCAAGGCACCATTGAACCCTACCTGTCGAATCTGCCGACCATGTTCCAAAAGAGAAGGAAGGTCCAGGTCGAACCTGTAACACATACCCGCTGGAAGCCTAGCCTTTGCAACGATCCGAGCAAGAACTACAAGCGTGGATACATGCTCTATCGTCTTCTGGTGGGAGCCAAGGGCTCGAAGATTATCGGTCTCTCTGGTACTCCTCTGATTAACTTCCCCGAGGAAGTGGCTATTCTGATGAACTTACTGGGCGGCTATATTCACACGTGCTCTCTCTATATCACATCCCCCGTGTCTGATGCACAGATTAAGACTATTGACCAGATGTTAAAGGATGATGAGTATGTCGATTTTGTGGAAGTGAAGCGTGATGGAAAGAATACGAAGATATTTCTTACCATGGTCCCTGAGGGGATGAAGAAGTTTGATAAGGGTGTTATGCGTACCGAGGATGGGCCGGCCTTTGAGGCTCTCGTGGCCAAGATTCAGACGGAGCTGGAGCGTATGGGCTTCAAGACAGCCGTGCCGAACTTCCACTCTGAACCCATCTTACCGCCTATTGGAGATGAGTTCAGGAAGTATTTCCTTGATGACAAGGATGACTCGAGGATCCTTAATAAGCTGGTGATCAGGAAGCGTATTCAGGGACTCATCTCGTATTACAGGGGCAGTAAGAAGGAATTAATGCCGTTGGTCACGAAGGATGAGCTGGTGCGTGTCCCCTTTTCGCCCTATGTGCACGCAAAATACTGTGAGGTTCGTGTGGAGGAGCTGAATGCCAGTAAGAAGAAGGGGGATGCTGGCGATCTAGGTCAGGCAGGAGGAAAGATGGCGGGGTTGTGGGCTGAGTTATATGGCCTGGCTTCTTCTTCGTCGTCACCCAGCTACCGTATGTACAGTCGTCAAGTGGGTACCTTTGCCTTCCCTAAGAATGTACGCCGGCCGAGGCCGACGAGAGAACAGGCTGCAGAGGCGGTGGGGCTTGAGCTAGAGGAGCCGAAACCAGAGGTGATTATCGAGAGAGAGGATCTTCCTACGCAGGAAGACGAGGCAGAGGCTGCTGCGGTAGAGGAGGAGGAGAAGGCGGTTGACGTAGCGGAGGCCGAGGCTGAGGCCGAAGAAGAAGCCCTTCTCATCCTGGAGCCTTTGCCCGCCCTGGGCGGGCAGCCTCCTGTTCCAGCAACTTCTCTCTTACCCGAAGCAAAAGGTCCCGTGAAGATGAGTGCAATGTTACAGGAGCGGGAGGAGATGAAGGTGAACTGTGCTGCCGGCTCGGTGCCCGGTGGAACCTACACTGATGCCATTCGTGAGTCAAAGCGTTGCCTTCGTATCCTCGCCAGAGATGCTCTTTCCATGTACAAGCGTGACGGTAAGACACCCAATCCCCTTGGCCTTCCCTATCACAGTCCCAAGTACGCCGCTATCCTTGCCCGTATTCTCGAGTCTCCTGGGAGTAACCTAGTGTACAGCCAGTTCCTCGAGATGGAGGGCATTGGTATCTTCCTTGAGGTGCTTAAGGTACACGGGTTCGAGCCGCTCGAAGTGAATATCGATGGTCGTGGCCTGTCCCCAGAGACCATGGCCTCGTTCACGGCGAGGAAGGACGGAAAGGACCCTAAGACGATCAAGCGGTTCATGTCGTTCACGGGTGGGGAGTCGAGAGAGAAGCGTACCATGGCCCTCCGTATCTTTAATGCCAAGTACGACCCTGAGCGTCCTGAGGGAACACGCTTCAAGGAACTGCCGGCAGAGATTTCCGCCACCCTAGAGTCGGCTGGATTCACAGGGAATCTTCGTGGAGAACTGTGCAACGTCTTTTGCATTACCAGTGCGGGAGCCGAGGGTCTATCTCTAAGAAACGTGCGTCGTGTACATATCATGGAGCCCTACTGGAACCACGTACGTACCGATCAGGTGAAGGGTCGTGCAGTGCGTATCTGCTCTCACGTCGATCTCGAGTATAATTCGGAACCGTCGCTGAACGAGAGGACGGTGGAAGTGTTCACCTATTGCTCTGTGTTCAACCCAGAGGCTCTTACAGGGTCTGCAGAGTTCGTGCCTATTCCTGAGACGCTGATGAATGATGGGTTTCCTGCGAAGGAGGCGGTTGCACTGGGATACCCGGTGCCTGAGGGTGTGAAGGATTATGTGCCGACGTCCGATGAGTACCTATACATGCTCAGTCAAAAGAAGAAGACCGTTTTACAGTCGATTCAGAACCTGATGAAGCAGAGCTCGATTGATTGCAAGATTAACGAGTATGAGAACGAGGAAGATGGTCTGGGATGTATTGCTCTAGAGGGAGGATTTCAGGAGTATGCCTTTCACCCGCTGCTGAAGCAAGATATCATTCTGACTAAGGAGGAATATCCTGATGACGATGCCTTAGGAGCTTTAGCCCCTGGGCCCGCAGGTGGTGCTGGTTCTGTTGCTGCGGCAGCGGCACCGGCAGCGGCCCCTTTACAGGTAGAAAACACTGCAGAAGCCCCTACAGTATATGTAGCACCGAAGGCCAAGACCGCCTCGGTGCAGGGGATTCGCTTTAAGAAGGGAGAAACCGATGCCTATGCCTACCCCGAGGACGGTCGTGTCCCCGCTCTGGCCTACACCATTTATAAATGGGACGAGTCGTTCAGGAGAAAGGCTCCTGATGCTAGTTCTGTTGTCATTGGACGCACAGGTGCGAAAAAAGATGGTACCCTGTCCAAGGTGGGTCTGGTATGGTATTAGAGTGCCTCGAGCCAGGCCTCCCTCTCTTCCTCAGGCATGTTTATATCATCCATCAAAGCCTTTGCCTGGAGAATCTTTGAAGCCTGAGGTGCATGAATATTCCCAGCGATGAGGGCAATATTGTTCTGAAAGTACTCCATGGGGCTCAGGGAGGAGCTGAACTCAGAATCAAAGCCGACCAAGACATTGCACAGACGGCCAACATGGCCATCTGCACACAGTCCAACAGCCTCATAGGCCTCCTCGAAGAGACGCTTCACCAACTCCCCCTTTACCTCGGGCTCGTAGGTCTTAATCTTTGCCCAGAGCCCACGAAGAGTGGCCTTGTAGACATTCTCCCCCTTCTTCATGACGGACGGGCGATTCCCCCAGTCCTTCATGTCCTCTAGAGTGGTCTTGATCTTCGACTCGGCATCATAGAATTTCTTGTAGTATGCACTGTAGTATGCAGAATATAGCATTGATGCAGTTTCAGAAGGAAGGACGGTGTCTACCGTAGCAAAGTGCTTGATAATCTCCTTGTCGTCCTTTGGATAGTCGCTCCTAAACCTATATATCGAAGGTTCCTTGTTCATGATGTACTTAATGATATCGTTAACCTTCTCGTTGGTCGCCTCAGCCTCAGGAGCCTCAGGTGCCTCAGGAGCCTCAGGAGCCTCAGGAGCCTCAGGAGCCTCAGGAGCCTCAGGAGCCTCAGGGGCCTCAGGAGCCAC